ATTGCCGTTTTTAATCCAACGCTCTAAGTCGACAGTCCGACCCGGGTCTATGACCAATCCGCCAGGAACGACATTCTCTCCGTCGATAAACACATTTACGACAGCTCGAACAGTATTGAGATTTTTGAGTAGGATGCTGTATTCAGATCCAAAGTTGATATAGACTGTGTCCTTGAATTCACGAAGGACTTTTCCGTTAGCTTTTATACTCGCAACGAGTTTTTGATTGTACATCATTTTTCTTCCTTTTACGGTACACACTCTAAGTACCTAGTAATTTAAAGAGTGTTGGTTGCGGGGACCGTCCCCGCAATTCTATTTATCAGAGTGTTTTATACAAGGCACTAGTTGCGACAAAGGCATTCTTCCAAGTCCACTCGTCTAACACTAACTGATTAAAAACGTCTTCTTCTAGTTCAATTGTATCCTCTACGCTTAGTTCAAGCATACGGATAGCACGATCGTAGTCTTTTTCGTAGCTAGTAGGACGTTGCGGCATTGCCTTAATGCGAGCAATCTGATCTAGGTCTCCAGTCTTTGCTAGGTCAACATGTTCCTTAGCAATTTTGATTGCGGCCTTTTTATAGTCCTTAACTGCTTCGTCGAACTCTTTAACGTGCTTCTTTTTGTTGTCACGGACAATGCCCAACAACTCGTTCTTTTCTACTTTTACTGATCTCATAGCGTTCCTTAATGGGTTTCTCATCTTTCTTCCTTTAGGCGTTTAATTTCTCTTCGGATTATCTTTAGAGCTTCCGCCTGCCTAATTTTAGTAAACTCATACGCAGGTCCAAAATCAATTTCAGGATCAGCAATGAGTTCTTCTAAACTTTCTTTAATTTTGATTGCTTCTTCGAGTGTCATGTTAAAACGGAATGTCATCGTCCCAACAAGCAGGATATTCAAACTTCTTGGGTTTTGGTGCTACATAGTTGGGGTCACAAAAGTTGTTAAACACTTCTTGATATTCACCACGCAGACGATCTTGATTGTCACACAAGATTTCTGTTTCCTCTAATTCACTCCACGGGGTGTAATGCCAAACAGTAACGTGTCCGTTTGTATATGTGCCTTTCCAGGCGCCGTTGACTACCCAAAATTCAAAATGATTTGGGCTGTATTCTTGCTCGACATCTACTAGCAGACTAGGACGATCTTTAGTTCCCAACATCAGTCTCATCTTCGTAGACCTCCACAATAGGGTTATCTTCAACACCATAGGTTACATCATACCTACGTCCGCCGATAAGATATTCTTCGTGCCAAAAACGTTGGTTGTTAGATTCACGCACAGGTGTTGACATTTTAATCAATAACCAAACGTGATCTCGTTCTTTGCCTTCAAGTTGTCGCTTAGGAGGACCCATTACCTTTCTAATAAAGGCACGAGCTTCTTCCGGAGTCATTTCTGGTCGATTAATTTTAAAATCCTCCACGCAACATAGAACATCGGCACTCCCACAATAAAAGCACAGATTATATTTAAAGTCATGTTATCTGTCATTGTTTGCCTTCCGAGTTTTTGATAGTATCGATCAAGTTTTGATGTTGTTGATCAATATAAAACTGTGCTACCCGCAACATGAAACGAGCATGTTCCATACTTGTAGGAATTACAACTTTATCACCTCGTTCAATTTCTTCGAGGAGAATTAAGCGTTCGTATTGTGTATGTGGTATCATGGTTTTAACATTTGGTGCGTCTGGCGGGAATCGAACCCGCGATTCAGAGTTTTAGAGGCTCCTGCTATGCCACTTAGCTACAGACGCTTATTGAAAATAGTCCCAACCTTTTCCGCCCAGTAATTCCCAGACTTCGTATTTCTTTGCTTCTTCTACACAGCTTCTAGGCTGTCCGATACTACCAACTACAGCACCGCAATCCTCACAGCGATAACTAATACCGCTAGACTCGTCAAAGTATGCTGTACCGCCACAGGGCAGACGCATAGGGTCAAGGAAGTTTGTTGCTATTTTGCTCATCTTCTTTCTTTCTAAAGTACTGTACCCATTCGTACAAAATTTGATTCTGTTCTTCTAGCTTTTCAACACGTTCTTGAAGTTCGTTTATACGACCTTCTTGAGACATATCGACTACAAAATTCCAAAGCCCCATTAATTACTCTTAATCCCGATGAAGTCTCTTAGTTCACGCATAGCATCTGCTCGACCTGCTTGATAAGCATTGTTTAGCTCGTGTGCGATCTTCCAAGGAAACAAATCTTCCTTACGAATAACATAAGTTCGGAAGTCTGGACTTTTAAGTCCGTGGTCCAAAAGGATATCGCAAGGTTCAGAACCGCTGTCTGTTTCTCTGATACAGTAGTGCCGATTCATTACTCTTCGCTTTCATCGTAGAGCTGGCTTTGATAGAACTCAAGTTGGTTAATCATTTGTTGGACACCTGCTCGATTCATCGTGATTTGAGTGTAGCCCATTGTAAAGCATACACGGTTGTTATCAGTGAGACCAAGTTGGTAATAAGTCTTTCCAGCTTTGTCAGGTTCTGGAGCAGGAGGTGTGTGTACTTCTGGCATTTTAGGCACCGATTTAGGTTCAGGAAAAGGAACAACATTACTAGGCTTTTTGCCTTTAAAGAAGTTAAACATTTTTTGATCCCAGGTTACATCCAAATTAAGCCAACGCCCTAAGGGAGGAAACCAAAAAGGCGCACTAATTACAAGAATCCAAACTACATGTATCCATTCACTAAAAAATTTGTTGAATAAGAAGATATCAGTTAGTCCAACGACAAGATATACCACTCCTGCCCAGAATAACCAATGTGCTCCTGATCTATCAAAAAACTTCATAGCTTGCCCGGAGTTGGATTAGTCTGACAGCGTACACCTTTGCCAAACTCATCGAGGATTTGACGGGCCTGTCCTTCTTGTCCAACGATAAACTTGTAGCCTTCGATACAACGGCTTTCGGTCATGCCGTTGATTCCAAAACTAATATTGCCACCGTTGCTGAATCCATTGACAGCATTTGCGATGAATGTAATCAAGCACAGGGCAAAGACTACAGCAATTAGCATTTCGATGAGGGTAAATCCACGCTGTTTCATTTTGAAAATAGGGCAGTTGCCTGCCCTATCCTGATTACTTGTTAATCATCAAACCAGTCATGTTGCTCGGTACAACAATAGTCTGTACCTTACCGTTCTTAATACCTTCGGAGATATTAAGTGCGGCCTGTGCGTTCATAAAGGCAATCGAACTAGCAGAGTTGTTAGCCAGTGCGGCCATACGTTCTGCTTCTTTCTTAGCAGTGGCCACTTCAACTTCCTTCTGCTTGTACTCGTTCTTAGCACGAACAAGAGCGTTGGCACTTTCAACTACAGAATCAGCAGGCACAATGTTACGAATCAAAACTTGACTAACAACCAAACTACCGTCGAGCTTTTCTTCAGCCAACGACTTTTGGATTTGTTCTTTAATTGCTTGTTCCATTGCCTGTCGATTGTCCGCCATGTCCAATGCTTCATACTTACGTGCTTCTTTGTAGATCGCATTACGAGCAGTTTGAACAATGTAGTTGTACATCAAGTAGATATCGCCTTGGTGTTTAGCGTGAAACGCTTGACTCTTTTGACTGTACAGTTCAGCAACCTGCGCTTGATTGATGTTGTAGATAACCACAGCATCAAGGTCTTTCATTGTACTATTATCTTTAGCAACCGGAGTCATGTCTTCCAATTTGACGTTAACGTCCTTGATTGGGAATGTAAGCACATCACCGATGATAACTTGATTGAAACTACCGGGCAACAGTTCGCCAGGTTGGACTTGTTTGTCAAAGCCCACTCGCACACCAACCTCACCGGTTTCGATTCGGGTACAACCCGTAGCCAAAATAGCCAAACCCAAAATACCCAAAATTGCGGAACGCTTCATTGTAAATTTCCTTAAAAAAGAATGACGATTAAAACAAGTATTGCTATTGCTAGCAATGAACATATTGTACTGTAGGCAAGGAGTTTTGTCAATGCCCAACGGTCTTTTCCGGTTAAATTTCTGAAGCCTTTGATACCCAAAAAGCAGATACCAAAGGCAATCAGAAACGCAAGAATGATCTTAATCATTCCATGTCACTCGGGTTATTGACATTCCAGTCTTGGACAGGAGCAGTGAATGCCGCTTCTGCTTCTTCAACCGAAACACCAACTTCGCCAACCACTTCGTAGCGGCAAGCACGACCCTTGGTTGCATTGTAGTCGCTAGGAATAGAAACTACATCGCGAGGGTTGATCTTAAGGATCATAGTACGAGCTCCACCAAAGTGGTTCAAGTACTCCTTGCTACAGAAGTGGAGACCGGTAGAACAAGTGTTATTCTTGTCGTCATCGACTTGGTTACGTTCCATTTCGACAATCTTACCGACACTATTGTCCATAGTACCACTGTGGCAGTCCAAATAGTCTTCACGGACTTTCTTGTAAGCCAGGAAGTGACCGTCCGAAGTAATCGGCAGGTTACCCTTTTCGAGGAACTTGTACAGTTCATCGACGGCTCGCTTACTAGGGTTAGTCATCAAGTTTTCCATGAAGTTAACCATTGGCTCAATCGGGAAGCCTTCTTGGTACATCTCAACAATGCGGGCGGCCAAAGTGTTATGGAACTCGGTGCCCTTCCAGAACATCTTATCACCTTGGATAGCGATGTTACCAGCACCGTAGTTCAGCACAACCTTACGAGGCTCAATGAGATCCTTTACAGTATCCCAATCGTTGGCCTTAATAGCCTCTTTGATCTTCTCATAGCTGATATGAGTAGAACTGATGGTATGACTGTTATTGCCGATAACGACAACAATGTTCTTACCTTGAATCAAAAACGGATAGCTCATTTTAAACACCTTTCTGTGTGTCAACCATATTAATGTAATCAACCAGGGCTTGGGTAGCTTTACTACTAGGCACGTAGTCGATCAACGGATAACGACTGATAACATCGTTACATTCCTTACGGAACTTCTCAGCGATAGCAGACGGGTCGTGCGCTTGAATCTTGAAACGACTAAACAGACGCTTGACGTAATGTTCGTTAAAGCTCTCTGCTTGGACGTCCTTGAGTTTATTCACAAAGACCACGTAAGGGCTATTCGGGTTTGAAATACCGTTTACAATGCTACTATTGTACTTGGCAACATTGGAATTGTCAAGTAGGCTAACAGCAAATTTCACCATATCTTGTTCGGTTACTTTTTCCAAAGTTTCCTTGATATGCTTTTCCAAATTAACCCAGTTAGCTTGTGTACGGATAAACTCAATGTCCGACTTGCGAACACCGTAGATAGTTTCTGGGCAAACACCCATCTTACTTTCTTTGAGTTCAGTCCACAATTCTTTACCAGAAGTGTAACCACAAGAACTGTTCATTTCGAAACCGCTCAACGGAATGTAGTAGTAAGTTTTGGTCTGATCAAACTGATCAGCCTTACCTGCGTCCTTCCAAACCATTTCACGTTCACGATAGTAACCGCCGTAGCCACGAGGAGCCAGCTTAAGGATAGTAACGTTCTTCAGGCTAGTACCTTGGGCACGTTCCTTCTCAATCAGCGAGCTTGCCAAACGGATTTGGCACTCCGGAGGATTCTTGATCAACTCAAAAAACTCCTTGGTCTTCATCGGCTTAGTGCGGTCAAACGGCTCGACAACATACACATGGCTTTGGTGCGGCAGGTCGTCCTGCTTACACTTGCGCCAGTGGTTCTTAGCACGTTCGGTAGCACCAACTTTGGTATCGTTTACAACAAACTGAACACCGTTGCTGATGCTCATGCGCCACTCAGTCCAAGACAGCGAATGACCGTTAGCGTCCTTTTTGTGATAGTCGTATTCACGACCAGCAGTCATGTTAGAACAAGTAACAGATCCGCGACCTTTGCTAAAGCCACGAAGGATAATGTTGTAGTCCTTTTGGAGATCTTCAGTCTTAAGACCAAATGCCTTAGTACGCAGATAGCCAGAACGATCTTCGATCAGCTCAAACTTAGTGTCAGCGATGTACTTACGAGTAGCCGCAGACCACAGATCCTTATCAGCACGAGTGGACAGGAACAAAGCCTTTTCCCACTGGTTAGTAATAGCATCTGCTTCTTCAGCCAACTTTCCGGCCAAAGCACCGTTCAGTTCTTCCAACTTAGCCTTAATGCTAGCGATGGTCTGAGGAATGTAGCTCAAACCTTCGCGGCTTGCTTGGAAGTCCAGTTCACCAATTTTGAACTCCATAACAAGACCACAGCTCAACAGTTTACGCAGAGCACCGAGGCTTTGGTCAGCGTTAGGAATTTCGATAGGGTAAGCAATATTACCCATAACGGCAACCGAATGGCCGTAACCGCGCTGACGGCTGTGAACTCCAGGAACAATGTTCATGTCTTCGTAGTCAACTTCTTCGATCTTGAAGTCGCTGACACCGATAACATTGGGCTGTTGCTTGAACCACTTGTAGACTGAACGAGCTTCTTGGCGGAACTTGTCAAAGTCCCAGCGTTCGTTCACAGAGAACTTAACTTCAACACCGTTAGCTTCGTCTGTAGCTTCTTCCATCATCAATGCGATGCTAGGCACACCTGCTTCGTTAATGAAAGCAGAGTAGATACCCTTGCGACCGTTTTGGATAGCGGTTACGGTGAAATTGTCAGTGTAGCTGAAAGGAGACTTAGAGCCAAGACCCAAAGCACCAATGAAATCATTTGAAGCAGTCTTAGTGGACTCAAAATAAGTCGTATAGATGTTAGTAACTTGTTCATGGCTTAGTCCAGTACCGTAGTCGCGAATAGCAAACCAAGGTTCGAATTGTGAAGGAAGATGAACATCAAACGGAACGTCTGACTTACCAGCGGCAGTATGCGAGTCAACTGCGTTACAGCTCAATTCGCGAACGATTGCCTTAATCTTGTTTGCGTACAAACCGCTGGACAAGATGTTAAAGGCTTTGGCAGAGTTGCGGATACGAAACTCACCAATTTCGCCAACGTTGCTCAAAATAGCTTCGTTTTGGACAGCGTTCAAAAGTTGCATTTTAGACCCTTTCTGTGTGTCTGTTATCTAACTGTATGTATATATTATAAGGTCAAAGTGGTAAAAGGTCAACCACTTTTGGCAAAGAATTTACCAAAATTTTGGAAGAAAGGAGGGAAAGCCCTGGAAACAGGGCTTTTGGATTAACTGTTTAAAACTTTGGCTACTGCGTTCATAACACTAGCAATACGGCCAATGTCACGAAGCTGTTCTACTGTGTAGCCTTCTTGCTTCAATGTGTCATAGTGTGCCTTAACACAGAAATGACATTTGCCAACAATACTAGCCGCCAAACTAAATGCTTCAAAGTTTGCCTTTGTAGTTCCGCCATGACTTGCGATTGCGTTCATGCGTAACTGTGCTGGCAAGCCTTTGAGTTGCTCATCATCTGCCATTTCAACATATGGATACCATACATTGTTCTGTGCCATAATGCTTGCGGCACACATCGCAGATTCGGCATGTACCGGAGCATCTGCCAACATTACTGCGAGTACCTTTCCATTGCCAGTTGCGGCCAATGCGGCAACCGCACAGCCCATAGCCACATCGGCATCCAATGTGCTACGCAAAAGGACAGCATCCAAGTTAAGTTTGGTATCCTTTGCGTACTCTGGCAAGGCTTGTTTAATTGATTCAATAAAAGCCATTTTATTTTCCTTGTGTGTTACAAGATGGGCAATGCCATCTTTTTAAGTAAGCAAATTGTTCTTGAAAACTCATAATACTACCCCCAAAAAATCTTATATAAGATGATACATTGTAAGGTAATGATAATGACCGGTGCTACTGTGCGTAGCAACTCGAGACGGTAATGATATTGTCTTATCTTACGTTCAAATTCTTTACCGGTCATTGTATTCCCTTAAAGTGTTTCGCCGCCTACAGCACGGTTACAAGCGCAAAGCTCGCCAGTTTGTAGCGCATCAAGAACACGAAGTGTTTCCTCTGGGCTACGACCAACGTTCAAGTTGTTGACTGTAACGTGCTGGATTTCGTTGTTAGGATCAACAATGAATGTAGCACGAAGAGCCGCACCTGCTGGAGCATAGAATACACCTAGTTGCTCGATTAGGCTGTTCTCACCACGCTGTGTATCAGCGAACTGAGTGTGAGTGATCTTTTGTAGATCTGGGTGTGCCTTCTGCCAAGCTACCTTACAGAACTCGTTGTCTGTTGAACCAGTTAGCAATACAGCGTCGCGGTCTGCGAAATCCTGTGCCAACTTATCGTAGGCAACAATTTCAGTTGGGCAAACGAATGTAAAGTCCTTTGGATAGTAAACGATTACTTTCCACTTACCTGGGAATGATTCCTCGGTGATGTCGAAGAAAGCATCTTCAGGTTGACCTGGCTTAACACCAGTTACGATAAACGGATCTAATTTTTGTCCAACGGTTTTCATTTGTGTTTCTCCTTGTGTGAAATGAAATTATTTTTGCGATAAGCAATTATAACAGATGACTTCTAAGTTATCTTCTTTGTTGTTATAAGCATCTCGGTCTTTCTGCGTTACAGTTAGCGGAGCCGGATTGCCCTGCCACTCTGTAATACCGCATACTTCACATTGATGCCCACGCTCTTGGATAAGGTGTTCTTTAATGTAATCCGGAACTTCCTTCCATACATAAAGCCCGCATCCTGACTTCCATTCTTGAATACGCTTTTCGTTTAGGAGTTTCTTTCTATGCTGTTGCTGGCAATGATTATTACAATACTTGTTTGAATAATTTGCGCCTTTAACAGGGTTTTCTCTCCCGCAGTTTAAGCATTTAAAAATCTCAGCCATCTTTCCTTTCCTTAGAGCATTAACTTAGAGCAATCATATACTTTTACTTATGCTCTATGAATTAATAATAGGCGAAAACTGGGCGAAAAGCAAGCGTTTTGGAGAAATTAGAATCCTAGAGTAGGACCGTCAATGGTTTTATCAAACTTGTGAACAAGCTCTTTGATAACTGCCCATTGTTGATTATGCGATTGTTTTTTGTCTAGCTGTTGCGAGATAGAATCGTGTAGGACTGCTAGTCTTAGATGGTTGTCCTTTAGGTCAAAGCCCAAGGGTTTTATGTTTTGATCAAAGAACTTTAGATGTGCGTTAATATCTGCGTGTCCGTCTAAACAATTCTTGCCAAAGTCTGTGTTTAGGTTCTGCGGAAATACAGGCACCGCAGGAAGATTTGTTCTATAAAAGGATAGAATTTCTTGTTTTGTTAAAGAGTCTGTATAGTCAAAATCCGGGCTTACAGGAAACGGATGGAACGTATATTGATAGGCAATTTTGAACATGCGATTTGCTGTAATAATTGCTGTGGCATTTTTTATTATGTCGTTGTTCCAACTCCAGTACTTGTTAACAAAGGCTTTGTCGTAGAAATTATTATTAAAAACTGCGCCGCCTGCTTGCCACTTATCAAAGTACCTATCTTCTCGTGTCCATGTTGTCCATTGAACTAGTATCAGGTCTCGGTCTGTGAACTGATGTTTAAGATCAGCTTCTAACATTCTATGTAAAATGCCAACATTGCCGATACCACGGAGTCCCCAATTATAAACTGGTTTGTCCGTTCCGTATCGGCACATGTCTGCCCAAGTTGGCCAACGATAATGGGTCCAACTACAACCAAAACAAAATACTCTCTCAAAGTCCATGAGAGTATTTACAACCTTAGCTGTACTCGTAAGGAGTACTTGGGTGTCCATAATCTACAGGAATGTTATCCCCTTTGATTTCGTCGTACTGTTGGAAGTAGCCCTCGTTTGGTTTGACAATTCTAAACTGACTTGTGTACTTCAGTCCTGCCATGGTTACATCTGCTTTGTTTAAAAGATCACAGATAATAAACGTACTAGCACAGGCGCCACGAATAGTCTTAAACGGACTATGTTTAAATTCGTTATTCTGTAAAGCCTTGTGAAAAGCAGTACCAGGACTAAACATAATTCGTGTGATGCCTAGCTTCTGGTTACGAAGTCTATACTTGTCAATTAGAGTTAGTTGGGAAATTGTAGCACAGTTTTCGTTGTCAACACGTAACAATACGTCTTTAACTTTGATGCTACCTTTAGTATGGCTGTTATCGGGCGTCTCTTTTGTGCTCCAGGGAACACTACAATCAACGTGATTTACATACAGGGTTTCGCCATGAAATTTTAAGACCCACATGGGAATGGTCTGGTCTTCCAAGTGCTTTTTGTTAAAGTGGAAAACAATATCTTTACACGCATATTCAATCTACGACATTTTAAATCTCCTTTAATAGTTTAATGTCTTTGTGTTTTACAATTATAACACTCTTTATAGTGTCCTTGTATTTAATTGGCAGATCTACATGGACGCTGATTCTAGGTCCTTCTTCGTGATTAATAAGTGTATCGTTGCCAACAGTTCCAACAAAGGGAATTTTATTCCAGTGGCCGAAAACTCTATCCCCAATGAAGTAGGTAGGCTTGTATCCAATTTTATTAAAGTAGTCTGTTTGATTGCCCATAACTTGTTCCTAATAAAAAGGGGGCCTAAGCCCCCTTTGATATCTAATTTAAAAATTAGAAGCGGTACTTAGCACCCAATGTAACTCGGTTGCCATCAAACTGCTCAACCTTTGTTTCAAAGGCCTTTTGATAAGCATAGTCTGCGGTAAGGCTAACTTGCTTAGTGAGAGCGTATGATGCGCCTAGACCAACTGTATAAGCATTGCCGCTGGCAACACCCGGAGTCTGATTGTCTAAGTAAGCATAACCAAGTTTAGGAGTAAAAGTAACTGGACCAACCTTGGCAATGTCGTATCCACCAACCAAGCTCCAGCGGTTCTGATTGCCCTGTGCGCCAACAGTTGAACGCTCAAAGCCAGCAGTTGCATTTAGCTTGCCAAAACTTTGACCAAGGGTAACACCTGCGTAGTTGCGAGTATCACCTGTGGTGTCACCACGTGTTGCGGTAACGCCAAGTTCTACAGCCGAAGCTGAAACTGCGGCCAAAGCCAAGATTGATGCGATTGCGAATTTTCTCATTTTTAAATTTCCTTTATGTATTAACTGTGTGCCATTTCGTTATGTGTAACACTTAGATAAACAACACAGCTTAGAATATTATATAGTGTTTTCACTGAAGAGTCAAGACATTTTTTGACTCAAAGAAAAAGGCTCCGAAGAGCCTTTTGGTATTTTCTGTTACGAGGTATTTCCTACCCTAGGAAGCCGTTATTAGGCCGCCAATGCGTAAACTTCATCGTTTGCGTCTATTTTGTTTTGCTTGATTTACGGTCATCGCCTACCGTGCTGTCCACTCGCCTACTCTTGACCCTGTCGAAATCCAGTACAGGCCCATCAAAAAAGGACTAAAAAGAACATTAAAAGAACTAGGCCCACGCCCAGCATCCATTTAGTTACTTCTTCGTTCATACAATCCTCTTTTGGTGGACCTGGCGGGAGTCGAACCCGCGTCCAGAACCCTTTTGGGTTTGCTTCATACAGCAATAAAATTATTTCTGTCGACGACGTAATGCTCTACGTGCCGCTGCCTTTACGCTACCATTTTTAGCTCTATATGCCATGATGTAGTCCTTTCAAAGTTTATATATTATAAAACAAGTTGACGAGCCCGTCAAGAAAGCCCTCGCCAAACCACTACTAAACTCGCTACGCAAGTACGCTCAACGGATAATATTACTTATTCGTTTTTTACCGCACAGAACGTAATTGGTATGTTTATGGTTAATAAGTTTGCCAAATTAATTCCAAAATAGTTTAGAATATCTGCTATGGCATCTACAAATTGTTTGATGATGGAAAATAAGAAATTTTTAAACCAAACTAGCATTGAGTTTAGCATACGCATTAGATCAACTTCTGGAAAGTTTACCTTAAGATTCCAAGGAAGGTCCCAGTCAAATGGTTTTAACCCAAAGAATTTAAAATCCTTGATTACTGCTAAAATTTCTTCAATAGTAACCACAGCCTTATTGTACACACTTTTAGCAAAGGCAACTAGAGCATCCCAGATTTCTTGAATGGTGGGTACGTTTGTTAAGAAACCTAGAATAGCCCCTAATATACTGTCTACTAGATTATCCCAGATTTGGCTCCAAACAATTCTACCTTGCTGTGTTGCTAGTTCCCATAATCTTAACCCTTGTTTGATTAATGCGATTACCTGCTTTACTAATCTTAAGATAAAACTCCAAAGGCTATTAAGAATAGCATTAATGATATAGTCAATTTCAAACTGTGGAGAAGAAACATTAAATGTAATAGGCCACTTGATTCCTAAAAAGTTTAATAGTTCAATCAGCTTGTCTTTTGCTGAATAATACCATTCTAAGACTTTTAATTTAATCTTTTCAAAAAGGTTAGGGTCAAATAAATCTGCTAGAGTTAAACCGAGGATAGGAATAGTTATATCTAAAATTGCTAGCCCGAATCCTTTTAATGCTTCGTACAACGAATACAGAGCATTCCATATTGGTTGTATGTAGTATTGCATCAGATAGTTGTATAACTTAAGGGCCGCATCTTTGAACATTCCTACTGGGTCAATAACGCCAACATCTAAGCAGTTAATGTAAACAAACGGAACTGCTACACTGACAACTGTATATTCAGGGCTAGGAGCATAGGCAGTACGGATAGCATTATAGATCCCCTGTTGTGTAAACGGGGCTGTTAAATCGAACGTCAGCGTTCCGGGGATCAATATATGCTGTTGTGCCATACTGTTATTTAACTAGAGCAATACCAGTGGTTCCTTCTATGTATTGCTGTGCGGCTTCTTTCTTACTTGTAACAACAAAGAATGTATGTTTTTTACGCAAAGTAATTTTGCCGTCTTCGCCTAAAAATACCCAAGGAATTAAACCCATGCCTTGAGCACTCATTGTAATTGCTAGCGGACGACTAACAGTGATTGTATCAGTGTCATCTGCTTCAAGTTTTGCGATAAGCTCGTCACCATTGACTAACTTAATACTTACTACATCACCTACTGTGTATGGTTTACTAATTAACATATTATTCCTCTTCTGTAATTTCTTCCCAAGTATGGTCTCCAAGGAACCGAACTTGTGTTATATAATCATAATCTACCGGAACACCTGTAGTCCATTCAGTCGGACCCATATGAACCAGCAAAGTTTTTTCCTTACGTTTATCCCAAACTAACCAATAAGCATGACCCACTGATAGTTGAAATTGATACTCTGCGGCATGGACAGCATCTGTAATGTCCAACCTTCGTTTAATATCCTGTGCTTGTTTTTCTAATACAGCAACTAGTTCCATAATGCGATTATATTCTTGCCTAGCAAAATGCCTAGCATTGTTTAGCATTATGTCTTTTTGTTTTGTAACCGGAACTAGGTCAAACTTAGGTCCGCCTGCCTCAGTCGCATAAGGAGTTACGTTTTTATTAAAAAACGCAATAAGACCTCCAGTGGAGGTCGAATCGTAGCTATTACGCCCCTTGGCTAGGTTCGACATAGTCCTGTGCCATTGGGAAGATTTCTGCGATTACTTTGGCGCAAGCACGAGCAACTTCCATGTGCTCTTTTTGTGTGCCGTTGCCACTACGCAATTGAATAAAGTGAATCCAACTACGAAGTGTTCCGTTCATATACATACGACTAATTGTTAGTCCCTCTGGAAGGACGGCACGAGCCTGTTCTTTAGCAATACCGTTTTCGATAGCCCAACGATATGAATCTTTAACTGCGTGTAGCACACGTTTCTGAGCACGTTCCCATTCGTAGGCTAACATACGATTCTCAGGACTGTTCATAGGAATTTCTATGCTGTTCTGTCGATTCTTTGTGTCCTGGAGTCTTGCCTCACGTATAACAAACGCTTCGTCAAGCTCTGCTGTAGGATCAGCATATCGCTGGGAGAACTCTTGGAAGCTGAAACTTCTGTGACGTAGAATCTGTCGGGCAATGTCACGTGTGGTTGTGATTTCACAGCAGGCTGACACCATTTCGAGTGGGCTCCAGTGTGCGTGTTTAACGAGATACTTGATGAGCTTTTCTGCTGTCTCGTTGTTGAATTGGTTAGCTGGGTTTGACACACGGGCACAATACGCGATGAGATCCTGCGCATCTTCGAGACCCATGTTTTTAAATTCTCCAGTTGGTTGACTGTAGGAAACAAGTTTAACATCCATAATTATTCTTTCTTTTCTGTTGGTAATTCACAAAGTGCTTCTAACATTTTGTAATGGTTATAGGCTTTTTTTAGAGCTTCGAAGTGTTCTAACTTCTCTGGATCAGGAACAAGTATAGCAAGACGTTTTTCTATTGCTTCTAAACTTTTAGCAATATCTTTGCCGCCCACTTTAAGTGATCCTTCAATTTCGGCATCGCCTGTTACAGTCAGTTGAGACTGTGCGTTGCTGGTTGTAATAGTGGACCAAGACGCTCCATTTGTGCCAGACACATAATATGACGACGGAACTGTTATACTGCCAGTAGAGTAAGTTCCTGTATTATTCCAGATGTAAACATTTCCACCTGAATTAGAACCTCCTTGACCGCCGGCAGTTACATTAGCCGAGTTTGCGTTTAAGATCGTCGAAGCCACCTACTAACTCCTCATCTAAAAAGATTTGGGGTACGGTTCGAGCTGTTGGAACTGCTTCCAACAAGTCCTCCTTAGTGTAGCCGTCTCCGATTTTTCGCTCCTCGAATTCGATGCCCTTCATTTTTAAAAGGGACTTTGCCTGCTCGCAATAGGGGCAGTTATACTTTGACCATACAATCGCTTTCATTTCGCTACCTTCTTTTTATTATAGATCAGGAAGTTCTTCGTAACTAACTGCGTCACTCATAACACCGATAACATAGTTAGTACTTTCATTTTCCTGTAATGCCGTTTGTTTTTTATTAATATTCACGTGCTTATTAAACCACGGAATAGGTGTAGTCTTCGGATGATCCTCAAGATACTTGATACCGACTTCTTTTAGACGAGTGTAAGCTGTGTAGTCTACAAAGTCTTTTAAGATGTTAGCGTTAAGGCCAATAACAACGCCTTTCTTGAATAGGTAATCTGCCCATTCTTTTTCTTCACGGATAACATCCAAATACATTGCGTAGACTTCATCCTTACATTCTTCCGCAATTGGTACAAAGTCAGGATCGTCTTTAGTTACATTGTTAATTAGCCAGGCTGTCCACTCGGTGTGTAATAATTCGTCTTGAAGAATAAGACTAATGATATTACCATTACCGATATAGATTTTATTTTCTACCATTGCTAGGCTTGTAGCAAAGGATACCATGAAGCGTAGAGCTTCTAGGGCATAAGAAGCATGTAGGGCTAACCAAATTGCCTTCTTATGTTCCTTGAGAGGAATTGTCTCGCCTAATTCTTTACGAATGTTTAGAATGTGTAAATCTTCGTAATACTTGCCAACGTGACTTGCCATTCCCACAATTTCTTGTGTGTCATGAATCTTGTTAAATTCTTCTTTTGGTACACCGTAGACGTTACGAATGATATGACTGTAGCTCTTACTGTGAATCGATGTTTCAAAGAAACTCCAAGTTAATGCTAGAGCTTCAAGTTCTGGAATACTTGTCACAGGACCAAATACCTGGAACGGTGCTCGGCCTTGAATTGAGTCAAGGGCTGTTTGACGCAATAGGTTGCTGGTAAAGATATGTTTTACCGCTTCACTGGCTTCCTTGTGATCAATTTTATCTTTGGTAAGACTAATTTCTTCTGGAACCCAAAAGAAGCCACGTGCTAATTCTTCGTACTTTTGGACTTTAGGATACTTAACTTCTTCAAAACGCTGGACTGTAACAGGACCTGCTGGATCCAGAAACATATGGCGCTTTAGATAGTTTGTTGGTTTAGAAAAATCGTATTGTTGTTTACTCATAGTTTACATGCCTCGCAGTCTGCGTCATCTTCATATACTGTAATAGGTTCACCGGCTAACGCAGGAACATCGTGGGCGCCGTTAGTTTGTGTATTAGTGCCCGTAACACTAACCTTTGCTCCTACCTTATTAATTAAACTATAGTATATAGTCTTTAGGCCCCATTTGTAAGCCAACATTAAGTTCTTGGCAACCAAAGTACCCGGAACCTTTCCGCCTGGGAAATGTGCTGGATTATAGAATGTATTGGTAGATAAACTTTGGTCGATATATACGGCTAATACCGCGGCAGTCTTTAAGTAATCTTCGCAGTTTGTTTGATCCCACATTAACTGATAGCGATTCTTTAGACGACGGTATTCTGGTACAACCTGTACAAATGATCCTGCTTTAGATTCTTTTACTGAAATCATTTCCATCGGCATTTCAATGCCGTTAGTACTGTTAAGTACAACTGAACTGGACTCAACAGGAGCAACTGCCATTAGTGTAGCGTTACGGATACCATACTGTTTTAATCTAGCACGTAGTCCTTCCCAATCTAGGTTTGTGCTTGGGGTAAAATCCGTTAGTTCATTTACACCCTTAGCACGGCGTTCCCAAGGAAACACACCTTTGCCATAATAGGTAAATTCGCTACGCTTACATGCGCCGCGTTCTTGGGCAAGTTCCACTGACATCTCTGTTAAGAAATATGCCTGATGTTCCATCCAACGCTTAACTTCTGCTAGTGATTCTGCTTCACCATATTTGAAATGTCTCTTGGCATGCCAGTATGCTAAATTGGTAATTCCAACACCTAGTGGTTCAAAGTCTTCGTTGGCTAACTTACTCTGAATACTTAAGAAGTCTTGGTAATTTAATAAGTTACTTAGACTACGTACAAGTACACGGCAAGCCTTTCTCATCTCTTGTGGGTTTCTGAAACTTCCCCAGTTGATTGAGCCAAGAGTGCAAAGAGCAATTCTCCCCGTCGGGTCTTCAATGCGTTGAAAAGGTCTTGTGGGCAAGAGAATTTCTTGGCAGAGATTTGATTGATATATCGGGTCAACAGTTGTATCGAACGGGCCTTGGTTGATGACGTTGTCGATGAAGACAAGGTAGATTCTTCCAGTATCCGTACGCTCTTTAAGTATGCCGTCCTTAAACACTTGGTTGGCCGTAAGGACTTTTTTCTTCTTTGTCTTGTCTTGTTCATACTGTAAGTATAACTTCTCAAACTCGCTTGTGCTACGGTAAAATGCTTCGTATAAGTCCGGTACTTCACTTGGGTCAAACAATGTAATGTTTTCGCCATTCTTATAACGGCGCCAGAACATGGCATTAACTACAACTGAGTAGTCCATCTGACGAACACGAGTTTCTTCTGTTCCCTGATTATTCTTTAGAACGATTAGGTCTTCGAACTGAGCGTGCCAGATAGGAAATGTAACTGTACATGATGCGTTACGAATACCGCCCTGTGAACAGCTACGCAAGTCAGCAAACCATTTTTTCATAAATGGAATTAGACCGGTATGTTTGATCTCTCCGTTACGAATAGGAGCACCTAGTGGGCGAATACGACCAATCTCTAAGCCAATGCCAGCACGTTTGCTAGCATACTTGGCCATCATTTCGCCTGCGGCAAAAATAGAGTCAAGTGTATCGTCAGAACTAATAAGAACACAACTACTGAACTGCTTGGTAGGAGTACCGAGGCCAGCAAGTACAGGAGTAGCCAAAGTAAAGTGACCATCAGATGCACACTCGTAATATTCTTTAACATATTTTAATCTTTTATCTTTTGGTTCGTTATGGAAAGCAGTAGCGGCAGCTACAGCATAACGCACCTGTGGAGTTTCGTATATCTTGCCTGTTGCCCTATTTTGTACTAGATATTTTTCTGCTAGTTGAGCAATAGCCGCATAGGTGTAATTTTCATCTTTAGCATGATCAATGAAAAGATCAATAATATCCCATTCTTCTTTTGTGTACCAGTCTAATAGTTCTGGTGTGTACATTCCTAGTTCTACGTTTCTTTTAACAATCTCGTAGAGAGGTGGTGGCGTATATTTGCCATAGACTTCTTTACGTAGCATACTAACCTTTTGACGGCCTGCTACATATTGATAATTTGTGTGATTGATTTCTGGATTTTCTGTTTCGTCAATCAGGTTAACCATGGCCTTTAACAACAGCTCGTCGATGGTCTCTGTTGACATTCCGTCGTGTAATTCGATCTGGGCTTTGATCTCAATCATCGATGGACTAACTCCATCTATCCCCTTACACCCGTATGCTACCTGTCTCTGTATTTTGCTAATGTCTAGTGGTACTTTTTCTCCACTGCGTTTAACAACTGTGATCATGCTTCACCTATCTTATTATTATAATGGCCAAAGGCACGGACCTTTGGCGAGAAATCTTTTTGTTGGAATTGATATTTACCTTGGGCGTTTTAGAGGCACAATATTTTCTACTCTGTATAAACTCGGTACAGAACTTAGTAAAACCGGTTCTAGGTCGTTGAAATTGAGTGCCCATTTATTATCTACGCATAGAACATTATACATTCGTTTTGAACGGTCGTCAACTATAGTTCTAATTTCCATTTGGCTTTTTTCAAACCGTTTGGTCATTAGTAGTGTCCAACCCATCATCAACGTGAGTGTAAAATCATCATATTTGTTGCGTTCGATAATTTCCCAAGGTGTAGGCCAATCCCTATCAAAGTAAGGATCGATGAGATGGTTGTGTGGAATGCGAGGAGCAGGATTCCAAAAGTCTATTAAATCCTGTAAAGGAGTTTCGCTGACTTCTAGATTAGATCTAAATTCAAACCAGAGATGTAGACGCTGGTCCGTTTCAGTTTTAAACATTAGAACAACAAGTTATATTTGTAAGTTAAATTAGTGTCAACGCTTCCTGTTGGGTTAAGAACCTCAACTGTTAGAAGCTGTGTAGCAGTATTTAAACTTGCTGTAAAACGTAGGTCTCCAGTTAGGTTTGTAGATCCAGTGTACTGGAAACTTTCAACCCATGTTGCGGTTGTTACGTTAGTCATTACTTGTACTTGTCCAACTCTAGCAACATTTAAACTAGGTTGTCTAGCAACATAGTCTAATGTTAGTCTAACATCTGTTGTCGTTACCATTGGAACAACAGCAATAGTTGTTGGAAAAGATTGAACAGGCAAATCAATAGAACGAACTGCTAACGGTTGGAAGTCGGCTACATGACCAAGAATTTCTGGATTGTATAGGCCAACAACGCCGGAGATATTTGCTTCTGATCGTCCAAATTGATCATCAATTGAACGGCAACCTTCTCCTAAGAAAATTATAACAGGATACTTTTGATTTTCTTCTTGGCTTAGGTCTAATTCGTTACCGCAATTATAAAATCTGTTTCCTTGACTTAGAATGTTTAGAGGAACTCCTGAGGTATTACTGCCACTAAAAATTGCGCTAGAGAAGATGTCACTGAAGTAATTGTTTAAAATATCAACCTTAGTTGGTCCAGAGATGCTAGGACTTACTCCTAACAAGTTTTCAGCAAACTTGATACTAAGGCCCATGTTCATGAACTTATTGTCGCTGATTTCAATGTTAGTTACATCGTAGTCGCTAACAACACCTAAGGCAATATTTTTAAACACACAGTCTTTGATCTTTAATCTGTCTGTGGTAGTTGCGCCTTGTCCTCTAATTTGAATAGATTCTTGAAGATCATTTTCTGGACTAGAAGCAAGTCCTAGAAACTTACATTTTTCAACAGTCATGTCAGTCGCACAGTCTACATTAATTAATGCGCCACTGCCTTGTTTTGATGCTTGATCGTATTGTAGTGTCATTCCAGAAACATTGATATTTCTAGGTTGTGTAGTGCTTTGAATCGATGGAAACAATACCTTTGAACTAGGAGTAGAAGTAAAGTCTACTGTTTGAAAAATAGCGGTTGCTGTTGTAGATTGTTTGATAATTGTTCTATCAATTCCGTCGCCTTCTAATGTAGCATAACTAGGAATATAAATTGTTCCTGTAATTAAGTATGTGCCTGCTGGGAAACGTAGTCTTTTTCTAGCTAAAGGAATTGACTTGTCTGAATTTAAGTAGATCTGATCAATAGCACGTTGTAAAGCACTTGTGTCATTTGTAACACCATCACCTACTGCCCCAAAATCTGCTAGAGATACAAAATCATCTAACTTGTCTTGTAGTGTTCTTGAAATAGGACTATTAGCATCCGGGCCTGTGATAACAGTAGCACTAGTGTTGCCTTCGTAACCGTATGTACCTGCTAGTTTAAAAATGTTACTAGCATCCAATTCAGTTAAAAGACGAGTGTTTCCAACAAACGGAGCACCTTCACCAACAGAACCGTTACCAATGTACAGTTCCTGAGCATCAACTGCCCAGGCAAATTCGCCCGCGGACAGAGTAGGAATACCTGCTTGTGATTTTTGTCCTCTTCGGACCTGAATTTTGGAGATCTGTAATACAGCCATGAAAATATCCTCTTAACAAGGATATTTATCTAGCTTTTACCTTAAAGCACCCACAGCAATTGATACCCATCGTAAACTAACGGAACACCAATGTTTTTCATGAATTCTTCAACGTATTTGCCTTTGCCTGTACGATTTTCAGCATTGCCAAAGTTATCATCTACAGCAATCATAGTACCGGGACGCAAACGACTAAAGATAGCAGTTAATTCTTTTACATGGTGGAAAGAGCTAGGATGCGGATTGCTTGGTTCAAAGTCAAAACTGTCTAAGTACAATAGGTCAATATAACGACCAGATTCAGCCAATTCTTTGTTCAATTTCCATAGAAAACTGACACTATCTTCGCAGAAAAACTGTGCTTTGGAACTGGTTTGAGATTTACCCCATGCTACACTTTCAGGACTAATATCAACTGTGCGTAATTCTCCGCCGTGTTCATTTACAAACTTATCAAAGATCAATGTGCTATATCCATCGCCGTCAAAGCCATGACGTTCTGCTCTAGCACACCCTGTTTCGATGATAAGAGGATTGTTAGTCCTTCTAAGATGATCAAGCATTAGCTGAAAAGTAATTTGACGCTGATTAGTTTTATTCAGCATTTCTTGAAGTGTTAAATTCATATTAGTCCTTAAAATCTATTTTGCGTTTTGCTACAGCAGGTAATCCAGCATAAAGATACCCGCCTTCATATTCACCCGGAAGTAACACAGACCCCGACGCAATCACAGCGTGGTCACCAATTTTACAAGGACCGATGACTACCGCATGGCTAGCAATCCACACACCTTGTCCGATTACAATATCGTTTCCGGAGTCTGGATGATGATGTCTTGCCTTGTTTTTACGATCAATAGGGTGTGTTCCTGTTAGAAGGGAACAGTGGTTTCCAAAAAAGCTATGGTCACCAATATAAACATGTCCGCAGGACAAGTTAAAGAAAGTGTTAATTACATGTACATCGTTGCCTAGATGTAGTCTGTTTGGATCTCCCCAAACAGAGGGCTGACTTAACAACTCTTGGCTAATGTACGGAGCCAGTGCTTTTGCTAATTCTTTTAACTGTTGTTCGTTCATTGTGTTAGTAATTGTTTCATACCCATTAAGCCAGTTGTGTAAAACTCTTCAACTTTGCTTAACCATAAATCTTGATACTTGTTGAAATCTTCTGTACGAAGCTCAAAGTGTTGATATTGGAATTCTCTTGAACACATAAAAACATGTCCTTCTCGAATGTCTGTGCCATAGACTTCGTTATGTGCTAGAATATAAGCCATCAACTGCATCTTATAATCTTCAATCCACTCTTCTTTCTTAGGCTTGTTAGTTTGTTTGTAATCCATTACCGCAGGCTTGCCCTTGTACACACCGACTATGTCTGTGGTTCCTGAATACAACCCAGGGAAATATAAACTCTGCTCGATTGCCCATACCTCGTCTACAAACTTTAACCCATTCTCAATAATCTGATCAGCCATCTTATGGGCATGTTGGTGAACATGATTATTGCCCGGCATACGATCTAGTCCAGCAATAAATCTTTCTAGATTATTATGCATTGCTGTGCCTATGCCTGCGGCTTCTTGCGTAATGCGTTTAGCGTTATCTTCACCGACACGCTTTTTCCACTCATTCAGGTGGGTCATGTCTTTAGTAGCACTAAGGATTGTTGTTACGCTTGGAAGTGTTTCCCCGTCTGGTGTGGCATATACTCTCTTACCAGTTACAGGGTCGTTGATTTGTTTACAGTTTTTATATTGAAAACGCTCAACGAATGGAGGTGGGTTAATTATAGTTGTAGTCATATAACACTAATTATAACATCTAATTAGTGTTAGGACAACTCTTTGGAAACTACGTTGTGTGCCATTTGATCAACGGATTTACCGCTGGATGTACTTGGCGTAAGTTTTTGTGCTGGGGTTTCTGCTTTGGTTTTTAATGTAACGCCTTCGCTGTCAAAGTTAGCTACAACGTCTTTAAATTTGTCAGGGTCGGCATCATGTAATGCTTTAAAAGCATCGTAATCCATTTCGCCGTAGCCTAGGGGATTGAGCAGATTGCTGAGTGTTTGGTAATCAACTTGGGCAGTTTGTTGATTTGTATCAGCCTGCCCAAGTAAATTTCTTAAAACTGTTTCAACATCGTCTGCCGCTTGATTGGCAAACTCAAACAGTCTCATTTATGCTCCTAAGATTTTCATTAAGCGATTACCACGCTCAATGCTCTCACGTTTAATGCGGCCTGTTGTTTCTGGACCGCCGGCGGCAGCGTCTGCGGCACCAAACTCGTCTTCTACTGGAGGCATTTCTTCAGCGCCTGCCATATCGCCGCCCATGTCTGCGTCCATACCTGCGTCCATTGCTGGCTCGCTTCCCATTGGCTCTTCAGCTGGAGCTTCGCCTGCTAGAACAGCAACAGAATTGCTTAGTTGCTCACGACTTTGTGTTAGAGCATTTAGAGATGCTTCTAAAGCCGCATAAGTTTCTTCTTTGAAGCGTTGAGCTTCTGCGTCACCAAAGTGAGCGCGAATCTGATCGCTTAATTCAATCATTGACTTTGTTTGGTATGTAGCAATACGTTGCATCCAGCTTGTAAAGTCGTTGACCATATCAAGACCGGCTGTAATTGATTTTGCCTTGCCTTCTTCGTCTTCAGCAATATAACGTGCGATTGATTCTGTAATACCTTCTTTAACTTTTTTCATTTTTTTGTCCTTACTAGCACGTAGCATTGCCATGTCTTTTGCGTCTAACTTGCCGTTCTTATTCTTATCAAGTTTTTTCTGACCGCCTTTTAGGCCTTCTCCAACTGACTCACCAGTTAACTTGTCTCCGGCTTTAGCGCCTAATGCTGTTCCTGCGATATCGCCGGCAACTGCGCCAATAACCCCACCAATTGGACCGCCGACTGTTGTACCTAATGCGGCTCCTCCGGCTTTACCTAATGTTCCGCCTGCTAGTCCGCCAACGCCCATACCAACTGCGCCTTCATCGCACTTGTAAGCCTGGCCATTGTTTAATCCCATATGAGTGTGGAATGCTTCGCCCATAGCACCGTGGCTAATCTTTCCACCCCAGCTTTCACAAGCATCACGCATTTCGATTGCGTAATCTAGGTTGCCTTCTTTAACTGCTTTTGCGTATTCCATAGCATAGCGGTGTGCCATTTCATAAGCATGTGCTTTGCCTTCTTTAACAGAACCTTTCTTAGCAACTGCCTTAGCAACTGCCGCACGACGATTTTTCAAATAGGAATCACTCTTGTCTTTCTTACCATCGTTGTTAACGTCATCATCTTCTTTGCCAACTGGATCAAGACCTTCTTTAGTTTTCTTGTTCTTAGCAATATCGTTCTTGCCCTTGCCATCTGCTGCAAATGCTGGAACTTTCTTACCGTTAACGGTTTTCATTGGTAATTTAGCTTCGCCGAGCATCTCTTTAATACGAGCAGTTAAAAGATCCATCATGTGCTTATCTTTTTGGTATGACTCGTTGCTTAAAAGAGCGTTAAAATTGCTAGAAAGCTCTGTCTGGTGTAACTTTGTACGTAGCAGATTGCGATAGTTTTCTAGTTGCTCGCGGTCGTATTTTTCGAAGTTTATCTTAACTCCGAATTTCTTGAACATGTTTTCGTTCAATTGTTTGCTTGTGATAGGTGCTGTAAAATCGTTCGTTCTCATAAAGGTTTCCCTAAATCAATAGTAATGTTATTTATATCCGTTAAGCTAGTTTGATACGGTTGAAGTGACTCATAATATCTCGTTTATGAGTCTCTTTTTGCTGTTTAGCAATACTAGCCCGTGTAAAACAGAAGTCGGCTTTGTCGTAGTTTTTGCTTTTTAGACTGTTATTTGCTGACTTTGTGTAAACTTCTTCATCAAATAGCTTAAATCCATACCAGCGATCTTGTTCTATTAGTTTGTCATCTACTAATCTACCAAGTGCTAGTCCGTTAGCAATAACGATAGCAGTTTGCGGCAAATTTATTGGGCCGGCAATATGTAGTTTCTTTTTATAGATGTGGTATCCGTCGGACTCTTTGACCATTATGTAATCGTCAAAGTGTACGGAACCGTCTTTTTGTTTGACAGGAACAATAACACCTTTTTTACGCAGATCATCTTTAACGTGTTCTGCTATGGTGTTAACTCGTTCAACTAAATCTTTTTGGACTTTCGGCATGGCTTAAATGAAGTGTTTCGTTTGTTTTACTTATTGTATAAACGCCCTTACGGACAAGGTTACGAGCTAAAACTTGCTCGCGCTCTTTAAGTGCGTTCAATCTAATTTCATTGCCCATTGCGTCAATGAATTCTTTTTCTTCATTTGTTAAGATAATAGAAGGCTGATCTAGCAAATGATGAATTCTCATATTACTGAACCTTCGGTTGGCCTTGCTGACTTAGTGTTTGAAGTGCTTGACGTTGCTGTGCCAGGGTAGCTAATTTTTCACTTCCCCAGATTGTGCCGTCGGCAAATTTAACACCAGTTTGATCGATTGCTTTAATTTGACCTTTTTGTCCGTTGCCTAAGTCTACTGTAGATCCAGGCTTCAGAGCAAGATTTTGTGCTAGTTGTTGGGGTGTCTGTTTAGCGAGATTAGTTGTGTCGCCAATAGCACCTTTTTGCTGTGCGTATGCGTTAGCTGTATTTCCAAGACCTAGGCCTTTTAACGCCATTGTCTTTAAAACTGCTCCTGTTCCTGCGCCGGCATTAAAACCCATACCTGTTTTGATTGTATTTCCGACGCCCATAGTTCCTGGAGCGGTTTCTGAAAGTAAGTCTTGGATACGCATTTTATAGTGACTTTGTTAATAAAACTACAAGAGTAGAAAGTACTCCTGCTACTACTGTACCAGCTGTGGCAATTAATACCTTTGTCATGCTAGTACGGCTTTCTTGAATAGCTTCTGCTAATTTGCCGACTTTGTCTTCAATAGAACTAAGGCGACGCTCTAGTTCACCATAACGTAAAGCACATAGTTCAACGTGGCTTTCTAGATTTTCTTTTTCAATATCTGTTGGTTGTAAGGACATTACCTTGCTCCATTAATCTAAAGAAACAATAGTGTTTCTATATTTGACTGATTTAAGGTCAAATACGCTCTTGTCTGTATTTATTGTTTCTTTTAAGTTTCTTACCACTGGGACATTGTGTAGATCTTCTTTTAACAGAGATAACTCCCCGTTACCATCATTGTAAACATCGTCACGATCGGTAGTAAATTCAAATGTCCAAACAGCGTGACTTTTCCCATCGTATTCAGTACCAAACTTCTTTCCGTTTAATTTCTGAACAGAGCATGTTGGAGGATCTTCAAACGAAACGTTGGCTCGTAGACCAATAGCCTGTAACAATGTTGTATAGTTTCTATACTGGTTCATTTCTGTAGCATCACCTTGTCCAGGTCGCTTGGCGCTAGAACATGTAACATCTATTAAAGTTTCTATTTTGATTCTCTGCATTGTGGCTCAATTCTTGTCTGATATTTAAGCCAAAGAAAAAGGGCACCTTAAAAAAGATGCCCTTGTATCTAATTTAGATTAGATTAAGATGCGTTGTTAGCTAAAGCGGCACCTAAGAAGCCTGTGTATGTTGTAACTGCGAAATCGCTAGCTGTAACACCACCTGCGGCTGCTAAAGCAGACTTTAGAGCACCAAAACCAGTTGTAGCACCAGCTTGACCACCTGCGCCGTCACCTTGGTTTACAGAACCTGCATCATAGATAACAACCATTGTTGAGCTAGAGTTAGCATTTGCTGGCTTACCATAACCAACTACTGTACCAACTGTTTCGCAAGCACGGATGACTTGTTCGAATTCGCTGTTTACGTTACCGTAGTTTGTTGTGAAGTCGTAAGTTGCTGTTACTGTTTGGATAGTAACAAATAGTGGCTGATAACCACCGATGAAAAAGCTCTTTTCACCTGTAACATTTAGGGAAGCACCGATTTCGGCCTTACCATTTACTCTTGTAATTCCTGCTGACATAATTTTCTCCTTAACTCGATATGTCTAACGCTTCTACTCTGAAGCATTGGTAACAATATTTATCCAGTTAAGGAAAAACCGTGTCAAATGGGGGAATTTTAGACGCTATCTTCGTCAGATTTAGCAGTTTCTTCGATAGAATGTAGCGGACTATCGGAGTGTTTAGCATCGCGGAACTTGCGAATACCGCGTGTAAATTTAGCAGGGTCAGCACCCTTGATTGAATTAAGGAAACGGCGCTCTAGTTCGTATGCTTGTTCTGGATCAAAATTCTCACGTATAAGGTGGAGAAGGTTAATTGCTGAGTCAATAATGTGCTGTGCTCTACTTTCGATAACGCTTTCTGCGTCCTTACGGACAGCAATATCGTTAAGTTCTTCTAGTAAGCTTCGAGTATGGCGTTTCACGTCATTTCCTTTTTCTACTTGGTATTTAGCGGCTAACTTCAACTATAATAACATCTTGTTTGGCAAAACGCAAACTTGTGTTTTATGCGGCCGCAACATATAATGTGCTAAATACTCAGTAGAAACCATGAGTAGCTACATACACACAAGGAGAACACACAATGTTCAAAACAACAATTAAATTTATTTGGGATTTTCTTTGCTCAATTGGCCGTGCTAAGTATGCGGCAGAATTAGCTAGAGCCCGCAAATACGACGAAGCTAGAGCGGTAATGGAAGGAAAGTAAATGGTACATACCATCTACAAGTTAGAAAAGCCCGAGTATCACAGATACAAACTACATCTGCTTAGTCTGGATGAAGAAAGTCGATATATGCGTTTTGGATACCACATTCGAAATGAACAGATTATCGATCTTTGTAACAAGTGGCGCGATAACTCGGACAAGCACATTATCTTTGCGATCGAAAATGATGACCTTGAAATTGTAGGTATCGGTCACATCAGTTTAGAAGATGATCCTGCTGAGCTAGCTTTTAGTGTTTTAAAAGAATGCCAAGGACAAGGTATGGGCGATGCCCTAATGGCTCGTACCATTGAGTATTGTCAAAACCACAGTATCAAAACAGGTTGTATGGTCTGCTTGGGTAGCAACGATAAGATTAAAAGCCTGGCACGTAAGCACGGTATTTTAGTTAAGTCAGAGCACGGCGATGCTAGTGCTGAGATAGCAATTCCTGCCCCAACTCCGGTTAGTGTATGGAGAGAAGCGGTTAGCGATAGCCTTGCTAAGATTGATCACTTAGGTAAGGCTCAGAGAAAATTTGCTCAAATGCTCAGGTTTCCTTTGACATTTTAAATAAAAAGATATATAATAGTACAATGTTCAACGCATTGTTAAACATACACACAGGAGAATAAAAATGTTTACACCAGATTTTTTCATTGACGGCATTCAGAATGCCAAGGCACAGTTTGTTAATACATTTGTAACCAACGAGCCGCTGAAAAACGGGATGCTAGCTTACGTAGAAGCACAACGTGAGTTTGCCAAGAGTATTGTTAAGGGCAATTCCGCACTTAATGATGCGGTCATTAAGTTTTTTAAAAACGCAGTGGCCAAATAAGCAGTAAGACATACACACAGGAGAAAAATTATGTCAGAATTCAATACACCAAAACTACCAGAAGTAAAGTTCAATAAAAACGGTTACGAAATCCGTACAGACATCTTAGCAATGGCTAAAGAACTTGTTCAGCAAGACTTTCAAGTTAAATTTGCCGGTTGGGAAATGACTGCTCAACGTGATGAGAAGACTGGTCAAATCGTTAGCAAGGTAGAAATGCCAGAGTTTCCAGGACTTGATAAAGTTCTAGAGACAGCTGAAAAGATGTATGCCTTTGTTAACACTGGCGCTAAGAAGTAATTTGCTTTACAAAAATAATATATTATCGGGGCATAGCCCGTATTAGTTTACTATACTTTAATCCGTAAAGCAGAACGCCCCTTAATTGGGGCGTTCTCTTGAATATGTGCTCACTTTAGGAACCTACTAGGTAGCGAATCTTTCAGTCCCAGGCCAGCAGCCGGCCACATAACCCCAAACGGTCCTAGGGTATGTTCTTATAATCAGTTAATGTCTTTTGGAGGACAGCAATATCTAGGGTCACATAAGTCGTTGTAATCTTGACCTACATAGCCACCATAGGCTAGACTCATACTAATACCATACATGGCAAAGCCCATAATAATATTTTTATACAGGGCTGTAAGGGTTTCTCGGACGGTCATAACCATCATCCTCCGGGTAAACTGGGTAATCGTTAGGATTATCTGGATTCATTACTGACACCAGCTTTGTTTTGCCTCACCGTAGTATTCACGAGCAAAGCCGTTTTTAATCAATTCAGCACGTAGGCTAACACCATTTAGAATGACGTCTCCCAAAACACGACCGCCGAACTTATCCCATCCATAGAGCGTAACCTGATGCTTTTGGGTAGTAGCAACTGCGTTTTTGGTAAAGGCAGTGGCAGCTTGTCCACGTTGGTCTTCGCTTGGGCATTGTGCTCTAAATCCTTTTTCAGGTGTGTCAACTCCGTAAACTCGAACAGCAAGTTCTGGCTTAAGGGGTTTAGGAAGAAACGGCGCACTGATTACTACAGTATCGCCGTCATTTACCCTTAGAATTTGTGCGTCATACGTAACACCCTGTGGTGTCTTTTGTGCTAATGCTAGTGTTGGAACTAACAATAATAATGCTAATAATTTTTTCATTTTTATCCTATGTTTTTATCTATGCCGCGGCTTTGAACACCGCCTTTGGCTCTCTTTTTACTTAGTTCTTCTATACCATGACGAATTTGTTCTAAGTTCTGCTCTAGGCCCATAAACATTCCGCCCTTGGCTAATTGACAAATACGTTGCCAGCTAGCTAGATCATTTGTTTCTGCTAACTGAGCTAATTCTTTTAATTGTCCGCGAGCTTGTACAATGCGACCCTTTAGGTCCATTGGATTAGCTTTTTCATGTCCATAAATCATAGGATTATTAGGATCGTCTGTAGCGGCAATAGGTGCTTCAAAAATTTGCTGTATTTTCATAATAGTACTTATCTTAATCTTCACTCCAAGTCAAGGCAGCGATACAAGGGCTGATTGAGTTAGTACTCTTTACCGCAATACTTAGCCAACTGCCTGGAGGTATAGTAATACGGTACTGGCTTAGATCAACGTTGATAGTCCCGTTGATGCCGCAGAAGCCTGTATATATAGGTGTATCTGAAGTGCCGTTAAATGTACCTGTTACTGTACTCTTAACTTCATTACAACGTGGAATGGCATAGTATTCGTGTGCGCCAGAAAATCCAGCTGGTTCAAAGTACAGATAAACTTCTACAGGGTCTGTACTTTGACAGGATACGCTTAGACTTTTAACGATAGCTTCTTTGGTGTTGAGCACATAGTTTCCGTTGTTAGCACCAGCAAGCCCGTTAGTGACCACAGAGTTCTTAATGGTCATCATATGATGAATAACATCTTTTACCAATCCTGTTTTGCTAGTCGAAGCAGAACGTGTAAGTTCGTTTAAGTGAATAGTACCTTCAATTGCCGCATACATACTGCCGCCGTAGACCTGTATGTCTGTAGTATTGGTTGTATTAACGGCATTGTACTGAACTTTAAAACTTGGATTAGCGGTATGTGTTGTAGTATGTTGGTTTACATAATGTTCTCTATGAACATAGACTAATGTGCCAGATAGTTCGTCTTCTATAGCATAACTGATTACACCTGCTCCTAGCCATCGCATACTAACTTGATAAACATTAAGTTTAGTTGTGTCTAACAGCATACCACTAGGATTAGTGTCAATAGCGCCACTGCCGTCTAACTTGTCCACATTCCATTCTTCTTGATAGGTCCAGTTGTGGGTTTGGTTAACACCTGCCTGTACAACCGTAAACGTAGCTGTGGCATTACCTGTGCTGGTAAAATTAAATGCTCCGTTGGCAACGCCTACTGGCCCTAGCCATAGCATAGCACCGTCTGTTTGTTGTGTCAGCCAAGTTCCATACCCACCTACACGATTAACCATTTCAGTGACTGCGTGTGCGGCCGTACCTGCTGTCAGTGCTACAGTATAGGCAACACCGTTTAGAGTAATAGTAGCAGTCTGCGGTGCGTCGGGTGCTGTGTTAATAACCATAGTTAATATTACAGCCTTGCCGCCTGTTGAGCGAACAACACCAAAGCGTGTGCCATCGTAGCCAAAGCCTACACGGTTCTCTTGGTTAGCAAGTCCAGCAAACTGACTGCTACCTGCTACACCTGTGGTAAACCCAGCAGTCATACGACATTGAATACCCTGTCCTGGACGATAGCGAACAAAGCGTTTGCTACGAAGCACACCATATCCACCTTGGCTAGTTCCTGAATGTACTCTGAACATACCATCTACTGATCCTGCGCTTGAACCGGTGCCGTTAGTGTATGTTTGTATAACATCATTGGTAGTACCGTAAATACCATCTAACTGTATAACTGCAGTTGGTGAGATTGCTAATGGCTCACCGAACGCTGATACTTGTCCAGCAATACTCGGGCCCGACAATTTAGCTGCAACACGAAGCATTGGCTTACCGCCAAGGTCGTACTCCATAGCCTTATGAACGTTTAGAAGATTGCTCTCCTGTGGGTGTTCGTAGCTGGTACTATTTTGATAGCGGTCAACCGTCATTGATTAATCTCCGGTTGTCCAGGGTCTGCCTTGTACTAGGCCTCCAACGTTAGGATTATCAACAACATCTGCTGTATCGTTGTCGCCTACTTTATATCTTGTAGGTAATTGAGTTGCGTTAAGAGTAGAACGAGGATTGCCATCTGCCGCACGATCTAATGCCGCCTGTGCTAGTTTAGCATCTTGGCGCTCGCGTTTTGTAGGTAGTGTGCTTATTCCGTTTAAAGACATTATTGACTCCCTAATTGTGAGTTAGGATACATTGAAGGATCCTTTACACGTAAATCTGCTGGATGCTTTGTTCCGTTCCAACCTTCTGCTCCGGCGTCTTTGGTTACTGAATCAATACCTGCTACTGTTTCGGTTGGGCTATTGGCATACTGACCGTGTCTACGTCCGGAAAGCAAATCAAAGATCTGCTTAAACCCTGGCTCTACTACATCAGCTTGGTGAACTTCTTCTGGTGGAACACTTACAGAAATAGTAGCCGACGCTGGAATTTCTGCTTGTTGTTCTTTTTGTTCAATTTGGTCGATCACGCAAAGTACGCTTCGGATTAGGTCAGTTGCTCTCATAGTTATATTTAACCTTATGCTCCGATGCCGCCGTCAATTAATTTAATCCTTGCGGCTAACCTATCTAATGCTTCTGCTATGGTAGTAGGAGGTGTTCCTGACCAGTCACTGGGTGTTGCGGGAGTATAGTTAGATGTTGTAGTCCATGCGGTAGTTTGTACAGTAGAGTCTGGGAGTGTTAGACTGCCGTCGGTTCCGAATATCCAGTCAGCTCCGTTGGCGGATACAACTACATTACCTGTGTTAATGGCTTGAATTTTTAAGTCGTCTTCAGTTAGTCCAGCATTATTTAAACCGTAACTAATTCTTGAATTGTTAGGGAATGAAAACTCTCCGTTAACACCATCAAGTGCCCAATATCCTGATTGGCCTTCATTGTAAATTATTCCATTTCCGGGGATAGTTATACTAGCTACACCAAATTCATATGTAGAAACTAAATTGCTAGGACTGCCGGCAAACGATATTGTTTGAATCTTATAACTAGAAGAATTAGCAAATATAGTAGCACCAGTTGATGTTGTACCATCGGGGAAAGTTATGCGGCCGGCTGTATCAAACCTCCAGTTGGCAGAGTATCCAAAACTAACTTCTTTGATTGAAGTTGATGCAATACCGCTGTTAGGAATAGTAGCTGTCCATACTGGTAACCCATAAAACGGATTATTTTCTTCGCCAACAAATGTTGATGTCAACTGGTAGTTTTGTACAACACCGTTATCAAGCATAAGTCTGACTGTAGTGCCGGTTACTGCTACGCAGGTGGAAGTTGAGGGATCAATGGCGGCTAAAATACTAGCTGTTGGATTTATTATTACGATGTTAGTGAGATCAAGGAATGACAGAGAATCAAAGTTTCTTATGCTCGTGAAGTTAACAAATTCTGGCGCAGTGGCTAAAATGTTAAATCCGTGTTTTGCTCTAATGGTACTACCATCTGTTAGAACTAATGCACCGGCGCCATCGTGCTTAAACAACCAAGTTTTATCAGGATCACCCTGCTGACTGGCTGTTTGAATACTGACCGTGCCACCAAGGCTGGTGACATTTCTAACTACGTCCGCGGTACCTAACCAAGCAGTAGTCTGAACGGTATTGTCTGGGAATACTAACCCACCGTCGCTACCACGGAACTGCCAATTCCGCGGAGTTGCGCCAGCTTGTATTATAACTCCAGGAGTTCCTGTGTTTATTACATAAAGAGGTGTAAACGGTGCATCTTCTTGGTCGGGTATAACAACTCTTGCGAGACTGTTTGCCCCGCCACCATGAAGGCTTAAGCCACCAGTAGCACTGACAAATATCTCGCCACTTTGTTGCAAAGCGATAAACTGTGAATTATCACCTATGTATAATTCAGTAGTTGGGTTGTGTGAATCTAAATGTAGTCGATTACTTTCAGAATATATTTCTAAACGACGGTCCACAGATAGACTCTCTGTAATCAATGAAATAGAAGTTACTGTGGTTCCGAGTCCTGTGTTGATTTGATTAGATGAAATCCTCCATCCGGTAGGTAATGTTAAATCTCCTGGGAGTGATAGATTGCCGTTACTTTCAAATCCCCAACTGGTGTTATTATTAGTGATTAGTATACTTCCAGAGCCATTGGCAGGAACACTTATCTGAGCAGTAGCAGTAGTGGTTTGATCAGCATTAGTAATGATAACACCATTAAGATTGTTTAATGTATCATTTCTAAATTGGATATTGCCGGTACCGACAAACGCGGTTGATTGTAATGTAGCATCTGGAAATGTTATACTACCATCTGTATTAAATGTCCAAGACTTTTCAAAACCTGTACCGTAGGCAGTTCTTACTCTTAATCCTCCACCGACATCAAGAGCAGAATCTCCAATAGGAGCCAATGTTAACACAGACTCTCTGTTTCCACCGTTTTGGTAGGTTTGAAGAGTCATTGTGCTTCCTAGAGGAAGACTTGCTGTTCCACCTACAAATGTAAAGTCTCCTACATTTCCACTGCCGCCACCTGATATATCTAGTGTAATAGCATTGCCTACTGCAGAAGCAGTTACTCCAGTACCAGTAAGTGCGATTGTTGTAATGCCCGATAATGAGATGTCATCGGGAGTAATAAAAGTTAACGGAATAAACGCCGTCGATTGTACACTAGCATCTGGGAATGTTATACTAGAGAAAGTAACATTGCTATTAGTGTTTAATGCTTGATCTGGTTTATTTCCTAAGTCAGTATAACTACCGGTTTTGGCAACCATTGCTAGAGGAACACTACTTTGTAGAGATTCCCATGTGATGCTAGCAGTTGTAATAAATCCAGCACCGTTGGCTAGTTGATTAGTGTTTGATGGTATCTCAGGTCTGTTCGATAATGAATTGTAATTGCCGTCAAACAACTGAGGCTTGTCCGTTAAATCGTTATAGCTACCGCTGAATAAATTAGGTTTGCCACTTAGGTCATTATACACGCCGCTGAATAAATTAGGCTTCCCAGTGATATTGTTCCATGTTAGACTAGCTGTGGTGATAAATCCTGCGCCGTTAGTTAGTTGGCTTGTATTAGAAGGAATAGCAGGTAAGTTGTTTAGTCTTGTATAATCTCCACTGATTGCTGTTTCATGGAACACAGGTTTGTTCTGAAGATCAGTCCATGATGGAGCGAACGATCCTTTTATCGAATCTAAAGTTAGTTTCCAGTTTGTTCCATTATAAACTACAGGAAAAAATATTTCACCTGTTGGGTTTGTTAAAAGTTTTAATTGACTAAATTTAATTGCTGACATATTTTTTCCAAATTAAGAGTTGCTTGTTATTGACCAAGGATTCGGATCATTAAATGGCTGGAATAAAATTCTATTCCCTGCCCCCTGTAGTCCGCCGTATTGTGTATAGCCTGCTCCGCCGTAAAAAGTTTCGTCTAATAACCCCGTTGTGGCATTTTCTTTAACCCATTGCGATACTTGCCACTGTGTGTACCAAGGACGACTTTGTAACAAGCAAGCAACAACTCCAGCAACCTGTGGACATGCCATACTCGTGCCGCCAATCTTTTGTAAGTAGAACGATGTTGTAACAGATGAGGTGCTTGCTGTACTGCGTGGATCTATGACCGCAGGATTGCCTCCCTCTGTTTGATTAATGTAGGCACTAGCAATAGCAAGTCCCGGAGCAAACACATCAACTCTAGGCCCAGTATTTGAATAACTTACTTTATGTTCTGGAGTTGAATAGCTAATTGATCCTACGCAAACGACATTTGATGTTGCGCTAGGAGTTGTACCTCTATGATAATACCAACGATCGCCAAACGAGTCGGTATAGTAGTTATCGTAGTCGATTCCTCCTGGAACATCTACTTTTATTGCTTGATTACCTGCCGCACCAATCATAATAATGCCAGCATCAATACAGCTTTGTATTTCTGCTTCTAAGGAAGGTGATCGATATCCGTGTGTTGACAAGTCGCTATCTGCTAGAGGAGCACTACCATCGGCACTAACTTGACCGTATGCGCTTGCCGGGCCAGTTGTATTGTATGTTGTGCCGCGCCATGTTGTTGTAACCATGTCAGTGTAGGTCAGTTCGTAACCAAAACTCATTGAAACAACAGTCGGGCGTTTATAACCTGTATTAGGATCAATAGGTTTGGCATTATGCCAAGCACGTACTGTTTGGAAGGCCAGCAACGGACTAACGTAGGTTGTAGCATTGTTAGGATCTAAAATATTAAATCCATAGACTTGTGCGCCTTTGGCCCATCCGCAGGTGATACCTGCGGCAATGCCGGCACAGTGACTTCCGTGACCGTCAATATCCCCTTGCCAGCTACCTGAACCGTTATTTGCTATGATACCAAACTGACTCCAGTTAATGTCTACATATCGTGTTCCGCCAGTACCATCTGAACGTTTTGCCATTTCTGGATGGTATTTTAAAACACCACTATCCATAATAACAATGTCTACTCCTGTTCCATCTAGGTTGTAATTGAAAGTAGTTAAATTAGTTGCCGCACCGTAAGGCTCTGCTCTGCTAGAAGATCTAACTAACCCCCAATTTCTGTGAGTGTTTGCTATAGCGGTTGTCTTATTATATTGTGCTGTCATAACAGACAGTGGTTTTAAACTGATCCCAATATCTTCAGGAACACGCTCTACAGCATTTACTCTAGAGTCGTTTTGTAGTTGTTGAGCTTCTTCAGGAGTTAACATATAACAACCATTATACTCGCTATGGCGCATTGGATTGTCTGCCGATACTCTTCTTGAAGGGACAAATTCTGTTCCTCTGTCACTGACTAATTCTGTATGAACCGCAGCCTTAAACTGCGGATCATTTACAACTACGTAATATCTATACTTCATATTACAGACCTCTTACAAATTCTGCTTGGAAATAATTGTATTGCTGGCTTGCCGCAATAGTCATACTTGCGCCAGTTGTTTGTGCGTAAAAGATTTCTAAGTAATCAGTAGTGCCGTTCATTTGAATTAGAGCAGTCACTTGTACAACAACCGAGTTAGCGTTGTTTGGCAAGCGATTACCGTGTTTAAATGCCGAACCGTTTTTGTAAATTGATATTGCTGAATAGCCAGTAGCACTTGTACCGCCTTGCTGTATTGACGCACTAACTCTATAATATCCAGCAACTACAGGTTGGAAGCGGAAATTTGAAACGTTGTCGTATGCGCCATCTGTATCAAATTCTTCTGTGTTGTAAGTAATCTTAACTGGTGTTGCTCCGGAGGCAACTGCCTGGGTGGTCGACCTATAGGCACTAAATGAAGGTCCATTGCCAACCAACGATGTAGTTCCTGACGCAACGTTTACTTCAAAAATACTTCCGCCGACGTACAAGTTCTTACCAATACCTACGCCACCTGTAGTAATAATAGCACCAGTTCCGGTTGAAGTAGCATCAGTGGCATTATTAACTGTTAATGCTCCAGTAATAGTACCGCCGTTAAAGATTGTACTTGTTGATAACTGAACACCGTTGATGAAGATACTTCCACCTACGTTAACATCTCCTTGAATACCTGCTCCGCCTGCTACACGTAACGCACCAGTTGTCGGAGTTGTACTAGCAGTAGCATTATTAACAAACAATGCTCCGGTAATTGTTCCACCGTTAAACACAGTAGATGTTGTAATTGCCGCGCCGTTTAAAGTTAAACTACCAGAAATATTAACAGCACCAGTTACACCCATACCGCCCGCAACAACAAGAGCACCAGAGTTGGAACTTGTTGAAACAGATCCTGTACTTAGAACTTTAATCGGGAATGCTGTTGTATTACCGTTTACAGAAACTTGTTCAAGGCCCGCAGTAACAGAAAGTGTAACAGAGCCAGTACCATTAGCAACCGCACTTGTTCCGTTTACTAACATAGCAAGGCCATCGCCCGGAGTAATAAATCTTACACCAGTGTTCTTGATGTTATAGGCCATTACAGTAGCAGTATTGCTACTTGATGTTACTTCGATTCCTAGGTCGCCAGTTAAAATTGCCTGTGTCATTACACGACGGCCACGATCAAATAAACCAACAGTTTCAGCAATCGAACTTGCGGTACTGTCAGCACCTGCGTTAATAGTACCACCTGCTTGGATACTTCCTGCTAGTCCTAGTCCGCCGTCAAGGATTAAGGCACCTGTACTAGTACCAGTTGTTGATGCTTGACTTGTAATTCTAATTGGGTTAGAAGTAGTGTTTCCTCTTGACGTAATAGATTGTAGAGTCGATGTATTCCAAATTGTAACTGCGCTACCTGCTGTAACTACTTTAGTATCAGTACCTGCTGTGATTGTACTAATTGGAGTACCAAGATACGCCTGTGTAATTACTGGAGAACCTTGTGAGTAAATTGTTCCGCCAACATATAAATCCTGTCCAATACCAGCACCACCAGCAACAATTAATGCGCCGCTGTTTGTAGAGTTAGTAGCATTCTGTGTGGCAAAGAATGTTGCTGTATTAAAGAATGTAACCTGTCCTTTGTTATCCCACTGAGCACGAAGATTACCTATTCCGTCAGCAAGACTAATGTAGCCTGTTTGTGTAGCAATAGCCGTTCCGTTGTATCCACCAATGATAACTTGGTTGCTGGCTGTTGTTAATCCGCTTCCAGCACCGTATCCAATTACAATGTTACTTGTGCCAGTTGTTGCCTGTAGGTTGTTACCACCGATTGCGATGTTATACGAACCAGGACGGTTTGTAATGTTAGCAATATTATAACCAATAAATGTATTGTAACTTTGTACTTGGTTAGCGTTAGCATTGATATTGCTACCTAAAATAGTATTGTACGAACTAGCACCTTGACCAGTATAAGACTGATGGCCTAATACAGAGTTAAATGTTCCGCTTGCCAGTCCAGAACCGGCGGCTTGTCCGATGAATGTATTCTTGCTGCCGTTAGTTAAAGAATTACCAGCATTATACCCGAACGCAGAGTTTTCACTTACGTTTGCTAATTGAAGAGCATTATAACCGACTGCTGTTAGATAAGATGCGCCTGCGTTAGATCCCAACGCACCTGAACCTAAAGCAATGTTGTAAACACCTCCGGCTGTACGAGAACCGCTGATATAAACGCCATCAATAATACTTGGTTCACCTGTAATAATATTCTTACCTACGCCAATTCCGCCCCACACTTGTAAAGCACCAGTTGATGTAGAAGTAGCAGGTGTACTAGTGTTTACATACAATGTTGTATTTGTAATTACTTGGCCTGCCGCACGTAATTGAAGATCATTAGCACTACTAATAATAGTAACTGCTGTGCCTGTTGTAAAAATGTTTGTGGCACTAATTACACCAGCAACGCTTAGGTTACCTGTGATAGTAAAGTTACCGTCGACTCCTAAGTCTAGTGATCCATCTGGTCTTACACTTAGACCGTAACCCGGTTTTACAACTCCTAAGGAAGATGTAGTTGCTGGAGTTAGTTGACCTACGTTAACATCAATTGTTCCGTCTACCGCGGCAGCAATCGAGTTACCAATCTTAACACCACCTAATAAGAATTTAGTTGCTGTTGTTAAAACTTGTGTTGGTACGCTAATAGTACCTTGACTATCAATTTGTAAACCAAAACCAATCTTAACACCACCAACAACTGTTGAAGACGCAGTATTAAGAACAAACTGAGCGGCTGAACTTAATCTTCCATTGCCGTCAATTGATAGTCCATCACCGATAATGATTCCGCCGAGCGTACTTGTTGTTGCGGTTGTAAGAGCTTGAGCCGAAGCAGTTACTACACCGTTTTGGTCAATTGACAATCCTGAGCCAATGATAACACCACCGATACTACTTGTTGTAGCAGGTAATAGAGCAAAAGATAGTGTATTGTTAACTGCGATAGTAACTGTCTTTGTAGCAGGGTTAGTCGAAAGCGTAACGTTATTACCTGCGGCAAAGTTTAATGTATCTGTACCAGAAGTTGCTGATACTAGTCCCTGTCCTGGAACAGAAACTTTACCAAACGCACGACTTGTCTGAGCATCTACGTAGGCTTTGGTTGCCGCATCGTTTGAACCAACTGGTGTTGATAAGTTAACGATACGTTTTCCTGTTACAGAAACGTTTGCGCTTGGTGCTAGTATTAAATCGCCTACTGTAGTAACAATGCTAGTTGCGGTAAGTCTTTCGCCAACAAAGCCTGCGGCTGTTACTACTCCGTCAGTAGTAATACTTCCGCCTTCGATTGTAATGTTTGTACCTGTTACGGTATTAGTATTAAAGTAAACTGCTAATGTTCCTGTGTTTGCTTTTCCTACGTTGCCAGAGCCACCGCCGCTGCCACCGGAGCTGTTGATAATAATTGTGTTAGTTAGATCGTCTGCGTCAATAGTTACGTTATTACCAGCAATAACGTTTAATGCGCCATTGGCAGAGTTAATCTGTACGTTACCTACGTTGATGTTATAGAAGCCAGGGTCTGCGCTTAGAACACCGTTTTGGTCAATATTTAAAAATCCACCAACACGTATACCACCCAACGTTGTTGGGCTAGCTGTAGGAATTGGAAACGTTGTTGGAACGTTAACTAGATCTGCGTAGCTTCCAGAAAACGCCAGCGCACTTAATCCCTGTGTCGCATAGGTTTTAATGTCACCGATGGTAACTTTTTTAGTACCTAGTGTTGTAGTATCAACTACTGGCAATTGGTTAGCATCTCTGATGTTTCCAAGAGTCAGTGTTGGCAGTTGTGAAATCTTAATACCCATATATCTATCCTAAAAAGTTTTTACCATTGTCCTGGAACGTCAACGATTGCGATCCTTGCCCATGTATTTGTAGCAATACATAGATATAGATAAGAACCGTCATAAGATACCATACCTGGATCACCTGGTTCTGTTCCAGAAGTAATAGTACCTCTTGTTGCGCTTACGTCCGTAATCTGTCCGCCTGTTGTTCCTAACACAACGCTAAGAACACCAGCACCATCTATTGTCAAACCATTGCCTACAACAATACCACCGACTGCTGTAGTTGTTGCTGTAGTTAATGCGGCTGCGGTTGTTTGAGTTGATCCGTCCGCAAATGTAATTCCGCCCACACCGTTAACACGCAACGTACCAGCAACTGTTAAGTTACCATTCTTTGTTAACAGCATCTTACTTGACCAACCAGTGGTTGCAATTGGGCTATTGTAGATACCAGCATCAAATAATGTAGTACCTACGTTACTATCACCTACAATACGTAAGCTGAAGTTTGTTGAATCTGTTGCTAGACCTGCATTTAAAAATTGGTTAGTTCTTAACAACAAGTTGTTATTACCGCCCATATGTAACAATGTTGTATAGAATCTTACTACGTTACTGGTCGGACGAAGAACTAGATCAGTATCTAATTCAATAGTTCTAATTTCGTTGCCTTGGAAAGTAATGTTTCCAGAACTACCAACAACAGCACTTAATGTACCGTCTGGAGTAATTAATAAACCATCTCCAACTTTAATAACTCCAAGTGTAGATGTTGTGGCAGGTAATGTACTTCCAAGTAGTGCTTCAGATACACTAACTGTTCCGTCTACCGCACCTACTAGACCTGTACCTAACTTAACTGTGCCCAGTGCTAGGTTAGTTGCTGTACTTGTTGCGCTGAACGCAGAACGATCGATATTTCCGTTGATGTCTGTAAAAGAAAGTACAACGTCGCCTGTACGGCCTGCAACAGATAAAACTTCTGTTGTAGTACCGTCAATCTTTAGCCAAGCAGTACCATTATAAAGAATTAAGTCACCAACGTTCCAAATACCAATCCCGTCAATGCTAGTAGTACCTGCTACACTGACTTTATAGTAGTAACCTTTAGTACCAACTCCGCTTTGTATCTGTGGATTGTTTGAACTTGCGTTCCATGTTCCTTGGAAGTTCAATCCTCCAAGAACTGCCTCGTTCATTTGACTTAACGGAACCTTACCTGTACCGTCTAATTCTGCTACGCCGTTTAGGGCGCCTTTTAGGTTTGCGTTAAGAGGAGTAAATCCTAGGGCAAAACTAATGTCTGTTGATTGTAATGTAATATTACCTGTTCTAAATGGTTGACTTACATTAGGACGGAATGCTGTAACGCCGTCATTTGAAAGCACACCAAATTGATCAATTGCTAGGCCATTACCTACACGCACACCGCCTAATTGGTTTGCTGTAGCAATAGGTAGCACATAAGCAGTAGCCGCAGAAATTGTACCGTCTGCGGTAATAGAAATTCCCGATCCCGGTTTAACACCGCCTAAACGATCAGTTGTTGCTGTAGTTAAACTAGAAATAATTACGTTTGTTGCTGTGTTGTACAGATATGAAATACCGTAGTGTGTTCCTTGAGTTAAAATTTCCGAAACTGTATCTTTGACAGCATTTGTGTCGAAACCTGTAGTAACACCTAAAAGCTCAAAGTTTTTGTTTACTTTGTGAAATGCTAGGCGTAGACTATCACCGTCGCCCTTATTAGCAGATGTTCCTGTGTTAATAAAAAGAATTGTCGCTGTTGTCATTTATTTTAATCCTGCTAATTTTTTAAGCATTGCCATTTGTTCTTCTTCTAAACTGTGTCCACCTTCCATAATTGCTCGTTCCATTTCGGTATATTCTTGTGTACTTTCTACTACACTACCCGTTTGGATGGGTAAATCTAGCACAATAGCACGTAAAAAGCTCAAACTGCGGTCGATTACTGGCTCTGGAAAGGGCTCAGAACGTGCTTCTTTTATAGCTTTTGGATCGGCGGTATATTCTTGTAATAGTGATTTTTGGCGGCTCATACTGCGTATTTATTGCCTAGAGCTCTTGATTAAACCATTGTGATCTGTTATACTAAAAGCTGTTTTAACCCCCACTAAATATGTGATTATGTCAGACGTTTTAGTTTTAAACACAGACGGAAGCCCAGTTTCAATGCTTCCGTTGAGTGTAATTACATGGCAGGAAGCTATTCGATACATGGTTTTGGACAAAGCTATTGTATTGGAATGGCACGACGACTGGGTCGTTAGATCAGCTCGCTGGTCTACTCCTGTACCGGCTGTTATTATGGTAAAAGAATACATGAAGCCGAAAACAGGCGTTCGCTACTCTAAGCAGAACGTATTTCTTCGCGACGGATTTAAATGCCAGTACTGCGGTACCGAAGTCAATAAAAAGACTGCTACCCTAGACCACGTGGTTCCAACATCGCACGGTGGTAAGTCTACCTTTGAAAACGCAACGACTGCCTGTTCTCCATGTAACGCAAACAAGGGTAACAACAAGAAAATCGTGCCTAAGAAGAAGCCTTATAAGCCTACTTATTGGGAACTTATTGAACAACGTAAGAAGTTGCCATTTCACATGGCGCACCCAAGTTGGGCTACATATCTAGGCCAGAACGGATCCAACTAATTACTGGACGTTTAGGAGCCCAGTTGAGCAATTCCATTGTTCGCTGGGCTTTCGCTTGAGTGCTGTGAGCATAGCCCTCTTGAGCAGGACCACGAATAATTTCGTTCCCGTACCAGTCCGCAATATCCTGTAGTTTGTGGGCTTTGCCTGTGCCTACATCTAGCGTTTCTTTGTCTAATTTGGCAAGATAAGCAGAGTAAAGAGCATCTGCTACATCCTCTACATGAATAAAATCTCTACTTTGTGTGCCATCGCCGTAGAGTGTTATAGGTTCTCCGGCTAGGCTTTGCTTGAGCCACTTATCTAAAACCAAGGGTCCGTTATTGCCAAAGGTAGTAAACAAGCGACAAATTGTGTAACTTAGTCCTTTTTCGCCGTAGATACGAATAATGTCCTCTCCGGCTTTTTTAGTCCAAGCATAGGGATTCAGAGGACCTGTTCCGTTCCCGTAAACAGAGCTAGAACTAGCAAATATTAAATGACAGCCTTGTTCGGCGCATATTCGAGCAACATATTCTGTTAGCTCAATGTTATCACGAATATAAGCAGTAGTATCTACCCAGCTAGGAGGAATTCGAGGACGAGCCGCAAGATGTATAACTACATCCGCTGTACTAGCACATTCCTCAAAAAGATCCTTGCCCTCGGCACTCAGGAGATCTGGACCTGATTTGCGATCAAGCCCAACAAAAGATCTATTGTGCTTATTGAATAGCTGGGATAGGTTGGTTCCTATATAACCGTCAGAACCTGTAATGATAGGGATCATTGTCTATAAACTATTCGTCCCTTAGACAAATCATATGGACTCATTTCAATTTTGACATTATCACCTAGTAGAATTTGAATTCTGTTTTGACGCATCTTACCAGAGATATGTCCTAGAACATATTGTCCGCTTTCGAGCTTAACGCGAAACATTGCGTTGGGTAGTACTTCTTCAACAGTACCGAACATTACGATACAATCGTCTTTTGCCACTTTGAGTTACATCTCCTTATAGAACAATGGGCCCTGTCATCGACAGGTTAATGTTAAACACGCATCTCCACTCCGAATTGATAGGATTTGAACTAGCGTGAAAATACTTACCCGGAAAGCATACAGCTCTGCCTTTCTTAGGCGAAACTCTTGCCTGTTCGGTAAGTTTATCAAACGAAGAACCGTAAGTTTCATTGAAAATTACTGTATCCCCATCCGAATCGTTAACATAGTAAACAACTACCCAATGTTCTTCTTCATTATCCACATGGGCAGGATTATACGCCAGTGGATAGAAACGTCTGTTGTTAGTCAGCATATTTGCTTTAACACGCAAGACATTTCGGCTTTGTAGATCAAACGACTTTTGTATCTCTTGAATTAACGGCCTAAAATTTTGATAGAAAGGCTCGTTGTAACCCATTTGAGTCTGTAGAAACAAATGATAAAACTGATAAGAATCTACAGTTTGATTGTCCAGAAAAGTCTGGCCACGATTTTCATCGTCTTCATAGACATTACTAGGTGCGAAATGCCAATTGAAGCGATGGTGCTGAACCATGTCCAGCACCTTATCCTGTATTTCTACAGGTACTACATTATCAAGAACTCTTACTTCCGTCAAGATTCTTTCCCTTTAATGCGTTCATTACCATATCCTTCGAACGCTTATTCAAGTCGGCCTCTTCGGCTTCCTTTAGTTTCCAGCCCATTACATTCATATACTCAATAAGGGCTTCCTTGCCTTCATCAGTCCAATAACTGTAACCCGATCCTACCGAACTGTGATAGTAGTATCTTCGGTCACGCATCAACTCATTGATGCCCCCAAATAGTAAGTCTTTAACTGCTGATTTTTCCATCTTAAATTTTTTCACCTGCTTTGAAACCTCGGAATCGGAGAAAACGAGGAAAACGTAGCGACCACACATCCTCGCTATCTTGGCTCCGAGTCGCCGCATCAGCGCGGATCTCCACGACTTGACCAACCAAAGATCCTTGATCGGACCAGAATTCAGAACGTTGGTCGTCAGTAAAGCCCGATCCAACATTGACAGAGATAGTTTTTCCGTCATCTACACCCTCACAGATTAATGCGCCAAGTCGGCCTTCGTTTTTACCAGTACCCTCTTCAATGCCAACTACAGTTAGCGACACTTCGATAAAGGGTTTAATTTTGAGCCAGCTAGTGCTTCGCTTACATTCATATGCCGCATCTGGCACCTTGATCATAATGCCTTCGAAGCCGTCTTCGATTGCTTGTTTGTTAAATTCTTTGAATTGAAGTTCTCCCACATAGCTGTCGAGGTCGACTTCAATTTGCGGAATAACATCGATGCTACCGCACTTGTCAAAGATGGGTTTGAGGGTTTTGAGTAGATTGCTACGGCGCTTTTGGCCCATGATGCTCTTGCCTTTCTTAAACTCGCTAAGAGGCAAAATGTCAAACAGCATCAGCCGAGCGTCTTGTGCTTTTACATCGTCTTTGCGATGTACCTGCTTCATCAAGTCTTGGAAGCTATGACTAACGACTTCTCCGTCAAGAACATATGATCGACCAATATCATCGATGTTAGCAAGAAGGCTATCTGTAATGTGGCTAAAGTTTTCCAATACTTTGCCATTTCGTGTGTACTGAACCACGGTTCGAGATTCATAGTCGACGATTGTGAGGCATCGTACACCGTCCAACTTTGGTTCGAGGAGTCGTAGACCGTTAATTTTCTTCTCATGATTGGCTCCGTCGTGTGCCAGCATACATTCAAACACTGGTACAGCGTTTTTCTTAACTTTATTTACAGTTTTTTCGCTAACGCCGCAACGGAGGTCTTTAATAAGAATTCGACGGTACCAATCATTCCATTGAGCTTTAGTGCTTGCGCCAAGGGCTAGTTCAATAGCAGAACGAGCATCGTCGCCAGTTAGCTGACGAGTGCTAAGAAGATGACAAAGTTCTTTAAATGCGTCCCAAGGAAGTCCTTGCCCGTCTGGACCACCGTGTGTAGGGACTTTCTTAACACCAAAAGTAATGTATGGACTTAGGGCAAGTTCAAAGCCCTCAAACAATTCAGCATTATCTTTTTCACGTTCAATGATTGCTTCTTTAGCAAGGCGACTATTGTCTGCTTCAAGCTCTTGAATAATCTGATACATTTGGATCCTTTTTCAGTGTCTATATGTATATTATAGCAAAGATTTACCAGTCTGTCAAGACTTGAATTGAAAGTTCATTGTCCAAACCGTTAATTAAACGAACTTTTCCTTTTATTTTGGACGCATAAGTCATAGTCCAAGTTGAACGAATATTGCCTTTGTCGGTCATCCAATGTACAAATATTTTGGATTTTCCATTTGGAATAAGAATGGCTCCCTCCTCTCCAAAATCGTGTTCAGTTTGGGCACGGGCTCCTAACTTAATTGTGTCAATGTGTAGTTGTTTATATAAGCTCATACTAGAGGTATCCAGTGATTCTCCCAGTCTTCATTAAAAATATGTTGACCTGGCACAATATCAAACGCAATAGTAATTCGAGGACGTTCCGCAATCTTCCACGGAATATTTCTGTGGCTATCTCCTGCGCTAGGGCTCATAATTAAGAGACCGTCTTGTCCTACTACATCGATTAGTTCGTACTCATCGTTGTATTCAAGGATTTCTCGACCGTTGTAAGTTCCGTAAGGAATTGACTTGCTACGCTGAAAGTGTGGTGGCTGTAATGCGTAAGTTGTTTTACTCACGTCGACATCAACACAGAAAAATCCATGCCAAGCAAGATACTTTTCTGTCCAATGATAGTGCCAGCCAATACTTTTGCTCTGGTCATAGACATTTAACCAACTTTGTAGATAATATTTTTGATCATCGGGTTTGACCATGTTCCAAGTCTTAACTATCTCAGAGTACAATGTATGTAGAGAAAAAGAACTAAACATAAAAATGTTGTACTTGCCAAATAAGTTTGTTGTCTTATTCTCATAGTAATTCATTCCGTCTTGGTCTCCGTAACGTTCCTTGACCATTTTTTGAACTCCTAGACATTCGTGTCTTAGAGCATCCATGTTCAAGTCGAGCTTACGAATTTTAAACCAACCATCCATCCATTCGGTACGTTGTTCTGTTTGGGGTAGAGAATCTTTTACAGTTGTCGGCGATCTATATTCAATCATAATATTATTTTTCCTTGAGACTTTAAGTTGGCATCAATTTCTGCTACTGCTTGCCGATTTTTTACAGGATCTGTGAAGTAATTATATCCAAACTTTTTATCGATTAAATGAAGATGATATCCACTAAAGATCCACGGGTCAGCATAATGTGGTAACCCTGCTTCGCCCTTGACAAAACAGTCAATTAACGCTTTTCTAAAAAACGGACTTCTAAAAAGTCGCTGTCTTGCGTTTTCTTTGGCATATTTCCAAAATGGTGTATCGTAAGTACTTCCGCCGTGATAAAAGAAACAAATAAGATCTGCCAACTGATTTCCGAAATCTCTAAATTTTTGATTTAGTTCATCTTCGTTGTGTCTTTTCTTAAACAAATCAATTAGAAGATAGTTTGTATAGATATAGTAGAATATTCCACTGGCGCTAATTGGTTCAAAGAAGTTAGCCCTGTTGCCGTTCTTTAAGACTCTACCTTCTAGAACTTTTTTAGCAAAGTAACTCTTAAATTGATAGTGTACCGGAGCATTCTTACGGCCAATATCGTCTGTGCCAAAATATTTTTTCATATCTTCAATGGCTTCTTCTTTAGAAGTAATTTTATCATTAAAGAGATAACCGTGAGTATGACGAGATGTTAGTGGTACTCCGAACATCCAGCCATTTGCTGTTGCTAGATGTTCTGTATATTGAAAGTTTCCTGGCTCGTTTACTGTATGAATAATTCCGCTATTAATCGAAATGCCGTCTACAATTTCGTATTCGCTCCAGTTGGTTGGTGTTCCTCGTGTATCAATTACCCAATCAAACCTATGGGTCTGTCCGTCAACTACAACGTCGGCATACGTTCCATGGTTCACTAAATTAGAAACGTTTCCCTCTATCATTTCAAATTTATCAGGCCAATGTTTTTTAACTCGACTGATTACAAATTCTTTTAATTTAAAGTTGTTGAAATGTATTCCGATGCCACCATCGAGCAAAGGGTTGAACCAATCTCGGTCACGCCACTTCATAAACTTATTACCGAATTTGATTGTACTTTCCATTGCTGGAAGATCTTCAGTGAAACTAAAGTGACATGCTTGCTCAAGAACAGATACCATATTAGCATTTGTACTTTCGCCTATTTGAAACATAGGAATTGATGGATCGTGTATGCTGACTACTTTACAACCTTTAGGAACATGAGCACAAAGTTGGGCAATTGAAATAGAACCTGCTGAACCTACACCTAGTATAGCTATCTTCATTAATATCCTTAAACGGAAAAACTAGAGCCACAGCCACAAGTTGATTGGGCGTTGGGATTTTTAATAGTAAATTGGCTACCGTAGATTTCATCTTTGTAATCTATAGTAGCACCTACAAGGTACTGGTAGCTCATCGAGTCAACTAAAATCTTAACTTTGCCTTCAATAACAAAGTCGTCTTCGTTTTGTTCTTCGTCTAGGGTAAAACCATATTGGAAGCCCGAACAGCCGCCGCCCTGAACAAATACCCTAAGAGCAATATTAGGATTGTTTTCTTCGGCAAGTACGTCAATTATCTTGTCATAAGCCGCATCAGTTACTGTTATTGCTTCCATGTTTTTCCTTGTAGTCCGCTACTGCGGCTTTGATAGCATCTTCTGCTAGAATTGAACAGTGAATCTTTACCGGGGGAAGGGCTAATTCTTCGGCAATTTGGCTGTTTTTGATTGCTCCGGCTTCGTCAAGAGTTTTTCCTTTGACCCACTCTGTGACAAGGCTCGAACTTGCGATAGCCGATCCACAGCCATACGTTTTAAATTTCGCATCTGTAATAATACCTGTAGCATCGTCCACCTTTATTTGTAATTTCATAACATCGCCGCAAGCAGGTGCACCAACCATACCAGTACCAACGGAAGTATCAGACTTATCAAAACTACCCACATTTCTGGGGTTTTCATAATGATCAATTACCTTTTCGCTGTATGCCATATCAGACTCCTTTTAAGCCGTTGCTTTACTCGCTAAATATGCGTATAATATTTATTTTAACACTTTATGGTCAACTTAACAACTGAAGCCTACAATAAATTCTTGTTAAACCTACAAAAGAGAGGGAAAGGAATGGGCATTCGGATAGGCGTTAAAACTACTGGCTGTTCAGGGCTAGCTTATGTGTTAGAATATGTAGACGAGCCCGACAGTTCCGATTTAGTGTTTGAAAAAACCGGATTCAGCATTTTTGTTGATCCCAAAAGCCATGTTTATGTAGATGGCCTAACTGTTGATTATGTAAGGAACGGGCTAAACGAAGGATTTGAATTTAAGAACCCTAATGAAAGAGATCGTTGCGGATGCGGCGAGTCGTTTAGGGTATAACGGAGCAACTGATGGCAAAAGTAACGGACGAAGCGTTCAATTTAGTACAGAACAAAATAGCATCAATTATCGGATCACCTAGCGGCACGGTGTTCGACCTCGGATACAACCTAGCTGTTGCTAGTTTGCCTGCCGTCCAAGGCGCCAAAGTTGTTGGACAAGACCTTAACCTAGTAATTCAAGACGTTAACCTAGCAATTGAACATCAAACAGGATTGTCTACTGGACTAGCTATCTACAACAGAAGTCAGTTAATCGAAACAGACGACTTAACAGAAGTATCAGCAAAAGTTGACATTGCCTATGCTAGCAGAACTACTGCCGGTGTTGGAAAATTACAAATTACAACATCAGATAATTATGTTAACGGTTCCACATGGAAGACCGAGCACAAATATAAAGTAAGATTCGATTGGGGATCAAACGCAGAGTTTCGTGGGTGGGCTAACTTAGGCGGATTTATTACCATTGGCGGATCAATGACAGGAGGTAGTGGTTCAAGTCAAACTTCTTCCTGGACTAATATCTTCCAGGCTATTGGAATTTTAGTATTCAGTGGTAACTCTGCCATTCAACAAAATCAATCACGTAACGGTAGTTTTCCAAACGGCGGGCTATATAATTTGTTACAGAATGGACAAACTGGTGTAAACGCTGGTATTGCTTTTAGAATACTTGCCAGTGACGCAAACTACACTTCTAATAGCTTTACCATTTATATTAGACCATATGGCGGTAATAATGTTCTTACTGCAACAGGTTTTGAGATCGAATATGTATTACTAGACCCACACGTAGCAACAGGGCAAGGTCCAGACCTAGTCGACGGCACATTAGGTTTTTCTGTTAACACATATTACTCGTATAATAAAACACCAACAGCTACACAGCTAGGATCTACATTAGGATAAAATTATGGCAATCATTCAAAACGAAGACTGGAACCCAGTTATTCTTAAAATGCGTAGTGTGTTAAGCACACCAGATGGTACTACTAACGATCTTGGCTATAACACAACTTACTCTGCGGCAACGGTAGCCGATAATGAAAAAATTACCGGTGTTCAATGGAACAATCTAAGAGCCGACGTTAACAAAGCATACCTATTACAAACAGGTGCTAACTCAGACCTTACAACAAGAGCCGATACGGCGATTATTACTTCAACTGATTTGTCAACAATCTCTGCTCGTGTTGATACTGCTTACTCTAATAGGGGTGCTATCAGTACAGGTCAGCTAGCTTATGTTGCTGGCCCGTCATATGGGTATGGCGGAGCATGGAACGGAGTATTAACTCCATTAGGATCTGTGTCAGTTACTTGGGCAGACAATGCCGCATACAGGGGTTTCTGGAATGGCGGTGGCAGACTACAATTTACAGGAAGTCGATCAGGGGGCGACGGCACTAGCCAAAACGCAACATGGTCAAACTTGCTAGCAAACATGGGAACTATTGTTCTGACTCGTACGGGGATGTTCCAATCGGGCGCAGCCTGGGGCGGAACATTCTACAACAGCTGGGGATCAGGTGGTGTTTATGGAACATCAAACACAGGCGCTAACGAAGCATTTAGAATTTATAGTCCAGAAAGTCCTTATACAGCAAACTATGTACAAATATATCTGTGGCATAATAACACAGACGTTAAACAAAGAACTGCTATTACTATGACCGTGTATTATGTCGATGATCACCCGGGCATCGCAGGCGGTCCGGACTATGTTAATGGTAACATATATCATAACGTAGCAATCTACTATCCTTATTCACAGACAAAACCAAACAACTACTAAGAGGCACACATGGATGATCGGCTTAAACAAGCAATCGAACACGCAAACTATAGACAGACACTAGGAATAGAAAGACAACGCTTAAAAGACAAAGCACTTGCTGAACTTGTTATCGCACACAACGGAGGCATTTTCACTGTAGGCAGAGAACTGATTGGTTTTATCAGTTCAATTAAAGATTATGAATCTGCCGTTATCTTAGACGACAACGAATATCCTGTAGAAATTGAAAACCTACAGGATTTCTTCAACAAGATTGTAGGTGTGTATTTTGAAGTAACAAACAGATACATGACAGACTACAGTCAAATCAAACAAAAACGAACCGCAGCCAAACTGGTGGACCTATGACAACAGGGTGCGTCATTTTCGCCTTTGATGGCGACATAGCATACGGCCCTCAAGCTGTTTTAGCCGCAGGCCTTGTTAAGAAACATCTTAACATTCCTGTCACGCTTGTTACAGACAGCAAGACCTTGGACGCAACAGATGTGGGCGTATTTGATGGACTGATTGTTACTACTGTGGAAACAGACAATACTAGAACACTTGCCGGTAAGACCATTTCGTTTAAGAACACCAACAGAAGTTCGGCATACGAACTAAGCCCTTATGACAGAACACTAGTGATTGACAGCGATTTCTTAGTTCAAAGCAGTTGCTTGAAGCCTTACTTAGAAGCAGATAGAGACTTTATGATTTGCGAAGGTATGAACGACATGCTGGGCAATTCACTAGGCGCACTAATGCTAGACCCTGCTAGTATTCCTATGCTCTGGGCTACAAACATTATTTTTAACAAGACACCTGAAGTTAAAGCCCTGTTTGAACTTGTTGACCATGTTAGAGAAAACTGGAGTTACTACGGCGCACTCTATAAGTTCGATACAAGAAGATTTAGAAACGATTACGCATTTAGTGTTGCTTGTCATACTATGGGCGGGTTTGGTCTTGATAAGTTTTATACTGCCTTACCAAGTCCTATAATCTTTACAGACAAAGATGAGATTCTACAGGTTAAAGATCAAACACTGACAGTCCTAATGTGTGGAGAAACGCTTGTTAAAACGCAAGGGCAAGACATACACTACATGAATAAATTCGACTTGCTAGATAAGTTACCAAAGCTCATGGAGTTAGTCAAATGATTTCAAAAGAGTTTAACCTAGGCTACTTTATGATAGCCAACAACACGCAGACTACAGACTATCTTAGATTAGCCTATGCTACTGCGCTAACAATTAAACTAACACAACCGCAGGGATTTAATTCTGTAAGCATCGCAACAACTACTCCAAAGGTTGTTCAAAACTTAAAACTAAAATGGGTATTTGATACCGTCATTAATTACGATGGCCCTAAAGGAATGAATGCCAGAAGCAGAGCCTATGAGCACACGCCTTATAAAGAAACTATATTCTTAGATAGCGACCTGCTGTTCCTAAGCGATGTTAGTCATTGGCTTCCGTTTGTTAGAAAACACGACTTGTATGTTGCTACCCGCCCTATGACGTTCAGAGGAGAAACAATGACAGATCGTTATTACAGATATGTCGTTGATCAAAACAAATTGCCAGACTTCTACAGTGGCTGGTTATACTTCAAACAAAGTAGAGAAACTACAAAGTTTTTTCGTGTACTAGAAGCACTAACTGATTATCCAGAGCTGTGGAAAGAACAATTAGAGGATTACAAGTTTGACAGCATCCCAACAGACGAAGCCTGTGCGCTAACTGCTAAGATGTTAGATATGGTAGAAGATATGAGTAATCCTGCTGTACCATTTCCTCGCTTTACACACATGAAGGGCAGAAGTCAAGGGCTTGGCGCAACAGACTACGAATGGACAGAACGTATTCCGTTTTACTATGACGGGGACCTAAATATAAAGATTGGGCCATACGCTCAGTCCGATATCCTACATTACACAAAGAAGGATCTTATTACAGATAACTTCATCAACACATTAGAGTCATTAGTATGGAACAAGTACAAAGACGTTATGTAAAGTTTGAATCCGATACGCTAGTTATCAAGGGCATCGGGTTTGAATTTGAAGAGGCAGAAGGATATACAGTCTTACCAGTAGACGATTTCAGTCTATTGGAACCGTTCTTTACCTTAAAGAAAATACCTAGCGAATACTATCCGTTAATAGTTGATAGTAACATTGTAGGATTTAGACGAAAAGAAATTTTTGAGAGTCAGATCGTCTTGAACACAGAAGACGAAGTTGTTAGAGCATTACGTAGTTTTGAAAATTTCATTGCCAGCGCAAGAATTATTACCGAAGCAACTGATAAAGGTTTAACCTTAATTTACGATCCTAATTACTTTGATACAATTACCAATCAAGAGAACATCGACCGATTGACTTTAGTTAAAGATAAAGTGTACAATCTATATGTAACTCGCAAAGGTAATCCATTCGCTATATACGATAGCTTTGAGATTACTCTTGAACCTTTTATTACAAAAGGAACTATGTCGTTACCTTATCAAGGTCCTAAGGATATTTCTGTTTATGTCGTTGCTAAAAATTAATGAATTAGACTGTGTGTTTATCTCGTACGATGAACCTAACGCAGAAATGAACTATGCTAAACTGTTACAGGATGCGCCGTGGGTCGAACGTGTTCACGGTGTTAAGGGCAGTGATGCTTGCCACAAGGCGGCTGCTAACCTAAGCAATACAGAATGGTTTGTTACCGTTGATGCTGACAACATTGTTAATCCTAAGTTTTGGGATTTACAATTAGACTTAGACCAATATCCAAACGCACAGGCGTTCAATTGGCCAGGACGTAACTGTATTAACGGACTACGCTACGGAAACGGCAGTCTTAAAGTTTGGCGCAAGGACTTTGTGCTTAACATGAAAACACACGAAGCCGCAGAAGAAGACAAAGGCCAAGTAGACTTCTGTTGGGAAGCAGGGTACTATCCACTCACAGTTTCATACAGCGATACTATTATAAACACAACACCGCTTCAAGCATGGCGAGCAGGGTTTCGCGAAGGTGTTAAGATGTGTTTAGACAAAGGCGTTAGAGTAGAACAGGGCAAACCTGCCAAAGAAGTTATTTGGTGGGAGAACCTACATAGATTAAAGCAATGGCTTACCCTTGGCGCACACGTAGAAAACGGTCTATGGGCTATTGCCGGAGCATGGCAAGGTGTTTATCTAACAATGTGTACAGACTGGGATGTTACTAACGTCCGCGACTTCGAAACACTAACTACCATGTTTAAAGCAATTGAACGATTTGGCGCAGACGATTTGATTAAAAAGTTTAAAGCACAGTCGATAAACTTTATCGATGTTCCTGTTCTTGACGCTGATGTTAGTGGGTACGTAGTTCATACGTTTGACGAATTTTATAGGTTAAATCGTGTCTGACGTAGATCGCATTAAAAAGATTATTCCTATAATGAATGAAATTAGCCCTACATTTTGTATGGCTAAGTGGCATCACACAACTATCTACTTACAAACAGGGCAGACACATAGTTGCTATCATCCAAGACCGCATGTAGTTCCTTTGTTGGAATTAGCTATTAATCCTAGCGCATTACACAACACAAATCAAAAGCGTGATGAGCGTTACGCTATGCTACAGGGAGAAAAGCCAAGTGGTTGCCAATATTGCTGGAACATCGAAGCAATGGGTCCAGACTACATTAGCGATAGATACGAAAGAAATGCTAGTATCTATACACCCGAGCGTTTTGCAGAAATTAAAAACGCACCAATGGCTAACGTAAATCCAGAATACATTGAAATAAGTTTTGGAAACGAGTGCAACTTCAAATGCGGTTACTGCCATCCAAAGCATAGTTCTGCCTACTACAAAGAGATTAGAGATCACGGCCCTTATAGTATGGTTAAGAATCATAGAAACGATGTCGATTGGTTCCAAGTCTATGAAGAAGATAATAACCCGTATGTTAACGCATGGTGGCAATGGTGGCCCGAAGTTAGTAAGACACTAAACATCTTACGCATCACAGGCGGCGAACCTTTGCTACAAAAAAGCACGTGGCGTTTGTTTGACGAGTTAGACAACAATCCTAAACCTAATTTAGAACTTAATTTAAACAGTAACTTAGGTGTAAAGCCTATCCTAGTAGAACGATTAACAGAACGTGTTAACAAGTTGCTCAAAGAAGGTAAGATTAAAAAGTTTAAACTGTTTACTAGTATCGACACGTGGGGTAAGCCTGCGGAGTATGCTCGCACAGGACTAGACTTAACAGTTTGGGAAAAGAACTTAGATATATACCTTACCAAGACAAACTTGCCCATTACCTTTATGATCACATTTAACATTCTAGCAGTTACTAGCTTTACTAGCTTGTTAGAAAAGATCCTAGAATGGCGTAAGAAGTATAACAAGATATTCCAAACACAGTATCAGCGTATTCGATTTGACACACCCTATCTCAAAGAACCTTTACAGTACGACATGAACATACTACCAAAAGAGGAGTTTATGCCTTACATGTACAGCCATTTAGAATTCATTAAGAATCATATGAAGGGACTGACTAGAGGAAAGTTTAGCGAATTAGAGTACGAAAAGTTTAGACGTGTAGTAGACTATATGGAAACTACCCACTATCCAGAGGACAAGTTAACAGAGGGACGTAAAGACTTCTACGAATGGTTTAAAGAACATGACCGCAGACGTGGTACAAACTTTACTACAACTTTCCCACACCTAGCGGAGTTTTATCGTGCGTGTAGCGTTTGAAAATATATCTGCTAGAGAAAACTTTATTGCTTGTACAGACAGGGCAGGATCTGGTATCAAACGATTTACCACACCTCCTATGCTAGATAGAATGATTAATCACTTTAATCAAGACAATCACATAAGCATTATCACAGGAAGCGCAGATCATTACATTATTGGCACAGGTGTTAACCATCATCCGCACGACTGGGCTAGAGACAGTATTCTAAACCATTTGCCTAAGCAGAACTTGCTAGACCTACAGGAAGGGCGGGCAATGTTGTGTATCGATCAATCACTTGAAGGTTATCAGACACCTCAGTTATGGGATTGGTTTCATCAAGAGTTAGCTAACCATAGTGTTACCCCGCAGGCAGTTATATACATAACAGGCAACGCACAGGCACCGGAGCAGTATTCGATATATGTTAGCACACACAATGTAAAGCCTATGAAGGTTATTACATTTGAGCACTTTGAACCAGACCTTATGTGGTATGCTCGTTCTAGACCAATGCCCGTTGTGTCTGCTAATACAAAGACTAAACTATATGATTGCTTAAACAAGAGGCCACGTTCACATAGAAGCTGGTTCTTCTTAAAGTTATTAGAAGCGGGCTTACTTGATGACGGTATTGTTAGTATGAACGACTACGGTCATCATATACATCCATTAACTAATGATTGGCCAAGTCAAAGTTTGCTAGAACAAGGACGCAAGTATTTGCCTATGTTAATTGATGGCAAGCCGAACAATGTAGAACCAGATCCTGTGTACATTGGAAGAGTGTTACCAAATCTGTACGCACAGTCATGGGTTAGCATTGTAACAGAGCCGCAGTTTGCTGACTACGAGTTATCTACATTTTGTAGTGAAAAGATTTTTAAACCTATTGCTTGTCTACAGCCGTTTATTGTTGTGGGTGGCCGGGGAAGTTTGAAGAGGTTGCGAGATTTAGGATATAAAACGTTTGACGGATTTATAGACGAAAGCTACGACACATTGCCTACAGAGCAAAGACTAGATGCTATTATCAATAGTCTACAAAAACTAAAAGCCATAGAAGACAAAGCAAGCTGGTTAGAATCAATCAAACCAATTTTAAAACACAACTATGAAAATCTAACAACGATTAAAAAGCACAAAGCAATGATTGAGTTAGAAGAACACTATAAGGCCTACTTTAATGTATGATATGATCTTTATCAGCTATGGAGAACCAAATGCTGAAGAAAACTACAAAAAGCTAAAGAGTCGCTTTCCTTTATTAAAGCGGGTTAAGGATGTAGAAGGTATTCATAACGCACACCTTGCCGCCGCAAAGAAATCGTTTACAGAAATGTTTTGGGTAATCGACGGCGACGCTGATGTATTAGACAGCTTTGACTTTAGCTATCAGGCACCCGAATGGGACTACGATGCTGTTCATGTATGGCGCAGTCGTAATCCTGTTAACGGACTAGAATATGGATACGGCGGTGTTAAACTTTTACCAAAAAAGCAAACACTGGAGATGGATACTAGCAAGCCCGACATGACAACTAGCATCGGTACTAGGTTTAATGCTATGCCCGAAGTTAGTAACAACACAGCATTTAACACAGACGCATTTAGCGCATGGCGTAGCGGGTTTAGAGAATGTTGTAAGCTAGCCAGCAAAACAATTAACAATCAAGTAGACACGGAAACTTCTATACGTCTTAAGGTATGGTGCTCTGTAGGAGAGGACAAACCATTTGGACACGACGCTATTCGTGGCGCACTAGCAGGAAGGTCCTACGGAGAGTACAATCAAGATAACCCAGAAGCCCTGTTGTTGATTAATAATTATAATTGGTTAAGAGAACAATATGAAAAGAATACTTGATTGGTTGCTAACACCGTATAGATGGTATAAACGCAGACAGCAAATAAAGAAACTGCGTAAAATGGATCCTTACATTTACAAATGATTACTTGGGGAATATCAGCTAACAGTCACAATGCCGCAGTTGCGGTATTTGATAACGATCGGCTAGTATTTGCCACAGAAACAGAGCGGTGGTCTGGAATTAAAAACGATCCAGATTTGGACTCTGACTTAACTTACTACCTACATAACAGAGGACTCACGCCAGACAAAGTTGTTTGGTACGAACGTCCGTTCCTTAAAACTATGCGTCAACTAGAAGCAGGTCAAGGATGGATGTGGGGAGAAAACAATGTAAAGAAATATGTATCAAAACGCATATTTCCTACAGCAATAGAATATGTAGCACATCATTATAGCCATGCGGCAGCAGGCTACTACACTAGCAAGTTTGATGAAGCCTGCGTTCTAGTTATCGATGCCATCGGAGAATATGATACGCTGTCTATTTGGCAGGGCAAGGATGACGAGCTTACAAAGGTATTCAGTTTAGAGTATCCAGAAAGTATCGGCTTGTGGTATAGCGCAATGACACAACGGTGTGGATTGAAGCCCAACGAGGAAGAGTACATTCTCATGGGCATGGCCGCATATGGTGATCCTAAGAGGTTATTCACAACAATGTTAAATGATTTTATTCATTTTCCGTTTAGTGAAACTAATGGACTAGTCTCATTTAAAAGAAATTTTCACAAAGGTTGTAAAGACTGGCGTCCTGATTTGACTACAGAGCAGGATATGTTTGATATTGCGGCAGCAACGCAGGCAGTATATGAACTACTATTCGAACGTGTGTTACAGTATGCTAGACAATGTGTTCCTAGCAAGAATTTAGTCTTTATGGGCGGCTGTGCTTTGAACTGTTCAGCAAATCCTATTGCCTACAAGTATTTTGATAACGTTTGGATTATGCCTGCTCCGGGCGATAGCGGAAGCGCAATTGGTAGTGTATTGGCAAAAACAAAACAACGTATCGACTACACACCATACTTGGGATACAACATCCCAACAAAACATAACAACGCTAAGATATTACATTTCTTAATGACCAGAGGCATTTGTGGAGTAGCAAGAGGGCCAGCAGAGTTTGGACCAAGAGCATTGGGTAATAGAAGTCTATTAGCCGACCCTAGAAGTTTAGAGATGAAGGATAAAGTAAATGGAATTAAACAACGACAAGAATTCAGACCTTTTGCGCCGGCAGTTTTGGCTGAGCTGGCTCACTATTACTTTGATATCCCTAGTGGTAGCAGTCCTTATATGCAAATGGTCGCTCGTTGCCGGAATCCTGAGCTATTTCCTGCTATCGTCCATGCTGACGGGACTAGTCGTGTACAAACTGTCACGAAAGAAATGAATCCTGAGTTTCATGCCCTACTAGTTATGTGGTATAAAACTACAGGGTGTCCTGTACTGTTAAACACAAGCCTTAACATCAAAGGCAAGCCTATGGTTAACAACGAAGAGGATTCTAGAGAATGGGAAAATACCTACGGTGTCAAAGTCTTTAACTAAGAATACCGAGACGTTGTAGGCTTTGATATAAAAGACTTGTTTCTGGAATCTTACCAACTAATTGATCAGCAATTTCGTTATCCGTTGCCGCTTGTATAGCAACAACATCCATAATTTCGTAGCTGGTATTCCACAATGTTGATGTGCTAGCTAGAACTAGTTTAGTAATTTCTTTGTTTGCTCGCATACACGCGGCAATTTGTCGCTGTACATCCGAGTTATGTCCAACTTCGCTCATTAGAGCACTGACGCTGGTTGTAGGATCAACTGCTATCTGTGTAACAGTTTGAGCACGGAGCATGTCTAATCTGTATGCTTCGTCTCTTAGATGTTGAGCATATTCTTCACTAATCTGTTGTTGATTTAATAAGGACTGCTCGTATAATGTCTGTGCCTGAGTGGCTACTTCATTGAGTGCGTTTTGTTCTTGTTGAACTCTCTCAGCATCTAACTGTGCTTGCCAAGTTTCAAATGCCGCATTATTCAAAGAGGCAATGCGTGTTAATTCTTTGCTTGTAATCAAATCCTGATACATTCTGTTTGAAATGTGTGCTGGATTGGTTGTATCGTATTGAGTGTTTGACGGTAAGTCTGAAAAGTTTCTAGAAATTACGTGAGATGTTGTTGCTACTTCAAACTCCATTAATCTATCTTGATTTGTAAGAAATGCTTTTTGAACAAATGGCAGTAGTCCGTAAGGTACTAGTCCTTCAAAAAGAACTGAACCATTGCTAGACTTAATTCTATAACTGATTAAGGAAGTTGAAGTATTGAACATTCTGTATTCACGTAGTTAGTAATTGCGCTCTGTAGATCTACCTGTTTTCCTACTACCTTAGTTACATAATAACTTAAATTAGGAATCATTAATACATGAGCATCAATTGACTCTTGTCTTGGTTTAACAAATAGTAAATCACCCGCCCAAAAGTAATTGTCAGTTGCCGGATCATAATGTAGATTTTCAGTGTTAAGCTCTTTAGGATACAATGTTCCGTTACAAGCATCGATTAACTGAAACAGCTCATCCATTTTCTTAAAGTTTATTTTTGAAAGCTCAAGAACTGCGGAGGCTTTTTGATCTTCAGGGACGTAAATCATATTAAGCTGTGGTATTCCGTGAGTATTATACGGTCTTACCATTTTGTAATAAATGTACGTTCTTCCGTAGATATTAACTTGTTGTATTTCTACAGGCTTTTCTATCTTAACAAGATTATGTACGTCAGCATAATCAGAATAGGTTTTTTGTACGTTTAAAGATTCTTCTATTTCTGGAGAATTCTGTTCTAGAATAAAACTTTCTCCATTTAAGTCGTAGTATGCGGCTTTTTCTACTGAGTAAAGAAACCAACCATTGTCTGTTTTTTCGTAGATCATGCCTCCGAGATCACTTACTCTAGGTACGTTATTGTACATAGAATTTGCTAACTCAGGGGTCCAGCTCAGTATTTTTTCTCGTAGTGTATTGATCATAGGACAGAATAACCGTTTCTTTTTACTATTTAGTCTTAGGTAACTTACTGTCCGCAGAGCTCATACAAGACTCAGTTATACAGGGCTTTAATTCTTTAAACAAAGTAAAATTATCAACCGTGCCTAAAGAATCTTCGTGACAACTATGACTACGTTTAACTTCTTGTCCTCTAATTACAACACTTTGATAACCCGCAACGCAATTCCATCCTTTAAACTTGTTGAATCCTAAAGCATTAAACCGTTCTGCTTGATCAATAAAATAGGTATTGTTTCCGTCAGTTAGTCGTATTTGATGTAGCTGTTCTCCGTTTGCCTGCTGTTGAAAATCTTTCTTCATTATAGCAATCATATCTTCAGTGTATCCGTCAACAACGGCTGTAGCTGTAGGATTTGTCTGTGGCTTTAGAGTTACGTTGATACCACGCTGACGCAGTCTAGCACAACGTTCATACAGCTCATAGAAACGCTCAGGAACCATTACTTGGTTAACTGTTACAAAAACACTTTCATACATTAGCTGTAGACACTTATCACCAAACTCTTGCTCTTTAGCAAACTCTTCGTGGTAACTGGCAGTAATACTTCTACGCTGTAAAGGACTTGTAATTAAGCACCAGTTTCTCCACCAATTGCTTCCCGGGCTTAGATTAGTAGTCATATGAACACTCTGATAAGGACTTACAAGATCGCGTTCAATGTGTTTAAAGATTTCTGGCAACTGTTTAAAAGCTGTAGGTTCGCCTCCACTAAAACTCCAGTGAAACTCTGTGAAGCCGTTCGCCCTGGCTTGCCGCTTTATTTCGTCTATAACTTTAGTATAAGTTTCTATAGGCAAAAAGTCTAACTTGTCTGATCTAGCATAAGGCCAGCAGTAAGAACACTTGTAATTACAGAATCGCCCTAGTATCCAACTTACATTGAATAAAGGGCGATCTAACATTGTCTGCTGACCAAACTTTGTAATCGTATTAAGAGGAATTCTTATTTCCATCTAGGTTCCTTGTTTAACTGCTCAAGGAATACATCCTTGTTTAGTTTCCAGAACGTTTGTCTGTGTCCTCTATAATCATAAGCACCCGCGTTGGACAACACACCAGTCATCTCTAATGTAGGTCCCCAGATAGTATGAACTAATCGCTGTGTTCCTACATCACTATCATGACTGGTAATATACATATCTCTGTTACCTGCCCATTCGATACAAATAGGCATAAAGAACTGTGCTGTAACGTGCTGATGACTTGTGATGCCTACTCGAGTACGAAGACTAGGAGTAGGCAACATATCAGTAAATGCACAAGTCCTTACACAAATACGGACAGCGTTTGGAAACATATCTAGAGTGTGTGCGCCTACTGTGCCTACGGCTTTATCGTTGTAGTAAAGAACCCACACGCACCACTCTCGCTCTTTTGAAATGCTATCAACTAGCATCTTCTTGTTAGCATTATTGACAAAACCACGACGCTCTGCTTCTTGGTAAAACTCTGTTAGGTCTAAGTCATCGGAATAGGGTTTAATGGTGTATGTCATAAGCTAAGTATTTACATCATGATTATAGCACAAAATGTTTTTCCTGTCATCATTGCCAAAACCAAATGGCAGGATCGTCATTTACTAGGCGAAGCATTTGATAAAGAGATCAACGATATCCTCAACAATGTACCAGAGGATAGAAAAATTGATACTGCTAAGGGCGAATACAGCACTACCATTCGTCAGTTTAACGACATCATGAACTTACCTAGTGTTTATCCTTTTCGCAAATGGGCCGAAAGCGTCATGAAAGATCTGTGGAGAGAAATTGGCTACGAAGACTGCGATATTGCTATAGAGCGCAGTTGGATTAATCAGTTCTTTAAAGGGTCTAAGCTAGGCGGACACGCACACGGGTCGACTGAGATGGTAATGACTTACTATCACAAAATGCCCGCAGGCAGTAGCGCAATTACTTTCTACAATCCTTTTGAAGGGCAAACAGGAATGGCTCCGTATAGACAAAAGCTAGTTACTATACAACCAGAAGAAGGTGACTTATTAGCATGGCCCGGATTCTTGTGGCACGAAGTAGAAGAACAACCTGTCGACGGCGGACGTATGGCGATATCTATGCACGTACACCAAGGCTCATATGCCCTAGCCGATCGTTGGAGAAAGATTTCTTAATAAGCCACAGTCGGCGGCCGCCGTATAATGGCTTGTCTTCAAACGATGTTGCGGACTCGTACCCATCGATGTTGTTACTAACGGTCCAATCGTATTGATACAATCTTCTATTAGGTAAGTTTAGATCAGGATCATCAAACCTAATCCACTCGTAACCCAGTTCTTCTATTACACGCTCTACATTACTCGCACTCATAACAGTACCGACACCATGAAAAGCATTCTGTCCGCCTTCTTCTGCTTCAGCGAGCTGATGTTCAAAGTACGCATCGTCTGTATCTGCTACGACACTTTCTAAGAACATCATGTCTGTGTGTTTAAGAGCACAGGACAAATCCTGCTTCCAGTTCTTTAAATGATATAATACACCAAAGTGTACAATCAAATCGTAGTGTTCATCTAATGTCCAAGGCTTGTCCTGATCAATAAGCAACGTATCAATATTGTACGTGCTTTCAACATGTATTAAATGTTGCGCCCTAGCATCGCTAGCGGTTACGTCTGCTCCTAGGCTTTTTAGATATGCGCTAATGTTTCCTTGTCCGCAGGCAAGCTCTAGTACACGCTTGCCCTTAAACCATTCCTTGCCTAGCACCTGTTCCATCTTACGCACACGATTAACACGCCATTGGTTGTAATCGTTGTGGAACTTATCAGATTCGTTTACAAGTATGTCGTACATAGATTGTGTACCTTTTTTACAAACTCGTTTGGATAGTTTGTTCTAAAACTTTCCCAGCACAAGTACTCTAAGTCTTTCAATGGAGTAACAGCATCCCACTCCATGCCCAGTGCTTCGACTTTCTTACGCAGATCTGCTTGTCGTATCTCGCTTAGATGACTCTGATGATCTGATATTTTAATAGGACCTTCATCTTTGCTGTATGTGAAGAAATAATTAATGCTCTTAAGTTTGCCGTCTACAACAAAGTAACTGCTAGGATGCATGCTGTACTTAAACATGCCTTCGTTGTGATGTACTTTGATAATGTTAAGCATTTGTTCCTGCCAGTCAGGAAGAACATTATCAAAGTTTTCTGTCAGACATCCAGCACGTTCCCAGAAGTCAACCCCGTCAACACGCAAATAAATCTTCTTGTTTAATAAGTCAATGTCTTGTATCTCAGGAACAAGGTCAGGATACCACGTTGCCATATGATTAAGCCAACATAGCTCTCGAGCCCATTTGTCATTCATTAGCGCAGGATCTACTGTATTCTGTCCCATGTGATACACAGGATCATTAACATAGTGTTGGCAGAATGTTTTCTTGTCAGCTGAGATTAGACTTGTATAGACAAGGTTGTTACGACACAATCCGTGACCAGGGACGTTATTGTAGTAATATTCAAACTTAGTTTGTGTCATAATTTTTTACGATAATTAATTATATGATCAAAGGTATTAACAACCGACCGTATTTCAATCTTGAACAGTATTTAAGGATGGATGAGTTTGAGAGCCTACAACCCGAAATCATTCGCGGGTTTGCTGAGGCTCGAATGTTTGCCAAAGAAGGCACTTGGATGACTCCAGGTTTTACCTTTAAAGATATGAGCTATGTTCCAAATTGGAAGCCAATCTATAAAGCCTTAGAAGAATTCCTAGCACTCCCCGACGATGACCCAATTAAAAAAGGTGGATGGGATCTATACTGCGGAATTAAAGATCACGAAACACGAAACAAATTTACTAGGTACCTAAAGATGGCATTAGGTGCTTACGATCCATACATTTACTATTTCCTCTGGGAAGAAGGCAGTTGGGACGATAGAACCGCTCCACGTAAGCTCACAGCCGAGGCTGCTTATTTTCCTAATGTTGTCCGTTGGGTTGAGGACTTAATTACATTTGGTATCTTTGAACACATTGGCAGAGTAATATTCTTTCACTGTGATCATAATGGCATTCCTTTTGAGCATCGTGACTTAGATGCTAAAAACGGCATTGATAAAACATTTCCACATCGCAACGAGTTTATTCACATTCGTCCTAACACAAAGAAAGCGTTTTATCTTTGGGATCCAGAACGCAAGGACAAAACTTATATTAACTGCCGAGCCGCTTGGTGGAACGATCAAGACTGGCACGGAGGAGAAACAATTATGGAACAAAGCTACAGCTTACGCATTGACGGCAAGTTTACAGAAACGTTCCGCCAGAAACTAGGAATTGATCATATTGAAAGTTATTAACCAAGGCATTTTTAACTTAAAAATCTATAGTACCTTTGCTGTATTAGATTTTAATCCCAACAACAACAAATATCCAGCAGAGCTAATTGATAGCAGTTATCAACGCGAGCGCGACTATCTTGTTCGTTTACAAAAATATTCTTGGGCACCAAAAATTAAACATTCTATCGATGCGTGTAGACAAATTTACATCGAATGGAATGGCAATACTTGCGACGAAGTCTTGTGTGATGATTATAAGGAACAACTAGAAACTATTGTTAAAGACCTACACCAAGAAGGAATTTACAAGCCTAGCTTCTATCCAAAGTACTTCTATGTTGATAGTACAGGACAGATGCGAGCATTTGCGTTCTACAGCGCAAGTGACTACAGCGAACAACCCGTTGACATGAAGTTCTATGAGCCTATCCTAAACCCGGATAGAAAGTCCTTAGTTGACAAGCTGGCAAAGAATGGTAAGTTAGATATGGGCATACTAGTTAAGCATGCCTTTAATGATTACATCGACTGGCCAGACAATCCATTACCTAGCATCTATGCTAAGGTCTATAACCCCAATAGTTAAACATATACTTGGGAGTTAGTCCTCCATTCATACCACAATGCCAAGCATTGTATGTAGGCCATACATAGATGCTACCTTTGGCAGGACGATAGACTGCGCTCTCTCCTACAATACTGATATGTCCGTGCTGTGGTTCTTGGATATAGCAAGTAAAGCGAACAGGTGTACCTAAAGCAAGTAGTTCGTTAATCTTTTGATGTGCGTCAAAATGCCACGGAGCCATTTGTCCCGGATTGATCTTACTGACCCATACCATCCAGGGCTCTGCGTTTACAATACTCTTAAATGTATCAACAACACTAGCGTCAAAGTCTCCGGGAAAATAGTTAGTCCATTCAATGCTAGGATCGTCACGGAAGTAACCCGCTTCTTGCCATAGCGTGTCTATCTTACGGAAGTCTTCTGTATCGGGAAAGCACTCGCTGTTATACTGTAAGGTATTACCAGTTGCTTTCTCGCATTGTTTAATAACTGCGTCCCAGTCTATTAAGGTACCGGTGTTACTAATAAAGTTCATGAGGTATTTACTAGCAGTTAAATATGCTGATAATGAATCAGAATACTTTTTGCCTTTTACCATTTACACATATTAGTTCTACTAACGATGGCAACTATCGTGTCTGCTGTTGTTCAGAAGAGAAGGTTATTACTAAACCAGATGGCACGGCATACAATATGCGTAAAGACTCTGTTATTGAAGTTTGGAACAGCGAGCACTACAAACAACTACGCAAAGATCTAATCAACGGAGTTAAAAACTCTACGTGCGAGTATTGCTGGAACTATGAAGCAAGCGGAGCATACAGCAAGCGACAAAAGACAAATGACGAAAAGCATAACATGTATCCTGACTATGATTCATTTGTTAAGGATGCTATTTCTAACGACGGCGCACTGACTACACCGCCTACTGACTTAGACTTAAAGGTAGGTACACAATGTAACCTTAAGTGTATTATGTGTTACCCGGGTAGTAGCAGTCTACAGCACGAAGAAGTAGAAGCAATGAAAGCCGCAGGCGAAGAAATACCTGCGTTAATGAAGACATGGGATCAGCGTGTAATTGAATTAAAGTTAGACATGAATGACTTTAATCCACGCAATCTAGATGTGGAACAAGTTGTTAACAATTTAGATCCTAGCCTCAAGCAAGCAATACATATGAGTCTTGTAGGCGGCGAACCTTTGGTAAACAAAACAACACAACGCATATTAGAACAATGCGTTGAAAAAGGTTACGCACCTAATATGATGCTACAGATTATCACTAACCTAAGTGTTATTAATCCCAAAACAATTAATCTGTTAGATCAATTTAAACATCCAATGCTGTGTATTAGTTACGATCACATAGACCCTGTAAAGTTTAACTTTATTAGATACCCAGCAGACTACGCTGTGTTTAAAGAGAACTTTGATAAGATATGGGAGTATGACCATATTGAAAAGAAACTAAGCACTACATGGGGTATCTTTAATATCTTTGACTTTGAGGATATCTTTACAGAGTGGGAAAAGATTTCCCAACGCACTCCTAATAGGTTTGTTATTAACTTTGGTTTAATTTACTATCCTAATTACTTTAGCCTACGCTACTTAGAGCAAAATCAAAAGGTAGAAATATCAGATAGAATACATCGCTTTATGTTTAAGAACAAAGACTGGAAGATCTTTAGAGACAATCCAGAATTTGTTGAAAGTGTAATTAGTGTCCCGGGTTACATGGATAGACGACAGCCAGACCACGATGCCGTCTGTAAAGAAAGAACTCGTGTGCTAGATATGTATGATAGAATTCGCGGAACTGATCACAAGACCTTGTTTCCGTATTTGAAACGCTATGAGTGATACTTTTTGTATTCTTCCGTTTATTAACGTTTGTACAGAACGTAACGGAGATCTACAGGCTTGTCAACAAAGTAACTGTTCATCTAATTCTAATATCTATACAGAAGATATCGAAACAGGTTGGAATAATGAATACTTCCGTAATCTAAGAATGGACTTACTTAACGGAGTTAAGAATTCAAACTGTATTAGATGCTGGGAAGCTGACTCTAGAGGATTAGTTAGTAAAAGAGTTAAAAGCAACTTTCCACTTAACGAAGAACTTAATAATGCTATTGCTGATTGTAAAAATAACAACGGCTACCTCAATATAGCACCGTCGCAATTAGATGTAAAGTTAAGCAACACCTGTAATCTTAAATGTTTGATGTGTACACCGTATCACAGTTCCTCGCACGAAACAGAAGTTAAATTAATGCGTAAGCAAGGATTGCCTGTGCCAGAATGGATAGAGTATATTGACGCACAGTTTGGTAGTAAAATGAAAGCACCAAAAGGCAATATGTCTAACAACCTTAAAAATGTATTAGGTAAAGTAGACATACTGTTAATTGACGGTGGCGAACCTTTAAGCAGTCCTGACTTACATGCTATACTAGACTACTGTATAGAACAAGATTACACACATTTAAAGATAGGGTTTGTTACTAACTTAACAAACATATCAAACAATATATTAGATAAGCTCAACAAGTTTAAAGAAGCATCATTGTTTATTAGTTGGGATCACGATAGAGCAGACTATTTCAAATATATTAGATATCCTGCTGACTATAATCAATTTCTTAACAACTTTGATAAACTGTGTGAAACAAATATACAACGTGGCATTTCGCTTGCTATATCTATATTAAACATATATCAACTACCTAGACTAATTGATATGTACGAGTCATTACACAAAGAAGGCAAACTTAATACACACTCTTATTATAGACTTGTACAACAGCCTGATTATCTAAGCATAGAGTATATGGAGCCAGAACAGCGTCAGGAAGTAAAAGAACTGTTAATACCTTATTCGGCAAATGAAGATATTGCTAATATATGTAGGATACTTGACGAACATCCTATTGACTTTGATCATGTGGTTAAAGAACGTACTCGTATTTTAAGAATGTACGACAAACTCCGCAGTACGGACTACAGAAGTTTATTTCCTTATATTAAAGACTATGAGTAATACTTACTGTATCAAACCTTTTATTCATATTGCCACAGAGCGCAACGGTGATTATTTGCCTTGCTGTCTTAGCAAAATACCTACAGGTTATAATATTGAGCATCATTCAATTGAAGAAGTATGGAACAGCGAGTACTATAATAAACTACGTCACGATTTATTAAATGGTGTTAAAAATCCTAACTGCGAACGATGTTGGACTGTTGAAGACAAAGGGTATGTTAGCAGACGACAACAGAACAATCAAGTATTAGATGTTCCCTTGCCTGTGCCAATTGAATTAGATATTAAGACAGGCAACGATTGTAATCTCAAATGTATTACCTGTAACCATTTAGCAAGTTCTCAACATGCTAAAGAAGTAGAACAATGGAAGAAAGATAATGTTAAGTTGCCCTTGTGGTTATCTGAGATTGACAGAGATGAATTAGATATAAACAATGTTGACAATGTAGGACAGCACTTAGACTCAGCATTACCAGGATGCTCTATTATTAACTTACAGGGCGGTGAGCCGTTTGCTAGCCCGATGACTATTAAGTTATTGGAATATTGTAAGGACAAAGGTTATACAAATTTACCAATTAGTGCCACTTCTAATTTATCAAGCACAGGAATATTAAAAAGACTTGCAGACTTTCCTAAAACAACAGTCGGTGTTAGTTATGATCATATAGATCCTGCTAAGTTTAATTTCATACGATTCCCTGCCGATTTAGAAACATTAGAAAGGAATATTGTTACTCTTTCAGCAGAAACAGACATTAAATGGGGTATTTGTTTTACTCTTTCTATTTTTAATATATTTGACTTAGTAGACATTTTTAAAAGATTTGAAGAGTTTAAACAGATGCGAAACTATAGTTTTACGCAGATTAATTATGTTATCGCTCCCGATTACTTTAGTCCAGAGTATTTAGAGTTGGAACAAAAACAACAACTGGTAGATATAGTAAATCAAAATACATTGCCAGAAGAGTTTAATGACATACATAAAATAGTCAACGTAGTGCCTGACGATTTTGACGAAGTAGTTAAAGAACGTACTAGAGTTTTAGATCTATATGATAAAACTAGAGGTACCGATTATCGTAAATTATTTCCATATATAAAAAGATACGAATGAAACAATTATTTCCGTTTAGCATCAATGATCCGTTGCCTCCTGTAAAGAATATCAAGGAAGTAACTCCCTACGGGTTTATTGATTCCAACGGTAAAGATGTTATTGATTTAGGTTTAGGAAGTAGCGGATGCTTTCCTTTAGGTTTTAAAAGAACTGATATACTAGAACGAGTAACAGAAAAACTAAAGGACCTCCCATTTTGCCAAAGCGATTTTGTAACTGCGAATTCGGCTACAATTGAATTATCAAATAAGTTATATAATCTAAGTGGGGGTTTTTATCCCATGTACTCTCTCAGCGGAAGTGATGCTGTAGAAGGGGCCATTAAGTTAGTACAACTATATTGGAAGGGCAAAAGAAAAACTATTGTGGGTTTTAGAGATAGTTATCACGGAAGCACATTTATGAGTGCTAGTGTTAGCGGCAGTGATTATCTAACAGATACTTTCGGAAGGCATCCAGACTGTAAAACTATTAGCGGTCTTAATGAAATCAATACAAATACTGCGGCAGTAATTATTGAAACATGTAGTTGGCAGGCGGGCCTAAACAATTTAGGTAACGAGTTTTTTAAACACCTAAGACAAATATGTGATGATACAGGTACGCTATTGATAATAGACGATATAGCATTCTGCGCAGGCAAGACAGGAACAATATTTGGGTTTCAAACATTTGATATAAAACCAGATATTTTCTGTATTGGGAAAGGAATCACCGGAGGTTACTTTCCGCTAAGTGCTACACTATGTAATCAACAAGTGGCGGATGTTGTTAAACTAGAAACTTTACTACACGGATTTAGTTATAGTTTTCCAATGGCCGGAATTCTAAGTGTGCTGGAATATCTAAAGGTCCTAGAGCAAGAAAATATTCTAGCAAAACATAAAACAGTCAAGGCCCAGGCAGACACATTGTTTAATGATTTGTGTAAACAAGGCATCATTAAAAGTTTTAAATCGTTTGGTGTTTGTTACAAATTAGATTTAAATGAAGAAATACCCGATTACTTAGAAAAAGAAAAACTTTTTTATAAGCACGGGTTACATATGGGACTGTGGAATAATGATAAAAGCGGCGTACTGATTATGTTGCCGCTTGATGCTGGGTTAGATTATTTTACCGCATTACGATCAAAATTAGTTTCAATAACTGTTAATTGATAGGACAGCTTAGGAACAAATCCTAAGTTACAAGAACCGTGTAAGTCATTGGCTTTTTCAAACATATATAAATCTCCTGCCTTGTAACCAGTTAGCAGAGTATTCTTATACGCCAATACGTGTCCGTGTAATTCGTCCTGACATGCCATCCAATATCGTTTAACTGTTGTTCCTTGTGATAAAAGTTCTTCAAGCGTTTTGCCTTCAAAGCGATCATCATGCATTGGAAGAATATCTCCAGGACTCATTTTACAAAACCAATGCTCATATTTAGAATTAACAGGGAATGGAGGATTAAACTTACCTAAATGACTTTCGTAAAACATTTCCCATCCCACTCTTTCTACTTTATAACCTGCGCCTTCCCAAAGTTGTGCTAGATCAAGTGTTTCTTTATATAGATCTTCTTCTTTAGGTGGTGCTGGCCTGCGATCACCATACATTTGTTGTATTTCAGTTTCGTGATACGTTCCGTTTCTTTCCCCTGTGGCTACGCCTAACATCTTATCGATGATATTTTTATTTTCGTCTAGCCAATTTTTAAAGTTACCAATATAAATCATAAAAAGCTCACTGTGATTGCTATTCTAGTTCCGTTAATGTTTTCAACGCTGTGTATGTTGTCTACTTTTAATTCATGCCATTCATAAGGTTCGAATGTACGAGTATTTACAACCTCTATATCCTGATAGGAAATAACAGTATTAGGTTTAACTTCAATATTGTTTTTAGATTTGTAAAAAACTGTTTTGGCATCGGCAGTTTTAAGTATGTAATTTAAAGCTCTAGTTCTTAGTAGATCAACGTGCGGGAAAAAGTATGTGCCGTTTGAAAAGCACTGAACATGAACTGCGTTAAATTTATCTGTGACATTATTCTTTACCCAGTCTGTTAGTTTATCATTTGTAAACATAGTCATTGTAGCAACACCGTCTAAATTAGTATCAACAATATTGCCGTATGCTTCTTTGACTGCTGAATTAACTTTATCGGAGAATCCAGTAAGAGATTGCTTGTTAGCTTCTTCTACAATTTCGTCAACAATGTTCTTAGGAACCTTAGGATAATTTTTATACTCAAACATGCCAGTACTCTTGTTTAATATCAATATTAATAGTATAACGCCATTTATCTGTAAAATTCCATCCGCTGTGCGGTAATGCTCCATCAAACGCAATTATATCATCTGTTCTAATTAAAAACTCGTTGTTGGCAATTTTAAATCCGCACTCTTTTATATTTGTACTAGGAATATCAACAGCCATGAGAATCACATAAGCAAGATCTGTTTTGCTTAAATCTTTTCTCATGTCATATGTATAATCACTGTGCTCTGGAACTTGTCCGCCAGGGGCAATAGCATTAAGACTAAAATTAACAACGCCCGGTAATGCCTGTGCCGCACCAGTGAGCTTAGGCAGTAATGAAGACCATTCTGTTGTAGTACCTGCTCTTAATACTGGAACAGCATACCATAGTTTCATAATGTCTTGTAAGGGTAGTTCGTAGCCGTACTGCTGTTCAAACCATTTAAGGTCAGCAAATTCCGTAGGACTATGAGTTTCTAAAAATTCTTTTAATTCTTTTTGAGCAGTTTCTAATACATAGGGCAACATGTATTGAAACTTATAGTCATTCGGATTTAAAAATTGTTTTGGTTGTAATTCCATTTTTATCTAACCAGGAAAATATTTCTTCGTCAGTTACTGATTTTTCAATTAGCCACATTATCATTACTCGACGTTTATTACCATAATTGTGTACATCGTGTAATATTTGATTATAGAACAGCGTAGGTTTAGTTACAGTAAATTCAAACACTAAACTTAAATCAGTTACGTCTTTGTCAAATAATGCTTGATGCTCTTTAGGATTCCATTCTCCGTGTTTCCATTTGTAATATCGTGTAGAATGATTATCCCCGTCGCTTTCTACTAATATGTTTAGACTTCGATTGTATGCTACACTTTCGTGATCGTCGCAATGTATAGGGCAAGTAGAATTCGGCTCAAATATAATACAGCCTACTTTACCACTTAACCAGGGAATATCAGTATGCTCGTCTAAGTAGTCTTCTAATATAGCAACACCGTTATGATATTCCAAAGGTATCTTAGAAATAGTTTCCCATAACTGTTTAGAACGCTCTACTAATATAGGCGAGTTAATTTCTGTTACAATATTCATTTAAGTCTAACTCTGTTTTATCAAACACGCTATCTATTGTATATCTACTCATAGGTTTATCGGGCAACACAATATGTTTGTTTTTTGATATATCTCTGCGAATAACTTGATGTAGGAAGTTTGTAATACCATCTCCTACAAAATCACAATAGGGTCCTGTTCTAAGTTCTTCCATGTGAATATCTGTTTCATCACACCATTGAATAACTCGAATAGGTTTGCCTTCAACTTTTACCATTGTATGATAAAGATTATTGTCTCCTAACATATCTTCAAACTGTTTGCCATTGTCCTCGCACCACTTCTTTATTAACTTATAGGTATCGCTGACGTACAAGCGTTCTTGTTCTGGATAACGTCCAATATCACTTCCGTAACGTATTCTAAACTGTCTAGGTTGCCAAGGCATACTAACAATCTCATTTAGAATGTCGTGTAGCTCACTTGTGCTACTCATTGTGTATCCAATGTAATATAAAGGAAGTCCCTCTTCTAAACAATTATTGATACCTTCTAATTGTTTATTTCTTATTGTAGGATTGTTTAGATAGCTAGGATGATTTAGTCCAATCAATACTGCTTTTAAATTAGAGTCCATTACCTTGCGAACTAATTTTTTATCACTAAAACGTATTCCGTTGCTAAGAGTTGCTATTTCACTGTCTGGAAAGTTAACGTTAATCTCTTGAATTAATTCAGCTATGTCATTACGTAACACAGGCTCAGCACCTGCTAGTATAATACTAGTTCCTGGCTTATACCAACTGCGTATTCTATTGATTGTTGTTTCCGTACTTTCGTCAGGTGTGTTGTCTGGTATATGATAACAATGTGGGCAATTAGCATTACAACGATCTGTAACTTCTGTCATTACATTAAGTTTGGTAAAACTAAAAATGCTTTCAGTATAAACTAGATTAGAATAGAATTCGTAATCACGCTCAATCATGTGATGGCTTACACCGTGCGACTTACAAACTTTAACTAACCAAAGCTGATTGTTTACGTGATAGGTATAAGCAGGTATATGATAGTGACATTTATGGCACAAACTAATAGTAGGTTTTAGTACCGTGCCTCCGCGGGCCTTTATTTCGTCGAATAGAAGTTCTAGATTAGCATTACGAAATTGATTGATTAGCGGCACCATGATCTATTTATTGGGTACTTTTGACGCCTTAAATACATCATGGCACAGCTTAACGGATGGTTTTATCCTTTTCCAATTGACGGTATTGAATGTATGCTTCCAGCAGAAGTGTTACCGTTACACGAAACTAGAATTAAAGCGTTACAACAATTCTTGGATACACACCCTTGCGAGTCAGCAATAGACTTGGGTTGCCATCAAGGATACTTTACATTAGAATTAGAAAAGCACATTCCTAAGGTAGAAGGAATTGACCGATTTACTGATTCTATTGAACAAGCACAATACATCTACAGCAAACTAGGCAACGGCCGTTCTACATTTAAACAAGCTCTCATAGAACAACACGTTGCTAGAGTAGACTTGGCATTGTGTTACGGTGTCCTGTATCATGTAGAGAATCCTATAGAGATACTTCGCCGCATTAACAATATGGCAAAGAAGTATTGTGTTATTGAAACACAGGTTGCTAGTTCTAGCAAGCCTCACGTAGAAGATGGTACATATAAATCTATAAGAAGTCCGTTGGGTACTTTTACATTGGTCAGCGACTACAGTGATTCAAACATAGGCGGACCAACAGACATAGCACTAGTTCCAGACTTAGATGCTGTGCTTAATATTTTAAAGATGTTTGGATTTAAAACAGAACTATATGTTCCAGACAGCAATGATTACGAACAGTTTGTACGCGGCCAGCGTGTAATCATTTATGCTGAACGCCAATGATCAGTTGAGAATGTACCTTTACACCCAATTACAAAAGGTAATGTAATCCTAGGAGTTGTTGTTTTGTTACTAATCGTTCTGTGACGCACATATCCTGGAAACATTAAAACATCTCCCACAGCAACATCAATTTCGTCTTCAGCAATAGAATCAGGGTCGTCCACAGGTTGCGAACGTAACAGCATTTCGTTTGGATCTTCTAACACAAAGTTGCCCATATCCTTGTTTACTTCTAGATAAACTGTACCGGCAATTGGCATAGGGCTGTGTATGTGAGAATGAATATAACTACGCTCATGCGATCTGTTACTCCACATGCTATGAACATAAGGCTGTAATGTTTTGCTATAGCCTAAAACTTCCCAATATGTTTGAACGTGTTTGTTTAAGAACGCAATAAGCTCTTGTGTTTCTTCCCAACGTTCTAAGTGTGGATCAATTACGTATCCACAATCTGTTTGTCCAACAACACAGTCTGTAATTTCGTTTGATACTTCCGCCGCTTGTTCCCATAGTTTGGTTAACTTAGTCATCATAGATACCTTTAGTTCCCCAATAGGATCGAAGTGTGTCTTGTATGTTTTAATAGGAAAGTGTTGTTGGATAACGTAGCTCATATTTTGTATCTGATATCGTAATCTATGTTGTTTGTTTCGCACCACTGTTTAAATTTTTCATCAGTCCAACCAACTTCAACTACCCACATGACGCCTTTTCTTCTAGTTTTACCATTGTTGGTAATGTCATGTAACTTGTCTACTCTAAACCAAGTCGGTGTGTCTAATGGCAGTGAGTATCTAAATGTTTCAGTTAACTTCGACTTGTCAACGCACACCCAACCTTTTTCTTTAGCGTCCCACGGGCCGTCGACATGGTCGTAATATGCTGTATGATGGTTGTCACCGTCTGCTTCTAGTAGGATGTTAAAATTAGCAATATGAGGAGGATCTGTATCGTGATTGTCAACGTGTGTAATTGCTGTGATACCTGGTTCCATATAACCCATAAACAACCGACGACTTACAAAGGGTGCTTCCTTCTTTGCTTCTTCCCATTCGTCGTCTGTAAGTTCTATGTAAGGCTGTGTGTAATATGTACCTGGGCTTAGTTCAATCCATTTCTCTGGCTGGGAATAATATCTATCCCATAACTTTTTTGTAAATTCTACTAGAGTTTTTGATTTTGTTACAATTACCATGTCCATATAAATTATCACCCATTAACTACAGCGTTAAATATGCTACAACGAATATTTATGGTTAAAATTTTCCATGTTAAAACTTTATGACAATAACCTCATCGGCTACTTTAAAACTGGCACAGTTGAGTTCGGCGACTTCGGTTTTGATACGGAAGATTTGTATCAGAGAAATTTAAAAGTTGTTGACTCTAATTGGTTGTACCGTTCTACAAGAGTAGAATACAGCAGAAACTCTTGCGGACACCGGTCCAAAGAATTTGATCAATTAGACAAAGACTTTTATTTGTTTGTTGGTTGTAGTTTAACTGTGGGTTCTGCCGTGCCTTTAGAAAACACCTATCCATACATTGTTTCTAAAAACAATAATGTAGATTACTACAACCTAGCAGTAGAAGGCGCAGGAGTAGATTTAGTTTCTTATAATCTATCTAAATGGTTTCTTAATATTAAAAAGAAACCAAAACGTATTATTATTCAATGGCCCGAACTGGCAAGAACTTTTAGAGGTCTAGGGGATGAAATCATTCCACTAGGTCCGTGGAGTGATAATACCCTTAAGAACATTAAAGAATTAAAACAAGAAGTTGAAAACTTTAATTCTGTAAGTTGTACAGATTACTTTTTTCACTACGCAAATATAATTAAAGATGCTGTTCGTGCTATGTGCTACGATACAGAACTAGTTGAAATTAACAATTTTGAAATTATTGATGTTGGGAGAGATCTTAAACATCCAGGAATTGAAAGCCACCTTAAAATAGCAAAGAGCTTATGAACCACTGTTTATTGTTTAACTGTCATACAATGTACTTTAACAGGCCTGGCGGCCCTTATAGAATTGCCACAATATTACGTGACGAAGGCTGGGATGTTGAAGTTGTAGAATATCTAGACCTATGGCAGCAAAAAGAGTTTGAAGAGTTTTGTAATACAAATATTACAAAGAATACCGTTTGGGTTGGCTTCGCATACTTTTTTAGTTACTGGAATCCGAAGTTTAATCTGTTTATCGATTATATTAAACAGAAGTGGCCACACGTCCGGGTTGTTGTTGGCGGCAATGGCAAACCTAAATTCCAATATCCTAAAGTAGATTATTACGTACACGGCTACGGCGAACACGCTCTATTAGCCTTAACTGCTAGTTTTGTTGGCAATACACCAAAAGGCGGAATTAAGTTAGATCCAAAATATCTTGGACGCGGTATGAAGTTTATTAGTGCTAACGATTACTACCCTGCGTTTCCTATGAAGAGCTTGCGTATCAAATACCAAGATAGAGATTTTATCGAGCCCTGGGAATATCTAACCTGCGAGTTTAGTCGAGGTTGTATGTTTGAATGCTTGTATTGTAACTTCCCTGTGCTAGGTGTTAAGGGAGATTACACTAGAGACGCACAAGACTATCACGATCATTTGTTAGAAAACTACGAACGCTGGGGAACTACCTTATACTATTGTTCAGACGAAACATTTAATGATCGCACAGAGAAAATTCAAAAGTTTGCCGATGTAACTGATAAGTTACCCTTTAAACCATTCTTTACAGGGTTTATGCGAGCAGATTTGTTAGTATCGCGTAAGCAAGACTGGGATGCGTTAGTACGTTTAGGTATGCTAGGGCATTTCTATGGTATTGAGAGCATGAATCACCCAACAGCCAAAGCAATCGGTAAAGGCATGAATCCGCACAGACTACGTGAAGGCCTTTTAGAAGTACGAGATTACTTTAAATCGCATGGACAGCAACGCTATAGAGGATGTATTGCTCTAGTCGTAGGACTACCCTACGAAACAGAAGAAACATTTAAAGAAGGCGCCGAATGGTTACGTAACAATTGGCAAGGAGAGAACATTGAGTGCTATCCTTTAGAAATTCCAATTGACGAATATACAGAAAAGTTTAGCAAGTTAGCACAGGACTGGCACAAGTGGGGTTACAGAGAAAAGCCAGCAGATCAATACGATCATATATCACTCGAGTGTAATGTTATGCACAGTACAACAAATTTAAACTGGGTTAACGACAACATGGACTACGACAAAGCCAAAGATCTAGCAACACAATACTTGAGAAGCATTGAAAACGAAGACTGGTTTAAATTAAATCCATATACACTAGACTACGCTTCAGGTATGGGTTTATCATTAGATGAATCCCTGTCGGCATCTAGAAAAGATTTATTTGTACGTTGGGAAGAGGGTTACGGAAAAGAAACACTAGCACAAGCTAGACATTCAATCGCAAGACGCTACATTGACAAGAAACTAAACAGATAATGCCACACTCATTAATATTCAATACACATACAATGTGGTTAAGACGCCCGGGCGGCGGATATCGCATTGCCACATATATGCGAGAGCATGGATGGGATGTTGAAGTATTAGAATGGGCAACAGATTTTACACTCGAAGAACTACAAGAGTTCACACGCTCTAGGGTTACAGCAGAAACAAAGATTATAGGCTTTAGTTGTTTCTTCTGCTACTGGGACGAGAAGATGGAGTCGTTCCTTAAGTGGATTAAAGAGACCTACCCAGATGTTACTACGTTATATGGTAGTCAGGCTCGCCCTAAAATGGAAAGCAATTACTTTGACTATTATATCTTTGGCTTTGGCGAACTTGCTGTATTACAGTTAATGAAGGTTGTTGCTGGCAACGAATCCCGCAGTAGTATTAAACTAGATATCAATTGGCTTGCTAAAGGCAAGAAGGTTATTGATGCTATCCATTTGTATCCTGCGTTTCCTATGAAGTCTTTAATGATCAAATACGAGGACAGAGATTACATCCAGGAATGGGAATGGCTTACTGTAGAGTTTGCTCGTGGCTGTATATTTGAATGTGACTATTGTAACTTTCCTGTGCTAGGTGTTAAGGGCGACTATACTAGAGATGCCGACGATTACATAGAACAAATGCGTGATGCCTACGATAGATTTGGTACAACAAACTATTTTGTAGCAGATGAAACGTTTAATGATCGCAGTGAAAAGATTCTTAAGTTTGCTGATGCTACAGAACAATTACCGTTCAAGCCATGGCTTAGTGGATTTATGCGAGCAGACTTACTAACATCACGTCCACAGGATTGGGAACACGCATCACGCATGGGTTTCAATGGGCACTACTACGGCATTGAAACATTTAATCATCAAGCAGGTAAGACTGTAGGCAAAGGAATGAAGCCTGAAAAGCTACAGCAAGGCCTGTTAGACATACGCAAATACTTTGAAGAACACGGCGGATACAGAGCTGTTACAGCTTTTATATTAGGACTGCCACACGAAACAGAAGAGTCTATTACTAGAACATTCAAATGGCTTGTGGACAATTGGCAAGGGCAAGCAGTCGATGTAAACCCATTAGAGATTCCTGTTAATACATTTGTTGATAAACCTAGCAAGATATCGATGGATTGGAAGAGCTATGGTTATAGAGAATCTGCCAACGTGCTTAAAGATTTAAACTATAGACATAACGACCTAGTACAAGTTAATCAAGTGCTTAATTGGGAGAATGACAATCTAAGCTATGCTCGTGTTAGAGAGATGGCAGATGCGTTTACTGTTTACAATCACAAAGAAAAACTATTTGGATTGAATCCTTATGTATTAGATTGGGGAGTAAATCAAACAGGTTCGTTACAGGGATCGCTTGCCTTAAGAGCATCGGACTTATATGAAGTAGATGTAAGACACCTAGATGTTGTCTATAACTACAAGGTTAAAAAGTTAGGCAGTGAGAATGTTGCTACTAATGCTAGACAAACACAGTACAACAGATTCTTTTATCCAGAAACACACGCAACATCTAATGAACGACTAGGCACAGATGTATCAAGCATCGCTAGCAGTTTAGGCCAGTAATAGTAATTAACATACTTCCAATAGTATTCAGTAGGCTTAAACGCACTAAAGATATCGTTCCATTCATCCTTCTCAGCTTTAAGTAAATTTTCAAAGTCTAAGCGAGGATCAATTACAGTAAGCGCACCAGCAAACCACATCTGCTTTCTATTCTTTTGATAAGGCATTAGTTCCTTCATCCAATAGTCCATTAGTTTGTCTGCTTGTTCTTTACTATTAATGTCTCCGTCATCGGCACGATGCCAATTGATTGGATTGTTTTCAATGTCTGGAAATGTGTAACCATATTTGTCTAAGTGTTTTTCGATATCACTAAAGAACTTGTACTTTTGATTGTCTGTAGGAGGATACACAGTTAACGAGCTCACATTAAACCAATCGACATAATTGTGTCCTTCTGCTTTAAACCATTCGCAAGCATCAGTTACGCTTTGAACTGTATCATGTGGTAAACCCATTACAAGTCCTACAGTAACATAAACATCATTACCCCATACTTCACGAGCTTTCTTCATAGCATTGATCTTGTTCTGTAGCTTACCACCTTTGGCAATGGCCTTAGCAGTTTTATCGTGCCAAGTTTCTAAACCGTAGTAGACTTCAGTAACACCAATGTCTTTCATTAACTGTATTTGCTCAGGGTACTTATGGAACAAGTCCATACGACAGTATGCCCAAAACTTAGGCTTGAATGGCAATGTTTCAATAACTTCTTTAATGTAGACTAACTTTTCTGTAGCATCGTTAAATGTATCGTCTGTAATCATATAACGAGTACAGCCCCAACGCTCGTAGTTTTCCATTAGTTCAGCACGGATAGTTTCTTTGTATTTGATAAAGTCAGCAGTCTGCTGATTGCGATGCGGATAGCTACAGAAGTTACAGTTAAAGATACAACCACGAGCAAACTCGATAGTAAGCATTTCTCCCGGAACAATACAGTCAGTATCTACATAACGTGTAAACGAGCTCTTAAAGTCAAAACGAGGATCACTTGCTTTTACATCATAGTTAATAATCTTATTAAAGATGCGCTTAGGTCCTTTACCACTAATGCTGTTAACATAGTCCAACATCATGTTTTCACTAAAGCCAATAAAGATGTTATCTACTTTAGGTTCGAACACATACTCGTTACTCTTTGCTCCGCCGACAACACATTTAACTTTTGAATTGCGTGTCTTAACATAGTCAACCCACTTGTCCGGATCTTCTTGACTGAAGCAATGGCTTAGACTTTCGTAATACCATGGATGTTGATCATGTTTAAAGTCTGTATGTTCTTTGTTGCTCTTGAATCCTACAGAGTATCTAGGATTAATTTTATTAAGACTGCGATAAGGAAACCACGTAGTGCTAAATCCTACAACTAATGTATCAGCTGTTACTGTCCTATCTATAATTTCACAATACCTGTCCCAAGTAAGACTAGACGCATACTCTACAGTCAACACAGAATAGCCCGCTTCACGTAGCTCTGTAGCAAGGCGATAGGTGCCATAGCCTCTACTTAACCAATCGGCTCCTGGTGTATCAGAAAATAATATTACTTGATATGTCATTCTATTATATCGTAGTCTACATTGTTATCAAATATACGTGCGGCTGATTGACTACAAAATAACCCACATGCGGCAAGTCGTCCTTGCTCATATCCTACATTCCAACTATCTTGTATGCCATTAAAGAACGTACCGTTTAGTATGCTGTTCCAATCATTCTTTAATAGATTAATCTTATCTCCGCCATGCTCTTCCCATAACTTAGTCCAACCGTCATGTAGACTGCGTGTCTTCATTAAGTGAACACATGTTCCTGTATATACACAAGGAAACACCCAACCATCTGCTGATATGTAAACACTCTTGCGTCCTTGTACTTCACAAGTTACACTACTATCGTTGGATACTTTTAACGCATCTACAATGTTAAACACTTTCTTCTTTTGTAGAATCAACGGATGTACATATTTGTCATTAGTAGGAACAGAGATACCCACGTACTGTGTTTCAAATAGAGCATCTAGCAAGAAGCGATGACTGCGTCTAATAACAAATCTAGCAAAGCCCATATCTTCAGATAATTTCTTTGCTTCTTCTACTTGATGCTCGTTGTGTTTGAACACAATATACTGCCATTCTGCTTCTCCGCCAGATTTAATAAACGCATCTACGTTAGCAACAACTTTATTCCAACTTACATTAACACGATAGATATGATTAGTGTCTGCTAGTCCGTCAATAGCAAAACGAACCCAACTACCTTGCCCTAATATACTAGCAAGCTCTGCCCACCAAGCAGGACTACGCATACCTCCATTAGTACTAATCTTAATATGGATATGCGGAGCACGTTCTTTAATAACCTTACACACTTCTAAGAAGTTAGGAGCCGCACAAGGATCGCCTACCATGCCACTAAAGAAGATAGTTTCTAAGTTGTCTAATACATATTGTGGAATACGCTCTTGGTAAAACTCTGTAGGAAGCCATGTTTGGTTAAACCAACTGTAGTCTCCGGGGCGAAGCTCTCTTGTACACTGAGGACAGGCCGCATTACAAACTGCGCTGTGTTCTATGTCTAACTCTTTGATTGTGTTGTAGAAGGCCATACAAATATTTAAGCTAGGCTAGAGCACCTATAAATATTTTCATGGATAGGCAAATAAAGTTAAACATCACAGCAGATATTAACGAACTAAGAGAGTTCTATGATATCATTAAGACTAAGTTTGCTGATCGTAAATGGGTTGCGACAGAACAGAAGCAATACATCAAGCGCGAAGCCTACAACGATCCAAACATCGATTTAACAAAGATGGCCAGCGGTTGGGCTTTGACAACATATCTAAAGAATGACGATCAGATATGTGCTCCGTGGAATGTTTTAACCAGCGACTTTACAGACGGCAAGAAAAGAACTGATATGGTTTTCGGTATTGCCGAACGATTGTTAGAAAAGATCCCAATGGCCTATAGACTAGGCATATCAGAAACACCCGGGGGAAACTATATCGAGTCGCATACCGACGATGCTTGGCACATACACTTTCCAATTTACAGTCCTCCTAAGAGTTTCTTCACGTGGGACGACGAGAACAGACAACCTATAAGTTGGGAACACTATCCGGCAGATGGATCCTCTTGGGCATTAGATACAACATTAATGCACAGCGTTAAGAACCAAGATACAACTCCTAGAGTACACATGTTCTTTTCAGTTAAGAGAGAAGACATGCCTGCTCTATTAAAAATAACAGGACAGATATGAGAATATTCATTACAGGCCACACTAGTGGGCTAGGTAAGTACCTCTTTGGTCAATTTATTAAGGACGGGCACGAAGTTATTGGTGCTAGCAGACTTTCAGGATTAGACTTAGAGCAAGACGTTAGCAAGGTTATACCAGTAGCAGAAACTTGCGACATAGTAATCTTGAACACTAACGCAGGACAACTGCCTTTGCTAGATGCGCTTGCTGGTAAAACTAATCTTGTAGTTATGGGCAGTATCGCAGGGCAGTATGACCAACTTATACAGAGCGACTACAGCCGTAAAAAGAAACTGCTAGCAGAACGTTGCCGTTCACTGAGCCTAGATCCAAAAGTAACTCTATTACATTTAACCATTTCAATGTTAGAAGATGCGGTTAGCACAGATACAGGTATTCCTTTTACCGATGTTTATAAAGTAATTAATGACTGGATTAACAATTCGTGTTATAATAACGTAGACTTTGAATTTAAGTTAACTCCTTTTACCATAGAGCAGATTAAAACTAAGTTTGGTGCTACAGATGAAAGCATCAAGCGACTAACTTCGAATATGTGCAATGACACGAAAAGAAAAATTCTACCAAATACTTGAAGAGAAGACAGGTAGTCGTACCTTCTGCGTACTACCTTGGATTCACTTTGCTACAAGACCTAACGGCGATATGCGACTATGTTGTTCGGCTAACGCTAGCGGAGCAGGCACAGATCATACAGTAGGCCTAGTTAAGAACGAATCAGGACAACCTGCTAACTTTGGTAACAGCAAGCCCTTAGAAGCATGGAACAACGAATACATGCGCGATGTTCGTAAGACAATGCTTGCTGGACAAATCCCTGCTAGCTGTTCAAAGTGTATTGCCGAAGAAGACAAAGATGTTATCAGTAAACGCCTATGGGAAACATACACATGGATGAATGACGGCATTGATCTAGAAGAACTTGTTGCTAACACAGTCGATGGAGTTGTTCCAGATAAACTAACCTACTTAGATCTACGACTAGGGCATACCTGTAACCTCAAGTGTGTGATGTGCTCACCGCACGATAGCAGTCGTTGGGTACAGGACCATGATAAACTATTAAAGCGCACAACCTTTCCAATTGTAGCAGAACAGATGCGTTGGGACGCAGATACATTTAATAATGTATGGTACGAGAACCCGGACTTCTGGGAACAGATTAACGCACAGATTCCAAACTTAAAACAAGTTTACTTTGCCGGAGGCGAGCCGTTAATGATTAAGGAACACAAGAAGTTCCTACAAGAGATTATTAGACAAGGCTACGCAGACAAGATCCTTATTCGTTACAATAGTAACGCATTATTGCTAGACGACGAAACTATTGACTTATGGAAGAACTTTTCTAAAGTAAAGTTTGCTGTAAGTTTAGATGCTACAGATGCTCGCAACTATTATATTCGTTATCCTAGCGATTGGGATACTATTGTTAAGAACCTACACAAACTAGACAACACTCCAGACAACATACAGGTTAGTATTGCTACTGCTATTCAAATCCTTAATGTTAAACATCTACCAGACTTTATCCGTTGGAAGGTGAAAGAGAACTTTAAGAAGATTAATCTAGGACTTGTTCCGGGAGATGTACAGATGGGCGGTGGCTTAGTTAACATGCACTTGCTGTACTTGCCTACGTTCTTAAGCATCAAATGCTTGCCACAAGCAGACAAAGCAGAAGTACGCAAACTGTTTGGTGAACTAGCCAACTGGCTACACGAGAACTACAGACAGGACGAAGACTTCTGGAAGATCAATCCATACGGGTGGAAGCGTTGGCAAGCGGTGTTAGACTTTATGGACAGCGAAGACCATAGCAGTCAATTGCCTGCGTTTGCTGAATACATTAAGAACTTAGATAGTATTAGAGGAACAGACTTTAAGACTGTGTTCCCTGAACTGGCACACTTATTAGATTGTTCCACATCAGTTCAAAGTCATCAAAGCTCTTTGCTTTCGGAACACACATCCCACATCCACATCGCTGATTTGGACATACAACAGGCGTAATGCTAGGCTGTTCTAGTAGTTGACGCAGATTATCTAGTAGAACAGTCTTATCGCTTAACTTACCAATAGCACCGCGCTTACCTCCACGCAGGGCTTGACAAGTCTGATGATGGTATACTTCTCCTACCTCTTGATCAATGTGTAGGAAGTACCAATCAACCATACAGTTCCATTCTTTAAACTCTGTATTAACTAACTTAACTGGTTGCCATTCGTTGTCTACTTTAGCAGTTAGGCAACGTCCTCCACAACAAGTGCGTCCTACCTTGTTGCCTTTCTTTGCTTCTGCTATCTTGGCAGTGATGTTCATTTTGTTAAAGAACCATTGCTGTTGTTCTGCTGTATAGGTATGCGTAGTTCTACGCATTACTCCGTTCTTATCCGCAACCCATGTAGCAGTATCCGGGCCATCACCAATAGGCACAGGATTGTAATTGATATTGTTGTCATCTAAAAACTTACAGGCTTCCATTGTTTCGTCCCATAAGTCTGTGTGTAGCATTACATTTACCTGTAGCCACAAATGACTCTTACTGATAGCAAGTATATTGTTCAATGCCCGTGTTCGTAACTTTTGATCAGCTTCGGCATGCCAACTAACAGTAACACCTACAAAGTTATCTATAATGTTAGGCAAGCGTCTTATGTCCCATGTGCCATTAGTTGTTAGGCCCATATGGAAGTTAGGAAACTGTTTAATGTAATCTACAAGTTTCCAGAAGTTTGGATTAACTGTAGGCTCTCCGCCTGTGAAGTTAATGTTAATGTAGGTAGGAGTTTTACGTTTGCTGTTGTATAGATCCGTCCAAGCACGAATAAACTCAAACGTTTCAACAAGTTCTTCTAGACTAGCGTGTGGACTTGTGTTTGTGTGTCGTGTAGCATCACAATAGGTACAGTCGTAGTTACAACGCTTACCTATATCCCAGGTAACCATCATGCCTTCGTCCGTGCTTAGATTAATTGCTGTGGTTTGGATCATATTTGGTTAATGGAATGTCTGCCGCGCAGGTACAGAAGTTACGGTCACAAGTGACTGGATCGCTAGGGACAACAAAGGTACCTTCGTATATGTTGCCTAGACTACCACCTACTCTACAAGTAGCACGATGTACGTCACCGTCCCAATTTATCATTAGGCTTTCTATACCTGCGTGACAAGTCCAACCTTTAAATTTGTTTAGATGTAGTTTAATTACATCGTTAGCGTGTATTATCTTATCGTCAACAACACAATTACCTTGTACTGTTGCTTCTTGTTCTTTGATCCACTTTAAATCGTCTGGATGATAACGCATGTCATCAAATAGATCGTGGTCGCCTTCTGTCCAACGTATGCGTCTAACTGTATTTGGAATCTCTGCTAACAAACATCTAGATCGTAACTGTCTGGCCGCATCCATGTAATCATGATGTGCCATAATTTGGGCAATGACTTTACTCTTGGTTAAGTCTACTACACTTTCTACAGTATTAAACACCCGGCGCCAATCGTATTCTAAGTGTATGCTGAATACATACTGATCAACAGGTAGGCTAGCATAGAACTCGTAAGGCAATGTGCCGTTAGTTGTTACACTGATCCAACTTACTCCTTGTTGTTTGGCATATCGTACAAGGTCAGCAAATTTAGGATGTACGCATGGCTCGCCACCTGTAAAACTTAAACGAATAGGTTTACCCAAAGTCATTAGTTTGTCTACTACAGACTTTAATATCTCTATGTCAGTGTGCGGACTTGTATTATCGTGTATAGAACTGGGGCAGTAGGAGCAGTCGTAGTTACAACGCTTGCCAAGGTTCCATTCTACCTTAATACTATTCTGATGCGGCCATCGACTAGTTACACTATACATACACGAGTAACCTTTGGTTCTATCTTTGATAAGTCAAAGAACTGTACGGGATCTAAGTCTGCTACAGGAATAAGTCCTAGCGATGTGTGTTTAAACTTACGTGGATGGTTCTGTAGCCATTTAGATACAACTTCTGCTTTCTTATGCCAGTCGTCGCTGTTTGTGCTAGGACCCAGCTTTACCATAAAGTCAGAACTATAATATTCTAACGGACGAATGTTATCTTCGCCTACTAGGTCATCACCGTCTTTGATAACATCTAGAATAGGCTTGCCTACTTCACAATAGTTAATGTAGACAGCACCGTATTCCCAAGCAAAGGTAAAGTGATTGTAGTCTTCTTCTAGTAAAGGTATTCTAGGTCTATCCTTAAATGTAACAACAATGCTAGGGTAGGCTGTGTTACGCATAAAGTGTTCGCATTCGTGTACTAGAATATTAAGTCTATCTACAGCATATTGAAAATTAGCATCTCCTGTCATGTAGATGTCTGTGCCTGTGTTAATCTCTCCACGAACAGTTTCAAATATCTTATGTAGATAGTTTAGTGTGTTTTGATCTATTGTAGTTACTTCTAGTCTCGGATATCCTCTATGCTCGAAGATAACATCTACTTGATGCTGTAGCTGTTCTTTGTACCATTTAATATCTTTATCTGTGGGCCATCCTTGAAATCTATCTGTTTCATATAGTGGATAGTTCTTAGCAACTTCCTGTGCCCAACGTTGTGCTATATCTGTATCACGAACTTTGAAAGTTAGTTCAGTATTGCCTGCCCACAAAGACAATCTCATACATACGCCTTAAATTCTGGAACAGCGTCTAACAAACTTTGTCCACGTGTGGCATCTAAAGCAAAGTTAAAGTCTAAGAACTCTTGCCAACGATCGCTTTCGTCCTTAGCCTGTAGATAGTTAATGTTGTCTTGTATCTGTTGCTGTGTAATCTTTTCTAGGATAGGATGTTGTTTTACAATATCAAATGTAGGCACACGCATACTAACTTCTCGCAATCTATCAATTGCTACTTGTTTTAGTTCATTAGGCAATACCTGTGCGGACAACACGTTTGGATAACTCACTCTGTGTGAATAAAATACAATGCCCATTTTGTTTAAGAAATAATCTATACAGTCTGCGGCTTGTAGTATGTTACCAGCTTGTGCTGTAAATGCCCCAACTACCCTACTTACATTTGGGATTGATTTGATTTCTTTAATGTTTTCTTCAACTTGGCTAAAGCTACTGTTAGTCCGAATGTAGTCATAAACAGAGCCAATGCCGTCCAAAGAGACGTTAACGGCAACTGACTTAAAATGTGGCCAATAGTCATGAATAGTTCTTCCTTTGCTAATTCCTAGAGTAGTTCCGTTTGTAGCATATTTGATTTCCATGTTCTTGCCGTAGGGCTTTAGCATGTCTAGTATCTTGTAGTGGTTAGGATCCATCAAGGGTTCGCCGCCGGCAAACTCTACTCGTTTAAAATGTGGAATTAGTTTCTCAAAACTCTTCCACCAATTATCGCTGTCATCAAAAGGACCAATGTATTTGCCTGGTGTATCTACAAGCCTGTCAATTGTAGGAACAAGATAATTGTTTTCTTTTTTATAGAACGGAACAACAGCATCCCAGTCTTTCCAATTAGTGCTGTCTAAAGGGTTACACATTCGACATTTTAAATTACATAGATTGTTTAGTTTGATTTCCATTGTAGGAAATTCAAAAGGCATTGTGTAATTGTTAGTCAACTTGGTAAGAGCACTAGGATATAGATTAATACGTGCTTCTGGGATGTCGCCTTTGATGTGACGCTGACGTAGACTTTCAACTCCTTGATCTTCTAAATCAAAACAAGGCTTACATACATCAGGTCGTTCTCCGTTTTGTACTTGGCGGCGAACTTCACGCATCTTTTCACCGTTCCATATTTCTTCTAGGCTTTGTTCTTGTATCCAGCCAATAGGAAGACTACGGCAACAGATCTTAACTGCGCCGTCTTCGCGTGTTGCTAATCCCGTAAAGGGATGCATACAAAATGTTTTAAACCGTTCGTTCAATTGCCCACTCACGTTCTTTACACCAAAAGCATTTGCCGCATACAGGAACATATTGTCCAGGAGTATATGTCTTGTATGTGATATTTTCAAATTCTCCTTCGCAACTTCTAGTTAAACTAAAGAGATCATCTAAACCCAATGCTTTATATTGTAACACAATTTCGCTCTTATCTACAAATCTAAATGGGTGGTAAACTAATTTGCCCATATGTACCATTTGCTCTAAATGTTTGTTGTCTTCTGTAGGCTCTACATCACGAGCAGGCATTCCTTCTATATCTTTTGGATTTTTGGTAACACCATTGAAGTACGCATCAACATCCTGAGCAAGGCAAACATACTCAGCAAAGGCCCGCAGTTCGATAGTATCGCCACTAACTGTTTTACCATATTCGTCTGTAATCATTGTACCATAAGCATACTCCATTTCAGGTGGAACAAAGTTTCTATGTACAACAAAGGTAATGTTTTGAAAGCGATCCTCCAGCCAACGCAATACACTATTAAAGTCGTATTGTTGCCAAGGTTTAGTTTTCCAGCAACGGATATTATTGATTACATGAACAGTAAACAACCGATTGCTAGGAATGTTATTACAAATCAGGTATGCTAACATTGTGCTGTCTGCTCCGCCACTCATGGCAATAGCAACACTACGCCAGCTTGTATCAAAGGGTATTTTTAGGTCCATAAATATATTTAAATGCTAACAGAACTCCAACACAAATTTCCAATTCAACCTATTGTAGATCAAGTGCTTAGCCTTACATTAGATAAGCGATACGATCTTAATAGGCCCACTGGTAAATTCTTTAACGACCCTTGGCAAACAAAGGAAGAGTTTGTTGGCACACCTTTAGGCAATGTATTAGCTGTGTTACCTAATATAGGACAAGCAAGACTATTAACACTAGGTAGTGGAGAAAGTTATACAGCACACACCGATCCAGATGATAGAATACATTTACCAATTATAACTAACGAACACAGTTACCTTGTAGATATTACAAACAATCGCCTACATCATATCCCCGCAGACGGACGCACATGGTATATGGACACTAGTCAAACACACGTTGCGGCTAACTGGGGTGGTGTGCCTAGAATACATCTTAACATTAGAGTTCTATTGCCACACTTCGAATCAAATAAACAAGGAGTACATCTTAAAGTAGTAGATGGTCCTATTGATTGGAAGCAGGCTAGTTATATTGAACTAATGGGCACTATCAACAAACTTGTTAAGAGCAAACAGGTCACTGGCTTTGAATCACCAAACGAAAAGGAACTATTCCTAAACTGCGACCATGAAGTCATTAACCCTGTTATTGAAAGAATTAGACAGCGCGGAGTAGAATTACTCTGCGAGTTGTTTTAAGTTCTTAGCACAGTTCTTAATACAGATTAACTTCTTGTCTGTATCCCAATGCTTAGGCAACTTGCTTTGCCAATTGTGCTTGCTCATTACAGTAAAGATATTACTGCCGTGTAGGTTAGGCAACCCAATATCACTCATTAGGTCAAATGTAGACTTTACTAATCTGTCACGCAGGATAGAAAGATTGGGATCTAGTTCTTTGTGATCGTAGTCGTTATGGTTAACTGCCCAGCAACAAGGATACACATCGCCCTTGGCTGTGATGTATATCTCTTTCTTAATAGCACAGCTAGGTTCAATAACGCTGTGATCAATTAGCTTTTGATATTCTTCTTTTTGAACTAGCTTTACTGTGTTAGGCTTAAACACTACAGGATGCCACTTTGGATCTGTAGGGGGCTCTAAGTCGTAGATGTGATTACCGTTTCTATCTTGTACAGGAAACACAGGCAGAGAATAAAACCGATTAGTAGCAAATACATTAACACCCTTAAAGCCGATGCTTTCTAGATAAGCCTTTAGTTCATCAATACGTGCTTCGTTGTGTTTGAATACAATGGTATCAGATCTAGCATCGCCACCGGCATCTATAAACGCACGAGCATTGGCAATTATCTTATCCCAATTAGTTCCTTTGCGATACAGTTCATGCTCTCCTTTAAACCCGTCAATGCCAAAGATAATCTGTGTGTTGATCTCAGCAAACTTAGCCCACCATTCAGGATTACGCATACTGCCATTTGTGTGTAGAGCCATTCGTGTAGTAGGATTACAACTACGGACGTATTGATATATCTCTAAACAGTCTTTAGCAATAGCAGGATCGCCTAAGTTACCACAGCAATAAAAGTTTTCTAAGTTAGAAATAAACTCTGGAGGAAACCATTGCTTGAAGTCAGCCAATGTTATTTCTACATTGTTGACAATATCTCTTTCTGCTCCACCAAAATGATTACGCAGACACATAGGGCAACTAGCCTGACACTTGTCAGTTAGTTCCATTGCTAGTGCTTTAATGTCTGAAGGGTATGTCATGCGTAACCAATAATCATGTATCTAGTATAGTTGGGCAGTTTAAGTTCGCCTTTGTAATAAACAATACGTAGGTCGCATTGTTTGTTAAACTCATCTAGGCTATTAGCAATACGAACATGTTCTGGTATATTGTAATTGTTGCTCTGTAGTACAACAAGACTATTGTGAGGAATGCCAGTCTTCCAAAAGTCAAATTGTTCTTGTGTAATGTGTTCACAACTTGTATTAATAACAACATCAGCATCGCTACGGATAGCACACATGTCGGCGGTAACAGCACGGAACTTACCTACTATCTCTTCGCCTTTATTCATCATTGTAGCAATAGGCTCGCATGTAGGATCAATATCAACACTACGAATGTGTTTGGTAATGATATCGCTTTGGAATATCATACTTGCTAAGACCCCTACCCAGCCGCCGTGTATGTCAATGCTCACAGGACTGTTGACAGAAGCACGGAGTTCATCAACAAGCCATTCCTTGCTTTTCATTTGTCCTTGCCAAAAGGCATCCATTGTACGAATAGGATCTGGACTTTGTCTAATAGCCATCATCCAATAATGTAAGTGTTCAGTATCAATTTTCATAGCCGCGTTCTTTAATTGCTTTTACAACTTCTTCTGCTATTATAGCATGACCTTTGCGGGTTGGGTGAACACAAGTGGTGATATATTCTGATGGAAAATCCAATTTACTATAATGACCGTAGAATCTGCCTTCGGCCATAGAATCATCGTGTCCTTCTAGTCTAGTTAACAAATGAATAATTGTAGAACACCCTTGTGGATATACTGCCTGTGACCAATCAAACTGATCTATAAAGTCTATGTTTGTTCCTGTTGGCTTTAGATTAAACAGACCTTGTACTAAATTTCTATCAAACCATCTACGTTGAAAGCGAGTATCAAATGCGCTAATGACCAAGAGTTTAAATCCCTTAGCTTGGCAGTACATCTGTGCTTCTAAAATGTTTAACATTGCCTCGCCGGCCATAAATCTATCTGAGTGTACATGGTCAGCATAGGCTTTCCACAGCTCAGGAACTTTACAGCCTGTATCCCAATAGTTTGGCCACATAGCTTCAAAGTGTGCGTGTTCGCTGACAAACTCTTTTGAGATAAAATCAAAACGTTCAAACCCACTTAACAGATAAACAACAACGGCTTCGCTAGCTTTTGCTATCGTTGGTTCATGGAAGTATAATTCTTTCAATGCCGAACGATTGCCTGTTCCTGCTACACCTAAGTTAAGGCCTTTCCAACCCGGCATCAAAGATTGTATTTGATTGACCCAACTTCCTTCGTACTGCTCTTTAATTAGATCTTTATCGCTAGTATATACAGGAATACGGCCATTGTGTTTCTTCCAAGTAGCATCTGTGTAAGCACCAATACCCTGTGTGTAACTGTCGCCAATTCCAATAATAAGTTTGTCGCCTGAGTTAATCTTTGGATCGATAAACTTATACATTACTTCCTCTCGATATCTTCTTCCACACATCGATCGCCAAATTGTATTTCAACAATGCGACATGGTTTCTTAAAAGGGTTCACTAGTTGATGCCATTCGCCTTTTGATATTTCTATACCGTCGTGTGTTTGTAATACAACAGGCGGAATGGTGTATCCACTAGACATCTGTTGACGTACTTCACATTGCCCTTCTGTTACTAACCAAAACTCTGCTCGATCGGCATGGCGTTGCATACTCAAACTCTGCCCAGGCTCAATTGTTAACTCTTTAACCTTAGTACCAGGTACTTCATGTAATACACGATAGTATCCCCAAGGACGTTCTGTTTTAGGTGCCTTCCATTCTTCTAATATCCAACTGCTAGAGTTCTTTTTGTTTTTGCCACCAACACCAAATACAAATTCAATATTGTCATCTTCGACATCCATTTCAGGAATATTATCTTCTGTGCGGTCTCCGCCGTTGGCAAAAATAATTGTAGCATCCGGAAACTTTTCACGGACCGCATGGATAGCAAATCTAGCAGAGCCGTCTTCGTCATCAAAGTTGATTACCCAGTTGACTGGTCTGATACTAAGCATAATGGCTTGACGTTCTTCAAAGGGCATAAATGCTCTGCCCTTTTTACGTTCTAACCATTCATCGGAGTTAAGTCCGACAACTAACTCATCGCCCAATTCCTTTGCGGCTTCAAGATATTCAATGTGTCCAGAGTGTATAGGGTCGAAACCCCCGGTAACTAAAACTATTTTCATAATCTTAATTAGCCGGGGGCCAAGTGGTTAAAAACGTTTTATGGTTTACTCTTTACCGTCATAATCGGGAAGTGGTCCACCATACTTAGAGCCTTTTATCTTTTTGTGCTTGATAGGCTGACCTCTAAAAGTTTTACCACTATGGTGTGGACGTAATCCCTGAGACACGCAACTACTCTGGTCGCTTCTTCCAAGACGTTTGGTAGAACGACAAAGTTTTGGGTCTGTTTTTTCAGTAATGAATTCATGTGCTCTCATGTCAGTATTTATTAGAAACTGACAAGCTTCTCCTTTTCTGCGTAAAATTTATGCCCGCCTATACGACCTACGTGTTCCTTTTGTTTTGCCCAAGAAGGGCGAATACCGGTTGCGTGGAAATATAAAGCTTCAGCATATTTGTATCTCCAATCCTCGTAGGTGTATTTGCTGGCAAGCAAGTTTCGTGCTATTTCTTGACTTTCAAGCCATCTTTCATCATGAGGTTTGGGATTTCTAGTAGACATACAACGCCAACTAAATTGGCATGTCGTGATCTTTTCTAAGACTGTAAACTTCTCTGTCTTAGTACCCCATACTGTTTTAACAACACGGGTATTCTCACGTTCGACTACTCTTGTAGAACGCTGATCTACTACACCGCAAATAGAATTACCAAAACGTCCGTCTTGTACTCTATTCAATGTGACTAGACCAACTGCTACTTTACCTTCTTCAGGCTCATTCGCCGCTTCGAAGAAAATGTTACGAGCAAGACATGTTAGGTCTTTTACGTTGATAACAGGTTGTGTTATCGATGATACAAAAGATTGTAGTCTATCGCTAACTTCTGAGACTACAAAATATTGACCCTCTTGAGTCGGGGTCTCGGCTTGACCGGGTACCGTTACGGTCAGGGCCGCTAATGCTAATAGCACAGTAAAAACTCTGTGTATTTTAGACATGTCGCTGTCCTCCTTTAAGTTATTTTTACGCTGTCAGTGTGTGTAAACTCCAAAAATTTAAAGAGCGTAGTTTTAGTTAGTGCCCTATTTTAATATCGGGCAAAATAATAGGCCAAAAACGGTCATTTTTGGCCATTCACTCTATTATAACGGGTTTTATTCGTCTGCGCTACTGTCTTGGACGAAGTTACCATTACGTGGTTTTTTCTCACGCTTAGGTTGAAGTTGAGCGGCTAATTCTGCTTGAATAGTAGCACGTTTAAACTCGCCACGTTTGTGCGGATCGATGATGGTAGCAAGAAAACGTTTTGCCTGTGCGCTCATCCTGTAGTTTGGACCTGGTTTTAACATATTAAGTTTGACTCCTTTATAATAGTTATGTTAGAATTATACGAGGCAGAAAATTTTCTGTCAAGTTATATACCAAGTTAAATATCCATATGAAACTAGAACATACCGATCACAGCGCAAACCCCTTGTTCAACCCTGAACACGCTTACGGGGAAACTACATTTAAGATTTCTGGAACACCCATTGAAGTAATCCAAGCAATGGCCTATGTCAAAGCACTTGGGGGTGGGCATGTTTATATTGCCCTAGGGTTGATTCCGCCAAAGACCCTATACTACAAAGGGCAGTACGCTACACCGGAATGGCAGGGTCGTCTAAATCAAGATGACTTTGATGTTATCTGCTCATTGGTACAAAACCAAAAGTGGGTTAAGAGTGTGAATGTATGGGCAGGCGAAATTGTAGATCATGACTTAGATAAGATTGATTATACTATAGACATGGACAATCGCTTTAACATGCATCCCATGGATCGCTTTGGTAAAGTAACGCATGTTCACTGGACCAAGTGGCAACAGATCCGTATGAACAGCTGGCTAGACATTCCTGCTATTCCAGGACGCCCGCAGGGCAAGGGTGTTGTGTTTGCCGGTTCTGGGTGGGAAGATAGAGATGTCTACAGTCAATGGGCCCAACAGAACGTAGGTGCTGTCAGCGTATTTGTAGGCACAAAGTCCGAATATCAAGAGTTCAAGAATGTAACTAAAATTCAAACTAGCCACGTAGAAGTAGATCACCCTGGAGAACTAGCACAGTGGATCAGTGGTATGAACCAAACTATCTGTACACCAAACGGTTGGGTCTGTGCTATTGCTCAAGCCCTTAACAAGCCCTATCTAGTACAGAGCATTCCAGAACTACAGCAATGGAATAATCCTTTTGTTCTAGCGGAACGTGCTAACAACGGCACATTCTAATTACTTTTCAGTTCTAACATCGTACGGGGCCTTTAGGGCCTCGTCCCACCAGTACAGTGAGCGATGTGGCTGGCTCTCGGGGGTGCTGTTACTCTTGTAGTAGAACAAGCGCAGGTTTTCACGTTGATGCCCTTGGGGGCATTGAATAGGCTCTGGGTAGCCGTGTATTAGGCGCTCGTCATATAGCCACAACAACAAGCGATTAGGCAAACAGTCCACTTTGCTAACACATTGGGTACGCTCAAAGTCCCAGAACTCTAGTCCCCCACCCCAAGCAGGGTCCCATTCAGGGGCTAGGTATAGAATAAGGCTCATAGCCCTATTAAGATGTAGCTGTTCGTTCCAGTTAAAGTCTGTGTGTAGCTTTAGGCTATGCCCGGGTTGGCATGTGCTCAAGCCCGCACCCACAAGTCGTGGATCCGATATAACACGTTCTAAGCCTGTAAAGCCCTCTAGCCAATCTAAGAACACACCGCTATTAAAGCAGTGGGTTAAGGTCTGTAGTATGGGCGCACCTGCTAGATTTTTACACTCATTCATTAGGCTACCCCTACGTGTGAACTGTGTCCATTGATGTGGGGGTATATCTTTTATCTCTGCCTGTGCGGCCCTGTAGATATGATCAGGTAAGAAGTTATCTATAACTAGGTAGGGTACGGGTTTACCTTCTTGCCAATCTACCCTATACTCCTTGGGTGGGTATTTGACGTGTAGGGTATTAAAGTATTCGTAGAGCTCTTGTGCTAGTTTCATTCTATGTGTTCCTTGAGCCAGGCCCAGTTATCGGGCAGGGTGTTTCTGCGTTGTAGTTCTTGTACCCAATTATAATTGTGTAGAATTACAGAGCTTAGATTATAGAACAGGGTCTGAAACTCTTCTGGGTCTAGGCTGTTTAGTCTGGCTACTTCATCAGCAATGGCCCGCATACGAGCCCGGTTATCTACAATAGTATCATAGCTTTCGTCTATCCAAGGGCTGAATGTTTTAAAGCCCAGAGCCCTAACACTTTCTAAGAAGTAAGGTGTGGTCACAGCAATAAATGGACGAGCACAGGCCATGGCCTTGTAGGTCTTTTCTGTAGGGAATCCTGGGCTAAACTCACGAGGGTCCATATGCCTGTAGCTGGGCCAGTAAATGTAGGGATCAAAATGGCTTTCAATTAACAGGTGTACCCCCGCACGACGGATAGCATCGTAGGTAGCATTGTGATGTTTGTTGAACTTATTGCTGTTGGGTAGATCGTAGGGTATGCCCGCAAACCAGTTTCTAAGTTGGCTGTCCTTGATGTCAAAGCCCGCATTGCGAGCATCGTTGTAGAGATCTTCTGCGGTGTAGATGCTTTTGCCAGTAAGGTAAGGGTCTATGTTGTGAAAGCTGTAGACCGTGCGATCCAGCACCCCTGCCTTGAGCAGATGTAGGTAAAACTCTAAACGCCAGGGTCTATAGTTACGGCTCAGGACACTGAAACGCTGATCGCCTGGATTACCAACGTGTGGTATCTGTATTCTAGCCAACAATAAGTTATAGGCACAGACCCTAACACCCTGCCAACGCTGTTCCACAAAGTCCACAACGTTAGCGTCCATGACTATGACCCAGATACGATCTGCGGGTATAGAGTGTTGCTCTTGGGCCAGCTTTAGTTTAGATATATCGTGTAGATTTAGAAAGTCCCCGGGGAAGTTGATCAAGAGTCGGGCTTCAGGATTTACCCTTAGTTCTGCCCATACCTGCTCATTGAAAGCATCTACGGGCTCTACTCCGTGTACGGTACTGTCCAACTCATCGTAGAGAAACACGGGCTGATTGTCCAACCTAGTAAACTTATCGTAGGCCTGGGTATTTGTATAGGGCGGAATGCTACGTGCTTGTTGTGTGTAGATCATAGACTGTGTATTCTAATCCTTGTTTGATGCCCTCTGACTCCCTATAAGTCCTAATGGGCTTGTAGCCCAAATTAGCCAGAGCATCCGTATATATGCGTGTGCCTAACTGTATGCTGAGTCCACAGGTAGCCCTACGACTTTGACGCTGTCCGGGTTGATTAACACCCTCCCTAACGCAACGCACAACACCTCCGGGCTCTGCTTCTAGGAATATACGCCGGGGTTTGACATAGTGTACAATATCTTCTAACAAGCCCAGTGGGTTGGGGGTATGACCTAACACACCAAAGAGAACTACGTTATCGTAACAACCCACTCCCGAAACAGCCTGATGAAAGTCTGCTTGTAGACAGCGCACTCTAGGCCATTGTTCACGTACACGGGCTAGGGCAATACCATCTAGCTCTATACAGCAGACACTACCAGCACGATCAACTAGATACTGGGTAAACCACGACCCGTCATGCGAGCCCAGCTCTAGCACAGAACCTTCTACAAGATCAAATAGGCTTTGAGCAATTTTCAGGGTCAATTTACCACTCCGTTATACCCAACCCTCTTCCGCGAAGCGGCTTGCAAAAGAAAAATCGGGGTAGACAAAATTTTAACGGAAATCCGGACCCACACACCAGCCAACTAGGCTTCGACGAGTACCCCGTGTTACAGGAGTAACTTCGTGTAGGATCCAGCTAGGGAATACAACGATAGTACCAAACTGCCGTAATTTTTCACTTTGTTGCGTAAAGTCCTGCCCATTAAGAATACGGAAGTCGCCACCTTCGTAGCTATCAGGATTAGATAACTGTATGCTAAAGGATAGCTTACGGCAAAGATCGCCGCGGCCCATAACCATACCAGAACCCCAGTCCATATGCGGCTTATAGAAGCCTTCGCCCGCAGGGTATTCGGTAAACTGTAGATGCTCAATACCCGTGATATCGTAGCCATAGTAGGTCTGATTATGGAAACGTATAGCTTCCCCAATCTTTTCGTATAGCCAACCAGAATCCGCAGTAGGTTCGATAAACGAAACCATACTAGATCTAAGTTCAGGCTGTACACTCTGCGGCTCATGCGAGGCGCGAACAGTACCAGCTTCTAACTGCCCCACTAGACCCCGCAAACGATCTAGATCCTGTAGGTTAAAAAACCACTCAGTACTAGAATAGTAGTAGCGTTCGCCCTGGGGCTTTAGACGATGCTGTTCAATATTTGGATTACCATTAAAACTCATTATAATTCTCTCTTTTAAAAACCATTAGTCGGCGATACACGACGCACACCCTCGGGATTCCATGTTTCCCCACAACCACATTCCCAACCCCGATTATCCGCTCGAGGTCTGCGACTCTGAGCACACTTAGGACAGATAGTTTCCCCTCGGGGATCCGACAATGTGGGTTCCAATAGTCCACCCTCAGGTACTGCAGCCTTGGGTATCATAGCATTGGGATTAATGGGTGCTTTTACTTCTTCCCAGCAGAAGTGACACCACCAACGATTGGGCCAATCACGATCTGCTGGGAGCCCACAGCGTTGATGTATGGGAGCGGGCACGGGAATATGCTCTGCGGGACGGACTTCAAGATCATCGTATTCTTTATAGGGAACCGATTTAGACTCTACTTCCCACAAAGGACGATGTGTTCCGGGACGGCCTACACCACGTATAGATTTCCAAAATGGTTGACTGTTATCTTGACTCATGCGGATATTTAACCACCACTAAATAGCATATACAAGCATTTTGGAGCAGACCAATGACTTATACAGTAGTCCTAAACAATCCAGCACAGCCCACACAAAACTGGACGCAGACAGTGGAAGCCAGTAGCTATCTAGAAGCACAAATGATGGCCAAAGAGCGTTGGGGCAAATACGTGCTATATGTAAAGCACAATTAAACAGATGAACCAGCCCGTATATAAAGACCCGGAACACGAATGGTTATGGCAGGAAATGTGCACAATTACCAATAAGAAGTACCGTGTACGTGCTCTGGCCTATGCGTGGATGGTCGGGTTCTTAATAGGTGTTATAGTAGATCTTATGCGTAATGACTCTGCTGTACGTGTCCATGTCAAAAACAAACTCAAGCACTTCCGTCAGAAAAACCACTCTATACAGAATCAACAGTAGACTAGATGACATTTTTCTATACTGTCAGCAGATCGGAGTGGACTGCTATAAGACACGAATAACATACTCAAACATAGCGTGGGTAGTGGAATTACCTACTAACAGCAAACTTCAAACACTATTCCTACTACAGTTCAGCAACTGTGTAGAGAACATCATGGGCACTTACTACGTGTAAGCACAATGGTATTAGGCTCTAGGGGGCCTGGTAATACAGTCAGGAAACTGTGAAAAACAGTAGAAAGTATTGCAGTAATGCCTGTCACCCCCACCCTGATCCAAAATTTTTTAGCCTAAAAATCGCTGAAAAGCCACAAAAACTGCCCCAAAATCCCTGAATTTTACCACCTTTCCCCACCATTTTCACCACCTTTTTCCACCGTTTTTACCATTGATCATTGACAAAACCATGCGGTGGTGCTATACTATATACACTATGAAAACATACACAGCTACAGTAAAGAGTCAGTTCGGGGGCACTACTAGAGTGGGCGTACTGGCTGAATCATATAATGATGCGCTTGTTATAGCTCGGTCACAGTACGGAGATCTCTTAGTATATGTTGAAAGCTAATACCCCGCTGTTCTTGCATGCATGCAGATCTTTGATCGTGATATTTGCTATGGTATCACTGAGTGGTTGTATCACTACTCGAGGTTGTTATGGTCGTGACTACTGCTTAGAGCGTGATGGTCCGCGTCAGTATATACGTGCGCCAGATGGATGGGGTGGTAAGTATTGTCTACAGAACCCTACAGAATGTTAATAGTAGGGACCCCGCTGCACACGTATAAGGATCTTTAAATGTCACAACAAAGAATTGGTTTTATTCAGAGTAGAGGACTTGGTGATATCATCATTGCTCTACCTATCGCTAAGGAATATACACGTAGAGGCTACGAAGTATATTGGCCCGTATGTGAACCCTTTTATCAACAAATGGTTCGAGCGGCTCCCTGGGTTCGTTGGATGTCAGTGCCCGTAGATGAATATGGCGCTTTCTTTTATGAGAATCCGCACAAGCAGTTGACCGCTATTGGAGTAACTGAGGAATTGTGGTTGTATCAGTATTTGAGTAGTCATCCAGAGCGTACTAATAAGAGTCACTTTGCCCAGTTTAAGTTCGATCAATACAAGTATGCTCAAGCGGAAGTACCATTTAGTCACAAGTGGGAGTTGGCCGAGTGTATAGACCGGGACCCCGCTGCAGAAAAATCACTGTATAATAGTGTAGTCACACAAGAACGCTATATGGTATATCAGGGTCATGCTAGTGATATGAGCTATGACATTGATCTGTCCATTGTTGAACCGGGTGTACAATGTATTGAGTTGCGGGAGCTAGAAGGTTATTCCGTATTCGATTGGTTACGAGTTCTAGAAGGTGCGGAGACAATGATCCTGATCGACTCTGTGTTTGCTAACCTTGTAGACCAGCTCGGGCTGAACCCCGCTGCAGACAAGTACTATATGCGTAAGTGGAATCGTCGTGTAGATGGTAATCCTGTGCTGTTGGGCAACTGGACCTTCGTAGACATTGCGGATCCAGAAGGTGTACAGGTTAGATCGCTTGTAGACACGGGCATACCCAACCCCGCTGCACAGGCCACTGGTGACCCCGCTGCACAGGCCCTAGGATCAGCAGAAAAACCCAACGGCACAGGTGCGGGACAAACATATACACCCTACGGGCAGACTGCTAATACTATGAATGCCGCCCAAAAGCTACAGGCCGCACTAGGATTAAGGAAGTAAATCCTGTATAATATTAATCCCGGGGGCCTATAGCTCAGTTGGTTAGAGCAGGCGACTCATAATCGCTTGGTCACAGGTTCGAGTCCTGTTGGGCCCACCACCGGGCAGAGCTAAGTATTTTGTGCCGTAACAGCACACGAAACAGTTAACAATTCGGCCGATGACTAAGGTGACGGAATTGCTCTAGACTGATAATGCGGTTAAACGCCTAGCGTGAAAGAATACTGGTAACAGTACAGACCTTAGGTGCTGTGAATTGCCACAGAAGTCACTGTGCTAGAGTCGAAGGCCCTGGGCCTAGAGTAGACTGAGCGCAAACGGTTCGGAGTCACGTTGCGGTAGACCCGGGCAGGGAGACCCTAGGAGGTATTTGGCCTAGGGTTTTTTTGCGGCTATTTTGAGCAGCCTACTATATTTTCATCACCGAGCCAAATAGGGGGGTGGCCCTCGCCGTCCATCCCCAGCAAGTCTGTTCGAACCCTCGTGCCCTTATGGCTTTCTTCTTATCTCTCATTGTGCCTACAGTATAGCACAGGTTTTACCGAATGTCAACCGGAATTTCTGAAACCCTACGGCCCACTCGGGTATTCTTTAGGGGTTGACAGAGTGGTAAAACCGTGTTATACTACACTCATGAACTTAGAAAAGCGTCCCCGTAAAAAGCGTGCAGATCGTACTCATGTAGTCTATGAGCTTACGGTCAACGGCATGACTTATGTTGGTGTCACAGCCAAAACAGAGTCCACAGCTCTTAAGAGCGCACGGACACGTGCAGCCAAGCATTTCTATCGCGCAAAGACTGAAAGCAAGAATTGGCTCCTTTGCGTGGCCCTGCGTGAGCTCAACGACAAGACTGAAATAGGTGTTCGCGTTCTGGGCACGGCACGTGGCAAGCAGGCAGGACACGACTTGGAAGTGGAACTCCGCCGCAAGTTGAAGCCCATGCTGAATACAGATACCCGTGGAGATTGAACGGGTATTGGTTGACAAGTGGTAAAACCGGTGTTATACTAGAGACTAGAAACATTAATAAGGAGCAAGAGATGAAACTATTGAGCACTGCAAATCCTAAGATCCAGAAGGGTACGAAGCTGGGTTACCTGAGCTACATCCTACACCTTGCTCCTGCTGACTTGTCGGGCAAAGAAGTATGCCCTAAGCGCACCGCAGGTTGTACAGCCGCTTGCCTTAATACTGCCGGTCGTGGCGGCATGTTCCGCAAAGGTGAGAACACCAACGTGATCCAGCAGGCTCGCATCCGCAAGACCAAGTACTTCTTTGAGAACCGCGATGCTTTCATGAAGGACTTGGAAGCAGACATTAAACTGGGCATCAAGCAGGCCGCGAAGTTGGGTTTGACGCCCGTGTTCCGCTTGAATGGTACATCGGACTTGAGCTGGGAGAAGTACGGTATCATTGAGAAGTTTCCGGAAGTACAGTTCTATGACTACACTAAGGTCCTGGGCCGCAAAGTGTCGCACCTTAAGAACTACCACTTGACCTTCAGTGCCGCAGACGGTAACGATGCGGACGTGGCTAAGGCTGTGGCGCAGGGCATGAACGTGGCTATGGTCTTTGATAAACTGCCCGAAGCTTACATGGGCCGCCCTGTTTTCAATGCTGATGACACTGACCTGCGCTTTTTGGACCCTAAGGGTGTTATCGCTGGGTTGAAAGCCAAGGGCCGTGCTAAGAAGGACAATACCGGATTCGTTCGTAGGGTTATTCCAATTGTCGGTTGACAAAAGGTAAAACCGGTGCTATACTATAGGCTAGATAGTTAACTAAAGGAGCGAAAGATGAGTGGATTCACTAAAGAGCAGGTTCTGAGTTTTGTTGAGGGTGCCAAGCAGGAAGCCCGTCAAGCGGCAACCAAGTTCTTCCAGGAGAAGCTGGGCGGACGTGACCAATACGCCTGTGGCTTTGCTTGGGTTACGGTCTACAAGGTTCGTGGCAACACCAAACTGGGTATGGCACTGAAGGAGGCAGGTTTCCGTCCTGCTTACGGTGGTGGACTTCAGCTGTGGAACCCCAGTGGTTTGGGCGTCCAGAACGTGGACACTTTGGAAGCGGGTGCCGAGGCGGCCGCAGAGTTCCTGAAGCAGATGTTGGGCGTGGAAGCCTACGCAGGTAGCCGATTGGATTAATTGCTCCGGCCTGTGCAACGCAGGCCCTTTATGGGGGTGTTGTATAAAAGCAACACCCTCTTTTTTTGGTTGACAAGTGGTAAAACCTGTGTTATACTATACACTAGACACTAAGGAGAGCGACATGGAATATACCGTAGAAATTTATAAGTTGGACAAGCGATGCAAAGAGGGCATGAAGCTGGTGTCCAAGACGGACTTTGCGGACATGACGCTGGCGGCTGTGGAGCGAGCCAACCCAGTTCGCCCAGGATACATTCGCGAAATCCACGAAACTTATGTAACTCGCAAGAACTTGATGGGCGGTGCTGAGTATAAGGAACGCTATGACACTCCGCGCTATTGCTCGCCCAGCTCAGAAGCCTACTGGAGCATGTAATGAAGTGGATGCGTGAGACTACAGTTTGGGAGGACGGGTCGGACTGTAACCACCTGTACCTCCTAGACGGGGACAAGTGCCTAGCCTATGTCAAAAAAGACACCAACGAGCACAAGGTGTTCAATAAGCCTTTGAAGTTCGATTTGCGTGGTCGTACTTTCGTATTAGTTAAAAAAGTTACCAAAAGGGGTTGACATCCGGTAAAACCGATGTTATACTATACACTAGACACTAACGAAACAGGAGCGAAAATGAATATTCAGAACTTGGAAACCTATGTTGAAATGAAAAACAGCTGGTCCAAAATTTTCAACGGCAAGGAGCTCAGCCTGCTCAACGCCCAGGACCGTCAAAAGATTGCGGATTCGCTGGATGCGGATCTTAGCCCAGAGAACCTTACCTGCGATGGCGAACTGCCCGCAAGCCAAGTCCGTGCCCGTGCCCAGTTCCTGCGCCGTTGTGCTCAAGAACTCCAAAGCATCGATCCTAGCGTCACTTTCTACGAATTCAACTAAGGAGCCTACTATGCCTAATTGGTGCAACAACCGTGTGGTAATCAGCCACGAAGATACCCAGAAACTTGAAGCCCTCGTTGAGGCCATTAAGGAAGGCAACTTCTGTAAGCATGTGGTTCCGATTCCAGAGGACCTGAACATTGTAGCAGGTCGAGTTGGTGACGAAACGAATCCGGACCAGATTGAGCTCGAGCGCCGGAGTGCCGAGAACATTGCCAAATATGGTGTGGCCAACTGGTATGACTTCTGCGTGAATCATTGGGGCACCAAGTGGGATGTTGATGCCTACGACCCTGATATAAAGATTGAGAACAACACCATTGAGTTCGGCTTTGACTCTGCGTGGGCCCCGCCCGTAGGCATCTACGAGGCCCTAGTAGATGACGGCTTTGAAGTAGAGGCTACCTACTACGAACCAGGCATGGCCTATGTAGGTCGTTGGTATAACGGCAGTGACGAGTGTATTGAGTTCGGCGGTGAGACTTCTAAAACCGTGCGTGATGTCGTTGGCGACGAACTGGATGATGAGTATGGCATCTCCGAGTCTATGGCCGAGTATGAGGACGAAGAGGACGAGGAACTCACCGACTGGTATAAGGACGGTGTAGAGAAGAACAACTTGGAGCCACACAAGTGAACGGCATATGGAAGATCCTAGCTGGGGTGGCCATGTTCGCCATCCTGGCGTTCCAGCAACTGGAGATCTCTACCCTTCACGATGACATACAAGAGATCAAGATCTATTTGATCAAGACTCAACAGCGTGTTCAGCATACTTCTGCTGAAGCAGACTGTTTGGCCAAGAACATTTTCTATGAAGCCGGTGTGGAGGACCGGTTAGGTAAGTTTGCTGTCGCACAGGTAACACTCAATCGACTAAAGGAGAAACGCTGGGGTACTGATATATGTAAGGTTGTCTATGCTCGGGCTCAGTTCAGCTGGACATTGGACAAGAAGAAACGCTATGCTCAACCTAAAGGGCCTTTGTGGGCAGAAAGCAAGGAGGTTGCTCACAAGGTGCTCCAGGAGGGCTATAGGGTAGCAGGGTTGGAACATAGTACCTTCTATCATGCGGACTACATTAAAGAACCTATTTGGTCAAGGAGTGTTGTGAAAATACAACAGATTGGACAGCATATTTTTTACAAAAAGACTTGACAAACTGGTAAATTGGTGCTATACTACACAGACACTAAAGGAGCAAGTATGTTAAGCACTAAACAAGTCCGCGCTGTAGCACGTGCAGCAAATGTAAACTATGTACGTACATATACCGACCGTACGCTTAAAACAAAAGCAAACACTAGTAATCCGCGTCGTAGTGTTACTTTTGTTTTAAACAATGCCAGTTCCGCCGATGTATTGTATAACTTTTTGCGTAGTACAATTAAAAACCCTGTAAAGCGTTCGGGTTCTGTACGCAATTTTGCTACCCGTTGCGCCGGATTCCAATACGTTCGTGTTATAGCTAACATTTAAACAATAGCCCTACCCTGCGTAGGGTTTTTTTACGTAGTAGTTGACAAAGTGGTAAATTGGTGCTATACTACACACTTAAACACTGCAAGGAGCAAACAAATGCAAAAAGTTATTTTTAACACTAGCGGCGATGGCTACTGGAGCAACGTGCAAAAAGCTGTAGAGATTACAGACATGCGCTTGGGCTTTGTTAGCGAGGACAAGGAGTATGGGGAACTGCGTGTGTTTTTTAACACAGACACTTGGGACGTTTATAAAGACGGGCTAATTTACACAGACAAACAATTTAAAATAGACTTAATGCAGTTTATTACAGAGCATGGGCTTGTTGTAGACTTGTGCTATAGCGAGCAGGGCATGCAGGGTGATGACTTTGTTAGCTTAGACGTAGGCAGAGACTTTATTGCTAGCTGGGAAGCTAAGTTTGGCTATGCTAGTTTTGCTGACGTGCACGTAGTTGACTAAAGCATAGGGTTATTGTATAGCACAGTTGACAAAGTGGTAAAACTGTGCTATACTACACACATACACTAAACAACAAGGAGCGAACATGTTAACAGCAAAACAAAAGGCAGCTAAACTGCGTGAGGCAATAGATTTGCTAGAGGATGCGGACGCATTAATACAAGAGGTGCTGGGTGACAGTGACGTGTGCTATGAGACGCACAATAGGATTGAGGACATTGTAGACGACTTGCGTTGTGACGTAATGGAATTTGACAATGCTTAATACAGTACTACAGTGGGCAGGCACTGCCTGCATCTTGGCAATGTACGTGTTGATGAACTTTTACAGGGAGCTAAAGTTGGACCCCCTGTTTGGTTTGCTAGGCGGGCTACTGTACTTGACATGGACTATACGTGTGGCAAATAAGCCACAGTTCATTGTTAACGTTGTAGCTATATCCGTATGCGCTATAGGGTTATATAACGCTTGGGGTTGACACTTTGGTAAAAGTGTGTTATACTACACACATACACTAAAGGAGCGACCATGAAACAATACGTTATACATTACTACTACAAAAACCAAGTGCATACAGCCCTAACACGCCCTTGCACACGTAAACAAGCTGTAGCCGCGTTCCATCAGGAACTTAACAGCCTAAACAGTTTTATGCTTATTAAAGTAGTACCTGCCTAATAACCCTACAGCCCGAAAGGGCTTTTATAAAAGGGGTTGACAGGTAAAACCATTTGTGTTATACTACACACATACACTAAACAAGCAGGAGCAGAAATGTTAAACGTCAGCAAAGTTGCAAAAGTTTATTCGGGCAAAGTAGGTTGCATGTGCGGTTGCCGCGGCAAGTACAGTTACAATGAGGGCGTGGCCCGCGAGGATTGGCAGGGTGCCGTTAACGTGCGAACTGTTAAAATGTTTACTAAGCAGGTCCTAGCCCATCCGGATGTACAGTTTGAAGACAACTGTGCTTTCGTACAAACTAACGGACGCATCAAAGTCGTTTACTTTAAGGAGCAAGCATGAAAGTTTCCGAGCTCATTGAACTGCTACAAATGGAGAACCCGGACGCCGAAGTCCACTTCCAATACAACTACGGCGACCACTGGCGCACTCAAGTGGCTCCTACTGTAGACAGCGTAGAGGTAGGCTATGTCAAGTACAGCGACTACCACCGTATGCACAAGGTCGTAGACCAAGACGACTTTGACTACGATGACGAAGGCGAGCCTGTTGTTGAGGGCACAGAAGTGGTGGTGCTGGGATGATTACTGCTGAAACACTCAAACTCCTAACCAGCTACAGCACCCACACCTTAGCTATGACCTTGGACTCCTGCGGTTACAAGATGATGGCGTTCAAGGGTGCCAAGTTCCTGGGCATAACCAACGGCGGACAGTTTTGCTACAAAGTAGAGTACCACGACGAAGACGGGCGCGGTGCTACCTTTGGCAAAGTGTTCCTGACCTATAACCCTACAGAGAACAGGGTTACTGCAGATATCGGTTGACAAGTGGTAAAACCGGTGTTATACTATAGGCTAGACAGTTAGGAAAAGGAGCAAGAAATGACTGTTGTTTACAAGGCACGTGAGCAGACCTTTAAGGCCAGCGAGATCCTGTGGGCAAAGCGCGAGCTGATCGACGCTATTGTTGAGCAAGCCCTCGTTGGTCAGACCGAAGCGTTTATCGACATGATCGTAGACGGGCAAGAGGACATGAGCCGCAACGGCATCCAAGAGACGCTGAAAGGCGTTAAAGACAGCGCACAGGACTTTCTCAACGATATGCTGGGCGACCTGCGCCACGAAGTTGAGCGCCGCCTTAAGGCCGCACAATACGGCGCGGCTGTTACCGGCTTGAAGTTTGACCTTGCTGGCGATGTTACGGACATTGAGGTCGACGTTACTGTGGCTTTTGAGCAACAATAACCCTACAGGCTGTAGGGTTGGTTGACAAACTGGTAAATTGGTCATATAATACATACACACTGAAACAAAAGGAGCTCATAAATGGCAACTCGTTCTACTATCGCCCTGGAGTACGCAGACGGTACTGTTGGTCAAATTTACTGCCACTGGGACGGCTACTTGGATCACAACGGCAAGATTCTGCAGAACCACTACACAGACCCGTTCCTGGTCCGCGAGCTGTTGGACAACGGCGACATGAGCTCGCTGGACGAAACTGTTAGCGGTTGTACTTTCTACAAGGAACGTGGCGAGGACTGCCCTCAGCGTATGTACAAGGACTTCGCAGAGTACCGTCGCGAAGCACAAGGAGAGGAATACAACTACATCCTCCGCAAAGACGGCAAGTGGTATGTTGAGTTCTACGGCGAGTTTAACGGCTTGCTGACTGATGCGTTTGAACACGAAGCACTGGAGGCAGACGAATGAAGGTAATGGTAACCACAACCCTTAGGCAAGAGATTGAAGTGCCTGAGGGCACTGACAAGCAGGATGTCTATAACTTCCTAGCTGAGAACCAAAGTTTCCGAGATGCGTTTTGTGGGGTCAGCACAGACGCAGGTGAGTTTCGGATCACTGACATTGAAGTAATTGATGAGGAGGTAGAGCTATGAGTCGTTTCGCAATGATCACCGAGGACACGGACTACGATGTTTCTGAGGACGGAGTGCCGGAATTTGAGCCCAATCCGGCGGCAATGGATTGGACCGTTAAACAACTCAAAGATGTGGCATTTAAGCCACAATCCGATGAGGAATTCAGCCCTTACTATGGCGCCTAAGGGGTTGACTTTTGGGCATTTTGGTGCTATACTATTAAAACAGTAAGAGATTGCTGTTAACTTTTTAAACACACACAGAAAGGTATTTTATGTCTAACGTTTTTTCTCATGCTGGTGTTTCGCGCTTGAATGGTGAGTTCAAGGTTCGTTTCTGTAACGATGCCCTGCGTGTCAAAGTACTTGCCAAGAATGGCCACAAGGACATTGACATCGTCGAGTTGCGTCACCCGATGTCTAAGGAAGACGCTGTAGCGTTCCTGTTGAGCATCGACTTTGCCAACGGTAACAAAGAAGTCCAAGCGGCTCTCGAAGCGGCGGCTGACAAGCGTGGCGTTACTGCTAAGCCGGCTAAGGCTGCTCCTAAGGCTAAGGCAACTAAGGCTAAGGCTAAGGCTCCTGCTAAGAAGGAAGCTAAGGCTAAGACCAAGACTGGTCAGGCCTCTGTCAAGACTGCTGTTCAGTCTGAGGCAGAAGCAATGTCTAAGGTCGAGGACATTTTGGCCAACGCTGAACCAGCATTGATGTGATAGTAGGGGCCAGAGTGCCCCTTTCTTGGAGAATACATGAAAAGTCTGTTTACCATCGCCAGTGTCGTTGCTCTAGTCATCCTTGTGGTTGCTATCGGGCCTTTGCTAACGATCTGGGCATTCAATCAACTCTTCCCCGGCGTGCTTGGTCAAGACCCTTACACACTCTACAACTGGTTTGCCGTGGTTATCCTAGGAGCCTTCTTCCGTGCCAATGTTTCGATCAAAAAGAACAGTTGAATATGTAACTCCACAGTTCTATAAGGACTGGGCTCAAGCAGATGCTGAGATTGAAGCCCTTGGTCGTAGACTGGATGCTGTTCGTGGACTCATTGTTGAGCTAGAACAGCGGGGCGATGAAGTAGAGTCCTGGGCACTACGTCATTGGCGTGAGGTTGAGGATGTTGTCCTACGCAAATGGAAGCACACCGTCCTGCTCAAGCAATCAGGTCTGCGCCAAGTAGGTGTTACCCGTGAAGGCCCTGATATTGATTACAGTTGGTGGGAGAAGTCAGACGAAATAGCTATGCGCCTGCCTTTGATTGATGGATTTACCAATTGGCTTACAGATAGAGTTTCTAGCCCTAATTTTGATCGGGCTTGGGCAATGGCGCAGGAGGAAAAACTCCAAAAAGCTAGACAAGGCCTGGCCTAGGTGCTATAATAGTAGAACGCTGGCAGTAGTCAGCCTTTATATAGAGGAAAAAAATATGTTAAAGAGAATTAATCCAGAAACAAAAACAGGTAAATTGTTTACAGCACTTCAAGCTGGTCAGAAGTTGACGCAAAGCGAAGCCAAGAAGCGTTTCGGCATTGGCAACATCAGCGCAGAAGCAAGCCGTATCCGCCAAGCTGGTTATGCTGTTTATGCGAACTCACGCACAGCAGGCAATGGCGTTACCGTTACTGAATACGAGTTGGGTCGCCCATCACGCCGTATCGTTGCTCTAGGCTACAAAGCCGAAGCAATGGGCATCACACTCTAAACGATCGCTCCAAAGTCCCGGGGGTAGTGTCCCGGGCAACCCCCGAACCCTGCCTACTGTGAAGTACGCGGGGTTCACCTTTTGTGGCAAAAATACAACAGATCTTTTGGTTGACATTTGGTAAAACCGGTTGTATAATACACACATAGCAAGGAGCAAAGCAATGAAGATTTCCAAGAAGCAACAGGCCAAGTGGGACAAGCGGAACATGGACCTGAGCAACGGCCGTTCTGTGAACAACGAACACTTGGATGAGGATCGTGCTTGGGAGAAGCTCCGCAAGAAGCTGGAGAATGACAAAGAGATGATGGCTGTGTTCAAGCGTATGAAGGATCGTTGATGGAATACACACTGATTACCAGCAAGGGCCGCATTATGCGTTTCTATGTACAGGCAGTCGCAGAGCTTTATCAGCGAATCGAAGGGGGTGTTGTTTTTACACAACAGGTCCTAAAAACGGTTGACAAAGTGGTAAATTGAAGCTATACTACACACATACACTAAACAAACAGGAGCTGAATATGAAACAAAAGATTGGCGCAGTGGCATTTATCGTTGGCTTGGTTGGCGCAGGCTTCGGAGTCGGTGGTGTTGAGAACAGCATCGAAACATCGCACCTGATTGCCAGCATTGGCGTGGCAGTGACTAGCCTGATGTTGATGTACATGGGCACACTGATGATCAAGGAGGAAATCTAATGTTTACCGAAAAGGAAAAGGTTGTTCGTGCCCTTAAGGGCGTCCAGTTTGATCGTGGTCGTCATGGTAGCCTCTACGATCGTGGAAGTGCCGACAGCTATTACGGCCGTGGCCCTAAGCCTCACTGGTTCCCCAACGGTACCTACAACTTCCCAGAAGTCACTGACTTGACTGAGGATGAAGTCACTGAGTACATGGCCGGATACGACGACAACGAACGCAACGGCGACAAGAAGGACTGGGGTTGATATGATCAGCATTCATCCTAGGCTCAATCCTCTGGAAGTCATGGTTGTCACAGAGGAACTCAAGCAAAAGGGCATCACCAGCTATACCCTCACAGAAGGCAATGGCTGTATCTGGGCCTATTACGGTCGCATCAACGAGTACTACATCTTTAGGGACGGCAAGCTGATTGACGTACAGATTGACTAGTGTGGCAAAAATACAACAGTCAAAGGGGTTGACAAACTGGTAAATTGGCCGTATAATACACACATACACTAAACAAAAGGAGCCCAAGATGCGTACACAGACCAACAAGCTGATTGAGATGATGGACGAAGGTTTGATCTCTGCCCAAGCAGTCGCAGAGATGGCCCTGGCTTACATGAGTGAAGACGATGTGGCTGATATGATGCGTGCCAACGACATCCTCGACGAAGACGAATACGAGGACGACGGCCAGCCCGATGAGCTCACTGAGTGGATGGATTTTGACCCTGATTGTTGAAGGGTCTTTGGTTGACAAAACCAATTCTAGACCGTATAATACACACATACACTGAAACAAAGGAGCTCACAAATGGATATCAAGCAAGTCAACTCTGCGATCATGTTTGGCAACTGGACTGACACTGAACTGGGAAGCATGATCGATGCCATCAAATTTGCCCGTGCTAGCCTCCAGAAGAGTGTAAAACGCTCACTGAAGATTGGGCAGGCCGTTCGTTTCCACTCTACCAAGCGCGGTGTGGACATGACGGGTTCTGTGGAAAAGATCGCCATCAAGTACATCACAGTCCGTACCGCACAGGGTCTGTGGCGAGTGCCAGCTAACATGCTGGAGGCAGTATGATGATCCAGATCGAGGGCCTGAACGCCAAACAGCGCATTCTGGCTGATCTGATTTGGGGCATGGGCTCCCGGGAGGATGTGGATCGTTTTGTCCGCACACTCCCCGAAGCAGACGCCGTTGATGCTCGCATTGTGATCACTATGATGCTTTGGGCATTCCTGGACGAGGTCAACGAAGTCGACAATTCGGTAAAAGAATTGATTGACAGCTACCGATAACGGCAGTATAATACACACTTAGACAACTACATAAGGACACCACAAATGGCAAAAGCAACCGCAAAAGCTAGCAAGGGCGCAACTATTCTAGAATTCGACACGGACGCTATCAAAGCCCGTGAAGCAGAAGTTAACAAAGAGACTGATCAAGAGATCCTGGAGCGCCTGGGCGAGCGTTTTGAAATCCTCACTGAGATGACCAAGGCCGTTAAGTCGGGTGATGTCCGTGCTATGATTGTCAGTGGCCCTCCTGGTGTGGGCAAGAGCTTTGGTGTTGAAGAAGTACTGTCCAAAGACGGCCTGTTCGATGTACTTGGCGAGCGCAAGCCCAAGTATGAGATCGTCAAGGGTGCCATGTCAGCTCTGGGCTTGTACGCCAAACTCTACGAGTTCTCGGATGCCAAGCACGTTCTAGTCTTTGACGACTGCGACTCTGTACTGCTCGACGACCTCAGCTTGAACATCCTTAAGGGTGCCTTGGACTCCAGCAAGAAGCGTACGATCGCTTGGAACACTGACAGCCGCCTGCTCCGTTCAGAAGGTATCCCGGACAAGTTCGAGTTCAAGGGTGCGGCTATCTTTATTACTAATATTAAGTTCGAGCACGTAAAGTCTAAGAAGCTTCGCGATCACTTGGATGCGCTTGAGTCACGCTGTCACTACATCGATCTGCAGATGGACACTAACCGTGAGAAGATCCTCCGCATCAAGCAAGTGGTAAACGACAAAGGCATGCTGGACTCATACGAGTTCGAAGACTCAGTCAAAGCTGAAGTCGTAGAGTTCATTGAAGCTAACCAAACCCAACTTCGTGAGCTGAGCCTGCGTATGGTACTCAAGGTAGCTGACCTGCGCAAGAGCTTCCCCAAGACGTGGAAGGCTATGGCTAAGACTACTTGTATGCGTCGTGCTTAAGGACTAACACTATGACTAACACATGCCAATACCTAGGCCCAGACTACGATCCACAGGACATGTCTAACAGGCTTAAGCCTACACCCTACTGCGGCTGTGCTACACTCGCAGGCAAGAGCTACTGTAGTGAGCACTATGCTATAGTCTACGCTAAGGGCAGTGCACTACGTAAGCGTACAAAGGACCGGGCCCGTGCGGCTAGCCTGCGTCAGTTAGAGAGTCTGTTCAACGAAGCGATCGCTGAGCTGGAAGCAGAAGGCTTTGACTTCGACCTTAAGGCCGTAGACGAAGAACTGGTCTGAGGTGGTGAGAGAGCCCGAGAGGGCGACCGGTGGGGGGCTCTGGGGGTACCTGGGGTCCCTTTTTAACAAGCAAGCAAGCGCAACTTTTGCGGGCATGCCAAAAATTCAACCATGAGTTAGACTAGATCACCAGGGGCCGAGATCTTGACCAATGGTGAATTTTTTACAGCAAAATTTTTACTCTGTGCATAGACCGGCCTGATAACTAAGTCTATGTATCGTTATCTAACACTTCAATATCAATTCGATCGAAAAAACCGTAGACCCAAGGGCACAAATATTGATGTATATGTGTGAAATCGGGTTTTAAAAATTTTTGCGCTAGCGAAAATTAGGCTGCTATAGCGGCCTTTGTACAGTAGAATACAGTCTCGATGTAAATATTTCATCATGCGCTGTATTATAGATCATCCTATACAACCGTATTTTCCCCACATAGCTGTAGCACCGTGGCCTAAACTCTCGGGGCCCTCATTACAGATAGATTGGGTAGACTCTGTCTTAGAGCTAGAGTCGTGGCTAGAACGTTTTGTTGGTCCTCATTACTCACGCTGGGCCTACGCTACTACACAAGAGCAGGAATATTGGCAAGCCTGCGTAGCCTTTGCTCTAGCCCGTGATCGAACTATGTTTGTGCTTAAATGGTCATCTTAAATACTTGACTATGGCAACACGCATCAAATGTGACTTCCTACACAATAACGGTATAGTAGACAACAATTGGTTTAACCAGTGGGTAGAGTTAGAATCATGGCTAGATCGTTATACACCCGGGTGGAACTATGTACAAGTAGGATCTAACTACTGTATTGAGTTTGCTCGCGAGTCAGATCTTACCATGTACGTTCTACGCTGGACTAACTAAGTTTATGTTCCTAGCCGCCAAAATATCAGCTCACATTAAATTGTTAGAGCAACGTAAAACAAAGATTACTGCTTACTTAGAAAGCATACGCTCGGGTCTGCCGGAGAATCCACTGCACGTTAGTTTTGATACTCGCAAGCGCATACAGGATATCGAGCTCAGCATACAGCGTATTAACAATCAGATCACCCAGTATCAGACCAAACTGGATCACATTAATTCACTACAGAAATGATACAGGAAACACATCAACGCACCCTAGTTCGTATGCTGACCTATCGCTTAACAGCATGGTTGTTTACTATTCTATGGACTTGGATGTTTACCGGGAACTTGGCTAGTGCTACGGGATTTGCTACTGCTCTACATGTATTATTAAGCATAGACTACTATATACACGAGCGGATATGGTTGCGGATACGCTGGGGACTTAAGAGTGAATAAAATAGGGCTTTAAAGGCCCTAATTTTTTGCGTAGTGCGCTACCGCGGCTTCGCCGCTGTTTACAGGAGTGCCGGCCCGAACTTCTGATCCATCCAAATTCTAAAATCTAGATAGTTGTCCTGAATGGGCAGTTGATTGATCTCACGCTCCTCGTCGCGGTCTAGGTATTGACCCCAGAAGCGTAGGTTAGTGGGCTGTGATTGGTATTCCTGTGCCAGGGCGGGTGCTATACAGCGCAGTTCACCTTCGGGATTGCGGTATAGATTAGCTGGCTTGATTGTGGGCCACGCTACTTCTGCTCGTTCTAGATCTTTAAGTAGTTGGGGAAAGTCCTCGGGCCAATCTTCGTTGCCATACCAATGACAGCCGGTAAATTCATGGACCAGCATATATTCCCAGTTCTTGACACCTATGATCTGGCCCATGCGGTTAATGTTACGCAGTTTCGAGTCGTGTATAAAACAGGCCTGATTGTGAGCAGTTTTCATCAGTCGGTCTGTTTCACGATTACCGTGCGGGTAGTGCTCAACTAGATAGGTCTTACAGGGGCTGAGCCACAGATCGTAAAAGCTACGATACAGTAATTCCCAGCCCTCAAAGGTGATTTCGTCACCGTTTGAGTCTAAATTGATTGGTGTACGATTAGAAGTATGATCCATTTGGTCTCCGGAAGTAAGTTTCGCAACCTTCTAGAGTACAGTTGTCCTTGCGGTGATCACACCAGAAATTAACACCCAAGCCCTGAGCAATGGCCATGCCCACGGATTGGTTTCCGATGTAGAGCTCTGCGCCGTTGATAACTTCTGCTAGCTCTAGTAGGTCTTCTGTAGGATAATGTTGAATTGAAATTTTAAAGTCTTCTTCGTAGGCCTGATGTTCTTCTTTGGTGCCCACAAATACAGCCTGTTTGTACCACTCATCAGAAACAATCCGCTGCCATACTGGATGTACCTGTCCGTTGCCATAGCGATCAGTCTTGCTGATCACAATGTGTTTACCCGCTACGTGAGTCTTTTTAACGTTGGTCAGCCAAGGACGAGTAATTTCTGGTTCCCACTGGTCAGGGTCGAGACCAACGGCTAGGCTGTACAGGCGCCCATAGTGTCCCTTGTCAATGACGTTGCCATAGAACCAGCAACAGATATTATCCAAAGGATGAGTGATTTCTTCCCCGTTCCATACTGCCCACTTTTTAATATAGGGCTGTGCTTCGATTAGGGGTGCTAGTAGTTCAAAGTCTTTTTGGCGCATACGACCCGAGTGTGTGCCACCGTTGGGCCAACCAATGACGTTTTTACATAGATTGTCCAGGTTTTCTAGGCGTAGGTAAAATTCACCGCCCCCTAGAAGTCTAATAGGAATCATAGAGTAAATGATGTCCCCAAACGTCCATGTCTGGCTAAAAGTCAAGGGTTGATTTGCTTTTGGAGTTGCTGGCTCGTATGGGCCTGGTTTGAATTTATAAAACATCGTGATCCTTTAAGTGCTAAGTTAATAGAACTATTTAAGATCAGATATTAGGGATAGACACGTTGTTTGATTGTCAGCGAGCAAGCGGTTTTATCACTGGCATCTTTAAGCTCGCATAGCCAGTCAACATCTGTACACATCAGTCTAGGCTTTAATCGCTGTACAGTATATTGTACATAGATTGGCTGATTGGCAAAAACGTGCCCGGGCCAGTGGAAGTTTTTATAGCCCAGCATACGTGCTTCTTTAACGTTGACAAAGTTTACACAACGGTTAAAAAGCTCAATTAACTTTTCCAGTTCAATTTTTCCCGGAATAACTTCACGGCCTGTTTCGCTTTCCTGTGGTAGGTTATAATCATAGCCCAATTTGCCCTTAGAAAGGGTAAAAGGGCGGCTTTTAGTACCGTATCCGGGTACTAAATTTTTCAATAACATTGGGGTCGGAAAGTCAATTGTTTCGACGTTGACGGTAAATAGCATAGTAACGTATTTAACCTAATACACTTGTAAGGAACTATTCGCATGCCATATAGAATTTATCAGGGAAAAGAAGTCTTAACAGACGATGCCCTAGTTCTGCCTCGTGGGCAGATTTTTGTTGATCTAAACACCCTTGACGCTTATGTAGGCGACGGCGCAACACCAGGCGGAGTTCCTATTAGTGTTACCGGGATAAGTCCAACAGCCGTAGATGGTGGTTCGGCTGCTACAGTTTTTACACCAGACGAGACCCTCGACGGAGGCGGAGCATAAAATGGCACAAAAGATTCAATTTAGAAGAGATACGGTAGCTAACTGGGCTTCCGTTAACCCAATCCTAAGCCAAGGTGAGCTTGGGTATGAAATTAACACAGGTAAGTTTAAAATCGGTAATGGCGTTGCCTACTGGAACGAACTTCCCTACTTTGAAGGCGGTGCATCGGCATTTAGCGGCCTTTCTGGTACAATTGGCGAAACACAAATTCCAACTGGACAGAATGCGGTTATTATTCCAAGCCACATTCGTGCGGCAAATAATGCTGAAACAGGCCAGGTTTTAGGTATTAATGGCAGTGGACAATTCCAATGGACCACTGTTAGTGGCGCAGGCGGTCTTGCTCTAGTTGCTACTACAGGCAACTACGGAGACCTAAATCAACGTCCAACATTTGCCACAGGTAACCTACGTGAATTTAGCCCTGCTCCAATTAGCCCTGGATCCTTAGTTGAAACATATCAGTATGAAATTGTTAACCCAGGAAGCAGTAACTGGACCTTAGCAGGTGCGGCAAATAGCAATACAGGAACAGTCTTTACTGCTCTTAACAACGGCGCTGTTGCCGGCGGTAATGGTACTGTTAAGCGTGTTGGTCAGTTTGCTGTTGCTCTAACAGGCAATTACAAAGACCTATTAGATGTTCCAACACTTGTTTCTCAATTCCAAAACGACGTTGGCTATGTAAGCACAGTTACACTAGCATCTTATGTAACAACAAGTCAAGTTGATCAAATTGTTGGTCAACAAATTGATGCGGCAATTGCTACATCTGGTACATTCTATCAGGTATTACAAGAGTTATCTGCAGCTAGCACATCAACATCAGTAACTGATGCTCTAGCAAACAGACTTCGTGTTGACGTTAACACACAAAACTTAACAACCGAACAAAAAGCCAACGCGGTAACAAACTTAGGTCTTGCCACAGTCGCAGTATCTGGTAGCTATAACGATCTAGTAGACAAGCCACAAACATTCCAAATTTCACCAGCAACCGGTTCTTCACTCGGTGGTGTTATTATTGGTGCTGGTCTAACGTTTGATCAGACTGGACGTATTAGTATCAATACATCAACTGTTAAAGTTGAGTTGATTCCTCCTACAACATTAAAGGGTCAATTAAATCAAGAAGCAGGACAAATTCGTGGCGATGTAAATTATCTATACTTTGCTAAGTCAGACTTCAATCCAAGTCCTTACACAACTAATGCGGCAGCAACAACTTCAACTAATATTGTTACAAGTGCGGCCAGCCAGTGGTTAGCAACTATTGATAATTCTAAAGCAGGTTATTCTTCAGGAACTTGGAGATTATATAACAATGCTAAAAACACTAGCTATGCTATTACAAACATTGCCACAGCCGCAGGGGTTGCTTATGTAACTATTGATACAGCAATCACATACGGAATAAGTGAAACTTTCTATCTACAACAAGCAGATACATGGTCGCGTGTTGCTCAGATGGACGACTACGGAACACAGTCAGCAAGCATTGGCGGTCTAAATGCCGCAACAGTCGGCGGAGATCCTATTACATTACCAGCAGGCCAACCATACGGTACAACTGCTACTATGTTTGTTCTAGACTGTACTGGAGTTACGTTCGGTGAGCTTGCTGTTAGCTTCACTGACTCAACCAACACTGAGTATTACAAGGGTACTTTAGAAGTTCACTTATATCCTGACAATACTTACATCATCCAACCTAACACAGCAGGTAACAAGACAGATAGAATTGGTATTGGATTTACATCAGGCGCCAACGCACCTTATACAAATCCTGCGTTGATTAAGATTCCTGTGTTCAACACAGACTTTAATCAAGCAACCAATCTAACTAACACAACCTGCTCTATTACGAATATTAAATATTCTTGGTTAATTAGAAGTAACATTTAAGGGTAAAGAAACATGGAAAAGAAAAAATGTATTATTTGGACTAGACCTCTAGATTCGCTTTCAATGAAAGTTGTTAAAATTCTTAAGGAACTAGATGTTGACGTAGAAGAGCGTCCAATCGATAATGCTTTATGGACTTGGGATCAATTTAAATCAGCAAGCCCTAACTGGAGCAACCTGCCAGTTATTCAACTACCAGACGGTCGCTTATTACGTAACCAAAAAGAAGTTGAAGCAGAGTTTGGCAAGCCAAGCTCAATTTATAACCCAGAAGTAAAGCCTTGGGCACCTAGATAAAATGGAAGAACAGTATTTTTTCGATTGGGATATCGATAAGCTAGAATCCACAGCTAAGGTCGGTAACTATGAAAACGTAGTTACTAGAGTCTACTGGACGCTGTGGGGTTCAGACGAGCACGGTAATCGTGCTCCGTTGTACGGCGAAACTGAAATTGCTGTTGATGCCCTAAAGGCAGGAGCAACACAAGAAAATTATGTTGCCTACAAGAACTTAACAAAAGAAGATGTTGAGGTAATTTTAGAAGACCAATTAGGGGAAGATAAAATTGCTGAACTAACTGATAATTTAAAAATTCAGTTACAACAACTTCGAGAAAACCAGGTTACGACAGAACCGCCACCCTGGTTAGGACAGGCTTAAAGATTGATCTTTAGCATCATTGTAGGCTGTCATTAGGCGGCCTACATAATCACTATTTCTCAGCGCCTTAAACGCTAAATTTCCAGAACCAAATTCACCGTCCTTAGCAAGACTCTTTCTGCGAAAGATTGCTAGGGAATTTTTTACGGCCTCGATTACACCTAAATCCCTAGACTCAATTGCTTGATCGATAACTTTTGACCACATTGTAGCAAGTTCTTCAACACGCTGTTTGTCATAGTCTTTAATGTCTCGATTTGGTTGCTTAATCCAGCTTTGGGTAATGATGCTATAACTTGCTGTAACTGCCGGATCATTTAAATCTTCAACATAACATTCGACAGGAATACCCTTAATTGTAATATCGTGGTTCTGTTTCCATAATCTGCGTTTAGCATCAAACAAAGCGCGAACTTCTCCTTCGCATTCTACTTGGCTAAAATCTACAATTAAATGAAGATCAATATCGCTCTGTTTAGTGTAGTTGTAGTTGGCTTGCGAGCCAGTGATTAAAACGTCGTCAATTCGAGTCGAAATCCCCAAAAAACTATAGAATTCTTTGGCGATTTTTAACAGTTTGACCTGGATTTCGCGCCGAATTTCTTCGCCGTCCCATAACACAGGGTTTAGGCTATCGTGGACCTCTATTGGGGAATTAAACTCAAAGATATACATATAGGTATATTTATTGCTTAAATATCAGCATGACCGGTTTTAATTCATTATCAGGACAAATACTCGTAAGCCAACCTAAAAATACCAGTCCACATTTCGCCAAAAGCATTGTTTTGGTAGTTCAGCATGGAGTCAATGGAGCATGGGGTGTTATTGTTAACAAAGAGTCACATACGCTCGATATGCCCACGGTTATGAACGCTGCAGGAATTGAGTACAGGGGTAATGAAAGAGTGTATTTAGGTGGCCCAGTTGAGCCTGCTAGAGTACATGTTGTCCATAGTATGGACTGGTCTAGTTCAAGTACTTTACAAATAACACACGATATTGGAATTACAGGGGACCTTTCAGTTTTGGCCGCAATTAGTCAAGGAGAAGGTCCTAAATTTTGGAGAGCAGGAGTTGGCTTAGCCGCATGGAGCGCAGGCCAATTAGAAGGTGAACAAAGCGGCATAGCACCGTGGACACCAGATCATAGATGGCTCACAGCACCTGCCGCTTTAGATATTTGTTTAATGGGTTCCGGGGAAGAACAATGGCAACGGGCGATCAGTCATTGTGTTAATAACAAGATCGCCGATCTATTTTAATCCTTTTCGGGATTTAATCCAGCAAGCAATTCTCGCACTTTAGATGTGCCTTGAACTCCCTTAATTTTGCCTACACTAATTCCTTCAGTAGGATCGGATTTAATTTCCCCTGTGCTTTGATCAACAACAGTTGAAGTCTTCTTTAGCGACTCATAGATGCTTGAGCCAACTGGTTTCTTAAATCCACTACCAGTATCATCATCTTCCATTAAGTCATTAATTTTCAGTGTATCAACGTCAAATTCTAAGTCGACTTTTTGACCCACACCAGACGACGAACGTGTCTTCATAAATTGAATTTGATAACGTCCGCGTTCCTTCATAGCACGACTTGTAAAAATACCAATCACGTTATCCGCTGTTTGAATCTTTGACAAGCCTCCTGAAATATGGCTGTGATCAAACTCAATTTCTTCAACTGCTGAACGGTTTAACTGTGATGCTGTACAAACAATCGCCTGTGTTTCCATCGCAAGGTTACGAAGTTCTTCCGATACATATTTGTCCTTAACGAACAAGTCACTCGGGCTAACCTTAACGCTCATTGGCATCATCAAGTCCAAGTAGTCAATTAAAATAATGTCTGGCTTGAAGCCTTTTTTAACCTGATATTCTTTCAAGTATGCTCTAATGTCGTTTGCGTTCTTGCCAGACGGCATATACTTGATTTGAATGTTACCTGACTTCTTGCCTGTCATTTTAACCTTAAGTTCAACGTCCTCAAGATTCTTAAAAATTTCACGTGCGGCAACGCCTGTTAACATACTATCCATACGCATTGACACTAAATTTTCACTAAGTTCGAATGTTAGATACAAAACATTCAAACCTGCTAATGCCCAGTTAATTCCTAAGTTAGCAAGGAACAAAGATTTACCGCCACCTGACGCCGCACACCAAATGTTCAATTCACCCCTGTTAAATCCACCATACAATTTTTTGTCAACTGATGGCCAACCTGTGGAAATTTGACCGTTACTGTTCTTCAATGCTTCAAGGCGTGCTCTTGGATCTTCAAAATAATCTGTACCCATATCTTTGTTTAAAGAAATTTGTACAGCGTCTTTGATCATTTTTTCAACAGGACCATACTCGCCTTTATCTAGCATTTCTGCTGACTTTAAAATTGCCCTTTCGAGCGCCTTGTGACGTGAAAAACGCTCAAATTCGTCCATCAGCCATTCATAATTTTCCTCAGGAAGTTCTGCTGGTTGAAGTGTTGTGTTACATGCGGCATTGACGATTGCCGCCTCTGGCATGACCTTGTATTCGTTTACATAAGTGTTGATAAAACTCGCTGTTTCTTGGAGCTTTCTGTCGAAATTTTCGGGGTCAAATATGTTCTGGCAACGCACAAATGTCTCGGCATTGCTCATGAACATTTCAATATATAATTTTTGAACGTCGTAACTGTAATTTGTCGTTGGATTATTCTTCATTCTTATGTTCTAGTTTCTTTTGTATTAGCTTGATACTTACTTCACCTTGTTCTCGATACTGTAAAATCGTGAAAAGTGTGTAAATTCTTCCAAATTTCTTTACTGCGTCTGCTACGTCTTTAACACCCGGACCCCAATCTGGCAAACTTACCGTCCATCCCGCCTCTAGTGCCTTTTCAATCATTTGAGCACCGGGCTTGTCGTTATCAGGGACAACAATAACTTCTTTCCCTAGCTGGTTAATTCTGGCAATTTGTGTCTGATTTGGGTCATTATGACCAATTGCTACACCATCAATAGCAATAGCATCAAATTGCCCTTCCGTGACTATGACAAATTTTCTGTCATGCGTCTGTGCGTCAATGTTAAACACATATCCCGGTTGTGCTGTGGTCAAATATTTTGGCTTTCCGTCACGAATTTTTCGTCCTGTCCACCCTACAACCACTTTTTCATGATAAAACGGCACAATGACGCGGTCACTATAACCTGCTTCAGGAGTCCACATCCAGTTATACCAGTCGAGCTCCATACCTCTGTCTAAAATGTAACCGACAACTTCTAAAAATTCTGGTTCTTCACAACCTGCTTGAATCCATTCTTCAATAGAAAGGCAATTTTCTGGCAAATTTTTCGGCTCAAGGCTGAAATTTAGCGGTATGGGTGTTTTGTCTAGCTCTTCTTTGTTCTTAAGAGCTTCGAGGCTGAGCTTACTAACCTCATCGTCTGGCATTCCCAACCATCTCATGAGGTTTTTTGTGTTCTTACTGAGTAATTTTCCTGGTTGCCAACCGGCTTTGAAGTTACAGTTGAAGCAATGGTATTGGAAACCACCTTCTCCGCTGGTCAAAACACCGCCACGTTGGCGTTTGTCTTGCCTTTCTCCGTTATGTACGCAACAAGGGGCGTTAAAACTGACCCAACCACTGGGTGTTTGTTTTCTTTTCGGAGGCAAATATTGTAAGAAGGTTGCCTGTATGAGGTTCATACAGTTATTTTAGCTTCTAAACAGGATCTTGTCAACTTTTCCGTTAGGCCAATATTGCTCACCTGGTGTTGGATTACCACCCGAGGATGCTCCGTACCAGTTTGTACCAGTAACATCGGCGTCTGGAACATATTTTACCTTAAGATGGGTATAATTTCCGGTGATGTTAGTGTACTTGGTACCTGTTGTATTGGTTGAATAGGTCACTGTTTTGACTAGAGCGTAATCTTCATTGTCGTTCCCCGAACCGGATGGGTCATTTTGAAGAGTAGCGTAGACGTCGATATGACCTTTGAAGTTAGATAGATAAAATGCCAGTGTCTGTAGTCCAGTATTGGTATTAAATGAAGGATCGGCATCCATGTTACCGCTATGGAAGCTCCACCAGTTGTGCTGTACCTGGCCATTTCGGTCGGTTGGACTGTCTCGGTAAGCAAGGAACGAGCTCATCTCAACACTTTCAGTTAGATATGGCTCAACGTCGTCACGAATTTCGGCAGTACCCTGAACATTATAATATGTGTTGGCATAGGTTGGGTTATAATTGCCTTCGCTGTCTAAACTAGTAATCGCAAAATTGTAACTTTGAGGAAGAATGTCTACTGTATCGCTCTCTGATAGCGTAAGAACCGCCAATCCTCTGGTGCTTGTGGTCACTCCGTCATCTAATACTGTGAGTTGCTTCGGAGCAAACGGCATAACATTGCCTTGACCAAACATTTTGAAATAAAATGTGCCAGAACTAATGTCTACTGGCTTTTGATCGGAGTTTTTAAACTCAATACGGACTTTATTTTTAAGTCCTTTTTGAAATATTAGGTTGCGTTGATACATGACGTTGTTCACACCTCGAATGTTGTCCAGATCTAATATTACACTATAGCGATTGGTATATAAATAGACAGGTAATTTTTGCATAAGCATATTTATTGTACATGACGTCACGAAAAGATCAGGAATTCCAGGAAAAGTTTCCGTTTATCACTTGTATTAAATGTAACGAGGACGAATACGTAGGTATTATTATAAACTACGATTCTAACGTTACAAGTATCTACGATTTTGGGGTAATTCGCACGGAACAAGAAAAAAGCATGTTTTTAGAGTTCGGCGAAAGCTGGTGGTGGGAGTCAAATCGTAAAATTCCTATCAATATTTTTCTAAAACAAGAAATGACAATTTTTAGGCCTTACATCAAAACCTTTAACAGTAAAGATGTTACGATAGTTTTTGGGCCCACCGTTAACTTGAGCGAAATTGCTGAAAAACGAATCAAGCGCAAGTCAATCCAGCTTGTCCGTAGCCCTAAGAGTGTCCGTAGCTAATACCTTCGCAGATTAAATTCATCTGAACTACAATAACATGGGCATACGCAATAGCATGTGCCTTCTTAAAGTAGTAATCACCGTTCTCCGGCTTCTCCCATATCGTCTGCCCAATCTCCGTAAAGCTCTTCCCAATTAGGTGTTTCTTCGCAGGGCGGATTAAAGCTAGACACATTGCCAATTCTTCGATACTCCGGGGCTTCATCTGCCTCATCAAGGAGCCATGCCCATTTACGTGGAATAGTAAATTTGTGAAGTCGTCTTGTTCCAAAAGATCCCATAGCGGTTCAGCCTCCATTAGTTGTTTGAGATGCGCTTCATCCTTAACGTCATTATAGATGCTTACGTTAAGAAAGTCTATCTTAAAATAACCTCTTTCTTCTGCTTCTTGATATTCAATACTACTCAATCCTGTAAGTGGATTTACAGGAATCTCGTGGCAATAAACACCTGTGTTATGTTTTTTGCCGCCTGCCATCGCCGCAGGTACATGCTTAATTATCTCAAGTGCTCGGGTTCTGTCTGCGAAGTCAATATCAATATCCGGCATCGTAATCCCCTCCACACATTTTTAAAAGTAACTGATAATGTTCGTATGCTTTCTGTACGGCAGGTACATTAGCTCTAATTTCCATCTCTTTGGCCTTTAGTCTAGGACTCATAAAGCTAACAAAGTCTTGTACCTTGTCGTCTGGAATATGAATAGCAACGCCGCCAATAGTTTCAAACCTGTAAGAATTTAAAACATCTGTTGCTGTTGATTTTGGATCTTGCCACCATTCTCGAGTATCGTATTGTACTCTCCTAAATTTCATAGGACTGCGTTCTATATGACCGTCAAACGTTTTTACAATATCGTCGAGGTAGTATTTCTTATTCATTCTATTCCACTTTCCTTACAGACTTCTTTTACAAAGTCTACATCAGTGTGTCTCTTTCTAAATTCTCTCAACCAGTGAGGGATATCAAGAGCAGGCTGAATCATTTCTAACTGTTCGTCATTCATGGACTCTAATGCGGCTTTGCCTGTAGAACAGTTAAGAATTACCCACGCACTTACTTTGCCATCTTTAATATGTTGAACTAATCTGTTTGCGTTAACATATCTGAAGTAGTGTGTCCATGCGGCATTGTTAGCATCTGCCCATTCGAGCATTGTTGTAAGTGTTCTTTGTACTGCGTTCTCTACGGGTTCAATCTTTAGCATCTCGTATAGGTACTGCTCATAAAGTTCATCCCTACACCAGTGGTCAAGTTTCACTCCACTGCGAATAACAAAGTCGATAAACTTCTCCGGATACAACGGATTTACGTTTGTAACAAAACTGCCAAACTTAACGAATGCGTTATAATAAGAACTCTTACAAAAATCTTCATAGCTCTTTGGTTTACGTTGGTTCTGGCTAAGTTCGTACCAACGATTCCATGCCATATAGCCAGCCTGGACTCGCTTTTCGTTTTTCTGCATCGCTCGACGTTTCGGCTCGCACATATGAGCCATTAGCGTCTTTTCCTGCATAAAACGCTTACCGCAATGTACACATTTGAAAGGTTGTTCTGCTAATTCCATTATTAAAATTTATATATCGGTAGTGAGTACAACGGATCGTTCCAAATTTTCTTTTTAAGTTTTAGTTCGAGTCTAGTCTTACTAATATACACTCTTGTTTCTAAAAGAGCAGGATCTGCTAGTCCCAAAACCTTCATAGATTTGCTGGAAAACTTACAATTTTCTGTATCAAATGGCAGACTAGTGTTTGTTACTTTAAAAGCACACAGCGAGCAATCTAATGTTTCTTTTTGACGAACAATACCAATCAAGTAGTATTCTTTAACTGACTTAACTTTTTCTAGCCAACCATTTACAAACAGATTCCAAATCTTTTCTGGATCTTTAGCATTAAAAAATGCCTTTGCTTCATCTTGAAAAGTTTGATACATACTTGCTTCAGTTGATGCCGAAGACTTGTTTTGTTTACTGACGCCTTTTACGTCCATGCCTTTGTCATCAACACGAACGTCAATAATACTCTTACCAGCACCGCACCATTTTCCCTTAGGAATACTTTCTGCTACAACATATTCCCATTGCTCTTTTCCTAAAGCAAGCGGATAACCTTTAGCAATATATTTGCGTAAGGGATCGATAATAAGATCCATTTCTTTCTGAAATGTCTTAGCAAAATTTTTACCCAAAAGACTGTTAATCTCAGTTACAGTCATCGGAGTTAGACAATAGTTACTCATAGTCTTTTCTTTGCTTCTTATCAAAGCCCATTTTATCAAAGAGCTCTTCTTTATCTGCTTTAGTCATCATAGATGCTAGCATTTTAATTTCGCTAAGTTTCATTGCTGGGTAAATTTCAACCAACAACTTTTCGATCTTGTTTGCTTTTTCTTTAGTGCCTGCTTTAAGATACGGATGATAGCAATTAACGCCTGCGCCAGTTCCGGCAAACAATTTCCATAGAAGTGCTTTGTGATTTTTACTCAGTACCCAGTGATGTTTATTCACAAGTTCATTGGTCATTTCAACAAACCACTCTTGAATATCTCTATCACCTTGTACGTTTGAGACATAGCGCATCAATATATAAGGACTAAACTCTTTCTTTTCTTGATCCGTAAGATTGTCGTAAAAGTCGTAGACTTTTCTGTCTACAGCATTTAATTCACGTTTAATATCAAGAGCCATTTTTGTCCTTAGTTAGATGATACAATATTATAACACGTTCTAGTGCTCTGTGTAAATCAGGGTTATGTTTAGACGCTTCAAGTACATCTTTCCAAAGAGAATTGTAAGGATTTACTATAGCGTCTGCGTCATAACCAATTACTATCCTATCAGTCTGGCCAACTTCGCGGGCATAGGTCACACCATTAGCTCTTTCATATATGTAAGTAGCACCTGGCTTTAAGTTTCCCATTTTACCAACAAGCTGAGTAGTTCACAATCTCACTTTGGCGACTAACTTCTTTAACAAAATAAGCACATAGTGGTTTCTCGCCAGGATGAAGCGGAGTAGTTAGAAGCTGACCTGGTTTCATTTTAGGGAAGTACCATTTAACATCTGGGTAGACATTAATAATATCAATCTCATGAAACTCCGGGCGGAAGCTACTTAACGGATTGAAGCAGAAAGTTTTAAATCCTCTATCATTTAAACTAGTAAGAGGTAATACTTCCATATCAGGCCCTGTAGGATCTCCAACAATAGTACACCAATCAAGTGGCATTGTAACTTCGTGAGGACCGACACGCAAAACTGCCGCAGGACCAGTAAAACTTTCTAGAAAAATCAAAGGAAGAAAAAAGTAATCGGGATTTTGGTTATCGCTGTTATCTAAAACGCTGTAACGAAAATCCTCATCTATCTCTTCAGGAAGATCATTTAGATAAAAAGTTTTGTTTTCTAATGTTAGTATTTGCATTAATATTTTACCTTCTCAATAGTGAACGGATACCTTGCTTCTTTATAGTACCTCTTCCGTTCAGTGAGGTGCCTCTTGGCGTACTTGGTGTTGGCTGTGATATCCCAGATTTGGACGAAGTCTTTATCTTCTGCTTTTCGAATGCCTCGTCCAATGCTTTGTATAACGCGGACAAAGCTCTTTCCGGGCTCAATAAGAACCAAATTAAAAATCCTTGGAATATTAATACCCACAGCGGCCACACCGTAAGTCGCCACAATAATCTTGTCATCTGCGGTTGCCACTTCACGATACTGTTCCTTTCGGGTTGTTGATTTAATTTTACCACTAATAAACACAGCATCAGGAAGCTCATTAATTAAGAAGTTTCCAGTGTCGATTCTGTCTACTAAAACTAACGTATTTCCCGAATCCTTAATGCCGTTGACTAATTTTGCTACCCAGCTCATTCTATCTTCGTCACTAACAAGGAATTTAAGTTCAGCTGGATAGCTTTCGAACTCTTTCCATTCTTGCGTTTGAACTATGTTCACGTGACATTCACTCAGCACACCCTTTTGCTGTAGATCGTACGCACTCACACGGTGTACGACATCACCTAAAGCACACTTAATGCTTTCAAAACTAAGATCATCTTTAGGGACTGTTCCTGTTAGACCCCAACGAATAGGAGCATTGGCAAAGTTAACAGTTAACAATTTTTTAAGAACTTCGGCTTTAGCCATATGTACTTCGTCAACAATAATTGCGTTAACGCCGTCAATGAATTCTGCTAGTGTTAGAACCTCACTATTGTCGTGCGATTTTTTATCTAAGATGTTTAGACTTTGCCACGTACAAATTGTATGTGTTTTTCCTAGTTCTTTGCGATCGCCAAAGTAAACGCCGACGTCTAATCCCACGTTCCGAAAATCTTCTTCGGTTTGAATAACAAGATCTTTGTTCGGAACAATAACCATTGTTCGGCCATACTTCTCACAAATCTTTGCTAGAGTCGCAGTCATAATTGTCTTACCTGCGCCTGTAGCAACTTCTTGTAGGCATTGTGGATTTTCTAAAAACTTGTTTACAACTTCAACTTGGTCGTCACGTAATCGGATTGGTTCGCCTTCAAATCTATGTCCTTCGGGCCAACACTTTTCTCCCCAGTATTCTTCTGTTACTTTTTCAAACTGTAATTGATTATGTTTACGTAAATCTTCTACTTCAATATGATAACCCCATTGAGTTAACAGTGGAAGGACTCTGTCTAGCATACTGACGTAGGTTGTACCGCCTAGACCAAAAAATGGAGTACAGCCGTCCCAACGCCCTAGTTTAAACGCAGGCATATATCGTGCGGCTGGATCAAAGAATTTAAATTTCTTTGTAAGTTCTTTACGAGTATCTAAATCAAGTCCTTCGAACTTAACATTGATCTCGTCTTTAATGATTAATTTAGCTGTTGACAACAGTTACCCCATATGGTTGCTTGTTGTTATAATAACACACATTGGTGGTTGAATTCAAGACCACAGACATGGAAAAATGTAGATCTCTATAGTAACCTAGATTTATTACTGAATTGAATCTAATACCGGATTTGATCAGAGGCTTCGGTAACTTTGTGCTAACAAATACAATTTTGGTATTTTCAGTAATTTCATTGTTCAGCAAGTTATCACGAACGTATTTGTTAAAGGTGCCGTGACTTTCGTTTGGCATTCTAAACATCACACTCATTTCTGAACTAGGAATGCCCCAGTCTTGTGCTAGTTTATGCCAAGCCATTGTATATTGAGTCTCACTTCCGCCGGGAATGATTATAAGGACTGGACCACCGTGCTTAATGATATCCTTAAATTCAGCTGTAGTATAAGCAGAATTATCAACGTATAGTGCTTTAGATGAATTTAATACGGCCATAGTAACCGAAGAGCAAGAATTTGCTCTTAAATCTCTATCAACCTCCTCACTCCACGCTGTTACTCCTGCGCTCTTAGCCTTAAACAAAACTTCTAAGACATTGTCAGAATTAATGTCCGGAATTTTATGAGAAACGTTTTTATATTTGTAGACTCCGTCTTCTTTTACCACACAAGGAGCATAGTCATACATTTTTTCGATAACACTTGTTATCTCTTCAACATACTGCTTAAATTGCTCGTCTTCAATAAAGCCCTTATCGAGTAAGTTATTGTGTAACCAGAAAATGTTGTCTTCTTTGAGCTTAAACGTCCATGCTCGAAGGTCGTGATTCCACGCACCTACTTCTTGTTTTAGGACACTTCCCCACCGGAAGCTCTTCCACTCTGAACTGTTAACATAATCTTGAAACTGCTTAACAATATCTTGATTGTAGGAAAATCTAACAAGGATTTGCTTTTCGCCATTGACTTCTTCAATCCTAATTGACTTTTCTTCTGTAAGTTGTCTAAACGGATTCCTAAAGACAGGATTGTCTAAGTCAATTGGTTTGTTAAAATATGCTTCAAGTTCTCGTTTGTACTTCTTGAGAATCTTAACAGCCATTGTGGCTTGTTTTTCGGTTAGTGAGTTTCCGTTTGATAGCTGATTAGCAACGGATGTAGCAAAGTTATATTCCCACCCGTTACCTTGAATGATATTAGGTTCGAATAGGTACTTGCCATAACCAACAAGTCGTTCGACTAAGTCTTCTACGTACATGATTAGACCTGCACATCTTCCATTCCAGCAGTTCTAAGTTTGATAATGTTAGAAATCTGCCATTGTTTAATATCAAGACCTTTAATAATCCCTAGCCATTGATTGCGTAACAAGGCAAACTCGTTAACAATTTTTTCTAGATCGACTACGTCGGCCTCACCTTCAGCAAACTTTTCGCAATCTCTACTACTCAGTGCTCGCTGATAATTCTCTAAGTATTTTCTAAAAACTTTGCTACGTGTTCGACGTAGCTCGATGTTCAAGTATTCCAACACAGCTTCAATTTCTTGAAGCTGGTTGAAACGCTGTTCTACAATGCCCGGAAGAGCCGCAGAAGCCTTTTCAAGGTTACCGTAAACCTTTACTTCCTTCCTTGCCTCCTCCAGTTGAGTATAGTAATAATCAATACAGTCTGGTAAGTTGGCGATATCTCGACTAACTTTACTGTACCAGCTCATTAATAGTCCTCGTCATCGTATCCGTAGTCATCTTCGTCGTAGGTCTCTTCTTCTAGACCTTCTTCTTGAATGACTAACTTGATAGCATCATCCAATTGGGCATCATACCCCATGAACCCTGCTAGTACTTCCGGGTCAAACTCGTTCGCTAGGAAATCGACGTACTGGTTTGCGGCCATTTCGCGATTCTTTTCAGGGATGTATTCACGGAATAGATCCCAAATTGTCATGATTAGATTTTCATCCATTTGATGCCTCTTCGTCCTCTTCAAGTTGTGGGCTAGCTGTTACTGCTTTTTCGTCCCATTGCTTCATAATTAGCATGAGCTTATCTTCGGTCCAGTTTTTGCGGAACTCGGCCATAATCTCACCTGATTCTTTATCAGTGTAGGCAAGTTTGTTACCTACTTTAGATAATACACCCATTTTCTCGAACATGTCAACAAGTCCGGATGTAGGACTCATACCAGTTGAGTATGGAATTTTAACTTGAACAGATTCGAAGGGCTTCGCATAGCGAGTCTTCATAACCTTACATGCTGAACGGATACCCAAAACATCGGATACTTTGTTGCCGTCCTCATCCTCTTTGAGTTTGAGCTTTTTCATAGCAACAACGATCGAGCTTGCGTAGATAAATCCTTGACCACCGCTGATCTTGTCATCTGGATCAAACATATCTTGTGATGCGTATGTGTGGTTAGTACAAACTAGACCAACGTTATACGATCCAAAAGTGTTTACACAGTTACGAACAAGTGCTGTCAGTGCTTTAGGCTTGCGACCTAAGTCACCCTTCATTTCGCCTGCTTCAAACTGATTAACGTCAGTCGGAGTAAGCAACATACCTAGCGAATCGATAACAAACAATACCTTTGGACGATCTTCGTCCGGCATTGACTTGTATTCCTTCATGAATTCGCTGATAGTCTTAGCAACGTCGTCAATCATTGCCATGTTAAGTTTCAGCAACTTATCTTCACTTGTATCTACACCCAAAGCCTTTAGCCATTCTTCGTCAAGAGCGTTTTCGCTATCAACTAGAACAACATAAATGCCTTGTTCTTGTGCGTGTCTGATAATGTTACCAGAGCAGATGTATGACTTACCTGCGCCGGATTCACCAGCAAACACAGTAACCTTACCCAGTGGTACTCCTTTAAAGAAGTCGCCGCTGATTAGGTAATTTAACGCATAGTTCCCTGTACTGATCCAATCAGTTGGATCATTGAAGCCTATACCAAGTCCGTCAATAGACTTGGTGATAGACTTACGGAACTTCGAAATATCGAAGGCTTTTCCCATAGTCTATCTCCCAAATTAAGATTTTTGACGGTTACGGATCATTGCCAAAATGTCTTGAGCACGTTGGCTTGCTTCGTTTCCGCTAGATGCCGCTGGAGCTTCTGCCTTTGGAGCAGGCGCTGTTTCAGCAACTTTTACCGCGGGTGCTGAAGCCGCTGATTCAAAAGGGGCGTCATCTTCATCTGCTGGAGCAGATGCCTTTGGTGCTGTTGTAGATCCTGTTGCGGAACCACTTCCACCCATACCGCTAGGCTTGTAGTATTGACCCCAACGTTCCATGTCAAATGCTTCACCATCAACAGATGCTTCAAACATTTCCTTGATAACCTTAAGTTCAACTTCACCTGGCTTCTTAGGTAGGAAGTCCTTTAGATTGAACAAACCATGTTGCTCAACTGCGGCTTTTTCTTCGTCAGTAAGACTGCGCTCACGGCGAGCATACTTAGAAGTAGAATAGTCTGCGTAACCGCCCTTGCTAGTTTTAGTGATTTTGAAATCAACACCACGTAGGTAATCGGTTGGCAGATCTTCCATTTCTGGATCCATTAGAGCCGCTTTAACAATGTTAAAGATTTGGCTACCGATGATGAATCGACGAATTGGATTCTCAGGAGTTTTATCTTCCTTCAGTGGGCTGTCAACAACAAAGCCCTGGAACAGGTATGAACGCTTCTTCCAGTACTTACGACCCATGTCTTCCAAAGACTTATCCTTAAACCAAGGACGTACTTCAGTTAGAATTGGGCAAGTTTCGCCCCACATTTCCATACAGGGAACTTGTACAGTTACTGGTTTGCTATTTGTCTCGCCTTTGATACCTGCGAAAGGTAGCTTGATCATAGCACGTTCTACCCAGAAGAATGTGTTATCTGGATCGCCGTCAGGAAGGAAGCGAACTACTGCTTCTGAGTTCTCTGAGATGTTCCAGTGGGGGTAAATTGCGTTGTCGCCTGCTTGTGCGGATTGCCCGCCTTGACGATTTTGTGCTTCTTGAAGTTTCGCACGAATTTCTGCTAAAGATGCCATAATGTTTCTCCTTATAATATGCCTTTAGTATTTGCCATTTCTTTAAAGCCAACTGACTAAAAAGAAAAAACGCATACATGTTATTGTATGCGCTTTTATTTATCCTGTCAACTTTTAGTCGACTGATTTTGTGGTTAAATGAGCCAATTATTTTTTACGTAATTTAGCTAGAACTGCGCCAGCAATACGCTCGCCTTTCTCTCCGCCACCGGACTTCTTTGCAATCTTAGCAAAGTTTTTACCAGGCTTGCCTAAGTCTTTACCAGCGGCGGCTTTCTTTGCAGAGTAGTCACCAGTTGATTCATCATATTTGTCAAATTTATTTCTAATAGAATCTAACTTCTTTTCGCTAGCACCGTCGCGACCGGCTTTGGCTAATGCCTTCATTCCGTCTTTACCATATTTCTCGTTACCTTTAGCGGCACGACTCATTGTTTTCTTTTCTGCTTCTGTTAGCGGAGGTAAACCACTTAGTCTACGAATTGCTTCCATTTGAGTTTGTGCTTCGTGAGTTGACTGTAGATGCTGGATTAGCTTTTCTGCTAATTGTCCTGCTCTGTCTCCAAACTCTTTGCTGATCTTAACAACAACACCAGTTTCACCTAGTGGGAATTTTCCAGTTTCACGATCAAAATGACTTAGTACTACTTCGGCGATTTCTTTGTATGGATTGCCTTTTGGCTCTTCCATTGATTCTTTTTCACCTGTATCTAGACCTGGCTTGATAGAACCAGAACGTGCTTGAGCACGTAGTTTGTTTAAGAAAGAATCGTCATCGTCTTCACTGTCGTCTTTTGGAACATCCATCTCTGGCTCTGCTTTAACACGATGCTGTGCCATTGAATCAACGCCGCCGCCTTTGGCAAATGTTAACTTAGCAATACGTTCTGCTTTGCTTTCGTCGTCAATAAAGTTCATTAGCTCGCCATATAGTTCAGTCCAATCTTGAACTTCGCCGCGGCTAACACGGTGTAGGGCATCGCGTGTCCAATCTGGCAAATCTTCTGCGCCAATATAATAGCCTTCAACTTTAAGATCTCTCTTAAGTTTTTGTAAACCAGCACGACTAGAAATGTTCTTCTCGTCGGCAGCGTCGAGATCTTTTTGTGTAACTTTCCAATCTTTATCGCCGCTAGCTTTGCGCTTGTAAGCAGGAATATCTACTTTATTAGCACCCTCTTCCATTGCGTCTTCAAAAGGACCTTCTGTTACTTCTTCTGCCCATGCTTCAAATGCGTCCATGCTTTCTTTAGTGTCTTCTTCGCACTCACAAGGATCTTTGCCGCAGTCGTCACAAGCATCATCTTTTGCCTCGCCAACATAGTCGTCTAGGTCAACTGTGCTTGTTTCTTGCATTACTTTATAAAGTAATGGGAAATATTGTGTTAAGTCTTCTTTGAAAGAACTTACTGTAAACTTGCTCTTGTAATCTTCGATTGTTGCTTCGTCAATGTCACTGAGGTCTGCGTGTGCTTCTTCTAAACTTTCACGCCATGCTTCATAGTGTGTTTGTTTAGCAATAGATTCCATTGTTGAACGTAGGCTGGATAACTTCTGACCAACACGATCAACAATACCACGTGCTTCTGTTGTTAGTTGTTCAACATTACCTACTTGGCGCTTAAACTTACCTAGCTGATTAATTTGCTCGCTCATTCCAATGATTGCGGAACCTGCTGTGTCAAATGGTGTACCACCGTTAGCAACGTGACGTTGCATTGCCTTAGCACCAGCCATGTGTACAAACGGATATTTAAAACGCTCGCCTGCTTCATTTTGAATGAAAATTGACTGGATGTTGTTGCTACGGCTACGAGCTCCTCTGTCTTCGCCGACTTTGTGATTGTGGCGAACAATTAAAAGAGTTTTGTCTAGTGGGCGGTAAGAGCTCTTTGAGCTACCGTACATTGAAGATTCGGTCATGTTAGATTCCTGTGCGACTGGTTGTTGTACTTGTGTTGGAGCAGGCTGTTGCTGTGCTCCTTGCTGTGCTAGATAAGCAAAATCGTTTTTGTCTAGATTGCCTTTTGTAATGTCGCGAGTATCAAATCGTAACATTCTGCGTTTAGCAAACTGACGCATTTCTCTTAAAAAATCAAACCAAAAGCCTTGTGTAATCGAATCACGATCTTCAACAATGCCCTGGCTGTAATATACTTTTAATGTGCCAACATCGTTAATGCTGATGCTAACACGGCCTAAGTTGTTGCCCTCTACAACAAAGTCAAAATCAAAGAAACGTGCTTCTGTAGGCTGTACAGTTACAGACCCACTTTCTCCGCCCATTTGTAGGTTAGAGAAGCGACTGCGTACTTTGTCAAATAAATCTTGGGCAATAAGTTCTAAGGCGTTCATGAGTATATTTATTAAAAACTGCTGATGTAAATTGGTAGCGGGAGCTCCATTTCGTCGTTTACGTAGTCGTGCATTGTGTCGTAAACTGAAGGATCCCAATCTTGTAGTTGCATAATCATACGGATAGCAACAAGCATAGCAGATACTAAATCGTCAGGTTCTTCGTTTTTACCACCAAAACTTACACCTTGGGCAATGTAGGTTTTTAGCTGACTAATAAATGATCTACTGTTAATTGATAATTTGCGAGTTTCTATAAGGTGCTTCATTTTAGCACACGTAGCAACCTTGGCTTTTTCTGTAGTATTGTAGCCTTTGCGATAGCGTCTAACGTGTCCCTTTTTAATAGGCTCGCTTAGGAACATGCCCGGGAATGTTTCTTCACCCAGTTCGGCGATAGCAACAAGTGCGGCTTCACCAACGGTATTGTTTTCTACAGAATAATAAATGCTTGCTTGAACACCCTTTTCTTCACATGCGTCATTAATAAAACGACACATGTCACGCATAATTTTTACCTGACTTTGAATTGGTGTTAAATTGTGGTGCCATTCGCCCGCTTGAATCATTGACGGAATTTCAATAACTTCGATTGCTGAATAGTTGCCGCCTGTTCCTAAGCTAGGGTCAAGGGCAACAATGTATGTACATTTAGGATCAATTTTCTTGTACCAACGTGCTTGTCCCATTTTCATAATAGGCTCTTTGCTTTCCATTTGTGCCATGAACACAGAACTAATCAGTGTTTCATCATAGACTAAGAATTCGCAACCGTATTCACGACGGAAGCGTTCTTCACCGATACGGCCCATTTCAACTTGCTTCCACTCTTCGTTACGATCGGGGTGATCCCACCAGTTTGACTTATACGCATGGAAACCGTTTACACCAATGCTGTCTTCACGTTGGTTACCAAATTCGTCTTCAGTTTTAATTGCGCCAAACCAAATTTCCGCAAATTGGTCTTCGTCCGAGTTAGGTGTCGATGTAATAATCGCCTTACCACCAGTTGCTAGTGTAGGCGAAATAGAAGTCCAGAACTCGTTGGCAATGTTAGGAGCAACGAACGCAAACTCGTCACAGTATAGTAATGAAATAGACATACCACGACCTGTGTTTTCAGTAGTTGTCTGCGCTACAATACGAGAGCCATTGTCAAATTCGATTGACTGTTTGTTATAACTTACAACACCGCATCTAATGTGATCAGGACATAATTCGTAGGCATAACGAATACGTTGCATAATTTCCTGAGCACCTGTGTATTTGTGCGCGGCAATTAGAATTGTTTGGTCTGGTTTAAACATCGCATACCATAGTAGGTATCCAACCGCAGTAGTAGTTTTACCACTCTGACGTGGTAGCATATTAATATTAAAACGATACTTGTGTAAACTATCTACTAGAGCATCCTGATATCCGTATGCTTCGTATTTGATTTGACCGCGTGTTGGATGCTGGATAGCAAAGAAATTTCGTAAGAAATACTTGTGTCCATTTTCCATGTCAGAACACAGCATAATGTCCTGAATATCTTGTTCAGTCCATTTCTGCGTTTTATTAGCAGTCTTGATTAGGGTGCTAGAACTGTTTAAAGCCATACATTTATTTAATGAAAAAAATAGGCTCCGAAGAGCCTATTTGGTAATACTTGAAACTATTACTGTGCCTTAAAAGATTGATATTCTTTAAAAAGTTGAGTAGTTAAATCGACAATACCTGTGCTTTCTTTAACTGAAGTTTCTTGTGATTCTACGCTTTCTGCCTTCATTGGGTTTGATCCACTGTTTGGAGGTGTGTACTCAAACTCACGAACTTTATTGATAATTTGAGCAAAATCGTTTAACGGATCTGTCTTACGTGTTTGTACTTCTGGAGTATTATCAAAACTTTCTAAGCCTAAATCTTCTTTATCTTTGTCTGCTAATTCGTCGGCCATGCTTTGAACATCTTGTGCCATGTCAGAAACTGGAGCAGGTTCTTCTCCGCCCATTGCGCCGTCAGTTGGATCCATGTCAGTTTCCATTTCTGGACCATCCATGTCACTACCCATTGCGGCAGTTTCTTGTTCTGCTTGATCGATTGCTTGGATTGCAGCCTTCATGTCGTCGCCTGCGGACTTCATTGGAGGTTCGCCAGTTAACGGACCTTTTTCTGGTTCGCCGCCCATTGCGTCACCGCCTGCTTTAACTCCAGCTAGTGTCATGATTTGTGTTAGCATACTAGCAACTTCGTTACCGCTTGCGGCTGTTGCGTTAATGCTAAAACTTGCTGGCTGTCCACTAGGTGCGCCCATTCCAGGCATTCCCATCGGACCGCATTCCTGAACTGTTGATTCGTTAATCACAGCAACAGTTGGATCCTGAATCATTTTTGTGGATTCTTTAATGCCACCGTTGGCGTCATCTAATTCTGCCAATCTTTTTAATACGTCGATCATCTGCATGATTGTTTTCCTTATTTTGACCCTACAGGGCTTGTGTTATTCGGTGCCACATCGTTCGTAGTCTTTCCGTCTGCTGTGTTAGGAATAACTTCGCCCCTTTCTTTACGATTGGCCTTTAATTCGTCGTTAAGTGCTTTTACAAAGCTAGCATTGTATTTGTCGCCATATAATTTTGAGCCATCAATGCCTTGTTCATAATCTTTAGTTAATAGAGCGCCGTCAGCTTCTTTGACAGGCTCTTGATATGCTTCAGTTGGTTCGTTAGGTGAACGAACAACAACGTGATCCATGCCTAATTTACATTGAGCAGAAATATATTCACGTAGTTCAAAAGATGTTGTAGGATAATCAAGGGTTACTTCGTAAACATTTACTTCTGCGTTTTGAACTCTTGGGAAATCAAGTGGTAGTGATTGTGTTGGAGTTTTGCCAACTTTTTTGAAGCCAGATACTGAATACTTTTCTAGGACAGTTTTTAAGTATCCTTCGTAACCAGCATCAAGCTCTCCTGCAATTTTAATCTTAAAATTGTAGGTTTTCTTGCTCTCTGTTAGATAGTCTTTAAATGTTTTCATAATGTAATTCCTACCCTTTATTTATTTCATATTCTTCAATTTTTCGAGTAGGCTATTACGGTCAGCAATTACGTAACCCTCTCCTGGAACAACGCCATCGTTACTTCCGGGGTTGTCTTTCTTGTCAATAGCAAGCTTCTTTAACTGTAGCTCAACCATCTTTAATTTTTTGTCTATTTTAGCAGATTTAGCGTTAATTGCCGCTTGTAGCATTGTTCCTGCTACTTCAAACATACGTGCTCCGTAGCGGGCTTCGACGTTCATGCCTAAATCCATTAAATCGTCATAGGCTTGTTCTGCTTTATTTGCTAGGGCATCTAGTTCTGAATCGCTAATATCGCCCAGTCCGCGAACTTGTGGCAATGCCGCAGAAATTTTATCAAACTCTGCTAAGTTTGCCTGTAGATCAATATGTGTAGGAACTGCTTCTTCTACGGGCGTCTCTATAGGCTTTTGTTCCGCAGGCGAAATGTTTAGTAGTTCTTCTAACTTTTTAGTCATATTATTACTTACCTTATTTCTTGCCTGTGTGGAAAATATCGTGCTCGTTTATTACTCTAAATTTGAGTCCATTAGTGCGGCACCATTGATTAGCAACCTGCCACTTTGCTTGATTTTTAACGTACTGCGCTTGGTTATAAACATTTTTACCAACTTTTTCTTTTAGCATCTGATTAGCTGGTTTAATTTCCCAAACTTCGGCATGTTTCTTTTGATTGCGGTCAACATATACAACTAGGAAGTCGGGCACATATACTGTTTGTTTTCCCGTTAGTGGATCTCTATAAGGAATTTTTATGCTTTCGCTAGCCCATTGCTGTATTGATGGATTATTGTCACACATACGCATTACAGCGAGCTCCCAACTGCTACGATACATCGGTGTTCCTGTTCCGATATATTTTTCTGGGTTTTTAAGTTTGTATGGACCTTTAGCAAACTTTAGACTCAAGGTAAAATCTCTCTTTCGACTTCAGATTGTGTAGTGAAGGTAGCTGACATTCCTAAGAAACTAGTTTTAAATCTATTAAAGTTTAAAATTTCAGTAACCAGCAATGTTAGCTCTGCGCTGTTTAACCCTTTTACATTATCTAATACATCAAACGGATTGTAGCCGTCAATGTCTGCTTGATAAAACATAATGAACGCAATACTGTCTGCGGCTTCGGTACTAAATCCTCTACTTTCAAAAAAACCTCTCATAGCATCCAACGCAGATGCGTTCATTGGAAGTTCGCTTCCGTAGAAATTTGATAGGCCTTCTTTTGAATTGTAAGAGCTATCTATAGATGTTGACGTAGGAACATTGTTATAAAATTTTTTCATATTATGGTGTAATTAATTGTTCTAGTCTGCCGCTCACTGCTTTTTGGTTAGCAAGGTTTGCGTTTAAGTTTGCTTGGAGTTTAGCAGGATCTTCATAGCCCTTTGAAGAAAATTCTTTTCTTACAGCATCTGCGGCAGCTTGGCCATTAGTTGCTAGAGCATCGTTATATTTTTCTTGGAATTCGGAATCTAGTTCTTTTGCTTTTTCTAATCGTTGTTCTAGACCTTGTTGATTTGACTTTAAGGATGAATCGAAGTCAACTAAATCAGCATCTGACGCAGAATTAATTTCGTCTTTAGAATATATTGATGTGTCTATGGGAGCCTTAGAACTAGCAGACCCTCCAGAAGATCCTGACACAACGTCCCCCGGATTTGCTGTTGGTCTGTTTGGAACAAAGTTTGACCCTACTAATAGTGTTCCAGTCTTTGGACCAAAACCCAGAGAATTACTCAATGCGCCAATACCGCCATTAATCATTCCAGTAAATCCGCCACTGCCTCCGGTTAGAAAACCTTGTATAGCTGATTTAGTAATTGCCTGTCCTTCTGCTTTTAAACTCTCTCGTGTAATATTTCTAGCATTTCTTAATAAGTTAGAGCCAGCAATACCGACGCCAAGTAAGTTCAAAGGATTTCCGTTTAGACCTCTTGATAATAAACCGTCATCTGCTCCAAATATATTATCAACGCCGGCAATAATACCGCCAGGACCAAAGATTGTATTTGTGCCACCTCCGCCAATACTTAACGGACTAGGAGTTAAATCGTAATGGAATGTAGCAAAGCCGCCCGGTGTATCTCGTCTTACTTTTCCTTCGCCATAGAAAACAGTTTCATAGGCAATGGTCATTTTATTTTCAGCAAACTTGCTTCCTTGAGTCTGATCAAGTCGATCATGTTCCCAAGATGTGATTAATGGGTTTACAATTACATAGCTTGTAAATCTTTTTTGATTTAATTGATAGATAGTAATTGCATTAAAGAATGGCTTACTTTGGTTGTTATTAAGACCATAAGAGCCTGGAATTCCGGGTCTGCCGTCTGGGGCCGCCGCTGTATTTTCAGCAGGTTCGTATTTTGTATTTTTAAAGGCAAACGGTTTGTTTGTTAGTTCACTAGTTGTGCCAACCTTTTGTCCATGCCATGTATCTCTGTAGTAGTATCTAAAATAGTTAACCCACAAACTGTTAGTAACGTTACTTTGGTCGTCGTGGAATGTAAATGAAATAGGCTGATACGTAATTTTTGTTTGTACGTTTGTTTTTCTATTGTACTGATTTAAAGTTTCTGTTTGAATTTGAAACTTAGGAAGGTCAGCACTTTTAACGAGCATACCTGCTTCGTAGTCTCTGCGCTGATTCTTCCATTGTACTTCTGTAATAGCACTAGGTTCAATAGAAAAGACAACATAATAGATCCAGCTCGTCTTAGGAGCAAGAGCAAATATATTATCAACGTATAGGCGACTAGCGTGTTGGAAATCACGCATTTGTCCTTGGTTAGTATAACCGGCAAGATAATCAACAATGGATGGCATGATAATATTTATACACAAAAAAAGACCCGGTAAAACCCGGGTCTTGTGTAAGTTTATATAGACTTTGTCTAAAACAACTTTTTGGATTAACCAGTTGCTAGAGTACCTAAAGTACGTCCAACAGCTACGCCAATTCCAATTGGGTTGCCAGAGACATCTGTCTGGATTGCGTTATCGTAGGCAATAGATAATGTAATATCCATTGGATCCGATGAACTGTAATCACCCTGCTGATACTGCGCTTGCTTTAGATAACAACCTAATAATTCGAATGTTTCTAATACGTTTGGTTCATAAGCACCGTTACCGCCATCTAGGATTTCGATCTTAGTTGTAAACTTATAATCAATACCTGAGCTAGCAGAACTTTGCTCAAAGAAGTCAAATTGCTTCTGTAGTTGTTCGCCGACTAACTTGCTTACAGCACCTGTTACATCGTCACGAATAACAACACTGATGTCTTCCCATGTGTGCTTGCCAGCATACTTAACTTTTGAGTTGTAAACGTGCAATTCAACTTGATCAAATGTTAAGTTAGGACGACCAGCATTAACTACCTGCTTGGTTAGTTCTGTAGTTGGCTTGCTAACGCCAAAGTTTTCAAATAGTACACGGAATCTGTACTTTAACTTTGGCATCAGTAGACCTTGACTGCTAGAACTCTGGCCTGGCGGTAGTGGTACTGATAATTTGCTTAAACTTGCGATAGCCATAATATATGTGCTCCTTGTTCCTTAATATTTACCATCCCATTAACCGTTTGTTACCTGGCCAAAATTACCTGACTTGATAGCGCCGGTGTTAAGCAAGCGAACTGGAATGTAAATGAATTCGACTGCCTTAACTGGTTCAACAGCAATATCAATCCATAGCTCAGAACGATCAATTCTTGCTGGAGTGTTATTACTTGTGTCACATACAACAATAAAGTCGTATAGGGCACGTTGACCGACTAATTCTAATAAGAAGCTCTCAACTGCGTTCTTAGCTTCGTTACGTGTTAACTGATCGTTTGGTTCGAACAAGAATGGGCGAACTAGAACGTCTAGCTGACGACGTAGATATGCTACTAAGCGAGCAACGTTAATTCTATCTAACGAGCTTGCGGCATTAGCACGGCTATAGTTACCAAAGTTCATAATACCTGCGCCATTCATTGTAGCAATCGGGTTGATCTTACCTGTAGTTGCTAAAACATCGCGCAAGCCTTGTGGTAGCGCCGCAGGAGTAAACTCGCCGCTTGCGTTAACGTAGCCAACTGCAGTTGCGTTGTCAACAATACCACGACGTGCGCCTGCTGGAGCAAACCATTGGTAGCTCTTCTGGTCACTTGTTACAAATGTACGTAACATCATGTGGCTTGGAGGAACAACGATGTAGTTTCCTAAGTTGTCATTTGTATAACCACTTGGATAGAACATTGCCATATATTCGTTATATGTAACTGCGCCCTTGTCGCCGTTGTCTGTTGCTCTTGCTGTATTTCCACCCCACGCCGCTAACTCAGAGCCTGTAGGCTGTAAGCGGAATGGTGTATCACCGATAACAAACGCTGTTTGTGCGCGATCGTTATTTAGGTTTACCATATTTGAAATTACTTCAGGATAACCTGGGCAAGCAATTAAGTTAAAGATCAATGTATCTGTATCACGAATTTCTTGGTTTGTATCAAATTCTGATTTTAGAGCTGATACAACAAACGAACGTTGTGCGTGACGACCAAATGTGCCTGAACCGTCTGCGTTGTTTGGACTTACAGAAACCCAACGATCTGGACTGTATGGAACAGTTGCGTTAGAACCGTCCATTGGTTCGTTGTTGAAACGAATGTTCTGTCCGTTGTTGCTATAAATGTCGATATGATTCTTAACAAACTTCTTAACGTTGAAACCACTACGACGTAGGTTCCATAGGCGTGTGCCACGTGGATAGTTTGCTGGATCTGGACAATCTGGATCTACATAGTTTGAACTACGTAGAGCAACGATTGTTGATGGCTCTGTAGAAGAACCGCTTGTTGCCCAGCGAGCATCGTCAAACACCCAACCGTTCGGTGATGTTTGGTCTGTTGGATCTTGTTGTTCCCAACGTAATGTTGTACCGTTGAATACATAGAAATCTTGACCATAGCGATCAGTATTTCCTGTCTTGACCCAGATGTCGCCGTTTACTAGAGGTGTGCCGTCGCTTTGTGCTGTTGGCTCGCTTGCTGTAACGATTGGACCATTTGGATCTGTTTGAGGGAACGCATTTGCGTAACCTACCCAAGTAGTACCGTTGTGATACATAATATCAACTTCGTTAATTACAGAGCTGTACCATAGTGTTCCGTCAACTGGATCAGTTTCTGGTGCTCTAGCTGAAGCTGTGTAAACTAGTGGTTGCCAGTTACTTGCTCTATGAGTGTAGCCGTCAGCAATGTTTGAACCTGCTGTATATAGATTTTCTGTTCCTGCCCAAACATCAGTGTTTGAGTTATAGGCATAAGCAGTAAATCCTGCGGCACCCATAATGTTGCCTGGATCTTTGAATAGAATCTCACCACCTAGTCTGTGGCTAATGCTAATTGTGCCATTGCCATTAACTGCGGCAGAAACGTTTGTAAATCCTGCTGAGTTAATTTGTGTTACAAGAGCTTCAACAGTTGTTCCGTTTAGAACGATTGTCTTGGCAGCTGATAACGTTGCTGAACCAGCTAAAGATTCTTTAACAGTTAGTTGAGCACCGTTTGGTAGAACTGGTGCGCTTTGACCTGCTGTGCTTGTAATTGTTGTTGGAGCAACTGCGGCACGACGCTGAACACGGAATTCAGCTAATGAAACAAGACCGCTTGATGTAGAAGCAGATGTTCCGCCGTTGAAGTTACCTTCAACATAAATTGTTCCTACAGGAATTGCTGTACCGCCTGTTCTGTCGATTGCGTAAATTGCTGATGCTGAATCTGTGTAGATTGGGCTTGAAACTTGATTAAATGCTTGAGCAGTACCACTATATTGTTTTACTACCCAGCTTGCGCCATTGTTAGGACTTGTTGTCTTAACATAAACAGAACCTGTTGGGAATCCTGTGTAGTCTGGATATTGTGTGTGAGGAGCAATAGTTAATTCTGCGTTCTGATATGTTCCTGCTGTAATACCTAGAGCACTTAATGTTGCGGCAGTACCTGTAATTGTTACTAAACCTGGATTTGCGTCTGCGTAAATTTCTAGTTTACCTTGACTATTTGCTTTAGCACCAACACCTAGATTGTTTAATCCTGCGTTAATGTCACCTGCGATAGAAAGAACAGTTGAACCAGTTGATACTGGAACAGGTTGACCGTTAACACTTAAACTACCTGCGGCTGAAACAAATGATGGATTTGCGGCAGTACCAGTTACTACAGGGTGACTTGTTTGCCATGTTGTAGAAACGAAAGTTGAAGTATTAGTTAATAACGCAAAACTTGTTTCGCCTGCTGAACCAACCTTAACCCAGTTGCCGTCGCTGTTTTTGTAATGAACAGCATTTGTGTTGCCTTTGTCTGTTGTAATAGCGTAAGAGCCTACAGCACCAAAACTGCCCTTTAGGGTTACACCGTCACCGTTTGTTGTATATAAACTTGCGTTAGAACCATCAACTACTGTAGGAACTTTATTAGTAAATGTTCCTGAAGTCTTGTTCCATTCAAATACACCAAACTTTGTATTTGAGCTGTCTAACCAGTAACTTGCGCTTGCTGGAGGACCTGCTGGAGCATCTGTTTGTGCTACTAGTTGATTTAGATCAACATCAGCACGTAGGACAAATGCCTTTGAACTTACTCCTAACAATGAGTAAGCGGCTTGTAAGCCGTATTCGTTTAATTCACCTGCGTGAATTGGATTATTGTTAGAATCTCTATAAAACTTAGGTGTTCCAAAGGTGTCAGTTAAATCTCGCTGACTAGTAATTGTCCATACCTTGCCTTTGTAAGCACTTGTTGTACCAGGCGCTGTACCTGTACCTGAAGCATTAGCTTTGTTGGCGCCGGTTGCTACAACAAGTAGAGGCACAGTTCCCGGTGCCGCTGGAGTATAAAAACTCTCGTTGATAATGCTAACTGATACGCCTGGTGAATTTAATGTGGCCATTCTTTCCATCTCCCATACAATGGTTTTCGTATCAGTATTTAGTGGATGTACCAGATTTCTGCGTGTTAAATACCTATGAAAAGGGCACAAAAAGGGCGGGTATGATTAGGAATTTATGTAAAAATTGCGGTGAAAGACCGGTTGCTGTAAATTACCGTAAAGAAGGTAAGACTTTTTATCGATCGATGTGCGATCATTGTGCTAGAAATAGACAACCCGGTAAGCCTAAGTGGCAATTAGCCGGGTATAAGAAAAAGGATACTTGCGATAGGTGCTCTTACACCAGCAAGTATCCCGAACAGTTTAACGTCTATTACGTCGACGGCGATCCGAATAATTGTAGATTCGCAAACTTAAAAACGGTGTGTGCTAACTGTCAGCGAATCTTACACAAACTCAAGCTGCCTTGGAAACGGGGTGATCTTCGACCAGACCTTTAACTTTTTCAAACAGATCATCAATACTACCGTCATTACCTAAAACGGCATCAAATTCTGTTCCTACCCATGCTGTTTCACTAGCGTGAATTCCTGCCTGCTCTAGTTTAGCTTTACTTGTAGCCCAACTAAAATTTTGAACTTCGCCCTTGTTTACGCTCAATGCCCAATCGTACCAATGTGGCAATTCTCCGCGCTTAACCCACACAATAATTCCACCAGCATCACGAATTGATTTAATTTCGTTAGGAAATCGGCAATCTGAAATAACAATATCGTCAGTTGAGTTACGGAGTTTATTTTCTAGAGAAGCAATCCAAATATCGTCATGGAAGCCCTTGCGGCATACTTCTGTGCCCCATAGCTGGAGCATTAATCTAGGAGTTAAGTTAGGCATGTTTAGGCGTTCTGCCCACCAAGGATCTACTTGTTCACGCCATTCGCGGGCTTGCTTTGTGCGCCCTTCTAGCATAGTCCTGTCCCACCCAAATACATGAGCCACAGCATCTTTAAGGCTGTTAGCAAAGCTCTCTCTTCTAAAACCGTGAAAATTTACAAGATAGTCAGCAATAGTATCTTTGCCTGACCCGATAAAACCGCACACACCTATAATCATAACATCTCCCGAGTGATGCTATATTTTATTACAAACGTGTTACAAGGTCAACCTTATTTGGCTTTCTTGGGATTGTTTCGCGGATTCCAGTTTGATACTGGACTTTGTGTGTTTGTAGATGGAAGTTCTTGACTCTTAAGATCGCCGTTGTTTAAATCCACATACGCTGATTTTGTTGCTTCATAGGCACGTTTTAACATGTCTACTTCTAAATCAGAATAGGGATAGGCCATTTTCCAGCGGCCAACAAAACTTTCAAAATCTACATCTGGCATCGATTCGCCGTCGGTACAGGCTAGAGCAAGGCCCATGCGATACATTTTATAGTCACCGTTCCAATGTTCTGCGTCAGAAAACTTGTGAACACCTCGTGTTGCTTGTTGCTGACGCTTAGTCATTTTGCCTCGGCTTGCTTCATTGATGAATTCTTTTGCTCGCATATTAACCTCTTACAAACCACATAGGTGTTTCACCACTTACATAGTTCATGATGTCTTGTTCTAATTTTTCTATTGCCGCTTGACCTTCTGCTTTTAGTTGAGCACCGTTTAAAGTTGTACCGCCTTGTGGGCCAGCAATAGTTCCAAACTTTTCACGAGCTTCGCCTAGCATAACCTTACAGTTTGCTAAAGCGTAGTCTTTAATCCACAGTTCTGCGTATGGATCTTTAATTAACTGAAACTCTGGGCGGTAGTTAGTAACCCAAAGCAATAATGTTTCTTGTCCTCTCGGACGCTGTTGAATTGTTAACTTCTTTGTAACCGGGTTGAAGTTAAACATAATATAGCTACCAAACATTTTACCAACAAGTTTTTGATAGCCAGCAAATAATTCGTAGGTAGCAAGACCGCCCATGTTGCTAGAACTTAACAAATAAGTGTTTGTATAAGCTAGGTTGAACGGCTCAAATAATGTACCTGTATCTCCGCCGCCTGTTCTACTACCAATACTGCGACGGAAAATCTCTCGAACACTCATAACTTCCGGTGCTAGCGTGTATTCGTTTACATCCTGATCTGTAGTTAGGAAACAGTAACTCTCTTCTACAGAATTAGAACTACGCTGACGGAATTTTGATAGGGCACGATCAATAGCTGTTTTGTAGTGAATTGGGTCCAATTCAACATCTACCATGCCAGATCCTAGCATAGATTTACAGTATTCGGTTATTTCCGTGCGGGCAGTTTGAATATCACTCATACGATTATTTACCTATAAATACATCACTATGCCAAGACTTTCCCTGTACAAGCCAGAAAAAGGCCCAGATTTTAAGTTTCTAGATCGTGTAATTAACGAGCAGTTTCAAGTGGGCGGAACTGATATCTACATCCACAAATATATGGGTCCTGTGGCTCCCGAAGACGGAGAGTCTAGTCCGTCGCTACCTACAAACACAAATCCTATTCCTGAGCTAGGAATTCAAGATTTGTTGTTTATGGAAAACCGCGATAGACATTACAGCCCCGATGTTTACATCTGCCGTGCTATCTATCAAATGCAGGACATCGACTTTAACCTAAGTCAGTTTGGTATCTTTTTACAAAACGACAACATCTTCATTCACGTACACCTAAGATCTAGCGTTGAACTTTTAGGACGCAAGATTATGGCTGGAGACGTTTTAGAATTGCCACACCTAAAAGACGAATATGCCCTAGACAATGCTATGGTAGCTCTAAAGCGTTTCTATGTTGTTCAAGACGTAACTCGCCCTGCGGCAGGTTTTAGTCCAACATGGTATCCGCACTTGCTTAGATTAAAGTGTGCTCCGATGATCGACAGTCAAGAGTTTGCTGAAATTTTTGACAAGAAAGTTGTTGACGAAAGCACAGGCGAAGAAACTAACGATACAATTAGAGATCTACTATCAACTGTTAATAATGCTATTGCTGTTAACGAAGCTGTAATTGCTCAAGCAGAAGCAGATTCTCCACGTAGCGGATACGATACGACTCCTTTCTTTGTTGTTCCATTAAATGAAGAAGGCAAAGTTGACATTGAAGATGCTAGTGATACTGATGTTGATATTACACACGAAGGAGCAATTGACGCATCAGTTGTACTTCGAACTCCTGACAAAGAATTTTACGTAGGTTACTTAACCGAAGACGGTACACCGCCAAATGGTGCTCCGTATAGTTTTGGCATTGAGTGGCCAACAAATCCAGTTCTTGGACAATTCCACTTACGTACAGACTTTTTTCCAAATAGAATGTTTAGATTTAACGGAGTACATTGGATTAAGTTTGAAGACAACGTTAGAATGGATATAACTAATAAGCCAGTTGATGGAACTGACACTCATCCTAAGAGTGAAACAAGACAAACACAAGTTTCTGGATTTATTAACAATACATCAACTGCAACTATTGCTAACAAGGTTGTGGTTCAGCGCCAGGCTCTATCAAAGGTGCTAAGACCAAAGGCGGATAATTAATGCAACATTTTTACGATGCTCAAATTAGAAGATACTTAACTCAGTTTATGAGATTAATGAGTAGCTTCTGCTACAAAGATTCTAAAGGCAAACTTGTACAGATTCCTGTTCGCTATGGCGATATGAATCGACAAGTAGCACAGATTCAGCGCAAGAACAGCGAGAATACTGTTGCTAGTGCCCCTATGATTGCCTGCTATATTAAGAATCTTCAAATAGCTAGAGATAGATTACAAGAGCCAACTCACGTAAGCAAAGTTCATATTAAAGAACGCGACACTTGGATTAATCCTACTACAGGCCAAGAAGAATACATTAATACAATGGGCGAAAATTATACAGTTGAACGCCTAATGCCTGTTCCATACAATCTAACATTTCAAGCAGATGTTTGGTCAACAAACACTGATCAAAAGTTACAAATTTTAGAACAGTTGTTAGTATTGTTTAGACCAAGTTTAGAATTACAAACAACAGACAATTACTTAGACTGGACAAGTTTAAGCACTCTTGAACTAACTGATTTAACTTGGACCTCGAGACAAGTTCCGGCAGGAGTTGAACAAGACATAGACATTGCAACATTACAGTTTACAACACCTATTTGGTTAACAACTCCTGCTAAGGTAAAACAGATGGGAATTGTTACCAGTATTATTACAAGTATCTTTGTTGAGCCGCCCGGTGCTATTGAAGCAGGTGACTATGCTCACACCGACAGCGTTGACTATTTTGATGGACGAGAAGCAGCCAGCGTTAAGGGAACAACTATTGGTAACTATAGATTACTTGTTCTCAACAATACTGCTAAACTAGTAGATATCGGAGAACACTTAGGAACAGAAGATGTCCCTGTTAAGTTTGGTGTTAACATTAGCTGGTTAAGAATTTTAGATTTATACCCAGGAAAGTTTGTTGCCGGGCTAAGTCAACTAAAAATTAAAAAGCCATCGGGACAAGAAATCTCAGCTCGTATTAGTTTAGACCCAACAGACGAAAGTGTAATGCATTTAGACATTGACGCAGATACAATTCCTGCTAACACAGAAGTTCCGGCAGGAAGTGGAAAAACGTATGTTGATGCTATTGTAGATCCTACAACTTTTGCGCCATCTAATCCTGCCGCAGGAATTAGATACTTAATTTTAGAAGACATTAACACAGATCCTTCTTTGAGTATAGCATTACAAGATGGTACTGCGGCAAAGGCATGGCAAAATCAAGACAACTCATATCTTGTTGCCCGTGCTAACGATATAATAACATGGAACGGAACTGCTTGGGAAGTTATCTTCAATTCATCAAGTGTAACAGATTTGACTTATATAACTAATTTACGCACCGGAATTCAATACGTTTGGGATGGTGATATGTGGAGTAAGAGCTTTGAGGGCGAATATCTTCCACAGGATTGGCGATTAATTCTATGAGTAATATAGTTTGTAGTGGTGGTTTGTTCCTAGCAAAAGATACAAAAAGATTTTTATTCTTACAACGAACACAAGGTAAGACCGCAGGAACTTGGGGCATTGTTGGTGGCAAAAATGAGCCGGGTGATTCTGCCCCCATTGACACACTTAGACGAGAACTAACTGAAGAAATTGGTTTTGTACCGGATATTGAAAAGTTCATCCCACTTGAATGGTACACATCAAAGGACGACCAATTCTTTTATCACACATACTTGCTAATTGTAAAAGAAGAGTTTATTCCTAAACTCAACGAAGAACATAGCGGCTATTGTTGGTGTGACTTAGATCGTTGGCCAAAGCCACTACATAACGGTGTTAGAGTGACTTTGAGTAACAAGATTATTAAAGCAAAGATCGATACCGTTCTTGATATCTTAGCGTGATTTTTTAACTACTAGCAAGTAGAAACCGTTCCACCACGCCTTTAAATCTTCCTGAGCATTTAGCACAACCTTAGAATATAGAACATCTAAACCTGCGGCTCTAATTGCTTCGTCCGTTCCAGCAACAACACCTTCCCAGTTAGCATCATCTACAAGAATAAATGCTTCATCTGCCAGGCACGGAGTAAAGTATTTGATTGCTTTAATTGTGCTTCCAATATCATGCGGACCGTCGTAGAAGAAAAAGTCAACATCACGAATTTCATCACGGTTTACATCAAACATATCGCACTCGTAGACAACGACCTTGTTATCGCCCTTAAATCGTTTAACGTTCTTAATAAAATCTTCTTTGTTATTAGGCGGCATTTCAAAAATACCGTTAGCAGGCTGATATGTGTCTTGCCATGTATCAATACAGATTGCTTCAATATTATTACCTGTTAGAGCCGCGCTCGCTGTTGCTCCTAATGCGCTTCCAATTTCTAAGTATTTGGTTGAATGACTAGCAATCTTGTTGATTAAACTTTCCATCTTAGCAGAAGTTAAACCAGGAACATCAACGCCAATGTTTGTGTATGCGCTTTCAATCACAGATGTTACAGCCTGCTGAACTTTTTCGCTCATCTTTTGTTGCTGTTTCTTGCTTACAATTTTATCGCAGTATTGGCATTCCCAGCAATCAAACTTACAAGTCTTAATTTTTTGACGCCAGACGTTAATTGGCTTTTCTACTAAGTTTGTATCTTCAATGAACTCTTCAAATCCGTCAAATAAGATTTCTTTGCCATCGACATACTTACTAACAATGTCGAGAGTTTCGTGGAATCGATTAATGCTTTCACGGCCGTGCATCTTAAAAACATCAATACCTAGGTCTAAAAATTCTAACCAATCTTCTCTCCAAGGAGGAAGGTTAGCAGTTTTTAATGGAACTGACGGATCTTCGTGGTCCCACTTAGGACAACTTACACGACTAATAGCATCGTTAAAATACTGTGGACGATTAAAATCTCGAGTATTGTTAAACTCGTAGTGTTCGTCCATCATTGGACACGCACCAAGACACCCTTCATTTGCTAATAGGCTAATAGCAATATCCTTACCTAAGTTTTCTTTAACCCACTCTTTGGCCGTTTTGAGTCTTAGAAGAGCTTCTTGATCTCTCATTAAATCACGATCAATACAAATGTAGTCAAAACCAGCTTTAGCATGAGCTACTAGTTCTGACGGCGTTGTTACATTTCTAAGAATAGTATTTTTAACATAAAGATCAGGATAACGTTTCTTAACTTGACCAGTTGCCATCCAATGGATGTGAGGAAGAATAACAGAACGAACACCGGCATCGTACAGTGGCTGGAAAGCATCTAGCCAAATATCTAAATTTTGCTGTGTTGGCGGAATTTGAATGTTGTTAAATGTAGCACAAACAGTAATGCCTGTTTCGTGTTGGATATTTAGGGCGGCTTCAATTGCTGAAATGTAGTCTGTTTCCATTAAGAAAACATCGCCCATTGCATCCTGATTAAAAGGAGCAATCCTTGATGTAAAATACACATCAAAGATATACTCCTTATACTTTTTACAAAAATCTAAAAAGTTATAGTATTGTTGTTCCGTTAATTTTGGGTTGATCGGTAAGCTGAATATTTTTTGCGTCTTCGCAGATGTCTGGTAGTTTTTCATCTTTGCTCTCTAACATTTGGTCAATCTGGCCTTGTACGCCCAGTGATATATTATGTATGCCTGCTTGGACCATACCGGAATATTTCATGGCCATTGCTAGAGCTTCGACTTGATCTTCTTCTGGCATCATTGCGATGCTGTCCATATTACCAGATCCTACACGGCCATAGGAAATTACATCAATTGCCGCTTGTTTTGCCATACGAGCAATCCAATACTTACGTTCTTCTTCTGGATTGTCGTCTGCGTAGAATTTAAGATCTTCTTCAGATTTAGCAAAATGCTTAACAACATCTAGGAACGCATTAATTTCGCGTTCTGCTTGAAGCATTTTACGTTTGTAAATTGTAATATCGTAATCGTTTTTATCAATATCAACTTGAAGCATTTCTTTAGCAATTTCATCTGTTGCTTCGGCCTGATCGCGAAGCCACTTCTTACGAATTAGTTCTGCTTTGCGTAGACTTGTTTTGATTTCTTGATAAGCATGGTAACGTACTTCAAGTTCCATGTATGCTTGACGAACTTGTCTCCACGGTGTTAGTTGGCCGCGGGCTACAAAGTTAGCACATTGATAGGCAGTCATGCCCATATTGCTATGAATAGCGTAGGACATAATATCTTTTTCGAAACTATCTAAACCGTATCGATTTAAGAATTCTGCGTCTACGCTATCTGCTTTTGGTGTTGAAACTGTTAAATTTTCTTTAGAATTGGAATCCATGAGGTACCTCGGTTGTTCTAATGTTAGACTCCGGTCCCTCAGTTAATCCCATTGCTTGAGCTTGCTTGATAGGGATCGGCATGCCTAAATACTGCTCGTATTTAACGTTCATATCCCACACAGTGGCACAGTTCTTGAATTCCTTAATAACTTTCTGTTCTTGTACTAAAAGATCAGATAAGGCATCTTGGTAAATTTCTGCTTTTTCTAAAATTTTATTTGCTAGTTCGGTTTTATCTTTTCCGTGTTCTGCGGCTAGGTAATCTAAGAATGGTGTACGACTACCGTTTTGTCCTAGATTTGCTAACCACTCACGTGCTTCGTGTTTTTGTGTTTCCCAAGAAACTTGTTCAACATAACCGCCTGGACGCATACGTAAGAAACGGCGTTCAAATTCGTCGTTGATAATTTCACGAGCAAAAATAAACATAAACTCTACAACTTGAGAAATGACATCGTCTGTTAATGCCACTTCACGTTTAACATAGTTAGGAGCATTTGGGTCTACTGTAGCTTGAGTGTTTGGAACCCAAATTTTAGCTGCCGCACGGAAGTCAGCAAAAAATTGACGACCATTTAACGCAACTTCTTCTGTAATTAATGTAACTTTTTCGTGTTGCCAATATGGGCTTAACGTATTGTAAAGATGTTCGCTCATACAGACGCAAGTAACGCCCATTAACTGATAAAGTTCTTGACACCAAAGAGCAGGATCTCCTGTGCTTGTATCAAAATACTTAGGATCGATTGTGTTACAACCAACAATCATATAGACCTTGCCAGCCTTAATGAATGGATTTTCACCAACTACCGGGCCTTGGTAAAGTGCTGGGGGTAATGCCTCGACGTTTTGAACGACTGTTACGTCCCAGTAGTCAACTGAAAAGTTACCGCTCTGTGATTGTAGTTCTTCTGCCATATTATACTCCTGGACGTCCTGATGCCGCTACTGTTGCCGCCGCACTTGCCGCAAAGCCCGAGCTTGCGCCGTAGTGTCCTTTGTTACGTGTTGCTGGACCCATACGTGATTGTGCGTTGTTATTATAAGTTGTCTTGTCACACATGTTGTTTTGCTGACCATCATATTGACCAGTCATGTAACCCCAGTCTTGGCCTGCCATCATAACGTCTTCACCGTAAGCTGATAACTGTGAGAAGTAAGCAATTGCCGCACCGCTTGTTTCATTAAATTGTACACGACCTTGTTGTACGTTATTGCCTGTACCAACGTAGTGCCAGCCGTATTTAGAAGTCAAGTGCTTCATAAATCCGTCCGGTGTAACGCCAATTGGGCCAGCAAACCAGCTGTCGTTTGAGTGATACATACCACTGTTACCGCCGTTAATTGACCACCAGCTAATGTTTTCTCCACCGCCGCCGCAAGCGTTTGATCCGCCGCGGTTGTTACCGTTTGTTGTGTACATAATTTCTGTAGGCATGTGCATCTTTTCAGTGCCTTGAGATCCACCACCTGTTGCGTAACCGTATTGATATGTTGCCGCAGTTGTTGCGCCAAACACACGACGAGCAACTGACATGTCCCAACCACCTACTGTACCGTAGCCCATAACGTCTCTTGGATTATCGCCGGTGTAACCGAATGAATATGGACTGAATGTGCCACCGCCCCAAGTACGGCTAATACCTGTATATAAGTTGAAGCTTGATGTGTGATTGTTAGAACCGCCAAAGCTGTTGTTCATTCCTAACGCATATCCGTTGTAGTCTGAATAGAATCCGTCCATGTAGTCACCTGAACGGTCAACCTGTTCACCGCAGTAATATGTAATGTCTGTAGTATGCCAAGTCTTGTTTAGAGCACGCCAAGCATTTGAACCTTTATATCCAGCACAGCTAAAACCGTGAGTAAGAATACTACGGTATCTATAACCTGCTTGTGGGTTTCCTGATGGGCTACCTGGATAAGTCCAGAACGCAATAGTTCCGTCAGTTACAAGAGTAGCACCGCGACTATAAACGTCTGCGCTAGGTAGAGGATAAATCCCCGGAATAATGTTTGTATTACCAATATATAAAGGCATGTTAGTATCCTATTAATTTCATATATTTATTGTTTTAAAGCCTTTAGCTCGGCTTTTAAACCTTCAATTTGCGCTTGTTGCTCTTTAATTGCTTCAACAAGCAACGGAACTAGGCGTTCGTAGTCAACACCTAGGTAGTTTTCTCCCGATTTTGATCCTTTACGGTCTTCAGTTACGTCAAAAGCCGCAGGTGTAACTGCTTCTGGCTGAACTTTTAATACAGCTTGAGCACTTAAACCAACTTTAGTTTCTGTTGTAAATCCATAACCTTGGGCAATTTCGTTAGCTGTGTAATAGAATCCTTCTAACTGCATAACTTTATCTAAAGCGTTTGTTATAGGACCCTTAACATCTTTTAAGCGGATATCTGAATAGTTAGTGTAAACGTCGCCTGTTACATAGAGCGTCCCGTTTACCTGCATTCCTCCAGCGACTGTTTGGAACAAGTTAGCACCTGCTCTGTAGATGTACATCTCGCCGTTAGTGTAACCTCGGATGTACGTAGATCCAGCGTAGTTGTAGTTTCCAAACATTAGAGAACCACCACCTGTTACTTGAATATCGCCCGAACCTGCTACGTTTAAGCAAACACCTGATCCGTTACCAACACCGTTACTTACTGTTAATGCGTTAGAGGCAGGACCAGTAATTGCGTGTGTGGTTCCACCGTTTGTAGCTGTAAATTGCGTACAGGCTAATGTTGTAAAATTACCAGAAGCCGCTGTTGTAGCACCAACAGTACCGTTATGTGGTCCACTAAATGCTCCTGTAATAATACCTGTACTTGGATTATATGTTAACTTAGAAGAACTTACATACGTTGTTGTAATTGTGCCGCTTACAGAATTTGTAAACTGAATATAACGTGTTGCGTTAGTTGTTGTATCATCAACAACTGTTTGAGCCGCGTTGTCCCAAGCAATGCCAGTACCTGTTGATTTTAAGAACTGTCCGCTAGTACCAGCAGAGTTAGCCGCATATAATGCGCCTGCTAAGTTCATTCCAGAAGCAACACTTAGGCCGCCGTCGACACGTAAAGCACCTGTGCCTGCTGTTGTACTTGCCGCTGTTGTAGAATAAATTCTAGCATCACCTGAAGTACCGTTAAAATCGATACGTATGTTACCTGCTCCGTCTGACAGGATAATACGACCGTTCTCAACAGTCGATCCAGATGCTCCGCCGATAATAACAACGTTGTTTTGTCCGCCAAGAGCGTTTCCTGAGTTATAACCAATAGTTACGTTCTGAGCACCAGTAGATAGTTGGTTACCTGCGTTATAACCAATTGCTGTATTATAATAACCTGAACTTACGTTTGCTAGACCTTGATAGCCGACTGCGGTATTACCGTAGAATGCGCCGTTACCTAATCCTAGAGCACGGTATCCAATTGCGGTGTTATTAGTCATCGAAGCATTGTTTGCGGTATATAATGCTTGGTAACCAATAGCAACGTTGTTTCCGCCTGTTGCTGTTTGTGCTAATAGTGCTTGATAACCAATAGCAGTATTGTTTGCCGCACTTGTTAGAGCAGTACCAGCTTGATAACCAATTAATAAGTTACCACCACCTGTTAATAATCCAGCACCTGCCGCATTACCAATAACTGTATTTGTTGCGATTGCGGCAGAACCTCGACCTACTCTAACACCTGCGGCCCATAAATCACCGCCTGCTGCAATATTTCCTCCTGCTGAAATACCACCATATGTAATTATAGCACCAGTACCGGTTGTACCGTTAGTAGGCGCCGCAGTAGAAACCGGAACTGTGATACCAGATGCGGAGATTCCAAGGCCTTGTATTTGTGTAGCAATAGAACCAGCCGATTGGCTAGCACTAGAAATTAAGAAGTTTAAAGAACCTGCCGATAGTTGAGCTTGAGCATGATGCCCTGTTCCCATTACGTAGGTTGTTCCTACGTTATTATAACTATTAAACCCAATTCCTAAAGGATTAGCCGATGCTCCAACTTGGATCGCTATGCCTTCGGAATCGCCTGAATTATAAAAATAGCCAGCTACATTAGTTGTTGTAGAAACAGTAATACCGTAAGTAGATCCAGCGCCGCCGACACCTAAGTTAGCGTTCATGGCAAAAGAGCCGCCGATGTTTAAATTACCTGATACACCAATACCACCCAACACTTGTAGGGCGCCAGTTTGCGTATTTGTTGATGGAGTGTTGTTTCCGATGTAAACAATGCCTTGGTATTTTGCTATTCTTACCGCGCCGTCTGCGTCAACTGTTAAACTTGGAATTCCGCTTCGGTCGTTAATTGAGTAAATTGTACCAGATAGTGTATTCTGTACACTCCACAGCTGACCTGCGGAGCCCTCAAACGAAATAGTACCGTCGTCTAAAACTCTTAGATAATTTGTAGCAGATGTTAATGCCGTGCCGCCTGTGAACGAAATTAAAGGTTCGTTACTAGCACCTCTGCTTGGGGAAATTAATATGTTGCGATCTGTTAATGCCATCTCGTTAGTCCATTGTCTCTATATTTATTGAGTATTATAATCCAAAACTTCTGCGGTAAGCCTGGAATACGTTTCTAACTTCTGTATCAGAAAGTGCTCTGTTATAAAATAACGTAGGCCCAATACTACCGTTCATCGGACCGCTATGAACTCCAATTTGGAATGTAGCGGAATTTGATGCTGTTCCAGCTAAGGTTCCAGTAGCATCCACGTTTCCGTTGTAGTATATCTTACTTGTTCCTGAGCCACCCGCAGATCCTGTTCCGCTAAAACTTCCTGCCCACATTGCCCAGGTTCCTGTAGGAATTAAAGTGTTACTGTTTAGGTCACCGCCTGTTAGATAAGATTCCCAGCGCATTTGGGTAGAGCCGCCAGCATATAAGTTAATTGCGTTGGACCCCGAAGTATAACTAAAGAATCCTCCGCTGGTTGTGGTTAAATTTAACCACTGAATAACTGTGTACCCCGAACTTAACGATAAGTTATATGTGCCCGATACTACTGCTCCTGCGGCCGCGTTTGTCCAATATCCGCTGTTATAACCAATAGACGATAAAGTTAGTGATCCGTTATCAACTTGATTAAAGGCAGCAGTACCTGCTCCAGAATAGCATTTACTATTTCTAGGATCAGCCATTAAAACTAATCCAGTAAGTGGTACATATGGTCCGTTAACAATCATATTTTATTCCTTGCGTTCTACTGTTAATTTGTTTACATCTTTACGTTCTGCCCAAACTACGTAGAAGCAGTCGATTGCCTTACCTAGTAAGTTGTCGTTGCCGACTACTACGGTGTTATCAACAATTTCTTCAACATAAAGTTTCTGATGTTTGCCAATAGGTGTTAGATCAACAGTAATTGTTGATTCGTCAACTAGGTCTTTCCAGTAGTATGGAAGTTCGATTGTATCTTTGCCTGTTAAGCGTCCACGTACATAAACACCATTTTCTGGACCTTCTAGCGAACCGTATTGTAACTTGTAACCAGGTTTGCTTGGGTGATCAATTAAGAAGCTCTTAGCAGTAGCATATAATGTACCGCCGATCCAAACATCTTTGCCAATGCCAACACCACCTACAACTTGTAACGCACCAGTTTGTGTACTTGTTGCGTTAGTTGTATTTGTCATCTGTAAGGTGTTAGCACTTGTGCCACCCCAGTATGTCATTAGGTTAGCTGAAGTTACAATCGGTGAACCACCAACTGTACCTGTGTTAGCAACATATAGACTTCCACCTACATAGCTATTAGCTGTTGGAGCAACTGTTGATGCCGCAGTAGCAAAATAGTCACCTGGATAGTAACCTGGCTCAGCTTGTGCTCCATATACATATAAACCGTTACCAGCTGTACCTGTATAAGAACTTAATGTACCAGTAATTACACTTTCACTGCCCAATGCTGTATAGATACCTACAGCAGTTGTTGTAGCACTTGTTGGAGCCCACACAGTGATTGAGCAACGATACCATCCTGAACTTGCTCCGTATGGTAGAAGTTCGCAACGACTATCAACTTTGTATAGGCTTTCCTGCTTAGTTGCTGGAGCACCTGTTGTTAAGTTGAACCAAGCCGCATGTGGTTGACCTGCTACAGTAGCGTTCAAGATAGCAAATGTACGTTCACCTGCTTTTAAGAATGCGCTAAATGTAATCGGACCAGTTTGACTAATTGTCTGCTGGAAGTAGTGACCACCAGTTGCCGCAGTTTCGATTAACTTAGTACCATTTAGTGTACCGTCTGGGCTAATTGTAGAACCTGCTTGTACTGTGCTGTTAAACTTAGCCCAGTTAGCCTGTGTAAAGTCTGAGCTTTGAACTAGTAGGTTACCACCAGAAGCATACATGTCTTTACCAACAACAGAACCGGATGCTTGAATTCCGCCATTAGCTTGAATTTGGGCACTTGTGTCAATAAACGATGTAGATCCGCCAACTGTTATTGGACCAGCAACAAATAAGTTCTTACCAATACCAACACCACCTGTTACACGAACTGCGCCAGTTGTGGTTGATAGTGCTACGGTTGAGCTTGTTACAGAAATGTATTCTGTTAGTGTTGACGATCCACCGCCACCGCCACCGCCACCTGTGCCAACTAGCACACCGTTAGCGTAGATGTTACGAGCATAGATATCGCCTTGAACGCCGACACCACCAAACACTTGTAAAGCGCCAGTTAATGTGCTTGTAGCTGATGTAATATTAGTAATTTGTGTTACGCCAGCAATAGTTGTTCCTTGAAGACTTGTTGCTCCAATAACTGTTGCTTGTCCGCCTACAACTAATCCGTTACCGACTGCTACGCCACCACGTACCTGTAAGGCACCTGTTGCTGTGTTAGTTGCGTTAGTTATCTTAGAAACAACAACTTCACTTGCGCCACCGTCTAATGTAATGTTACCTGTTGTGCCGACACCGCCGCCGTATAGTGTAACGCCACCGCCATTAATAAACTGAGCGTAAGCTCTAGAAGCACTAAATGTTGTAGCACCCGCCTGAACAGTTAGGTCGCCGCCTGAACGGCCAATATTACCAGAACCAATTAACGTAGGTGTTGTAGTGTTACTGTCTAAGTTAATAAATGTTCCAAAGTAACCAGCACCGCCTACACCTAAGCCACCGTTAGTTACTTTCAAGCCGCCAGTTGTTGTGCTTACTGCGGCTGTTGCGTTAATAACTGTTACAATACCGCTTGCATTAGTAGCACCTGCTAAAGTTGTAGTACCGCCAACATAAAGTTGTTTAGTAATACCAATACCACCAGTTGTGTACAATGCTCCAGAGCTTGTAGAACCGCTGTCAGTTGTATTGTTAATATACAATGGATTAGTGATTGTACCACCATTGAACGCACCAGTTAGGGCGCCAATGTTTTGAGTTGTAACAATTTGATAACCGTTGATCCAACCGTTATTATCTAACCATAAACTTGCAGCACCAATACCACCGGTAACAACAAGAGCATTGCCTGCCTTAGTACTTGTGCTTGCGATTGCGCTTCCAACGAACGCAGTACCTGTTGCGCTGAATAAGCCACCAACATATAAGTTTTCGCCAATTCCAGCACCACCTGTTACACGCAATGCGCCGCTTGAAACGCTAATTGCTGAAGTAGCAGTAGCAATAGCAATACCTGTTCCGTCAATTCTAGCAACTTCAAACGCACTTTGTTGACCAAATAGTACTTTCTGACCGAATGTAATTACAGCATCGCCTTGTACGGCTGTTGGTAGGAAGTTACTTGCTCCGCCTGCGGCACCAATTCTAATATCTGCGGCCGAGCCAACACCACTTGTTGTTCTCGAAATTTGAATATTTGAATAGTTGGCCGCGTTGTTTGATAAGAACACGTGATCTTGTGCGCCACGAGCATAGATGCCGTAACCTGTTGCGGCAGCTCCTTGAACGTGTAACTTACCTTGTAAGCTACTTGTAATACCTAAGCCCATGTTACCGCCAGAAGCGCCGCTGTCGATTACTGCTCGTAATGTCTGCGAAGTTCCGTTTGTTGTGTATAGACCTAAGAATCCTGTTGAAGCAGAAACTGCGCCAACTGCCGCACCACCAGTACCTAATGCCTGGTTAGCGTTCATGAAGCCTAAACCTGCTACGCCAATGCCTAGTAAGTCACGACCAATTGTCCAACGTGGGTTAGATTCAGTTGTTGATACTTCATAGATTGCGTTTGTTCCGCCTGCGTTAACAATCTGAACACGTGAGCTGTTATAAGCGCCTACTACAAAGTTTCCGTTAACTTCAAGAGCAACACCAGGGGTAGCTGTTTGAACACCAACGTTACCACCAAACCATGCCGCACCGCCTACGTTCATTAGACCGCTTACACTTGCGCCACCTAAAACAGTTAGCGAACCAGAAGCAGTTGTTCCTAATGTACCTGCGGCATTTGTTGTAACGCCAAAGTTACCTGTGCCGCCCGCCCATACGTTGCCGCCAATACCAACGCCACCGTTGATAACCTGTAAAGCACCAGTGGTTGTGTTAATTGCCTGTGTAGCATTGTTAATTGCCAGTGTGCTGTTGATTGTACCGCCAGAGAAGCTGTTGATGTTAGCCGCAGTAATAATTGGGCTACCATTGATCCAACCTTCTGTTGTTAAGTATAGCGAACGAGCACCGATACCACCAGTTACTGCTAGTGCGTTATTAGCAATAGTACTTGTGCTAAACGCAGAACTTGCAATAGTTGCTGTGTAACCAACTTGAAGTTGTTTGTTAATTGCCGCACCGCCTGCTGTTACAATAGAACCGGTGCTTAATGATGTAGCATCAAGTGTTGAGTTTTGTACAATTGGAGTATTAACAATACCGCCATTGTAAGCATAGCCACCGATGTTAGCCGCAGTAATAATCTGGCTTCCGTTAATGTAACCTGCTACGTCAATTGTTAAGTAGCGACCACCAATACCACCAACTACTGTTAGGGCATTGAAGGTCGATGTTGTTAGGTTAAATTCAGAACTTAGAACAGTTGCTGAACTTCCTACAACTAATTTTTTGCCAATTCCTACGCCACCTACAACTTGTAATGCGCCAGTTTGTGTTGAGCTAGCATCTGTTGTGGCATAGAATCTACCGTTTTGTGAGTGTACAGTATTCCACGGTGTTGTTGAGTCACCTAGACCAAATCCGCCTGCGGTACTTGGAATAATATTACCTTGAGAGCTCCAAGAGTTAATACCGTTAAAGAAGAACGATGCCCAAGGAGCGACTGTGTTACCGACAGCAATACCTGCGTTAACTGCTCCTGCGGCATTTGGTGAACTTGTACTTAGGTAAATTACCTTGTTGCCAGTTTCAATATTAGTTGAGCTTAATGTGTAAGAGGTTCCGTCAACATATAAGTTACCTAAAATGTTAACGTCGGCACCTACCCATAAGTTCTTACCAATGCCAACACCGCCTGCTACTCTTAGAGCACCTGTTGATGTGCTTGTAGCATCAGTTGTATTGCTTAGGTATAGTGCGTTAGCAATTTCACCGCCTGAGAAGCTGTTAATTGTTGCTGATGTAACAATCTGAGCTCCGTTGATATAACCCTCATTAGCAACATACAAGTAAGCAGTTCCTAGTCCACCGTTTGGTACTTGGACTGCGTTGCCTTCAATTGATGTTAAGCTGAACGAACTTCCGCCTACGATTGCATTTTGATTTACTGCTAGGCCGCCTGTAACCTGTACACCGGCTCCACCAATAACACCACCAGTTTGTGTTGCTGTTGTTGCGGTTGAGAAAATTGCTGGACCGCCAATTGTAATTTCATTGCCTCGAGCATTAATGTTTGTTGCTGTGATGTTTGTAGCAATTAAGTTACCGTAGAAGTTAGCACCTGCGTAAATGTTACCAACTGCTGAGATACCGCCAGCAGTTCTGATAGCACCGCTTGTTGCGTTTACTGCCTGAGTATTTGTGTTTACATACAACGGTTGAGTAATAGTTCCGCCGTTAAAACCAAACTGGTTAACGTTACCTGCGTGGATGACTTCGTAGCTTGTTGCTCCGCTTCTTACCCATGCCTTACCGTTGATTAATAAACTACTTGCGCCAATACCGCCAGTGACTTGAAGAGCATTACCACTAATTGTTGCTGTGTTGATTGCCGCATTAGTTGTAATAATGTAGTTCTTAGCAGTAAAGTTACCAGTAGCAGTAAAGCGAGCCCATTCAGTTACTGTGTTTGTCGCACCGTCGTTACTGTCTGCCCATGCGCCGCCAGCAAATACTAATGGTTCTGCGTTACCTGCTGTTTGTTCGCCCGAAGTAATCCAGTGTTCAAATGTTGAACCAAAGTCTGTTGAAATTGCTCCAATAGCAAATCTAGAAACATTTGATGAATATAAATCTGCCCACTGGCTTGAACGTAGACTTAATAAGTTAGAAACTGTGTTTGCGGCCCAGGTAGGAGCACTTGGTGTATAAACATCAACACCGTAAATTGGGTTATGATTTCCACCAATCGCAAAGTTTTGACTATCTGTAAATCTTGCTACAGGAACATTGTTAACAATAATATCAACAGGTTTGTTTAGAGTGTTTGTACCAATCTCTAATGCTGTTAATAAATCGTTTGGACCAAAGAATCCGTCAACAGATCCAGTCGGATCAATTGTGTTTAATGATCCGCCAGCAAATACATTTCCGCCAATACCAACGCCACCGTTAATTACACGGAACGCACCAGTTATTGTGCTTAGTGATTGTGTTGGGCTATCAATAGTTAGGTCATTAGTAATAGTTCCGCCGCTAAACTGATTAATGTTAGCCGCAGTAATTACTGGAGAACCGTTAACCCATGCTTGGTTAGCAACACGCAGGAATCCAAAGCTACCACCGCCTGTTACTTGGAAGGCATTGCCTGCCGCAGTTGATGTGTTAGCAATAGCACTTGTTACGGTTGCTGTTGTAAATGTTGCTGTACCAGCAACGATTGTCTTAAATGTTGAAGTCTGGAAGAATGTGCTTGTTCCAGCAACATATAATGTTTGACCGACATAAACGTTTCCGCCAACGCCTGCTCCGCCGTTGACAATCTGTAAAGCACCTGTTGTTGTGCTAATAGACTGTGTGGCAGAGTTAATAACGATTGGCTTGTTAATTGTACCGCCATTAAATGCGTAGTCGCCAATTGTTGCTGTTGTAATTACAATGCCGCCGGCTACTGTTGCTACAGTATTAACCATTAGACTGTCAAAGTAGCCACCGCCACTTACTACTAGAGCGTTGTCGTTAGCAGTCGAAGTTGAACCTAGTAAGTTAGGTACAACAATCTTCTCTCCAACAACTAAGTTCTTACCAATGCCAACGCCGCCTACAACTTGTAGTGCTCCGGTGTTGGTAGCAGAAGCATCTGTTGTGCTTGTTAAAATTACATCAAACGGACTGTTAGCAGTAATGATTGGGCTATTATTGATCCAACCAGTTGTGCCTGCTACGTTTAGTTCGCCGCCAATCCATGCTCCGCCTAATGCTGTTAGAGCATTTGCTGTATTTGTTAATGTGTTGCTACGTGTGCTTGCTAAGAATAAATTCTCGCTTGCTGAAATACCACCTAGTACTTGTAAAGAGCCAGTTGTTGTATTTGTAGCTGTAATATTACTTCTTACATAAACTGTATTAACGTAAGCAGTTCCCCAAGGATTTAGAGCAATACCTAAGCTGTGTGATGCGTCGCCTGTGATGTTTACAGTTGACTTCCACGAAGTAGATGCGTTATCAAACAACCATGTTGCGTATGCTGAACCTACTGGACCAACTCCAATACCAGAGTTTGTTGCTAGTAGAGAACTTGTAGCTCCTGTACTTACGTAGATTAACTTATCACCAGTCTGAATAGTGTTGCTTGACAGCATAAATGATGCGCCGTCAATGAATAAGTCTCCTTGTAAGTAGGTGTTTCCGCCAACAAACAAGTTCTTACCAATACCAACACCGCCTGTTACAACTAAAGCACCTGTTACTGTACTTGTTGATTGTGTGTCGTTGTTTACAAATAAGCTGTTGTTAATTGCGCCACCAGTGAAGCTATTCAATGTAGCACTTGTAATAATCTGTGCGCCGTTGATATAACCGCTTTCGCTTAGATATAGCGTCTGGGCGCCAATACCGCCGTTCGGAGCTGTAATAACATTACCAGCAATTGAGCTAGTGCTCTTATAGGCGCCGCCAGCAATTATGCTTTCGTTAGTAGTAATATCTTTAGCAGAATATATTCCATCCTGTGTGCTGATGCCGCCTACTACCTGTAGGGCACCTGTTGTTGTGCTTGATGCTACAGTTGCGTCAAGTACTTGAACAACACCAGTTGCGCTAAATCCGCCGTTAACTTTTGTTCCAGTTACGCTGTTAATTACAACTGAGCTTGTATTTGCTGTTAATGTTAATGAAGAACCAGAAACTGTTGCGTTGCCAATTCCGTCATCAGCAAACTGTGTTCCACTTGGCAGATAGATCTTTCCGCTATTTGCGTAAACATCTCCAGTTACACGTAACGCTTCGCCGATGTCAACGCTAGTGTTAACACGCAAGTTTTGACCAATACCAACACCGCCATTAACAACTAATGCGCCGTTGTTAATTGCTGTCGATGTTGTTACACTTTGAATTAAAGCACTTCCTGTTACGTCTAATGTTTCGTTAATATAAACACTCTTGCCAACATATAGTGCTTGTCCAATTCCGGCGCCACCTAATACTTCTAACGCACCAGTTGTTGTATTTGTTGCCGGAGTATTGTTATTAATAACCAGAGCTTGGCTGATTGTTCCGCCATCAAAGTCTGTAGCAAACTGATTAAAGTTAGCAGAAGTAACAATCTTAGCACCAGCAATCCAACCCTCATCTGTTAAGTGTAGAGTCTTAGCACCAATACCGCCGTTTGGTAGGCGAAGAGCATTTCCTGCTACTGTTGCTGTGTTAAATGATGTGCTTGTAGATACTGCTTGATCAAAGTACAAGTCTTTGATTGCGCCGGTCTTCCACCAATATCCGTTGACAGTTCCAAATTCTAGATCATCACGCATCGGCTTGATGCCGTTTGTAGTTGTCCAGAAGCCCGGCTCGCCGCCGTCATAAATCCATGTTGCCCAGTCAGTTGTTGGATTATTATCATCCTTACCGACAATAATACCAGAACCTGCAGAAAGAGCCGCACTACCAGTTAGTGTTGATAGATAAACAACTTTGTTACCAATGTTAACTGAGTTACTGTCTACTGAAGTTACAGTTCCGTTTACAGTTAAGTTTCCACCAATTGTAAAGTTTCCGCCAACTGTACCTCCACCAGCAACATAGAAGGCGTTGCTTGATGTGTTGGTAATGTTAAACTGTCCAGTAACTTGTGTTGAGCTGTTAAATGCCTGTCCTAGTGTAGCAGTTGTAACAATTTCGCTACCTGCTAACCAACCGAAGCGAGCAATGTATAAACTATCAGCACCAATCCCGCCGCTAACTGAAAGAGCGTTGTTAGCAATAGTTGAACTGTTTAAAGCAGTACTTGTTAATGAGATTGCGTCAGCAGTTGTAGCACCACGTGATGTTACGTCCCCTAAGGTATCTGTCGAATCGATTGTCACTGTGCCAGTTGAAGCAGACACAGCAATACCAGATCCTGCTGTTAGGCTTTGAACACCCAAATTAACAATGTTAATTGTAGCAGTTGTACCTGCCTTAACTACGCTTGCCCCAATATAGGCATCAGTAGTTACCGCAACATTAGTCAATACAGAACCGCCGCCTAATAATGTTAAGTCGCCACCGACTGTTAAGTTTCCAGCAACAGCCGCACCACCGTCAACAATTAGAGCACCGGAAGTTGTATTTCCAAAGTTGGCGTCGGTATTTGTAATATGAATTGCGTTTGGAACAATACCACCTAAACTTGCTCCAATAGTTGCTGTTGTAACAATGCGGTTAGTTCCGATCCAACCGTCTTCTTCAATGTAGATTGTTTTCGCACCAACGCCACCATTAACTGCTTGGATTGCGTTATTGGCAATTGTTGATGTAGAGCTTGCTGTTACATAAGTTGTAAATGTTCCGCCAACATTTAAGTTGCCGCCAATGCCTGCTCCACCTGCAACAGTCATTGCTCCAGTTAATGTTGAAGTTGATTGATCAACTCCAGGAACTGCTAGTGTTTGAACAGAGAATGAACCATTGACTGCTAGGTCGCTGTTAACTGTTGTTAATGTTCCTGCCGGATCAAGTGTTAGGTTTCCGCTCAATGAGGAAATTGTATTTCCTGCTAAAGATAAATTACCAACACTAATACTTTGTGGAAGAATTGTTGCGTTATTTGTACCGTCGGTAATTGTTAATTGATTTAATCCGCTCAAGTTAACTTGTGCGTTACCAAAACTTACATTACCTGTACGTTGGTTAACAATGAATTGCTCGCCTACACGGAAGTCGCCTAAGTGGTCAACAGTCTGGTAATAAACCTTACCATTGTTAACCATAATAACTTCGTTGGCTTGGTTGTGTAGACTATCGTCATCTGACAAGTCACCGCCCGAACCAATGTGGCTCATGTTGAAGGCAATGATCTTTAAGTTAGTACCAGTACCGTCAGCAACAACACCGCTATTACCAAATACTGCCGCAGAACCAATACAACGTAATTCAGCACCAAACTGATGATAATCGGCTAGGGCAATTCTTGTAGCAGTTGCTCCGCCACTTGAATAAATGTCTTGTGAACCTTCAGCAGTATCAATAAACCCAGTAACACCGTTACCACCATTCATGTTTAGTAACAGAACTGTATTGGCATCAGAAATTAATTCTGTTGTTGGAGCAGTAAAGTTGCTTGGATAGCGATAGTTGTTACTAACGCGGAAGTCATCCATGTAACCGTTTAAGGAATCTGCTGCCACTGATGCCCAGCCACCGATACTTAACGGATCTGTATTTGATACTCCACCGCTAGCACTTGTACTTGAAGCTTCTAATGTACCGTTTAGATATAATTTAATTGTATTTGACGAATTCTGTCTAGACAGAGCAACATGGTACCATTGACCTGTTGTTAACGCTGTAGTACCAACAATAGTTGTTCCGCCATGGTACGCGGCAACTACGTTCGAGCTTGTAATTGCTAACTCATATGCCGCCGGAGTTGAAACACCTTTACGAGCAATACGTTGTGTTTTTCCTAGTCCGCTTAGATACACCCATGCTTCAATAGTGTAGTCTTGACCATTTAGCACTAAGTCTGTGTCGCTTAGTACTTCTAGGTAATCACCGTTGCCGTCAAACTTACCGGCAGTTGTACCAAACTTCTTCTGGATTGTACTTTGTACTGCGTCGCCATACGTTGTTACAGTCTTACCAGCACGATCAGTGATTGTTTCAAAGCCGTAGCTTGGACCAGTGATAAAGATGTATCCGCTTGCTGTGCTTGAAATAGTACCTTGGGCAAGGATGTTATTATTTGGATCTTCGTAAGTAATTGTTTCACCAGACTTAAACACGCCGTTGATATTTTCAAGTTTAAGTCTTGTCTTACCTACACCACCGTAACCTGTTGTACCTGCTACTGCGTGAATTGCCTTGTCAGCAAAATATGAGAAGCCGTTTAGAATTTCAGCACGAGCACCGTTGGTCATATACCAACCAGTTGCGTTTGGAACAATGAATGTTACCTCGTTCCATAACATTGCTGGTTCTAATGATGTTGGATCTAATACACCAGCATCAAGTTTAGCACCGTTACCCGCATCAGCTGCCGCAAATCCATAAGGATCTGTTGAGCTTGTTGAGCTACCGCGTGTAATAACACTTACACGTTCAACGTATGGACTCTTTGTTGTAATCTTTGCGCCAGTAGCGAATGTAAATGCGTAACCTGGTTTGAAGAAACCTTCAACACAAAGGTCGCTGACTGTTGTTTCGCCATTTAATTGGAAACCGTTCTGTGTATTTGTACCAACAGTCGGCTTAACAATAGTAGCACGAACACCAGCACCCTTAACAGTTACACCTTGTGGGACTGTTAATGGCCATACTTCCTCGTATGTGCCTGCTTCAATAAAGACAACATCACTTGGCTGGGCAACACTTAGAGCGTGTTTAATAGTTTTGAATGCGCTGGCAATTCTTCGACCATCGCTAGAGTCACTTCCTGCTTCAGATACATACCACACGTTGGCATCATATGCTAACAGATTAACACCGTTGATATAAACTGAACCAGTTCCTTGACTTACAATGTTTAGATTTGTTGAAAGAGCAGATAGTGTGTTAGCAAAAAGAGTATTGTGAAATTCAGAAGTACCGTAAGCAACAATACCAGTTGTATTTGTGTTCCATTGCTTAATTGTGTTCCAGATATTCATGTTATCTGTTACACCTAAACCTCCGTTAACAACTAACGCACCAGAACTTGTGCTTGTTGATGTTTCACCTGAGTTAATCTTTAAGCTGTTGTTAATTGTACCACCAGAGAAAGCATTAATTGTAGCAGAAGTAACAACTTCAGCACCATTTAAATATGCCTTGTCTGTAATTAATAATGTCTTAGCACTAATACCGCCAAGTACCTGTAATGCGTTAGTTGAAGTTACTTCGGTACTTGTTGTCTGATTTAGAATAATAATTTCAGAAGTAGTTTCATTTCCGCGAGCAGTTACAGTTTGTAATGTACTTGTGTTTCCAACAAAGAATGTTCTAATTCCGTTTGAAGAAACGCTTAAATCGTTTTCAGTTGGATCTGTTGATACTTGTAAATTAACAACACCAATGTTTTGTACTACAGGATTTTGAGCATCGCCTGTAATTAAAATACCATTACCAGTTGTTACAGAAAGAACACCTGTGTTTGTTATTGCGTAACTTACATTAGGTCCTGTGTTTACAGAACTTGTGATTGCTAATCCAGAGCCTGTTGTAATATTAACAACACTAACAACTCTTGCTCCGCCATCAAACACTCTTGTGGCATATACATCGCCGCCGACACCAATACCACCAACAGTTACTAGAGCACCAGTTGTTGTACTCGATGCGTTTTCGCTACTAGTTAAGCGTAGCTGGCCAAATCTTACATTGCCCCAATCTCCAGAATAAGGATTCGGAACTGAGTGTGATGTTCCTGTTGTTAGATTTGTTAAAAAGACTAATTCACCGCTAGTTGCTTGCCGACCTAAGAATGCGTGACCTTCGTGTAGTACAGAAGTTCCAGTGTTAAAGTGAAGTACAAGACCTCTGTCTAAACCGTCGTTTATTTCGAGAGGAGCACCGTTAAATCCTGCGCCTAAATCAATAGCAGGATCGCTGATAACTGTTTGTGTAGAGTTAACTAATACAGTTGTGTAACTTCCGACAACAGTCAATCCACCGTAAATTACTGCGTCTCCGCCTAGTGTAAAATTCTTGCCAACATTTAAATTTTCACCAATACCGACACCGCCATCGACTACTAGTGCGCCAGTTTGTGTATTAATAGAACTTGTTGTGTTAGCAATTCTTAGCGGCTGAGTAATTGTTCCGCCAATATACTGGTTAATAGTTCCAGTTGTAACAATTTGTGCGCCAGCAACGTATGAAGTTGTTACTACGTTAATTCTGTAGGCGCCAATACTTCCTAATACATCTAGTGCGTTTCCTGATGTAGTTAAAACATCGGTTGGGTTGTTAATCGCAATAGTTTGGTCAGTTTGATTGCCACGTAGGACAACGTCTTGTAGAGTACTAGCAACAGTTAATGTTACGTTTCCGGTTGCTTGGTCAACTTGAAGCTCGCCACCGCCCGAAATAATACTTAGAACACCAGTATTACCTACTGTTACGGTTCCTGTAGATGTACTGACACTAATACCTGTTCCAGCAACAAGGCTTGTTACACCGGTGTTAGTTAAGGTTACAGTAGCAGTATAACCATTTTGAACTACTTTTGCTGAAACGTAGCTGTTACCGTTAAACTGTACTGTGTTTAGTACATGTTTTTCGCCGCCAAAAATACTACCAGTTACATACGATGTTCCGGTAGTCCAAACGCTGCCACCGATATGAACATCACTGCCAACACCAATACCGCCAGGAGTAACTAAAGCACCAGTTGTGGTACTTGTAGAATTAGTTGTTGTGTTAATAATTAACGGTTCGGCGATGATACCGCCCTGGAAGCCTTCAGCAACCGTTAAGATTCGAGAACCTTTGATTAAACCAATGCCAGATAAATTAATGTTTTCGGCGTAGATTCCGCCAAACACTTGTAGAGCATTGCCATCGGGAGTTATTGTTGCGGTATTTGTTGCTGTTGAAAGGATTTTCGTAATGCCTTCGACAGATAATTCAGCTAGCGTAGCAGATGTATCAACATTGAGTCTTCCTCCAATGTTTACATCACCGCCAATGCCCACTCCGCCGGGTGTTACTATCGCACCGGTTGTTGTGCTAGTTGATTGGTAATTTGATAAGTTGTTGGCCCTGACAATGAGGCCGTTCTTGACTATAAAATCGTCGTTATACGAAGCCATTAGTTTCCCTCTCCACGTATGGCAAAATATTGCTTTATGCTTTATTTACCAAAGAGAGGGAAACTCGGGTTTTTAGCGACTTAGAGTAGTTCTATGTACCTTAACAACCATGCTAGTTGGGTCGTAATTTGGAGTAAATCTTAGCTGGATATCTGAGCCATTTAGAACAGCTTCAAAATCTCCTAGGTCTCCAAAGTTACTGCTCATACCGTATTCTTGGATGTACACTCCGCCAATACTGTCATGATAAACAATTAGCTCAGTTACATACATTCTGTTTGGCTGTCCAACCGATGTGTTATCAACAACCTGGATAAAGTACTTGGCTGATTGATAAGTTCCTGTAGCAAATGTATCTAAGTTTACAGTAGTTTGTGCTGTAATTTCAGCACTTGTATATGTACGGATTTCGCTGTTTCCAACATACATCACTTCGCTGTTTACATCTAAGTAACCGTCGACGTTAATGTTGCCCTTAACACCTACACCGCCCTCTACCTGTAATGCTCCGGTAGACGCAGAATTGCTTAAAGTAGTATCTGCAATCTTAACTTTACCGTTAGCAACATACAAGCTCCAAGCATTGTTTAGAGTTGTGTTTGCGCCGCCACTTGTCGGTGCTCCGCCAATATAAACAGTTGAAGCATTAGTAAAACTTACTGTATTTGAAGAAGCAATAGTCGGTGCTCCAAACGCACTAATGTGTGCGTTTGCTACACTACCGTTACTGTTAGAATCAGTATAAGTTGCTGAAGGTACGCTAATACCTACACCAGTTGTTCCCCAAGCGCCCTGAGTTATATTTCCGCTACGAGTAATTGTTCCTGTAGAAACAACGTCGTCTGCGTTTAATGTTACAGGAATATAAACATTAGACTGATAGAAGTTGGTTACGTTAGTTCCGCTAACATTAACATTAACATAACGAGGTTCAACTCCTGTGTCAACAACAGTTAAACTGCTTGTTCCAGTAAACAATTTGAACGGATTTAGACCTTCGTAACCACCAATAGCGTAAATCTTACCTGTCGCTGTTAGGCTTGCTCCGACAGTTGTTCCACTTGTAATACTTACAGTATCGTTTGGACCGTTAAATGCCGCACCATAAACTGTGCCGCTTACACCGATACCGCCTAGTACTGTAATTGCTCCAGTTCCAGTCGATGTTGCTTCGACGTTTGTTTTAACGTTAATGCCAGTATTGTTAAACACCGTTGTTGTATTGTTAGCAATTACAACGTCAACTTGACGAACTGTACCAGAATCATAAACAGTTACAGAGCTTGTGTTTACAAAGATAGCCGGTGGATTTAATCCTTCGTATCCGCCTTGACCAACAATCTTACCAGCAACATACAGGTTCTTACCAATACCAACACCGCCTAATACTTGTAGTGCGCCACTAAATGTATTGTTAGCCTGTGTAGTGTTGTTTAGATAAAGTTGATTTGTTGTTTCGTTACCACGATTTGTAACAGTCTGTAATGTTGAGGTATTCCAAATTTCGATAGCGCCAGTAGTTTGGGTAATCGCTGTATCTGTTCCAGCTGTTAAACTTGTAACACCTGAGTTAATTAAGAATACAGAACCAGTTGATGTTGTTGCTGTTAAGCCATCGCCGATAATACCAATGCTGTAAACGCCTAAGTTGTTAATAATAACTGAGCCAGTGCTTTGACTTACACCAATACCTGCTCCAGCAATAGCACTTGTAACACCTAAGTTAATTAATGTTACAGAACCTGTGCTTGTTGTAGCACGTAATCCAGGGCCACTTGTGTCTAACGTTACAACACCGACGTTAGTTACAGTAGTAACTCCGCTTGTTCCTGTGTTCCAAATGTTAATACCAGGGCCGCCTTCAAGTGTTAATACACCTGTGTTGGTCATAGTAATTGTAACACCGTTTGTAGCTGTTGTAACATCACCAATTAAACCGGGGCCAGTTACTAAGTGAATGTCGGTTGTTACTGGACGACCATCAATAAAGAATGCTGAAGCATTTACACTTCCGCCTACCCAAACATCGCCACCAATACCTGCGCCACCGTCGTGTACAATTAACGCACCTGTTAGTGTGTTTGTTGCCGGTGTTCCGTTTGTAATAACAACTGGATTATAAACTTCGCCGCCGTTATACGCTGTTGCTGTTGTTAAAACGTAGCCACGAACAATAACGTCTCCGTCAACATAAACGTTCTTACCAACACCAATACCACCAGCAACTGTTAGTGCGCCGGTTAGTGTTGAAATAGCGTTTTGTGTATCTGCTAAACGAAGTTTACCGTCTAAGTAAGAATTTCCGCCTGCGTAGATTCCGCCGGTAACTTGTAAGTCGCCAGTTCCTTGACCACTTGATGCTAGGCCGCCTTGTAATTCTAGTCCAGCAAATAACGCTGATCCTAGTGTGCCTGTTGAACCAAAAGGATTTGGAACATCAGTTATGCCGCCTGGCCAAATGTTTGTACGATATGTTAGTTTGCCGCTACTGTTTACACGACCTAAGAATGCGTGAGCATCTCCTGTAATGTCAGCTCCACTATTGTAGTGGATTAACATACCGCGGTCATAACCGTCATTAGCTAATAACGGAGAGTTATTAACATTAGTTCCGATATCAATAACTGGGTCAACTACAGTTAATTGTTGGCTGTTTACATAAGTTGCTGTACCAGCGATAGTAACATTACCATTTAGTAATGTGCTTCCAGAAACCGTTAAGTCAATGAAAGAACCTGTACTTCCAAAGAATGTTGAACTACCAGCACTTAATGTACCGCCAACTGTTACATTGTTAAAGTTTGCTGTACCAGCAACTGTAAATGCGTTGCTTGTTGTGTTTGTAATTTCAATCGGGTTAGGTGTTGAACCGCCACGACCTGTTACTGTTTCTAGAGTCGATGTATTCCAAATTACAACATTACTTGTTGTGCTTGAAACCGCAGTATCTGTGCCAGCTGTTAAACTTGTAACACCTAGGTTAAAGATTGAAACGGAACCAGTACTTGTTGAGATTCCAATACCTTGTGTCGGAGTTAAATCTGTAACACCTATGTTTGTAATTGTAATTGTGCCGCGGCTCTGATCTAAGTTAATACCAGTTCCGGCATTTGCCTCAACAACACCTGCGTTGCTTACAAAAATTGTTGCTGTTGGGCCGCCTGCTGGGCTTTGAGCAACTAAAATTCCGTCGTTGCCTGCTTGAAGGTCAACAAAACTAACTACACGATTACCGTTATCAAAGACTGCTTGGGCTTTAATGTCACCAGTGATTTGAACACCGCCCTTAACACCAATACCACCATCAACACTCAGTGCGTTGTTTAGATAGTTTGTTGCTGATGTTGCTGAAGAAGCAATATGAACTCTACCATCATTGACCCAAATTGCGTAAGAGTCAGCAATCGTTGTGTTTTGTCCTTCTTTCGGAGCACCTTCAATAAAGATTGTTTGGGCACGATCGTAGTTAATACCAAACTGTCCTCTAAATGTTGGTTGACCAACATAGACCATTTGTGTATTTGTAAAATTACCAGATCCTTGATTGTCTGTAAATGTAGCACTTCCTAAGTTTACAGCAATACCGTCGTTGCCCCAAGTAGGTTTAGTAACATCGTTGTTACGATAAATTGTTCCGCCAATCCACAAGTCTTTACCTAAACCAATACCGCCTATTGTTACAATAGCACCTGTGTCAGTGCTTACAGCGTTAATGTCTGAGTTAACAGTTAGACCTGTTGTGTTTAGTGTTGAAGTAGTATAACCAATCTGTAACGGATAGATAATTGTACCACCGTTAAATCCGGTTGGAGTTGCTGTAGTTAATACTCTTGCGCCGTTAACAAACAAGTCTCCCATGAAACCTGTTCCGCCGACCCATAGATCTCTACCAATGCCTTGACCACCTGTTACTACGACAGCACCAGTTGTTGTACTAAATGCGTTTGAGGTATTGTCAACTAACAACGGAGCAGTAATTGTTCCGCCATTAAAACGCTCAATGTTTTCGCCATCTAATGTATAGACGTTTCTAACATACAGATCGCCTTGAATACCTACGCCACCAACAACTTGTAGAGCGCCAGTTGTTGTACTTGTTGCGGCTGTTCCGTTTAAAATCTTGACAGGACCAGAAATCTGAGCACCACCGCCCACTCCAAGGCCACCGTTAAACAATACTGCGCCGGTTGTTGGGCTTGTTGTTGCTGTTCCGTTTCCAAAACGTACAATACCACCAAAGTAAGAATCGCCTGCTACACCAATGCCGCCTGTTGGGACCACTAACGCATGGTTGGCAGTTTGTGTTGAATTTGCTAAAGTGCTTGCCAGAGTTACACGATCAGCAAAATAAGAAGTCTTAGTTACACCTATACCACCAAGTACTTGAAGATCGCCTGTGTTGGTGCTAATTGAAGCAACTCCGCCAACTAGTCGCTGGGTTCCAAATCTTGCTGTACCAAATGTTCCTGTGCCAGCAAACGCCGGAGCAAAGTCTTCACCTGGGCCAGGATATACGTTAAACTTATAAACCAAGTCACCTGTAGAAGCATCTCTACCAAGGAATGCGTGATTGTTTGTTGCTTCTGACGCACCTGTATTATAATGTAATAAAATTCCTCGATCTAAACCGTCGTTGGTTGTTAAAGCTGTATTACCGATTCCTGTACCAATGTCCAATACAGGGTCAATAATATATGTTTGAGTACTGTCAACAAAAGTCTGTGTTCCTAATACTGTTAAGTTACCGCTAACAACAGTATTTCCGTAAACACTTAGATCTTTCTTAAGCGATAGGCCGCCTTCGACATAAACTGCGTTATCTTCAAAGTCACTTACATTGCTTGCTGTACTTGTTATGTGTAGGGCAACAAAGGTTGCTGTAAATGATTTGTTAAATGTTAATTGACCGCCTAAATCTAAGTTTCCGCCGATTACAACATCTTTGCCAATACCTACACCACCGTCAACAACAAGTGCGCCTGTTTGCGTACTTGTAGAAGTTTCTGTTCCAGTTACTCGGACTTGGAAGGCATTAATTTGTCCTTGAGCACTAGCAAAGTTTAAGTTTCCGCCTAGCCATAGATCTTGACCAATACCTACACCGCCTACAACCTGTAAAGCACCAGTTGTTGTGCTTGTAGAAGTTGCTGTTCCGCTTACACGCAACTGTTGAGCACGTAGATCAGGCGATTCACCAGTAAAGATCAAATTACCGCCAATGGTAACATCGCCACCGACGTTTAAGTTCTCACCAATACCTTGGCCACCTGTTACAACAATAGCACCGGTTGTAGTAGAAGTTGAACTTAGAGTGCTAGTAACTTTTAATTGACGTACACGAATTTCTCCGGCGTCGCCGTCAAATATTAAACTACCGCCTAATACTAAGTCTTGAGCAATGCCAACACCGCCAGATACAACTAAGCCGCCTGTGGTTGTTGAAGTTGAATTAGTACTTGTTGTAAACAGAACTTGTCCTAGAGCACGGAAATTGTTTACAATAAATTCGTCAGCCGCACCACTAAAGATTAACTGTCCGCCTAGTACTAAATCGCCGGCAATACCGACACCGCCATCAACAACAAGAGCACCGGTTGTTGTACTTGTAGAATTTGTACTTGTTGTTACACGAAGTTGTGTTGTCGCATTTAAAATATTAAAGGTACCGTTGGCAGGAATTACGTTTCCAATGTCAACATTGTCCATTGTACCTTTTGTTGCTGGATTAATTACAACAGAACCAGCACCGCTTGGTTGAATAAAGACTGTTGCTCCTGTTGGACTTAGATTTGCTTGACTTAAAACATTTAAGCTGCCAGCAATGTTTGTTGCTCCGCCGACCCATAAGTTCTTTGTAATTCCAACGCCGCCGGCTACAGTGACAGCACCATTGTCAGTTGCGGTTGAATCAGTAGATGCTGAAACTGCTAATTGAGTAACTGCGTCTAGATATGTAAATCTACCGACGCCTGGAGTGTTTATACCAATTGACGAAGCATCTAAAATTTTGTTAGCAACATTTTGTCCAGATACTGAGTCAACAATTTCGTACCAGTTAACTGGATCTACATCAACTATTCCAAACGAAGTAAAATTAGTAAAGAATAAACGGCCGCCGCTAGTTCCGTACAGGACAGGAACAGCTACGTGATTTAATTTTCTTGTACTGTCAGCGTCTGTAGTACGTGTCAATACTGCGTTTGTTGCGCTAGTAGCAATAAAAATTGCTTGACTAATTGTACTAACAACCGATGTAGGGGAAGCAATTACTGTGGTGGCAGTATAGGCTCCGTTGCTTTGCGTAAATTCTGATGATAGCGTTACGTTATAAGCAACGTTGTCTAAGTCATAGACAAAGAATGTTGTACCGGCAGTTACTTTATCAAGCAACTGTGCCATAAATGGAGTCGGATTATCAAACGCAATTACAGTACCGTCCCAGTTAGACGAAGTGCTGTATGCCGAAGCAGTGAATACATCGTTAACTAACGATGCTGTACTTACATAATAGATACCGTTTTGCGCAGGATTTGCTTGTGCTTTTAATAAAACACGATCTAAATAATTTAATTTGAAACCATCAACAACAATCAAACTTGTTGATGTGTTAACAAGAACATCACTAGTTGACGCAACAACAACTTCTTTCTTAAAACCAGAACCAATAATACCATCAGGAATATTAACAGGACCATTAAGTGTAATAGTACCAGTACCACTTGGATTTAATGTTAAGTCACCAGTTGTACTTTGCGAGGTTATAACACCGTTTTCAAATCCAATGTTACCTAAAGTATTTGTAAAGGTTGCTACACCGTCTGGACCAATAACCAGTGTGTATCCTGTACCAGATGTAGGTGTAACGCCTAAGCCTGCTTGCGCTTGGTTTAGACTAATATAATTGTTAATAGTGTAATTAGTACCTGCTGATACTTTTACACGGCCGCTTAGTAATCCTGGCATTGTTATTTCCTATTATTGGTTAGCTGTTTCTAGAATGCTCATTGTAAGTTTTAGTGTGCCTTCAACTGTTGCGTATGCTCTAATGCTGTCTAGACTTTCAACAATCATTTTTCCTACTAGCATGTTTCCAGCATCGCTTGGAGGAATTTCAAAATTCTTAACTAGCTCAGTCGTTACGTTGCCGGGTTGGCCGCCGTTTCCTTGAGCATCTGCTAGCACTGGAAGATTTCTATGGTGAGCAAACGTAACGCTAGCATTTGTATTTGTACTAACGTTCGCAACGTTGGCCATCAAAACAATCGAAGTTACTCCTACTGGAGCAGTATAAACCGTTGCGTTAGTTGTAGTTGTTAAAACAAATGTTTTAGTTTTAAACGTGTTTAATGGAATTAGTGCCATTTTATATTTTCCTTATTATCCTTCAATTGCTAAGATGAACGGTGTCAAGTTAGCAAACAATGACTTCGTAAATGTACGTCCTGATAACACACCAGTTGCCTGGCTAATTACCAATCCTGGACCAATTCGGAAGTCACCGTTTTGGTCAGTACTTGTAAAGAATACCTTACCGTTATTCAACTGTACAGTTTCTCTTTCTTGGTTAGGATCAAATCGTCCTACATAAGGTAGAGCACCGTAGTTAGAACCAGCACCTACATATTCAAACAAGTAACCAGAAGCAGACATGTAAGAACGACGATAGAAATTAATATGTGCCTTATCTGGGAATAGTGTAGCATCTGCTACGTTATCTTCGATAGTCACATAGTGGTGTGTACCTTCTCTTGCGTAGTAGCTCTGACCACATAAGACTGTGTTGTAGTTTCCACCACTTACTAAGTCTGCGGCAATTGCTTCTACTACAAACCCTACGTCACGCTTACACAACGCTTGGTTATATTCAAAACCGTTATACTTGTTATCAATATACGTAATTACCTGGTTGACCAAGTTTGTCTTTTGTGTTTCGATAATGTTCTTAACATTTAATAATGTTGAACTATATCCTGTTGTGCCAGGATACTCAATTGCTGGAGCAACGCCTGTTCCGTTTTGAATAATGTTATTTAGAATAACAGTTAACGCCTCTAACTTACCATGAGCATTTTGTCCATCAAGCAATAACGGATTAAAGAATTGTGTGTAAATGTTCTGATAGCTCTGTGTTGGTGCTTGATTTAGAGAAACACGTTTCATTAACTGAAGCATGTAGGTAAATGCGCCAACTGTTTGATCTTGTTCACCCGGAATTAAGCTAGTAGCTCCTTTCCAATAATTTAAACCAGCATCAACTGTCTGCCAATTTCCGCCGTAAATTAAATCATAGATCATGCTATGAATTACATAATCCATATCGCGACGGCATGTTGCTTTATCGTAACTGAATACTGTATATTCATCATTAATGAACGCAATAGTTTCAGTAGCAATCAGTTCCTTAGAATCATCAATTTCTGTTCTTGCCAGAATCTGACTTGGACTTGCCCAAGCATATGATGGCTCAGTAATCAACGGAGTAGCAGACGGACCGTTCTGAACAATGTTTGCGATATCGCTTACAAGATCAGCAACAGTAGGTCCAGCTACAGAACCTTGTGGCCAACTTGGATTGAATGTTTGAGTTACAGCTACTTGATAGCTTACTACAGGAGCCAAGTTTTGAATAATACGTTGGCAAATAGTGTTAATGTAATTAATACCAGCAACTGTTTCAGGTACTTCGTTAGGATTTACACGAACATTGTTATTTGCGTTATCAAAGTATTGAAGAGCCGCATCAACAGTCATTGAGTTTCCGCCGTAAGTTAAATCATAGATTAAAGCATCTAAAATTAAACCAACATCTCTTTCGCACTTAGCTCGATCATATACATGACTTGGATAAGTTACATGAATGTAATTTTCTACCTCAGCCATAATAAATGCGCGGTTTGCTTGTAACAACTGGCTTGCACTTGAGAAGCCTGTTACTGTGCCTGGCGGAATTGTATATGTTACTGTTGGGCTTGCCGCAATGCCTCCGTTTAGAATAGCAATGATATTATTAAAGTCATTTGTCACAGTTTGTGTAGCAGTTGTGCTTGCTTGAACAACTGAAAGATTTAACAAGTAATCTTTTACAAAACCAAACGCGGCAATTGTCTGAGTTTTTTCATTTGCTAATAATGCTTCTGCGTTTCCACGGAAGTATGCTTGACCGGATTTAATACTACGGTAGTTGGTTCCTAAAAGGATATCCCAGTTTACACCGTCTAATACTAAACCAATGTCTCTCTTACATTTAATTTGATCGTAAGTGAATGTTGGATATGTAGCATCGATCCATCCAATAACTTCTTCTTTAATGTAAGCTAAGTTGTCTAAAATTAAACTCTTAGCACTTGCTATGCCGTTATCAAGGCCTGCCGGGTTAGGCATACTATATGCTGGTGCGCCTGCGCCGTTGATAATATTTTGGATGTAGATACCGTCTAAGTTAATAACAGAAATAGCGCCAGTAACAGTATTAATACCACTTAGACCGTTTGTTAAGTCAGCGATTCTATCAATAGCATCGACTGTTTGTGCTTTTTCATTTTCTAAAACATACTTGCTTCCAGGTACATTTCTTAGATAAGCATTACCGCACTTAATAGCTTGGTAGTTAGATTGGAATAAAACGTCCCAACCAAAGCCATCTAAAATGTAACCTAAGTCTCTACGGCATAGATCATGATCATATACAAAGTATTGACTGTTAATATATTTTATGATTTCTTCTTGTAAGAACGGAGTATTCGCAGTTAGTAAAGAACTTGCGCTATCTGCTCCAGGCGGAACAACACCTTCTTTCTTAATAGCAGGTGCCGCATCTAGACCATTTGTAATAATGCTTTGTAGAGTTGTAAACAATTCACCCATTCTAATGGTTGCTTGGTCACCACCGCTTAATGTCAAGTTAGTTACTTGAGTTGATGTTGTTTGAGCCGCACTAATTAGCTGATTGCTAACAACTTTATTTGCTAGATTGTTTAGGTATTGAAGTGCTTGAATTTCTTCATCGCCTTGATCGTTACCTTGTTCTGTTGCGCTTGGGCCTAATCGGAAAGTTCCAGGAGGAATTGGATCCGGAGCAAGTTCGCTTGAACGAACTGTGTAATAAGCATTACCAGCAACATACATTGTAAAGTAGTTTGGATTTCCAAGTTCTCCACCGCCCGATGTGATACTTTCGCTTAGTGTAATTGTCTTAAATGATACATCTGTTACAATAGTACCTTCTGGAACATAACGTGTTCCGTTAATATCAGTGTATGAACCGTACTGGTCGCGAACATAAATGTTTTGACCAATAACAACACCTTCTGTATCAATTCCACTTATGCTAATTGATCCAGTTGTTAATGTGCTTGTGTTGATTGCCGCAGATAAGAATCCTGGTAGACCTTGTGCGTTAGTATATCCCTCAGGAGGAACAACTTCCATAATCTGACCAATGTGCGGTCTGTTTTCTGGGTCTGGACAGAACACTTCAACAATCTGTGTCTGCGGGAAGAATCCATTTGGATAGTAAGGTAGAACTGGTGGGTTATAAACTTCACCGAAGAACTCGCGCTTACTGTAACCCTTAGCAACTAGACAGAAGTCACCAAAGTTCGCGTTAGAGTTGGTAATAGAACAAATACCGCCGTTCTCTACAATAACAGATGTTCCGCAGAAGATTGTGAACACCGATACTAGCTGTGCGTAACCGCTGTTTGTAATCTTAATTCCAATACCGCCTTGGTTAAGTTGAGTATATGCGTCAAAAACAAACGACTGAATTGGAGAACGCTTAGAAACAACTGCGCCGTCAATTAGGGCACCGCCTACAGAACCGTATGGGTCAATGCGTCGTTGATTCCAACGATCTGGAACATTCTTATCTAGTAAAGGATAAACTGATGTTTGTCCAAAGAACAATGTTGCGTTATTTCCTGGGCCTAGGATAGGCTTGCTTAGATAAACTCTGTAACGATATCCGCCTAAATCAGTTACCTCAAGAACTGTACTTGCTGGTTGGATGTAATCAACCGACGAGTTACTTGTTGCGAAAGCACCACTTCCTTGATACCCTTGTGGAGCAAAAGCAGGACCTTTAGAAATAACTGTCTTAAGAATGTCAATTAATCTGTTTAAGTTTTCTGTTGTGTATTGTCCGCCAGCAAAGTAAGGATTAATAATCTGACGTGCTCCGCTAATAGAAGCTAATTCTTGATTAGATACAACCTTAGCAACAACGGTCTTTAGATAATCTAAAGAAGCATTTTGTTGAGGTATTTCGTTAGCAACTGCGTTAACGCCGCCAAGCCAATAAGTAACACCTGCTTCGATTGTCTTTAAGTTTCCGCCAATTAATAGGTCGCCAGATAGAGCATCAACGATTAGGCCGACATCTCTGTAGCACTTCTCTTGGCTGTAATTAAAGTAGCCCTTCTTGTATGTTGCGTCAACCCAAGCAATGATTTCGTTTTGGATAAACTCTCTGTTTAAACGTAATAGTACCATTGCTTTTTGGATATTAGCATCAGTATTCTCTGTTAGACCGATTGGAGTTTTTGCTATCGCCGCACTTGGGCCGTCTTGGATAATGTCAACCATTAACTGAATCATCTGAGAAGTTAATTGGCTAACTTCTTCATTTGAACCAAATGTGTTGAACTGTTGTTCTGTTACATTACCGTCTGTCGGTGCTACTGGCTGGTTAGTAATGATTAAAGGAATAATTTCTTTTAATCTGTTATAGGCCGCGGCGGTTTGTACTTGCTCGTTTGCTACAGCACTTGCTGAAGCATCAAATCCGTAGTAGTAAACACCACTGTTGACTGCTTGTCTGTTGCCGCCGTATAGAATATCGTAACTGATACTATCAATTAGATAACCCATGTCTCGATAGCACTTAGCCTGATCGTAATCAAAACCTTTTGCGTATGTAGAATCAATATAAGCGATTGTTTCTGCTACAATAAAATCTTTGTTAGCAAGTAACATTGCGGCCGCGTTTTGAACGTTTGCGTTTGAGCTCTTTGTTAATCCTAATGGGGCAGGAGCTGCCGCAACGGTTGGGCCGTTCTGAATGATATTTGTAATAACATCAATTAATCCTTGAGAAGTTGTTACTTCTGCGCTTGTACCGGCAGATAGTGTTCTTACCTGCGGAACAGCTAGCTGATAAGGATTAGTAATTTCTACGCCAGTAACAATCGAGGTTATGATTGCCTTGATATGATTGTATGCGGCGATAGTTTCTGTTTGTTCTCCAGCAATTGCACTTGAACTTCCGTTGTAACCATAATAGTAAACCCCGCTTTGAATTGCTTGACGATTTCCGCCATATAGCAAGTCGATACAGATGCTATCAATCATGTAACCAACATCTCTATAGCACTTAGCTTGATCATATACAAAGCCAGGTGTCTTAGTTGATTCAACAAATGCTACTGCTTCTGTTTGAATGTATGCCTTGTTTGCTTGAAGAACAGCAAAGGCATTTTGAACATTAGTATTAATGTCTGCGTCGATACCGTTTGGAATAATCTTATCGCTTACCCCAGCAGTACCATTTTGTAAAATATCTAAAATTACAGTAAAGTCGCTGGCAACGCGAGTCGCTTCTGTAACGGTACCTGGATCAAGATTTGTAACTTGTGTTACAGTTGACTGATATCTTGTTCCTAGTGTATCGTTCTGAATTACTTTTTGTGCCAGACTGCTTACATAAGAAATTGCGTTAGTTGTAGTTGTTAACTCACTTGCGATGGTTCCTACGTAACCATTTTGGTTCCAATATTGAATACCAGCAAATGTTGTTTGACTTGTTCCGCCAAACAATAAGTCTTGTACCACAGCATCAACAATTAGGCCAGTGTCTCTTGAACACTTAGTACTATCATAAACAAATCCAGTGCCTTTGTTTGCTTCGACCCAAGCAATAACTTCGGCCTGCATGTATGCCTTGTTTGCCTGTAATAAATCGTAAGCGTGTTGTGCGTCTGAACTTAGAGCAGTAATACCATTTGAAACAATAATATCTGTTACACCAGTTGTTCCGTTTAACAAGATGTTTGTAACGGTGCTAAAGTCTAAAGCAATAGCCGATGCTTCAATTGGTGTTGCGGCTGGTAGACTTATGTTTTGAGTTAGTGTAAACTGATAACGAGTACCTGTTAAATCATTTTGAACAATTTTCTGAGCAAGTGTGCTTAGATAGTTGATTGCGTTAGTTGTGGTTGTTAGCTCTCGTTGGATGTCTCCAGTATAACCGTTTTGGTTCCAGTACTGTAAACCGGCAAAGTTGCTTTGTGTAAATCCGTTTGTTCCCCAACCTAAGTCAGTAACAATACTATCAACAATCAACCCAGTATCACGGAAACACTTAACCTTGTTGTAAGAATAAGAAATTCCATTGTACTTTTCGTTGATGTAAGAAACAATTTCGCTAGCAATAAACTCTCTGTTTGCCATTAGCAAATCGTAAGCACGTTTCTTGTTTGCGTCGGATGTACGAACTAAGCTAATTGGTTCTTTAACTGTTACAACAGATGGTCCGTTTTGAATAATGTTTGTAATCTTATTAATTTTGTTGCTTAATAAGGTTACTTCTGTGTCAGACGCTGTTGGCAAGTTTGTTACTTGAACAATCTTGTTGCTTTGGCTTCTTGGTGCTGGTATACCTAAGATTACTTTTTCAACAATAGTCTTTAGATAGTTGTAAGCATCAAGGGTTTCAGTAATTTCGCCCGGAATTGCGGTAACGCCAGTTGAAGCATCCCAATAGTAAACACCACTTTGAATTGCTTGACGGTTACCGCCGTATAGTAAGTCAATACATACGCTATCAATCATGTAGCCAACATCTCGAGAACACTTGGCTTGGTCGTAAGTAAAGCCAGGTGTCTTAGTTGATTCAACAAAAGCCACAGCTTCTGCTTGGATGTATGCTTTATTAGCTTGTAGTAAATCAAATGCGGCAATGACATTTGAATCGCCGCTTGCTACTAAACTGTTAGGTTCAATCTTATCAGTAACTCCTAGTAATCCATCATTGATTAATTCTAAGATTAATTCAAACTCTTTACTAATCTTATATGATTGAATTGTAGTAGCGGCTGGTAAAACTGTGTTTTGTGTAACTGCTGACTGATAACGTGGTCCGCTTGTGACATTCTTAACAATTTTTTGAGCAAGGTCGCTTACATAGCTAATTGCGCTAGTTGTAGTTGTTAATTCATTTGCGATAGTACCAGTGTAACCAGTTTGTTTCCAATACTGAACACCAGAGAATACTGATTGTGTATTGCCTTCAAATAATAAATCTTGTGCTATAGCATCAACTAACAAGCCGGTATCGCGAGCACATTTTTCGCTGTTGTATCTGAAGCTTGGGAAAGTCTTATTAATATAAGCAATAATTTCGGCTTTGATAAAGTCTCTGTTTGCTGAGATGATCTTTGCCGCATTTACTGTTAATGCTGTAGAACTTTCTGTTAGGCTCAATGGTTGTGCGGCTGGAGCGGCACTTGGACCTACTAAAATAATATCAATAATTGTATCAACTAAACCTTGTGCGGTTGTTACCTGAGTACTTCCTCCAGCACTTAAAGATACGTTCTGATTAATAACATTTTGGTAACGCTCTGTTACAGTTGTTCCTGTAATGATGTTAGCAAGAATTGATTTTAAGTGTTTGTATGCTGAAACAGTTTGAGTTGTTTCACCTGGAATAGCACTAACAAGGCCGTCAAATGAATAGTAGTAAACACCACTTTGAATTGCTTGACGGTTACCGCCATGTAATAAGTCAAAGGAAACTGCGTCAACTAAGTAACCGACATCTCTCGAGCAACTTACTTGGCTGTATGTAAATCCAGGAGTCTTGGTTGCTTCAACGTAGGCAACAACTTCTGCTTGGATGTATGCTTTGTTAGCTTGTAAAATTTCGTAAGCGTTAATTACACCAGGGGTAGTTAGAGGTTGACCGTTTGGAATAACTTTGTCAGTTATGCCTTCGGTTCCATCATTTAGAATTGAAATAACTAGATCTAAATCTGTTCCAATTATGTCTGCTTCAGAAACTGTAGCAGACGCAAGGCTTGTATTTTGTGTAACTGCTGTCTGATAACGTGGACCAGAAATATCGTTTAGAATTAATTTTTGTGCTAGGCTACTTAGATAGCTAATAGCATTTGTTGTTGTTGTTAATTCTTTTTCAATGTCGCCAGTATAGCTTCCGTTCTTCCAGTATTGGATACCTGCGAATGTTGATTGACTGTCTGACGCAGTGGGATACATCATATCCATTGCGATTGCGTCAACAATTAAACCAGTATCACGGCGGCATTTAGATGTGTTGAATGGGAATGTTAAGAAAGACTTATTAACAAACTCAACAATTTCTTCTTGGATGAAACTTCTATTAGCTTGTAATAGAACTTCAGCACTCATCAAGTATGGATCGACAGCGCATCCTGGATAAGAAGTAGGAGCAAAAGATGGGCCGTTAGTAATGATACCAGTGATAAGATCAAAGCCTTTATCTAATGCCGGTTGAGCGATACCACCGCCAGTTAAAACATAGTTAATTTGCTGGCTTTCTGCGCCGCGGCCGCTTAATAGGTCTGGGCAAGTTTGATTACGAATAACTTTTCTTGCTAAGAATTTAATATATTCGATTGCGCCAACTGTTTGTGTTTCTTGACCTTGAATTACACTTGTTACACCGTTGTAATAAGACAAGCCTGCTTCAAGTGCTTTTTCATTTCCACCATTTAACGCATCAAAGGAAACGTTTTCAATAATAATTCCAACGTCTCTGTAGCACTTCTCTTTGTTGTAAACAAAGTTAGGTAATGTGTTTACATAGGCAATAACTTCTGCCTTAATAAAGTCCATGTTAGCAGTTAACAGAGCATAGGCATTTAACACACCAGTATCAACTGAACGTGTTAAACCAATTGGCTCTAATGCTGGTGCGCCTTCTGGACCGACTCGAACTAATCTTGTAATTAAATCAATATTTCCAGTAATAGTCGTTGCGGCGGCAGCTGACCCTGCGTTGTTATTATCAAGTACTTGAGGAATCTCAGATTGATAGAAGCGTGTTAGCTTCTGACTTTGAACAACGGCAGAGATTACATTCTTCATGTAATTGTATGCTAGAATTGTCTGAGCCTGTTCTCCCGGAATTGCGCTGTTAACAGAACTGTAACCGTAGTAATATGTACCTGCTTGAATTACTTGACGGTTACCACCGTGTAGTAAGTCAAACGATACACAGTCAACTAGATAGCCAACATCTCTCTTACACTTTGCTTGGTCGTAAGTAAAGGTCGGAGAGTTAGCAGAAATCCAAGCAATGGCTTCTGCCTTTAAGAATTCTTTGTTTGCCTGTAGAAGATTGTAAGCGGCCTGTGTACTTGTGTTAGAAGTAACTGCGCCGTTTGAAATAATCTTGTCGCTAATACCAGATGTGCCTTCAACAATAATGTTTGTAGCAGTTGTAAACAACGAAGATACTCTGTTAGCATCGCCAATAGCTCCGGCTGGAAGAGCAGTAACTTGTGTTAGTGTATTCTGGTATGGTGTTGAAACTGCTTGAGCACGAACAACTAATTGAGCAATACTATTAATATAGTTAAATGCGTTTGTTGTTGTAGTTTCTTCACCAGCAATCTGTGTCGGTGAAGATGTTTGGCTCCAATATTGTAAACCAGAGAATACTGATTGGCTTGTTGAGTTGTAAACTAGATCTAACCCTAGGCCGTCAATGATAAGACCAGTGTCGCGAGCGCACTTGACTGCGTTGTATTGGAATGGGCCGCCATACTGTTGGTCAACATAGGCAACAACTTGCTCTTGAATAAACGGCTTGTTTGATAATAACAATGTACGAGCATTGAAGAATCCTTGATTTGGCGGAGCACCGTTAATGCTCTGTCCAACATAGATTTCACCTTCAGATAATGTTACTTCAATTTCTTGTGTACCAGCTTCGTATGTCGAGATACCAACACCTTCTGGAACTTGAACTGTTTGGTTAGGTACAAACATAGTACCGTCATATAACCAAGGACCTGATTGGTTTGTACAGTTTTGAATATATGGAGATTGGAATACGTCTACTGGAACTCCGTTGTCGCCGTTTGGTGGGAACGCAACTGCGTAGGCTCCGCGGTTTGTATCTGCTAGATAACCAGTTCCTGGGAAACGTCCAGAACGACCGTTAAAGATATTCATCTGGGCAATGTAGCAACCAGAACGAACATGGAATACGTCTTGTGTCTTGTTGATTGGTTCAATAAATGTTGTACGTAGGTCAGAACCAATAACAGATGTGTAAGGTTTTAATTCAATTGGGTTTTGTTCTAGATAATGGCCAGGAGCAACTTTAATACTTGTACCTGGCTTGTATAATGGACTACGAACAGCACCACTGATTGTACGGCAAGCACGAGAGGCGTCCATTGCCGAACCGTCGTTTGTGTCACTGCCATTTTCTGTTACATATAAAACGTTGTTAGTTTGAGGGGCAGTACCTAAAGGTGTTCCTTCCCAAATGCGAACATTACCGTAGATGTTTAATGTTCCGCCTTGAGGAATAATATCAATGTTCTGAGGAAGAACGTTTGTAATTGTGTTGCCAAACTGATGTAGATTGCCTGTGAATAATTGTTGGAAATAAGCGGCACGCCAATTTTGGCTTTGTGAACCTATATCGTAAGTGTTTGGTGTTTGAGGAATTAGGTTAGAAATAATCTCAGCACCAACTTTAAGTGTATCAGTTGATGTTGTATCACCTAGTCGAATGTTACCGTCGGCTGTGATTTCGCCAGTGGCATGTAAGTTACCAATAACTTCTGTATTGGCTTTTAAATAAATCTTTTCGTTATTTGCTGGGTCAATGTTGATAGGACCTAGTGTTGATCCAATTGTACCACTTGTGACGGATTTGGTAACTGTTAGTAAACCTAACGTTGAGGTATTTGATACACGCAATACATCAATGTTTGCTGTACCGTTAACATCTAAATCATACTGCGGACTAGACGTCTTGATACCAATACGACCTGTTTGAACATCTAAGTATAAGAGATCAGTTTCTACTGATAAATTTACTCCGTCTCTTAACAAATTGCTTGCTAAGAGCGGACCTGTAATTCGACCTACGGCCATACTAGCTCCTCATATCCACCGTGTTTCACGGATAACCACCTTACATTGCGGGTTTACCACAGTATGTTCTGCCGAAACGCGGCATCACAGTTATTTACCTATATTAGATAAAAGGAGGGAAGTAGCCGTCAAATCCGTTCAATGCGTAGATTGGTTTTTCGGGAGGAGCACTGGTAAAGGAAACATAGGTACCAGTACTAAAAGCAAAGTTAACAGTTACGCCGGCTTGAATAGTACCTAAGGTTGCCGCGCTTAAAGTCACAGCATTAGTTGTAGTGCTAATAGATACAACAGAAGTTCCCGGAGCAATACTTACGTCTCCAGATACAATTTGTCCAACATTAATATCATCTTTGTCGTCAATGTTTAAAACTGTAACACCTGGGTTTGTAACACCAACAGTTGATTTTGAAACAGTTGGATCATTTATTAAATTGTAGTTTATAGATGGAACTTGATAAACGTTTTCTACAAAAACAAAAACATTCTGTGGCTTATTTGGGTCTTGTCTATAGCTTAGTGGACCAAAGATTGAGTTTACATAGTTTCCAGTTGCGATAGTTTGGAATGTGATATTGCCCTGGCGTCGAGTTCTTAACAACTCCCATTGTCCATTAATATAAGCTTCGAGTTCATGGACATCTGTATTGTAACGGATTTGACCGTTATTGTACGGCTCAACTCTTTGAGCTGTTGAACCTTTAGGTAATTGCATTTCAGCAACGCTATCTGTTACAATTCTACCGTCAGCTTCAACTGCCCAAGTAGAATCTACAGGATTTTGTCTATCTAAATTTAAACGTTTTACGTATCTCATTATGCTGTGCTCACTGAGCTCACTGTTACTGTAATTGCGTTTGGCACATCGGCTCGAACATAAACACCATCAAGATCTTCAAGGATAAACTTTTCAGTATCCATGACAAAAGTTTCTTCAGGAGGAATAGGAATTGCTTTTAAAATTTGAGTTTGCGGGCCAGGAGCAAAGCCGCTAGCATCGCTAACAACGTAGATGTCAATGTTTACAGTTTGGTTTGTTGTTGTATTACAGAACATCATGCTTGTAATAGCATTTTGTCCTTGAGATTCGTAAACTTGAACTGGTGGGTTACCAGATGTTGTAACTTGTGAACTTGTGATTGCCATATCCTATCCTTAAAATATTAGCCCGTAAATGATTGCTCGTTTACGAGAAATAAATTCTCCTTGTATTTGATTATTTACGTAATAAATTCCTGTGCCACCTGGGCCTACGACTCCGGTTGTATATAATGCTGTTCCGTTTGCTGGTGGAGTTGGAGGAATTGCTTGATCTGTTAATTGTAATGCTTTACGAACAACAACGCTGCCGTTGCCTTTTGGTTCTAAGAACAAGTTTGCGTTGGCGCTTGTTGGATCGGCACGAGTAATTGTACCTTCTGTTAAAATGATGCTATCACCAAAGTTAACAGATACCGGAGTAAATCTTACAGTCGGAATACCTGTAGTGAATTCTACTACAACTTCACTAATGTTACTGCCTTGATATCCACCCTGCGAACTATCATAAGCTCCAATACTTGTTTGTTGTTGAACAATCTTTTGAACGTTAGCAGTAGTTTGGGCTGTTTGAACAGCGATATCAACGTATGCTTTGTTTGGAATATCATCGTCATCAATAACACGATCTTCATAGTTTAGCGTACCTGCTACAGAAATAACTGTTGCCGGATTGTCAGAACCAAAAATGTTTAAACGAGGATAACCGCCTACTCGAGGTGCTGTGTTTTCATCAACACGAATTGCGTTAACACGAATAGCAGATGTATTACCTGCTACTTTAAATTCAAAAATACCACGTTGGCTAATGTCAGTTGTTCGCCAAGTAAATCCGTCAACTCCTGCCGCATCGTTATATAAGATGCTTGCCGCATTTGACAAACTTGCGTTATTACCGCGATCAATAATAATACCCGATGTATCTAGTGTAACGTAGCTGTTTGTTTCACCTGCGTTAAGAACTAGCGTATTATCTTTAATACTTGCGTTTGTTGCCTGAACTACTGTTGTTGTACCGCGAACGTCTAAGCTACCAGTAATTACAACCGTACCAGTGTTTATACCCGTATCGAGGGTAATTCTTCCGTTCTGCTTTGTTTCAATTTTATAGTCGCCTGGTACGCGAACAACATTAGTAGACATAGTTTAGAATCCTTTATGCTTTATTTATTTGTTATTCTACACTAAAATAGTCGCTAGGATCCTCTTCAGTAATAAATTCAATATCCGATCCTTGATCAAATACAAATATATTATTAGGATGGACTGTTAGAATAATCCTATAAAGCTCTATTGTATCTCTGTGAGGATACAGTGGGTTGCTAGAAAATCGTAGTAAAAGCCCAAAGCTCTCATCTTCAAGCATTTGTTTAGTTAATTCTGCTCCCCATAAATCATTCTCTCCGCCGTATGTTTGATCGTTGTCATTACGTAAATGCCCTTCTCTTAGAGCCTGGAGATTTGTTTTATTATTGCTAATAACTTGATCGTTATGTACTAGACAAATTGTTTCGTCAACTATTCTTCCATAACGCTGTGCGTTAATTGTTACAGATATTCCTGTGATTGTTGCTGGCAAATTTTGAATATTAAAATTTGTACACTTCAAATAATACGTTTTATCCAGCTTTGGCCCACGAGTTGGATTAGGTATATGTGTTAGATTTCTTAAAGATTGTATAATGTTTTTATTGCCTGCGCCAGTGTTTGGATTGGCTAAGTTATAATCAGGGGTGGTAATAATAGTAGAATCAGACTGATTGTTTGACCAGCTAACATCTGTTTCTGGATATTCGGCGTATTGGACAATAGTTCGTGGGGAATAAATCTGCGGCATGCCAGTATTTACCTTACTGGGCTAGCAGGGCCATTAAGTGAAATTTTGAAACTGTCTTTAGGATTTCGTTGATTTTATCTATTTGCTGTTGACAATCTTTAGCAGTTCTATTGCTATGTAAACGTCTGTGTTCTACTTCTAATTTGCTTAGAGTAGTAATTTCTCCGCGAACATTATCGCAGACTCTTTTTATATCATGCCTAAATGATGGTAGTAAATTTCCTAGCTTTATTAGCTCTTGTTCTACTTTAGGCCAATCTAAACTATTTTCTATCTTCATAAAAATAAAGGGCTCCTAAGAGCCCTTTAATTAAGCACTTCCTAGATCAATACATTCGCCACCTGATGGTAGAGTTGCTCCACCAATCAACCAAGGTGCTTTTTCACCGTCGGCAAATTTATAATTAGAACCGCCAGCTACACGATGAACGGTTGCTGTGCGTCCGCTAATCTTTGAAACTAAGTAGCTGTTACCAGCAGAATCAACTCCGCCAATACTCATTAAACCTGCTGTCACAGTTCCAGTAGTTAGTGAGCAAACACCTGTACCGTCGGCTGTTGTAACATTAAAACGTGTATCGTTCTTTTGTCTGTTGATGTATCCAGTTTTGGCTGCGACACCGCCGTTAGCCGCTGGAATGTATGCTGTTACTTGAATCTGTTCGCCAGATCCTGATGTATTACCAAATTGTCTTTTTTCTAATGGACGTCCCATTTTAATCTCCTTGTTATACCTGCGCCAAGCGGTTGGACCTCCTCTTGGTTAGCATGGTAAGTTTATTTACTTCAGTCAAACAAAAAGCCCACCGAAGTGGGCTTTTTTGTTTATTGCGATCCCTCTTAGGATTACTTGAAGCTAACGTTAGCAGAAGTAATAGATACTTTGCCTAGATAGTCAGCGGCGTTACCTAGAGAAGAAGCAGTATTTGTCAACTCAACATAGCCGTAGCGTGTTAAGAAGCCAACTACTGGTTCGAATGTTGCTGGATCAAGAACAACACCAGAGCTCATTAGAGGAATATATGGGCAATAGAAAGCGGCAGCATCAGCTTCGCTTGGACCCTTATAACCAATAAGAACTTGGTTAGCATCAGCACCAGTGTCTGGTAGGTATGCGTCAACATAAACACGCATTGCGTTGTTTAGTGTACCAACGAACTTAGTGTTTGTTGGAGCTTCGAAAGTACCTTCTGTAGTACGAGCGAAAGCTGATGTTGTAGCAGACTGAAGAATTGTCAATGCTTGCGCAGAAACAACAGCCCAGTTACCAGCACCACGACGTGTGCGTTGTGCAATCTTGTTAGCAACACGGTTGATTTGAATTGCCAATGCGGCATGTTCGTCACCAACGAATGTAGCTGTACCAGAAACTAATGACTGGTCATATGTTTCTTCGACGCTAGCTAAAGCACGTAGGCTTGCTAGGATTTCTTGGTCGATTTCAGCAGTGATTTCTTGTGCTAGAGCAGCCATGATTTCTGCTTCGATATCGATACCTTGTTGTGCTTGTGCATCTTGAGCGGCCTCAAATGTCCAGCGAGCTGATAGCTTGCGGCTCTTAGCTTCAACTGGTGCCTTCAAGATTTGAATGCTCATGCGCTTACCTGGTTGACCTTCTAACTTGGCTGTTGTGTCAGCACGTGGTGTAGAAGCATTGTCGTTACCAGAATATGCTTGAGCGATCTTGAATGGGCTTAGTGCCTCTTCGCCTGCAGTTACTTCGTTGCTGTTGTCAGCGTAACGGACACGTAAAGTATGGATTTGACCAACTGGACCTGTCATTGGTTGTACGCCAACGATTTCGTTAGCAATAACTGTAGGCATAACACGACGGATTACTGGAAGAATCACGCGGTTAAGTGTTGCAATGTTACCAGCTGATGTTGCACCAGCAGTAGCACTTTCAGATAGGTACTTACGTGTATTTTCCAAGCAAGTTGCCATGGAACTACGACGGTTACCTGATAGACCCTCTAGTAGGGTTTCTTTGGTTTCTGACCATCTTTCGTTCAGAAGTTGTGACATCATTTTCTCCTAAAAATTTACTTTGCTAGACCCGCTAACTTGCGGATGTCTACAATGTTGTCAAAGCCTACCTCAGGCTGATTTTTTACCTCGCGGTCTCCGGTTACTTCGGATTGTTGTTCTTTAGATTCAGCAATTACTTGCTTGCTCTTACGAACACCGCCTTCCATTACTGCGGGTAGGTATTTGTCAAATGCGGTTGCTAGTTTTGCTGTTTGTACAGACTCTAACAATTCGCTCATGACAGCTCTTTTCTCAGCACTTAGAGGTGCTAATAGTTCGCCCATAACCTGTGAACGTTGGGCACGGTCGGCAGCAATACGGATTTCACGTTCTTTGCTTTCTACCAATGCTTTAGTCTGGTTAAGAGCTTCCTGTGCTTCGGCGATTTCTTGTTCTTTCTTGTCAACGATCTTCAATAGACGTGATGTCTCTGATTTCTCGTTTAGGTAAGAATGTTGAAACTCCTGTGCAAATGCTTCAAAAATACGACGACCGAAGTTGTTAGTACGAGCACTTTCAATGTCCTCTTTCAATTGACTCATTTCTGATTTCAATTGACGAGCTACTGTCTCGCTAACTTGTGCGGCTGCACGTTTAATGAATTCTTTCTTAACTTCAGCAAATTTTGCTTTAGCTTCACGAACTAGTTTAACTTTAGTTTCAACTACTTCCTTCTTGTCCTGAGCAAATTCACCGATTTCTTTTGCTAGAGCAGTTACAACGAACTGTTCTAACTTAGCAAAATTCTCAGAAACAGTCTTGCGATCGTTCTGGAATTCAACTAATTCTTTTGCTAGTTGAGTCATAACAAATGATTCCATTGTTTTAGAATCAGATGTCATCTTGCGCTTGTACTCAGCTTTAGCTTCTGCTAATGCCTTGCGGTCTTGCACAAACTCTCCTAGCTCTGCGGCTAAGCGTTCGCCAACTAGTTTGTCGAGTGCTTCTACCATAACACCTTTATCGTGTTCATAGCGTTGAGCAAACTCCTCACGTAGTTCAGCGGTTACTTGGTCGCGATTCTCTTGAATCTTTTGATTAAAAGCAGATTCTAGCTCAGTCTTAACGTCTTCGCTAATAATACCACTTTCAACCAATTGCTTGAATGCGTCCATTTATTTCTCCTTAGGCTTTAAGGCCACTGATTATGTTTAACATCGCCTCGCGGAGATGCTTCTGTGCCTTAGGATCGTTTTGCACTTCTCTACTAATTTGCATAGCACGATAACCACCACGATGGTTCATGAGATGCTCATAAACTGGTGTTGGGTATGCGCCAGGCGCACTAGGTTGAGCAACAATATCCACAGTAATGATTTCAAAGTCAGACACTTCGCCGCTACCTTCGTTAACGTTTCCGCTACCGCGTGAGCTGACGCCAAGTTTTACACCGCTTTCTAACATTGTGCGAATTAATTGTCCCATTGGCGTAGGAAGGATTTTCATCTTTCCATAACCATTTGGACCGTCCATCCACATTTGAGTAATCATATGCGATACACGGTCCAAGTTTACTTTTAGATCATCTGGGTGATCGACTTCGCCAAGAACACTATAACCATTTTGAATTTGATCATTGAGGGTTTTGACAGCAGTTTCAATTTCCCTTACCGGATATACCCGTTGGTTTTGATTGCGTATTCCACCCTGAATAGCAATGCCCTTTAGGTAAAGGTTCTTGCCTTCTTTGTCATCGCTCTCGACGATCGCTTGAGCTTGATCAAAACTTAGGTGTTCTCTTAAAAATTGCATCTAGGTCGATTCCTGATTAACCAATCTTATGATCTACAACAGACTTAGTGTTACCAGCACCGGTTTCGCTTGTTGCTGCACCACCTGCGCCGTAGGCTTTGCCTTTACCGTCTAGTGTTGAACCACTCTTCATACCAGCTTTACTGCTAGAAGCAATGTTCTTTTCTACACCTTTAGTAAATTCGCCCTTAACGTTACCTACTAAACCTTCTCCGCCTTTAATGCCTTCTCCGCCTTGACCACCTTGAGCGATGTTCTTAGCTGTAGCACCTGAGCTTGGACGATCTTTTGGATTTGCGTTGATCGGACCTGCTTTGCCGTCACCTTGTTCATTCTTGTTAGAAATGCCGTTGCCTGAACCATATGGCTTGCCAATTGTTTCACGGTATTCGCGAGTTACTTGACGTGATTCGAATGGGTTTTTACCTTCTTCGTCATCTCCGCCTTCGTCTTCTTCACCGGCTTCTTCTTCGCCGCCCATGTCGTCACCAGCTTCTTCGCCTTCTTCTGAACCAGCGTCATCGCCAGCCATTAGACGTTCAAATTCAGCTTTTAACTCGTCAAGTGCGTCTTCTAAATCTTGTACATCAGCCTTTGTAGCAGGAACTTCTTCACCGCCTTCTTCACCGCCAAATTCATCTTCAGCGCCGTCGTCTGCAGCAACATCACCAGCTAGGTCGTCTGTAGCGTCACCGCCCATTTCGTCACCAGCTTCGTCGTCCATACCAAAAGCTTCTTCTACTGCGTCATCTTCGTCAGATTGTGCAGCTTCTTCTGTAGCATCATCTTTGTCATCCTCAGATGCTTCTGCTACGTCTTCTTGGGTTTCTTCAGCAATTAAACTTTCGTAGATATCGCGTGATTTCTCAACAACAATTTCATGGAATAGTTCTTCTGCCTTTTCTTTTTCTTCATTGACAATGTAGTCAAGTAATTGTTCGAATTTATTCATTGTGGGTTATCTCCTATAAGGCAAGGGTGGAATAAACATACACGTTTATTTACAGCACCGACTGTTTAATTATACGAAATAGGCCAAAAATCGCAATTTTTGGCAGGAGACAGAACCAGTTTGGTTCAGATTTGAAGTGTTTTTGTCTAAAATATTTAACTTTAGAAAAAACAAGTTAAACTATGTGTTATTATGCCGCCGGTTCTTCAGTCGGCATTGCGTACATTTGCTTAACAATAACTAGATTTTCTTGCGTTTCTCTTTCGCGAGCATCGCCAGCTTTACGTAGATCGTTAAGCATACGTAAGGTTAAACGAGTCTTTCTTAGATCAGTTGCTTTAATTACAGACGTGTCTTTAATAGGATCATAACGACCCTTGTCTTCCATTTCTTCTTGATCTTTTGAAAAATAAATGAATTCGTTTAACAACATAGTCTATTATTTACCAATTATGCTGCCGGTGCTCCGCCGGCAGGAGCACTAGGAGCCGCGCCAGAAGTTGGAGCAGTTGCCGCTCCACCGGCTGGAACATCACCGTCTGCTTGTAATTCTTCAGGACCAGTATCTGCTCCGCCTAATGAATCTAAGTCACTGCTCATGCCGCCTGCTGTAATGCCTGCGCCACGTAACTCTGCGCCTGCGCTAACTGGCTCAGTTGCGTCTAAATTCTCTTCTGCCCATAGCTCTTGATTCTCAGCAATCTCTTCTTGACTTAGGCCTAAGAATCGTTTTAGAGCAAAGCGTTTACTGATAAACGGAATTTGTACAATGCTACCAAACGTATTAATACGCAATCCGTCCATCTCTGTTTGACGATATGCCGCAAAGTTTTGTGGAGGATTAAACTCTAGATCAAACAAATTAGGATCTATATTAATACCTTTGTTTGTAAGATACTGCTTAAATTCTAAATCAAAAGCACCGTTCATTAGACTTTGTAGTCTTTCGCAGTACTTGTTAAATCTTAACTCTTGGATGTATGCTGTGCCAACTCTGCCATCATTGAAGTTGCTACCTCCGTCATCCGGACCTGTAGGTAGATAGCTTGAAGGGATGCGTAAAGCACGGAAAAGTTTATTAGTGAAGTAGCGTAAATCATCAATTTCTCCTAGATTAGTACCGCCTGGTAATACATCAACTTTAGATCCACGACCTTCTGCTGTCTGCGGAAAGAAGTAGTCTTCGTTAATGCTTAATGGATTGTAGCTACTATCGATTAAGTTTGTTCCACCGCCAGTTAAGCTAGGAATACGACGTTGGTTAACTTCGTTTTTAACACGCTCAACAAAGCCCATAGCTAAGTGCGTAGGCATGTTACCTACGTCAATATAGAATACACGACGCTCAGGAGCACGTTGGATACGATAGATAATAATAGCGTCTTCAAGCAATTCTTTCTGCTTGTAGACTTTAAAAATTGATTCTAATAAGCTGTTACCAAACGGAAAATTGTTGTCTAAGCCTTCACTCAAACTAATATGAATGACGTGTTTTGCGTCAATCGGATATTGGTTTTGATTCATGCTAAAGCGGCTTCCGTTTTGCTGTGGAATGCCGCCAACCATACCGCGTTGTTGTGCGCCACCTGTGACGTAAGTTTGCCCGCCAGGTAGTGCGTTTTGATTACTTGGATTGATTTGCGTTGCTACTAGAGTTTGTAGATTAAGATTTAAATCACGGATAACATACTGCTCTGGCTTTTTACCATCACTTTCATTGACAATAATCTTATCTACTTTAGCAGGATCAACATAGATCCAAGTTTGCGTTTCTGGATCTCGAATAAAGAAACTGTCGCCGTATTTGAATACATTACGTACTACTTTAAAAATACGCTTATGGAACTGATTTAACTTTGTCCATTGTTGTAGATACTTTTTAAGAATCTTAACTTCGGTCGGAGTTGCTTGTTCTTTAAAGTTTAATTCAAACGGTGTCCCGTTTTCTTCGTTCATTTGAGAACAGAATTCAGCAAGAATATCTAAGGCCGCATTAACTTCCGAGTCACCGTCCATTGTATCGTACTGGCTGTAACGCTCTAAACGATTAGGGTGACCGGTATAAACATCTGGAAGATAAGAGCTATAGTTTGAACGGCTTGGGCTTGCTCCACTGTTGCTTCCGCTGATAGGGCTCATCTGTCCATTAGTTGCTACTGGTGTGAAATATTTTTTCCAACTCATTTGTTATTATACCCTTGCGAATTTATTAGAGCCCATTTCAGATGTTCTTCTTGTGTAATCGGCAATACTACCGAGTAGTACATTAGTTCTCTCTTGTTGTTTATTTAAGGCTATAACGGCGGATGTGAGCTGTTTTTGAAGCTCAGGATCTGTAGAAACATGCATTAAACCTTTAGAATTTTCCAAATTTTTCACAAGATTTTTTAATTGGTCTTCAGTTAACACAGCCTCTTTTCCGTGAAGCTCGGCAATAGTTCCTTTTCCAAAATCTCGAATTAGACTACCTGTACTTGCGGTTCCTCCGGCAAAGCTATTTGCCTTAGCCGGATCCATCTGCTGTAGTTTCCACTCTCTAAATCTGTTAGCTTCGAGTCCGGATGCTGTATCTTTCATTCGTTTTTCGAGAGCTTTTTGTTCGTCGATTTTTTTATTCATGAGATCTGTATATTCTCTCGTTAGGTTTACATTTCCGCCCAACCTTTCAGAATAACCTACATCAACTTCTCGACGAGTTACACCGTATTTCTTAGCAATTTCATCCATTGCTTCATTTCTTGCTTTAGATCTATCAACAACTTCATCAGCAGATTCTCTAAACTTTTGCCCTAAAGCAACTCGACCTTCGTCGATTGTTTTTTTCATCTTTTGAAGTTCGTCTTTTTCTTCCTGATTTAATTCTGTCTTTTTTTCTAGCTCTTCTAAACGTTTTAGATCAAGAGCTCGCATAGCGTCAATTTTAGCATCGCGCTGAAGTCCTTCTGCTAGATTACCAAACATTGCTCTGCCTAGCGCACTCTTACTAAATGCGTCAAAGAACTTACCTAATAATTCTTTAAACCAAGAGGAAATTTTATTCCATGCGGCATCTGGATCTCTAAACGCAAGGTCGATAAAATTCGCCACAGCAGTGATTGCACTTGATAATTTTTTCAAAATTCCGCTGTCACCGACAAATTCCGAAAATGCTTTAACTAACCGATTTCCTGCGGCTACTAAAAGTTCTAATACAGGTAATAGAGCCATGTTAACCTGATGGCTTAATTCTTTCATGCGTTTTTCGCTTTGGGCGGCTGCGGCGGCAGCTTTTGCGTCAGCATCACCTTTAGATCTTGCGTCGATAATACTTTGTAAAATTTGAGCCTCGTTCTTTTTTCCTGCTTGATTATACTTGTTAGCAAGATCCTGCATTGCCATTAGCTGTTTATTTGTTCCTTCGGCGCCTTGACCCGTTGCCATAACAATGTTTTTATAGCTTTCCAGCTCCTTGATTGTCATTGCGGTACCTCTAGCCTGTAGTCTATCTAACTCAGCTTGTGCCTTTTCTCGACTCATATTAGAGTTACCAATTCTAACAAATCCTTCAACCATTTCAGATGCGCCGCGGAACATTGACTGAACAGTTGCCGCTTCATCAGAAAATCCGCCGGCAAAATTCATCATTCTAGCTTTAAAGAGATCGACAACGCCTTTATCACCTGTTGCTTGTGCTCGTATTAATGCCTGCTGAATATTCTGTTTTCTAACAGGATCTGTGATGCTGTTAACAAACATTTGCCAGCTGGTTTCCATTTGTGCTTCTTCTAGCTTTTTCTGTGCGGCTTCTCTACTTTCGCCAGTTAGTCTAGCAAGGAAATCTAAATCTTTACCGTATTGTGCTGATGCTTTAGCAAGTCTAGCATGTTCTTCTGCTACATTTTTTCCTGCTCGCACACCATCACCACTAGTTCTAATGTAAGACCCAATTAAATTATTTGCCTGAGTAAAATTAAATCCAAGTGCTAACAGTTCGTCGCCCAGTTGACTTTTCATCAATGCTTGACTAATACCTTGAAATGTTTTTGCTCCAGAACCGGCATTACCTGCTAGCTGTCTAAAAACATCACTGTTAGTTTTCATAACATCAGCAAACTCGTCTAGGGTTAGATACATACCCGACGCTTGTATTCTTAAACTGTTTAAACTTCCATTAAGGCCTGCGCCGGTATCGCTGATCTGTCGGTAAACATCAAGATTTCGTTCTTGATACTGCATTGCTTTTTGGAACATTGTAGCAAGTAGACCAAGACCTAATGGTAAGTCTTTAAATGCTTTAAACAAGTCGCTAGCACGAGCTTTACCTTCTAATAACTCATCACCGAAATCAATTAAGTTTCCAGCAGTCTTCATTACAGACTGCCCCATGTCCATTAAGAAGCCGCCTAAAATATTAGCCTTAGGAACAAGATTGCCTAATCCTTGCCCTGCTTGTGTGCCAGCGGCCGCTTGCTGTTCCAATGCTTTAGATGCTTTTTTGATTACTTCTGCGTCTACACCGGCTTTCCTAGCCATAGCCGCAAGAATTGTGCTATCTTTCTTAGCAATAGCTAGCATCGCAGTCAGCGTTGCTTCTGTTGCGGCATTGTTTAATTCAACCGGTTGATCGGCTATGAAACCTTTTACGACTTGAGCCATTAGATAAAAATCCCTGATTATGTTGGTAGATAAATATTCATACCATCGTACATTCTATTTATCGGAGTTAAAAAATGTCAGAAAACACACCTAAAACAAATCCTCTGTTGTCAATGTTAAGACAACCTAAAGTCTACATCACTTTACCAAGTGGCGGAAAATACTGGCGCGAGGGCAGTTTAAATCCCACAATTAACGGAGAATATCCTGTGTATTCAATGACTGCTAGAGATGAGATTATTCTTAAAACTCCAGATGCTCTGCTCAATGGACAAGGTGTTGTTGATGTTATTCAAAGTTGTATGCCCAACATCATCGATGCTTGGGAAGCTCCGCAAATTGACTTAGATGTTATCCTTGTAGCAATTAGAATGGCAACCTACGGTGAGAATTTGACATTAGAAGTTAACCACGAAACTATGGAAGGGCCGATGGATTTCCAAGCTAACCTTCGTGAAATACTTGATAGACTTCAGTCTACAGTTACTTGGGAAGACCGCGTTGAAGTTCGACCTGATCTAGTTCTCTATGTTAAACCAATTGACTACAGAACACAGTCTACAACACAGATCACTGAATTTGAAACACAGCGGATGATGACAATTCTTCGTGACCAAGACCTTGAAGAAGATGTAAAACTCAACGCATTTAAGCAAACGTTTGACAAAATTTCAACCAAAGCCTTAGATTTGGTTAATCGAGCGGTTTATAAAATTGAATCGTCTGCTGGTACAACTGATAACCCAGAATTTATCAGCGAATTCATGAGAGGCTGTGACGCAGAAATTTTTGAAAAAGTTAAAAAGCATGTCGGAGAAATGAACGACAGAAATGCGTTGCCTCCATTGAAATTCCAAAGCACACCGGAGATGCTTGAAAAGGGCGCACCGCCCGAAATTGAAGTTCCTTTTGTATTTGACGCTGCAAATTTTTTCGTCTAAGGCTTCTACCACTTAGCTTTGAAGAAATTTTAGAGCTAACGTCAGAGATGGAAAAAGAAGTAGAAGCCGTAAAAGAAGAACTTTATAGATGTAGTTGGTTTATGCGGGGTGGTGTAACTATAGAACAGTTGCTATCTATTGACCGCAAAGACATTGAGATTATACAAAAGATAATCGCAAGTAATTTAGAAACTGCTAAAGAAACTGGAGTTGCGTTCTTTTAAACTGCCGCTTGCTGTTGCGGAGCTTGAGCAGGAGCTTTACCACCTTGCTGAACTTGAAGCTGTGGTTGCTGTTTAATACCTGCGTTCTTACGAAGTGCTAGCAATTCTTGTTCTGCTTGATCTAGCTTCTGTTGAGCATAATCAATAACACCCTGTCTGCGATCTGTACGGACAGCACTTACAGTCTTAATTGCGTTATCAACTGCTTGTTTACCAGCAGGAGCACCAATTCTTGATCCAGCAGCCGCCGGATTTGTTGTAGTTTGGTTAGCCTGTGGTGTTTGTTCGTCGCTAGTTGGAACACCTGGATTAACCGCAGTAGTATCTGCTGGTGCCGCTTGTTGAGCAGGTTCCACTGGTGCTTGTTGAGCAGGAGCAACTTGAGCGGCAGGTTGTCCTGGTTGTGTTTGAGCAGGAGCCTGTTGTGCCGGTGCTTGTTGCGGAGCGGCCTGACCCGATACTGCTTGTTGTACGTTTTGAGCTGTTGTTTGACGTGCTTGTCCAAATGCTTGTTTAGCACCGCTCCATGCCCCTTGAACTCCACCTACGGCTTTTCCTGCGCCTCTCGCGAATTTCCCAATGCCTTGAGCAACATTAAGTTCATCTAATTGAGTTTCGCTTAAACTTGTTTCTACTAATAAATCTTGAATACGCATAACACTTATCCTTATGTGGAGTTAATGTTTTTATTTATATTGAAAAACGAGCTAAAGCTCGTTTGCTTCTTTCGCTAACGCTCAGAAGCACTATTCTTTAACTTGATACTAACACGAAGTGTTTTAACTATTATCCAGATACTAATGGTCACACTTAGCCCGTTAAGGGCTAAGAAAAGGACATTATCCGAGTACGGCAAGTCACTTAGCGTTAGGGTCTTTAGCAGAGGCGGTTGTCCGGTACCTCCATCCCCGTCTTATCACAACGGCGCTTATACTGCTATACGCTAACATAGTAGTATAAGGTGTGGTTATTGTTAGTTTCCACATCATTTTAGCTCATGTTCACTCTATTCAAACAGCAAAACCGCGGCATTTGCGATCGTCGTCCGGTTAAGGATAGTTGCTGAGTGCTCTGTACAGCGCAGAGTCTTCCGTCCCCCACCTTAAACGTGGGTTGTCGCTAGGCACCCGATGTTAGCCGGTGCGAGCCTATACTGTTGCTGTGCCTTATTTTTTTAGGATGTGTGAGCCATGTACACGGACTTGTATGTGTCCGTTATAGTAATCTTCTGTTTCTAAAACTTTGCGTTCAAATTGTTCTTTGGCTTCGAGATATGATGTTTGTGCTTTTGATGTGCAGTAGTGTAAAATTTCTCTGTGAAAGTGTTCTTTGCCTAGTTTCTGTATGTCTTCTGTGAGGTTTGGGGATGAGCCGTAATATTCTTGCCAGTCACTGTCTACTTTACTACGAATTTTTTTCTTCTTCTTTGTACCGTTCTTTAGCTTGACTACTTTATAAGTTGTCTTTGAAAACTTTGCTAATTTCTTTCCGATGTATTTGCGACCTGAGATTGTGTTCGTAATAATGTAGACAAATCCAACACAATCTTCAGGTAGCTCATTAACAACGGTTCCTTGATAGAACCAAGTCATTACCCTGCTTTAGCTTCCTTGCGGGCATTCTTAGTTTCTGTGATTTCGTTTCGACGTTGCTTGATTAGTTTGCTAACTTCTGCTAATGCCTTACGAGCACGAGTACCTGCGGCATTGTTGCCTTTTTCAAATTTAGTATCCTCGGCTTCCCATGCGGAAAGTGCTTGTTTGATTGCTTCAATGGTTGCGCTCATTCTGAGTCTCCTTTTTCTCTATTCCATTTTTGACGTTTGCGTTTTGTTTCTTCACGCTGTATCTCTTTTGCTACTGCTCGTAACTCAGTTTCAATTACGCGAAGCTCGCTTAAGACTCGACGCAGGGTAATGGTTTTCTCCTGCGAGAATCTAAGAACCCACGCAGTATGAACGTTGTGATATTCGACAAACTTTTCAACTAGTTTTTCGTGAAGTTCTTTGTACTTGTTTATCATTGCGACTCAACGTAGTCCACATCATTTGAGTAACTGGTAAATCCGTTCTCTTTAACAACATGAAGCACGTTGTTAACACGACCAATTAACTCGTCTTTGTGCGAAATCAAGTATATGTTCTTGTTTCTTTCACGAGCCATCTTCTTAAGCACAGCCAATCCTGCTTCAACACCTGCCGCATCCATACCAGCGTCAATAAGCTCGTCGATGAATAGTAAGTTAACGTGTTGATACAAGTTCTCCCAAACATCACGGAATGCCCATGACAGGGATAGAATTAATCGATTGCGTTCTCCTCGACTTAGATTATCAAAGTCAAGCTCTTGTCCAAGTTGAGTAATCAACACACTTAGGTCGTTCTGGAACACAACAGTATGTGGCAGTCCGATCTTGTCAATGTAATAGCTTAGACGCTTGTTTAGATAATTCAAGTTTTGGTCAATAATTTTCTTGCGGATGAACGAATCTTTGTTAGTCAACAGTTTGTGTAAGAATTCTTGGTGTTCCTTAATTCTAGTAAGTTCGTTAATTACGTCCCAAGTAATTTCTTGAATAGCAGTTGCCTTAAGCTCGTTAACTTGTTCCACGTAAGGGTTAGCTCTGTTAATAGTATCTTCTAGGCTTTGCTCTAAGTTAGCAAGGTTGTTTCTGTGATTGTACGCTTCTTCAAGTGTTTCGTAGAATGTAATAGGCTTTTTGCCTAAATTGTTTACTTCGTTGAACTCGGATTCAACTTTCTTAAAGTCTTTGGTAACCTTGTCAAAGTAAATTACTGCGTCATCAAAGTCCTTGGTTGCCTTTGACAGCATGTCTTCATGCTTATGATCGTGAAGCTCTTGCTCACATGCTGGGCACTTTTTATCAGCAAGTTGGAGTAATTCTTTTTCGTATTTCTTAACTGCTTTTTCTGCTTGCCCGACCGCCGACTCTAAAGTCGCTTTTTGTTTTGTAAGCTCTTTAACTTTACTGTTCTTGTCAGACCATGCCTTAAGTTCTTCATGTAGTTTAATTTCTGCGTCAATGTCCACAGAACTTAATTCTAAAATTGCCTTGCCTAGCCTTTCTAGCTCTTCTTCTTTCTTAGTTTCCCAAGCAGAACTCTTGATACTTAGGCTATCAATGCTTTTTTGAACGTTTTCGTTGGCATTTTTTACAGCTTCAATGCGAGCAGACTCTGCTGTAATCGCATCTTTTGTGTCCTTCATTTGCGTTTTAAGGTTCTCTGCCTTCTCTGAAAGCACAGTAATACCAAGTAACTGCTCAATGATTTCTCGTTGATCCGACGCTTTAAGACTCAAAAATGGCTCAGTATAAGTGTTCAAAGCAACCAAATGCTTAAACATCATATGGCTCATTCCTAATAGCTGATCAATGTATTTTTGTGTTTCGCGACTATCGCCCTGTGCGTCATCTTCTTGATGTGCGTCTTCAGACTTTTGCTCTTGATTGTTTACATATAACTTTAAGACGTTAGGTTTACGACCGCGTTCGATGCGATAGCTAATGCCGTCTTTTTCAAACTCAACAGTAACTAACATAGCTTTACCGTTAGTCTTGTTGATTAAGTTTTCTTTACGGATGTTTGTAAGGGCCTGCCCGTAGAGTGCGTAACTCAGGGCATTGACAATAGTTGTCTTACCGGTACCGTTACGTGATCCGCTGTCATCTCCGCCTAAGTCTAAGTTTTCGCCCAGCACAAGTGTAAGATGCTCTTTAGCAAAGTCTACAGCCTGTGTCTGATTACCTACGCTTAAAAAATTCTTAACTGTTATGTCTTTAATCTTAAATGCCATGCGTTATAGTCCGTGGTAAATGTCTAGTAATAGTTTCTGGTCAAACTGTTCTGAGTCAATACTTACAAGTTGCTCAGTAACAATTTGATCTACTGATTCAAATTTTGCGTCAGGATTATCGTCAACAACACCTTCTATGTTATTCTTTTCTTGAATAAGGCTAAGTTCTCGGATATCATACTGCGTCATGTAGTTTTCTTTAATGAAGTTTGCTTCTTCATATGTTATGTCGCAGTCTAGATGTACCTTAAGATACATTTTTGACTTTAGAACCTCGTCTGCTTTATCAATAAGCTCGCTCAGTTTGATAGTTCTGAACTTTGGACAGTCAGGCCAATCTATATATGTTGGTTCACCGCCCCATTCTAATACCATCATTCCTCTTGAGTCATCCCAAGTATCCGCAAAGTTGTGCGGGAAAGCGTTACCAATATAGTGAATTTTATCACGAGACTGTCGTTTGTGGAAGTGTCCTGAGAATACATAATCTTGATGCTGGAAATGCTCAACTTGGAGCTCGCCGTGATCAGGCATTTGAACCATTGCGTTCATGTAAAATAAGGGAAGTTCAAAGTGACCGAACATATATTTGCTCTTAACTTTGCTGATATTCTTCCACTCTTCACCGACTAACCACGGAACAAGAGTTACATCGTTAACTGTTGTTACCTTTTCAACAACAGTAACACCCGGAATGTGTCTACCAAAGGCAGAGCTGTGAACATCTCGCTTGTCTTTGTAAAATAAATCGTGATTACCGGGGAACCAAAAGAATTGATCAAAGGCCGCTCCTAGTTTTTCTAAACATCTAATGCTAGAATCCAGTGTAACTAGGTTAATGCTGTTGCGGTTATGATGCCAGTCGCCCAGGAAAATTGCGGTGTCGCACCCTTCCTTTTTTGCTGTTTCGATGAACCAGTCAACAAACTCTTCACAATCTTGATTGTGTATTTGGCTGTTAGATTTTAAACCAAAATGTATATCGGTAAAACACGCTACTTTTTTGAATAGACCCATTCAGTCCTCCTGTGTGTTAGTATAGCAGATGAAGAACAGGCAAATCAAGCCTGCTCTTCTCCTTCTTCGTTGCCCTCTTCTTCAACTGGTTCTTCTTCAGACTTAGGCATACGCATATTTTTGTAAAGTTCTGCTTGGCGAGCAATTTCCTCGGCAAACTCTTGACTGTTTTGTCTAGTCATTGATGGGGTTAAACCGTTCTGTTCTAACAAGTCGTCCCTAATGTTTTGACTCTTCTTCTCAATATTAAGAATTCTGGTAAAGCTATTAGTAACTGCGGCAGTATAGTAAGCAAACGGGTTTTCGGATTTGGACTCATCAAACTGTAGACCGATTTGACTCAGCTGTAAAATTGCCTGCCCCTTCATTTCGTCGATGTAGGTATAACCGCGCCAGTTCGATCTTTGAGCATAACGTTCGCTTAGTTTAATAAACATCTTTCCTAAGTTTTCAGTAATGCGTCCGTGATCCTTTGAAAACTTGCCTGTCTTAATTCCGCCCTTCCAGTGACTTTTACCTACGCACTCTAGGTTGTCATTATCATCAAACTTCCAATGTTGGAATGGTGGAAAATTTACTTTTTCGTGAGCGTCGGCAGTTGTTTTAGTTGTTTTCTTTCTACCCGGTGCTAGCGGAATGTGCTCAAACGTCATAATTCTTATAATAACGTCTGTCTTAGCAATGGTTTTGTAGTCTGGCGTTAGTTCAGCTAGTTTTACCTTTTTATCACCTGCGGCTCTTGCGGCATTAAATGCTTCAATGCCCATACGTTTTGCTCTAGCACGTTTAGCATCAGCGATTGTACGGATATTAATTTTGTCTAAACTTGGTAAAATAATGTCGTACTGGCTATATTCCTGCTTTGTAAAGCTACTAAACGAGTTCTTGCTTTTGTGAATTTCTGCGAGCAAGTCGCGGTTATTAAGGTACTTGACTTTTCTTGTAGTTGTTATTGTTGTTGTCATTAGTATAGAATCTCCCACTAATATTATAACAGAAAATAATAACAAGTCAAGACTTTTTATTATCTTGGTACTTTATTTACCAGGTTAAATAAGCTATAGAGGAATAAAATAATGACAAATCTTACAGATTCTCAAAAAGTTGCTTCAGTCGTTCCGTCTGAAAAGGGCGATATAGTCGACGGAGTCCAAACCGATGCGAATCCACTAAAGCCAACCTCGCCCGAATCACCATCACCATCATCTGATAGAATACAGGGCAAGGCCGAAGATCTAACAAAAGGCAAAACATCTGCCGCTCCTAAAATTTCTTGGGCAGGAAAAGTTGCTAGAGATCTACGTGCTCGTTTAGAAGTTCCTCCAGAATACTTAACTGGCCTAGGTGGCGGCCCAAACGCTGGCTCAACTAGACCTCTTCAAAGAACTAAAGGAATTGTATTTCCATATACTCCGTCAATTACTGTTAGCAATCAGGCAGTATATCAAACGGTAGCTCCTACTCACAGCAACTACGCATCTTATGCTTTTAAAAATAGCACAGTTGGCCCGATACAAATTACTGGAAAGTTTACAGCACAGAACGAATACGAAGCATCTTTAATATTAGGTGTTCAGCATTTATTAAGAACACTGACTAAAATGCGTTGGGGTTCAGATAAAAATGCCGGAGCACCTCCGCCTGTTTGTAGACTACATGCTTTTGGTAACGCAATGTTACAGAACGTTCCGGTTGTTGTTCAAAGTTGGAAATTAGAATACCCAGATGGAGTTGACTACATTCAAGTAGGTCAAGGTATTAAAGATTACGGAAACTCCTTTGTTCCTACTCTTTGTACATTAACACTAGATCTAGCTGTTCAATATAGTAGAAAAGAACAGTTAGAGTTTAGCATTGATGATTTCTTATCAGGCAAAAATACAGATAAAGGATATATCTAATGGCAACATATTCTAGAACTAGCCCTTTCTACACAACAAGTCAGACTAGAGGATTTTTAGATGTCGCCGACTATAGAAAAATTCCTTCGTTGCCTAATGATGTTCAGTGGGAAGTAACCGCACAGTATAAACACCGACCAGATTTACTAGCATACGACCTTTATCAGGACGCAGGTCTTTGGTGGGTATTTGCGGCAAGAAATAAAGACATTCTTAGAGATCCGATTTACGATCTAATCCCGGGACAAAGAATTTTTATTCCTCAGACTACTACAGTTAAAAAGGCACTAGGATTGTAATATGGCAGAAGAAATTACAATTAGATCTGAAGAACAACAAATCAATGACATATATATTGGAGAGAATGCTCCAAAGTATCTGGACATTGAAAACTATAATATTTTACACAATTATAGAAGTTACAACTACATCTGGACATTAGCAGTTCTGTCAAGAACTGAGTATAATGACTCATCTTTACTTTATAAATCAAACTATGACCTTCAGTACGTAGTTTTAAAATCTAGCGGAAAAGGCAAAGGTACTCAAACAGCCGATGCTACCTTGTTTGAACTAAATGAAAACACCCCTGCCAGCGGACCGACTGGCGACGAAGCCAATGAGTTATTGAAAGAATTTAACAGTACAGGTTACGGTAGATTTGATTTCTATATTGATAACGTAGAAATTAACAGTAACTGGGGAGTCCTTAACGGCTCTGAACCTGTATCTGTAAGATTTGATGTAACTGAGCCCTTTAGTATTAATGGCTTTATTGAATCCTTAAGAGTAAATGCTTTGGCTGCTGGGTATGATCATCACATGTCAGCACCGTTTGTACTAAAAGTAGAGTTTATTGGATACAAGAAAACTAAAAACTCTTCTGATCCTTTGCCTGCTCCGGAAGTAATTCCAGGAACAACACGTTTTATTCCAATCAACATCAATCAGATACACCTTGAAACAACAGAAAGAGGTACAGTTTATAAGTGTGCCGCCAACGCATTCAACGCAACTGGCTTAGGTTCTGACGGTCAGTTACAAACATCTATAAAGATGAGAGGTAGTAAAGTTTTTGATGTCCTTGACAATCTTGTAAAACAAGTTGAACAATCTAGAAAACAAGATACTGGCTCGGAAGAAACAAAACAGTTTAATTCCTATAAGATTCAATTTTTAGATGAGAAGGGAGAAGTTGTAGGAGAAAAAAGTCCTATTGCTAGTAGTAAAATGAACGAGGAACTTCGTTCAAATCAAGTCTATAACTTTCCAAGCCCAAAAGATAAAACTGATAAAAACGCAACAAAGACAGCAGAAGACCTTTCTAAAGTTGAGTATGACCCTACATCGGAAACAGTTTCTTTTGCGGCAGGCGCATCGATTACAGATATTATTACAGCAGTAGTTAGGGACAGCACCTACACAAAACAGGTATTAGACGATATTGAAAAAGCAAAGTCTTCGCCGGACGGCTTAGTAAACTGGTTTAGAGTTACGGTTAGTATAGACGAAATTAAACCCGACACAAATTCAAAAACTGGTTCTTTAAATTATACATACACCTTTAAAGTACGTCCTTATAAAGTTCATTATAGTGTTTTGCCAGGATATGCTTCTGGAATTTACGATGTCGACGGACTTAAGGACATAATTCGAAGATCCTACAACTATTATTATACTGGAAAAAATGTTGACATACTTAATTTTAAATTAAGATTCAATCATTTGTGGACACAGTCTCGTCCCTATAAGCTAGGTAATAAAGATTCTAACGGCACTACTCAAGCCGCCGGAGCATCTAATACAGATAACTTAAAAGAATCAGAAAGCAAACACAGTAAAGAAAGAGATGAGCCCGGCACACCAAAGAAAGTTGATCCGTCATTGACTTTAAGTAGTCCAGAAGGCGGCACAGCAGTAGCTTCGCAAACATCACCGTATCTTCAATTAGGTCTTGCTATTCATAAAACATTGTTAGATACTAACAATCTACACGTTATTGATCTTGACATTGTAGGAGATCCTTTTTATCTTGTTACAAATAATTTTGGAAATCAAGAAGAAAAAGTAGATCCAAAAAATCCAGGACAAACAGTCGACGGACAAGCCGCATATCTCGGTGGTACAGTTTTTATTGATGTTAATTTTAGAAATCCTAAAGACATTAAACGAGATGGCTGGGCAGATTTTGGAGAAGGCCTGTTACCTTTTAGCGGAATATACCAGGTCAATAAAGTCTACCATTCTTTTAGAGAAGGTAAGTTTGAACAAAAATTTACAGCCATTCGAATGCCTGGGCAAAAGGTAACAGCAAAGTCTATTAAAACAGCATCGTCTCCTGAGAAGAGTATTCAAGAAGGAACAAAGACAACAAAAGATACAGCACCGTCTAGTGTAAGCAAACGTGGAGCAAGAGCATCTGATGCTTCGTTGCTAAACTTAATCAGTAGGGGACTACCGACTGTTGGTCTTCCTGGACTATTATCAAACTTTTCAAACGCAGTCGGCGGAGCACTCGGTGGTGTTGATAGAGCACTTCAAACTACGGTTCAACGAGTTGACAATGCTATTGCTCCAATTAACGGTGCCCTCCAACAAGCTCAAACTGCTTTAAACTTTGCCGCGCAAGTTGGTGGACTGGTAGCAGTAGGCCGGGCATTAATTAATGGCTTTGACAACCCAGGCGGCGCACCGGGATTAGGAAATCCAGTTGGCGGATACAATCCTTACAGTTCTGGAATTAGAGTTAATTCAAATGGCCTTAACGATATTGCTGTCGGCGATTCTGGAAGTCAGCAAGCATCTGTTATTGCTCAAAGTCGTATTGTTTCGAGCTTTGTTCAAGATTCGGGCAACTTAAGAACATTAAATCAAAACTATTACAATAATATTATTAGTTCTAGAATAACAACAGCTGATGACAAAGTTTCAAACGTCGGCAATAGATCTACTGAAGTTACTAACAGTACTCCTGTTGATCCAAAAGCATTAGCACATAAACTTGGCATTGATCCTGCTCAATTAAGCGGACTTTCGGGAGAACAGCAGAGCAACATTCTTGCCCAGCTAGTTTCGTTATCTAAAAAGATTCCAGAAAATACAGATATTGCTGGACTAAAAGCTCTTGGCATTAGTTTGAAACATGTCTACGGAGCAAGCATTCCAAACCTTCCAGCACTCCAGCCGCTAACTACTGCTCCTTTAGCTAATATTCCGGGAGGCGATCTTCAAAAGATTCTAGCATCTGGCGGTGATATTAAAAATTTACCAGGCGCCCTTGCCCTCCCAGGAATCGCAGGTTTCCTTGCGTTATTAAACAGGAGCAAAGGCGCCCCGTCTCCAGGGCTTGCCGCAGGTACCGGACAACTTACTGTTCAGTCTACACTCGATAAGTTAGAAACACTGAATACAATGAACATAAATTTAGAAAGCAGTAGTAATCTTTCTCCCGCACAAGCTGGATTGGGATCTGTAGAATCTCGTCTAGCAAACACAACTGCTCAAGTTCAGGGCTTCGGCGGGTACTATGTAATATCAAAAACAACTTACGCTCAGTATGGAACACAAAGAAAAGACAGTCCAATTGACAAACTAATGCAGACAAAGGTTTAATAGATGGCAGATTATTCAACAGAGTCGATATTATTACCACATCCTGGTCCTTGGCTAGGCCGTGTTGTTAATAACCTAGACCCGGACCTTATGGGAGGGCTTGAAGTTCTTCTCTACGAAGGAACTACCGGCTCTCCTGATGAGCAAGGCAATACTGCTACAGTGAAATATCTTCCTCAGTTTTGGGGAACAACTAGCATTTCCTTTGAAGGTAATAATAGCGCAAGTTTTAACGACGTACAAAAGTCCTACGGAATGTGGTTTGTCCCGCCAGATATTGGGACAACGGTTATGTGTTTCTTCATGGGAGGAAACAGAAACGACGGGTATTGGGTCGGAGTAGTCCCTGATAGATATCAAAATCATATGGTGCCAGGTATTGCCGCATCTAAAAATGTTGCCCTTACTCCTGAGCAAGAAAGAAAGTACGGAACAAAATATCTACCTGTTGCTGAGTTCTCAAAAAAGAACAGAGACCTTAGCAAGCCAGTAGTTAACGATTTTACTAAACCTGTCCATCCTTTTGCTGATAGATTATTACAACAAGGTTTATTGCTTGACGACATTCGAGGAGTAACTTCTAGTTCAGCACGTCGAGAGCATCCGTCGGGTGTTTTTGGAATTAGCACACCCGGTCCAGTTGACACTACTCAGAATGCTACAAAAGGACAAATTGGTTATAAAAATAACAAGGTACTTGCCTTTGTAAGCAGACTTGGCGGTCATCAGCTTGTTATGGACGACGGTGATAAAAACGGATTGAACGAACTGTTTAGAATTAGAACACGCACCGGACATCAAATTCTATTACATAACAGCAGTGACTTAATCTACATCGCAAATGCCGCAGGCTCTGCTTGGATAGAATTAACAGGACAGGGCAAGATTGATGTTTATGCGGCAGACTCTGTAAGTATTCACTCTGAGGGTGACTTTAATCTTAGAGCTGGCCGAGACTTTAATATTGAAGCAAGGCGTTCAATTAACATGAACTCAGGAAATGATTTCCATGCGGACGTTGGCGGTGAAACAATTTTTAATGGAACTAGAGACGGCACGTTCCAATTTGGCGGCGCAGGAAATTGGAAGTCGGCTAATTTTGCGCTTCAATCAGAAAATGATTTTGATATTACTGTAGCAGATGCGCTTAGATTATCTGCGTCATCTGCTATTAATTTAAAATCAAAAGAAATTAAACTCGATTCAGTAGGAACAACTAGTATTAGAGCGGCAGATTTAAAAATGGCCGCTAGTAAAACTGCCGGCCTAAAAGGTGATACCTCGTTAACTCTTAGTAGCACGGGAGTTTTAAACTTAAATGGTCCTCCTGCCCCCGACGCTTTAGTAGCAGATACCCCACTTCCGCCGGATTTGGCAGATCCGTTACCGTTATATAGTTTACCTGGCCGCTCTTCTGCTGATGGCTGGATTGACGGAAAGTTCTTTAAATCAGAAGATATTGTTAGTATTATGAAACGTGTTCCTACTCACGAACCTTGGGATCAGCACGAAAATATTAACCCGACTCAATTCAATTTTGAAAATACTGACTTAGAAGTTGATAACAGAGGAAAAGGTCTTCCTGGAAAGAATCCTTCTGTAACGTATAACAGAGAACCAGCTACTGCGGGTGTACCTCCTGTACCTACTGGCAATGTTGAAGAAGACAACGTTGCGGCGTTCCTATGGACAATCCGAGTGTGCGAAGGAACAAGCGGTCCCAAAGGCTATCAAACAATGTTCACCGGCGCAACATTTGACCCTGAAAGTCCTACATTTAAAGCAACTAATTCCTACACACAGAAATACGACGGACAGCCGAATCGTGCCTATAAGTGGGCAGATCATCCTCGCTTTGTTATGACAGTATTGTTTACAAGCAACAAGACTGGAAAAACTAGAGTTCTTCCGTCGACCGCTACTGGAGCTTACCAGTTCCTTTCTACAACGTGGGATATCTGTAAAAAAGCACTTAACCTGCCTGACTTTTCACCGGCTAGCCAAGACAAAGCCGCAATTCATTTAATCAAAGGCGCCGGCGCCTTGGATAATGTTAAGAAGGGCGAATTTACTAAAGCAGTTTATAAAGTTAAACAGATTTGGGCTAGCTTACCTGGATCAACTCACGATCAGAATGAAAAATCATTCCAAGCCGCATTGTCGTATTACAAGAAAGGGGGCGGTACGTTTGTATCGTAAATATAGTCATGCCATATAAGAACATTATTGTACAACCTGCTCAATATTCTGAACAACACAGACTTCAAACAAGTCAGTTTTATAAGGGATTTAGCACAGTTGATCCTGAAAATCGTAACAGTAGTGTCTACGATTTTGACATTGTTAAACAGGATTTATTAAATCACTTTAATACACGGCTGGGAGAGCGTGTAATGAAGCCCGAGTTTGGTAGCATTATTTGGAATGTTCTATACGAACCTTTTACTGATGAAATTAGAACGGCAGTAGACGCCGATATTAAACGAATTATTGAATCCGATCCTAGAATCAGCGATCCTGTTATTAGAGTTGCCGAGGCAGAATACGGTCTTTTGCTTGAAGTTACACTAACTTATACTGGCACAGACCAGTCAGAAACTATGCGTCTTATCTTCGATAAAGACTCGGGTTTAAGCGTACAATAATATACCAATATAATTTTTTCAATAAATATGTTATCGCAGGCGGCATAACATATTATGATACCATCAACAAATACTAAACTACTCGTTACAGAAGATTGGACTAAAATTTACCAATCTTTTAAAAACGCTGACTTTAAGTCTTACGACTTTGACACGCTTCGTCGTGTAATGATTCAATATCTTCGTGACAATTATCCCGAAGAGTTTAATGATTACATTGATAGTTCGGAGTTTATTGCTCTAGTAGACTTGATTGCTTACTTAGGTCAAAACCTAAGTTTCCGCATTGATTTAAATGCTAGAGAAAACTTCTTAGAAACCGCAGAACGCCGCGATAGTATTCTACGACTAGCACAGCTAATCAGCTACAATCCTAAACGCAATCAAGCCGCAGAGGGTTTCCTAAAAGTTACTGCAATTTCTACAACAGATAACGTTGTTGACAGCAATAACATTAACTTAGCTAATCAAATTATTGCTTGGAACGATCCTTCAAATATTAATTGGTATCAACAGTTTATCACAATTATTAACAGCGCATTTGCTGATAATAGTATCTATGGTCAGCCAGCCGCAAGCGAAACTATTGACGGAATCGCTACAGATCAATATAAGATTAAAACACAAACAACAGACGTTCCGGTCTTTGCTTTTAACAAATCTGTTAAAGGTATTTCAATGGGCTTTGAACTTGTTAGCGCAGGATTAAACGGATCTAAATCTATCAAAGAAGAAACTCCATTACCTGGTGCCGACTTTGGTATGGTATTTAGAAATGATAATAAGGGCGCAGGCTCTGCCAGTACCGGTTTCTTTGTTCTGTTTAAACAAGGAACGTTAAACAGCACAACTTTTAATGTTGATAGACCTGTTGCTAATGAAATTGTTGGAGTCAATGTCCGCGATATTAATAACTCGGATGTTTGGTTATGGCAGTTAGACGGTCTTGGAAACTATACATCTGAGTGGACCAAGGTCGACTCTACAGTTGGTAACAACGCTATCTATAATAATATTAGCAAAGACAATAGAAAGTTTTATGCTATAACAACTCGAATTAATGACCAGATTGATTTAAACTTTGCCGATGGTAACTTTGGAGATTTACCTAAAGGAGCATTTAGACTGTTCTATCGTCAGAGTAATGGATTGAGTTATGTGATTAGTCCTGAGGACATGAACGGCATCATTGTTCGCATTCCTTATGTTAACAAGGCAGGGGAGAATCATATTCTAACTTTCACTCTAAGTCTTCAATATGACGTAAACAACAGCGCACCTAGCGAGACAGATGAAAGCATTAAATTAAAAGCTCCTCAGAATTACTACATTCAAAATAGAATGATTACTGCGGAAGATTATAACATTGCTCCTGTAACTATTGCGGCAGACGTTCTTAAAGTTAAGAGTGTTAATAGACAAAGTTCTGGTATTTCTAAATACTTTGATTTAACAGATGTAACAGGCAAATATAGTCAAGTTGACATTTTTGCTCATGACGGAATTCTATATAAAGAAGATCACCAGAAACAATTTAGTTTTTCTTTTGCAACTAGAAATGAAGCATTTGGTGCGCTTAAACACCAAGTGGAGCCATTAATTGAATCTTCGACTTTTAGAAATTTCTACTTAGATAAGTTTCCTAGACCAGACCTTACAAACATTTCTATGGATTGGTCTTTTGCTAAAGCAGACTCTAATCAAACAAGAGGATATTTTAGATACATTTTTAGAAACGCCGGAGAAGTTGGCGCAATTCAGTTAGGTTACTTTTCAAGCAATAATGCTCAATACATTAAAGCGGGAGCATTAATTAAATTCCAAGCACCTGCTAAGGTAACAGGAAACACAACAGCTCCTCAATATTTCTTACCTAACGGAAAGTTAACAACAGTAAAAGACGCAACTACCCGAGATTATATTTGGGCAAAAGTTGCTAAAGTTGTCGGCGACGGAGCAAATAGCGGACTTGGTTTGTTGTATGACGGAACCGGTCCAGTTATTTTAACTGGTTACGTTCCTGAAGGTGCTGTTGCTGTTGAAGTTATCCCAACATATCAGACAACACTGAGTTACGCTTTAGAAAATGAAATTGTAAATCAAATGGTTGCTAAACGCAACTTTGGTTTAAGTTTTGATAGATTGACTCGCGAATGGTTTATTATTGTTGATACTAATTTAGACTTAGGATCTAATTTTGGTCTAATATACCAAGGCGATACCAGCAATCTAAACATTGACGGCTCTTGGCAAATTGCTTTCCAATGGACTGGTAAGAGCTACACTTGTTTCTATAGAGAAACTACCTATGTCTTTGAAAGTCAACAACAAACCGGCTTCTTTGTTGACAACTATAAAACAAACTTCGACTATGTAACTAACACAATTATTAAAGATAAAATTAGTGTGTTAGGAATTAACACAGTTCCAAATTCTACAACAACAAATGCGCTTGGCATCGACTATAACTGGCAAGTTGATAGTAGTGTTGTAGAAAATGATGGTTACGTAGAACCTAAAAAAGTTCTTGTTAGTTTCTTTGATGCTAAGAATGATGGACAATTAGATGACCCAGATAGTTTTGAAAAGATTACAGATTCAACTTCGCCGTCAATTCAAACAGGCTATCTAGGAAACTTTGTTTATTTCCAACGCACAGGCGACGGACTAAGATATAAAATTGCCGATAAGAATTTGTTTTCAGCATATCCTTCTGAAACAGAAGCGCAGGATTATTTCTTGGCAAACAACGAAGTACCGATCGATGGACAGTTGTTCTATTTTTATACAGCCAATGTTATCAAATATTGGTCAGACAACTTACAACAATATGTTTTAACAAACGAATATTTTGCTAGATCAGGTAGATCAAATTTGATGTTCCACTACTTACATAACAGCGGAACTGAGAAGAGAATTGATCCTGCTAAGAGCAACATCATTGACATTTATATTCTAACAGGAACATATGACACACATTACAGATACTATCTAGCTAATGGAGGAACAGCTCCACTTACACCTACAACAAGTCAACTTGAGGATACCTATAGTCAGTATCTAGATCCTATTAAGAGTGTAAGTGATAGCATTGTTTATCATCCAGCAAAATATAAAATATTGTTTGGCGAAAAAGCTCCAGCTAATTTACAAGCTACCTTTAGAGCCAGCAAAAACTCTAATCGTTCTGTAAGCGACAATGATTTGAAAACAAGAATCCTTGCGGCAATTAACGATTTCTTTGCTATTGAAAACTGGGACTTTGGAGACACTTTCTACTTTAGTGAACTATCGGCATACGTAATGAATGTAATGACACCTGATATTACAAACTTTATTATTGTTCCTAAGAACGGAAGTGCGTTTGGAAACCTTTTTGAAATCGCAAGCCAAACAGACGAAATTTTTATAAGCGGTGTTACTGTTAATGATATTGAAATCATTGGGGCTGTAACCACAGGCAAGTTAACTATCTAACAGAAGAGTACAATGAAAAGAAAACCAAGTAGCAATCAGTTAGTCGACGCATACAACGCAGAAGCGTCAGACCATCAAAGAAAAGCAGTTGATCTACTCCCTGCCTATATTCAGACAGATAAAAATAAAAAGTTTTTAACTGCTACATTAGATAAGTTAATTGAAGTTCCCCAGATTGAGCGTATCAACGGATACGTCGGTAGCACAATTACTCCAACATATAATCCAGAAACTGATACCTATTTAGACAGTACAACAGAACTGGCTAAAGACTATCAGTTAGAACCTGCAATGGTAATTCGAGACGAAAGAGGTCAAATTACTAAAGCAGTTACTTACGATGATTTTTTAAAGCAGTTAGAATTTTTTGGTGCTGAAATTTCTAATCACAACAGAATTTTAAAACCAAAAACATTTACTTTCAATCCGCATATCGACCTTGATAAGTTTGTAAACTATAATCAATACTATTGGTTAGAAGCAGGCCCAGATCCTGTTCAAATTACTGGACCACAAAAAGAAACTGTTAGCACCTATACTGTAACAGATAACAATGACGGCACTGATACTTGGTTATTAAGTCCGGACGGATTGACTCCAAATCCTCTGTTGACACTTTATAGAGGAATGACCTATGTCTTTAACGTAACATCTAAACACAGTTTTTATATTAAGACTGCTATTAGTTACGGTAAAGAAGACCAATATGAAAAAGTAGTTAACAATGGGAAAATGGAAGGACAGGTTATCTTAACAATAGATGACACTACTCCTCCGGTACTGTACTACGTTGCCGGAGACGACAATAGAGTTGTTGGTAGAATTAATGTTAAGAAGTTAGTAGAAAATACTAAACTAGATGTTGAAAAAGATATTCTAGGAAAGAAGACATATCGTTCTGGTAACAACGTTGAATTTACTAACGGGCTGATGGTTTATTTTACAGAAAGTGTAACGCCATCTTCATATCGCAATCGCAGATTTTTAGTCCAAGGTGTTGGCCGTAAGATTGTATTGGTTGATTTTGACAGCCTACAAAATAATGTTTCTGCGGCAAATAATTTAGATACAGATTTTGACGTTGAGCCTTTTGACAAATTTCCTTTTGACGATTTTAGTAATGCTCCAATTACACCAGAGTATATTACTATTAACCGCGCTAGTGCTGACTTAAATCCATGGACACGTTACAATCGTTGGTTCCATAAAGATGTTATTACTACTGCCGCAAAAGCAAACGGAGTAGATCCTGTCTATCCTGTTAACAAAAGAGCGCAAAGACCTATTATTGAGTTTGAAGCAAATATTAAACTCTACAACTTTGGTCTTAAGGCAATGTCAAATGTTCATCTGATTGACAATACAACATTAGATGCTTTTAGCAAAGTAGAAAAATCAGCCGGTTACTATATTGATGGTATTCTATTAGAAGAAGGCTATCGAGTAATTTTTAATGCCGATACCGATCCATTGGTTCGCGGTCGTGTTTACGAAGTTAAATTTGAAAACATTGAAGGCAATCAAAGAATTAATCTAGTAGAAGATTTAAATGGAGTTCCATTTGACGGAGCCTCTATTGTTACTGCTAATGGTAATTCTTATAAAGGCGCATCGTGGCATTGGGATGACACAAACTCAAAATGGTTATTATCTCAACAAAAATCTTCTTTAAATCAAGCACCTATGTTTGATTTGTTTGACGAAAACGGAATCAGTTTTAGCAATATTAATTTCTATCAAGGTTCTTTTTCTGGTACTAAGATTTTTGGCTACGCTGAGGGAAATGTCTATGACAGCGTTTTAGGTTTAAACTTAAAATTCTTAAACGTTGCTAATATTGGCGATTTCTTATTCACTAACTATTTTAATACAGATCGCTTTGTTATTTCTAATACAGGCGAAAACATTCTATTCCCAACAAGTTCAGGTTACTTAAAGATTACTACTGACTCTGATGTTGTATATACAAACGTTTGGGAAGAAACTATTGCTTCTGAAATTCCAATCCTTCAGTACAATTTAATTACTGAAACTTCAAACAACGTAGAAATTACCGCGATTGATTATCCTGGGTGGACACCAAACTTAACAATCGATGTTTGGTTAAACGATAAGAAACAAACACCTGATGTAGATTTTTATTTTATTACTCAGGATCAGCAATACTTTGTTGCCTTTAACAACAATTTAAAACCTCACGATCGAGTGCTATGTAAGATTTACACAAATAGAGCCGCCAATAAATTAGGCTACTACGAGCCAAGTCTTGCGCTTACTAATAATCCTAAGAACGGACCAATTGGTCAAGTTACTCTAGCACAGATGTCAGACCACTACAAAACTATTTGCGAACGTTGGCCAGATTTTAGCGGCGAAATTAATGGCGCAAATAATTTTAGAGATGCGGGAGATATTTGTCAGTACGGAACTCGTCTAATTAGTCATCAGCATCCATTAAGTTTTGCTCAATTCTTTTTAGGACAGAAAGAATACAATGTTGTTCCTGCTATTAGAAAAGTTGCTTATGATTATTTCTACTACAAGAATTCTTTTATCTACAAGACTTCAAGCATTGCGGTAGAAACATCGCCGGCTGACGCAGTTGATGCTATTCTAACTGAACTTAACGCAGGTAAAGATGTTAAGTTCCCATATGGTTATAGCGATATGCTAACCTACGGAAAAGATTTTGTACCAAGAACTTATACTGTTACTAATACAAGAATCAAGAGCTATAGCTTATCTACAGCATTCAATACTTCTCAACTTAGCGAACGTGCTATTCTGGTATACCTAAACGGAACTCAGTTGTTATTAGGAAAAGATTACACCTTTGATCCTTTTGATCCAAGTGTTACTTTCTCTATTAACCTTGCTGAAGGCGATCGAATTGAAATTAAAGATTACAGAACTACAGAAGGATGTTATGTTCCTCCTACACCGACAAAGTTAGGATTGTTCCCAAAGTTTGAACCATCTATCTATATCGATAACACTTATGTAACTCCTACTAAAGTTATTCAAGGTCACGACGGTAGCATCATTGTTGCTTTTAATGATTATAGAGATGATATTATTCTTGAGTTTGAAAAGAGAATCTATAACAATATTAAGGCAACTTATAACACAGATTTAGTTGACATTAACGAAATTCTGCCAGGAGCATATCGTACAAAAGATTTCAGCTATGCTGAAGTTATGAATATTCTTTCTTCCGATTTCTTAAAATGGGCAGGAAACAGCGGAGTTGATTATACAACAAACAACCTACAAGAAGATACACAGTGGACTTACAATTTTAGAACTAGTTCTAAAGATAAAAACACTGGACTATCACTACCAGGATACTGGAGAGGAATCTACAAGTATTTCTATGACACCGATCGTCCTCACACCCATCCTTGGGAAATGCTTGGATTTAGTGAACAGCCGAGCTGGTGGGAATCAGAATATGGAACTAAACCATACACAGCTGGAAATAAAATCCTTTGGTCTGATTTGAGAGATGGAGTGGTCAAACAAGGAACAAGAGCAGGTATTGACAACAAATATGCTAGACCAAACTTATTTGATATTCTTCCGGTTGACGAATACGGTAATCTGTTAGATCCTATTCAAATTGGAATCGCACAAGAAGTTGACTTGACTAAGATTGATCAGGCTTGGAAGTTCGGTGATTGTGCTCCTGCTGAAGCGGCATGGAGACGTTCAAGTCTTTGGCCGTTTGCTGTTCAAATTTTAATGGCTTTAACTAAACCTAGCGCATACGCTAGTTTAATGTTTGATCCTAGCAGAATTAAAAAATCAGTTGCTGGCCAATACAGTTACGGCGATAACGAAGAACTTTTAAAACTAGATAATGTTATTCTATATAGAGATGTCGTAGCCGGAGAAAGACAAGTTGCGTCCGGCTATAGTGTTTTCTTAATCGAAGCAGGACTTCAAAGAACAGAAAACTTCCTAACAGAAATGAAGGAAGCTATTATCAACATTAACTATCAGCTAATGTATAAAGCCGAAGGTTTTATTAACAAAGACAAACTGCGTGTTATTATTGATTCTGTTGATCCAACAAGTACCAATCCTGGTGTTTTACTACCTCAGGAAGATTACGAAATCGTATTATCAACATCTAACCCAATTTTTACATTTAACATTAGCGGAATTTTAATTCAAAAAAATAACGCATCTTATGCTGTAAGAGGGTATGATAAGTACAGACCTTACTTTAAAGTTGTTACTCCAATTCATAGTTTACAAGATAGAGAATTGCGTGTTGGTGGCAAGTCTGAATCGTATGTTACATGGTCTGAAGAAAAGTTTTATCAAACAGGACAGGTTGTATTCCATAATAACGAGTTCTTCAGAACAGTTAAGAGCCATACTTCTTTAAACACATTTGATACTGATAAATTTCAAAAATTACCTTCTCTGCCAATTACTGGCGGACTAACAATCGCCAAGGCAGTTGAATACTCTGAAACTGAAACGATTATTCCATACGGAACTAAGTTTGATTCGATTCAAGAAGTTGTTGATTTTATTCTTGGATACGGACGCTATCTAGAAAATCAAGGATTTGTATTTGATTTCCTTCAAGAAGACTTTAAGGAAATTTTAAACTGGGAATTCAGTGCTAGAGAATTTATGTTCTGGTCTACACAAAATTGGACTAACGGTTCAATTATTACTCTAAGCCCTTTTGCCCAACAGCTAAAATTTAGTACAGTTGCCGGAACACGAGATCCTATTTACGGTGTTGTTGACAACATTACAAATCAGTTCTATGAGTATAGTTTATTAACTGCTGACGGTTCTGCGCTACCTCATGAAATGCACAATTGTGCTCGTATTGACGATGAGTTTACAATTGAAGTAACTTTACCTAAGGTTGGTTTATATTTTGCTCAGTTCAATATTGTACAAAAGCAACACGCTATTGTTTTCAATAACTTTAGTATGTTTAACGATATCATTTATGACATTGAAACAGGATATCGTCAGCGTAGAGCCAAGTTAATTGGTTTTAGAACTAGCGAGTGGAATGGTGGATTATCTAGTCCCGGTTTTGTGTTTGATGAAGCAACTATCAACGATTGGCAAGCATACAAAGATTACTACCCTGGAGAGATTGTTCGCTACAATGGAAGATATTATTCTCCAAAAGCGTCTGAAATTTTTGGAAGTGCTGAATTTAATTTTAGTAATTGGAATCAAATCTCTAACAAGCCGGTTGCTGATCTAATTCCAAACTTTGAATACAAGATCGGTCAGTTCGAAGACTTTTATAGTTTAGACATTGACAACTTTGATATTGGTCAACAAAGGATGGCCCAACACCTAACAGGTTACAGCCCTCGTAGTTACCTAGATAATATCTTTAACGATCCTATCGCACAATATAAATTCTACCAAGGTTATATTCGTGAAAAAGGTACAGCCAACGCAATCAATAAGATTGCTAAAGCAACAGTTAACCAACTAAAAGGCGAAGCAACTTTTAACGAAAGCTGGGCATTTAGAATTGGTCACTTCGGTGGCTACAATAGCTATCAAGAGCTTGAAATTAAATTAGATGACAGTGAGTTTGTTCAAAATCCTCAAATTATCAAGTTTACAGACTATGCTAGAAATAACAACGACTTTATATACTATAAACCAGTTGATGATGTTTTAGTTAAACCAGAAGATTACGACTTTGCAAATGTATTCCCAACCACTGACATTAGTTTTAAAGACTATGTTCCAGAGTTGCCAGTTGCTGGTTATGTAAGATTAGATGATGTTACTGCTACTGCTTTTAATAGAAACAGTCTGCTTGATATTGGAAATGTTGACGGCATTAAAGAAGGCGCAACATTCTGGGTAGGTTTCCGTGAAGACGGCGATTGGGATGTATTGCGTTATACTCGTTTATCTTATAGAGTAATTGACTTTAACATCTTAGTTCCGGGAAATACCGGACAGTTTTTAACAAGTGCTCCGCACGGCCTACAACCCGGAGACCTTGTCGCAGTATCAAGATATAAAACAGAACTAAACAAGGTGTATGCGGTTCTACGTTGTCCAAGCCCAACAACATTTGTTGTTGCTACAGATCTTTCATCAACACCTCTTGATGAAGCCCCTTATGTTACATGGGCTGAAAACTCTTTCTATGCTGTAGGCGATATAGTTTACTATAGAGGCGACTACTACAAGTGTACTTCTGAACATACATCAAATCAAGATTTTTCAGTGTCGAGATTTATTAGACTTGACGCCCCGCCAAGTTTATCTATTTTTATTGGCCAACTCTTTAAATTTATATCAGTTAGATTCTCTAGCTTTGACGATTTAAGATCTTTAGAAAGATTAACAAATACTTCATTTGGAGATAAAATTTGGGTAGACGACAACGGAGAAGGTAAGTTTGTTGTCTATGAAAAGATTAACAACTACCAGCCATCTGTTTTAACTAGCGGAGCAGACAACACCGGTCAGCTTTATGGTTTTAGAGTTTCGATCGAATCCACTACTAGTACATTTGCTGTAAGTGCTCCTACATATGAGGATATTAACTACGGCAAAGGTCTTGTTACAGTTTATGAAAGAAGCACAGCAAAAAACACAGATGCCGCACCGTTACTATCATACAGATTAAACGATGTTGGTAATACTGATTATTATACCTCTTCAATTCCGAGCAACTTTGGTTTTAGTTTAAAGTATGACAAAGCACACGATTTAATTTTTGCGGGTGCGCCAAATGCTAGCCAAGTTAAAGCAGGCCCGTTAATTAATAATGTACGTTACGCAAATCCTGGAGCTTTTGCTACAGTTGCTAACTACGCAGGTCTTGTTAAGATTACTCATATCTATAGACCAGAGCAAGACGATTTAACTCTTGGTGTTTTAACAAGTCCTAATCCAACTTCCGGCGGACAGTTTGGTTATGATATTGCTGTTAATACAGGAACAGTCAACAAAGTATTTTTAGTTGGCGCACCCGGCGATGGTGTTGCCGGTAAAGTTTACGTATATCACATGGGTGGTAGTGTTCTTAGTGCTACAGTTAACGACCCAGGAAGAAGATATTCGACTTCTACAGTAGTAACAGTTAGTGCTCCTAATCTGCCAGGCGGTGTTAACGCAACCGCACGTATTTCATCAGTAACTACTTACTCGGCTCAAGAACTTCAAGATGATCCAACGCTAGTTAACGGTCAAATTCTTTCTGTTACTATTGATAACCCTGGATACGGTTACACTACTGTTCCTACAATTCAATTTAGCAGTACAAATGGTCTTGATGCGGTAGTTGAATTTGAACTTGGCGTTTCAACATCTACACAGTCAGTATTTGTTGACCCTTCACAAACTGTTCTTCCTTCTACTATAGCAGTAGCTGGTAGCAAGTTTGGTTACAGCATTGGCGCAAATAACGATCTAACAAAAGTGGCAGTAGGTGCTCCTGGCTATATTACTAACACTGGCGCAGTTGAAGTCTTTGTTAAAAACGGAAACACTTATACATTACTTCAAACTATTGACAAGAACGACGATGGATTGAATGGCGTTATTAGCTATGGTGACAATCTTGGCGCTAAAGTTGTTATGACCCGAGACGGAAACTACATCTTTATTTCGGCTCCGGGTAAACAAACCATTTACGGTCAAGGCCTCGTATCGGTATGGAAGTGGAACGGTACAAATTACAGCTGGCTACAAAATATTGAAAATCCAAACAAAACTGCTAACACAGTATTTGGAGCAGACATTTGTATTGATGAAGATAATCAAAATTTAGTAATTACCGGTCTAGGAGATTTGTATTCAAAGACAACTACTTTTGACAATTACTCAAGAAAACTGTATCCTGGTTCGCAGAATCAAGATCAGGAATTTGTAAATGATCCAGAGTCAGTTAAAAGAACTCTTAAGACTACATTCGACGGAAATAGTACAAAGTTCTTTAGCGCAATTAGAAACGCAGGCCAGGTTAGTGTCTTTAATAGATACAACACATACTTCAGTTATGCTCAAGATTTAGACAGTATTCTTATTAATGAGAACAGCAACTTTGGTCTAAGTATAGCTCAGTCTAACGATCACTTGTATGTTGGAGCTCCGACAGCTACCACAGAAGATGGTCCAAACAACGGAGAAATTTTAATCTTTGTTAAACAAGATACTTCGCTAAACAGCTGGGCTGAAATTAGAAAACAAGATAGTTTAATTGATATTGGCGCTCTCAAGAAAGCATTTACAATTGATGTTGAGCACGATAGAATTCAAGACTACTTGTCAATCATCGACCCAATGAAAGGTAAAATTTCCGGCGCTGCCGACCAAGAGCTAACATATAAAACTATGTTTGACCCTGCGGTCTACAGTCTAGGAAATTCTGGTGTAACAGTTGATTCTAACACTAACTGGATTGACGATAATGTTGGTCAGTTGTGGTGGGATACTGGATCAGTTAAGTACATTTGGTACGAACAAGGCGACTTAGATTATCGCAAGAATAACTGGGGCACTACATTCCCTGGTAGCTCTATTAATGTATATGAATGGGTCCGCTCTGAATATCTACCAAGCGAATGGTCGGCTATTGCTGATACTAACGAAGGTTTGATTAAAGGTATTAGTGGCCAACCAAGATATCCAGACAATTCTGTTTTAAGTATCAAACAAGTCTACAATTCAATCACTCAGCAATTCACAAACGTTTATTACTACTGGGTTAAGAACAAAGTAAACATTCCTGCTGAAGCAGTCGGCCGCCGTTTGAGCGCATTGGGTGTTGCTGGTTTAATTGCTGATCCTAAAGGACAGAATGTTAAAGCAATCAACGTTTTAAACAAAGATAGTATTTCTTTAGTTAACATTAAAGAAACTATTCAGTCATCCGATGTTAACCTACATCTAAACATTGATACCGTTGCTGAATCGGCACCGCGCCATACTGAATGGCTGTTGTTACAAGAAAACGACGAGTTCAGCGTACCTCCTGTACTACTTGAGCGTAAGTTAATTGATAGTTTATCTGGATTTGACGCTATAGGAAATACAGTTCCTGATACAGATTTATCAGCTAATCAGCGTTACGGCATTTCAATTAGACCTCGTCAAAGTATGTTTGTTAACAGACTAGAGGCATTACGAAATCTTATTACTTGGACAAACTCTGTTCTTTTAAAGGAGCGTGTAGTTAAGTTATGTGATTTTGATAACTTAAATGCGTTTGATCAAATACCTGACGAGTTGCTTAACGAATATGATGTAATAGTTGAAGACAACTACGTTTTATCGACTATCATTACAAGAGGCCTACAACAAGCAGAGCTAGCTTGTACAATTACTAAAAATGGTCAAATTGATAAAGTTGTAGTAACTAAATCAGGAAACGGTTACAACTCACAAAGACCGCCTACAGTCGAAATTCAAGGTACTGGTTTTGACGCAGTTATTAAGACAATCGTCAACGACATTGGTCAAATTACAGGTGCTTATGTCGAAAGCGCAGGCCGCGGATTTACTTCAGTTCCTAAACTAGTTGTGCGACCATACACCGTAATTGTTCAAGCAGACCAAGCGGCAAACGGCTTTTGGACAAAGTTTGCTTGGGATCAAGAAGTTAAAGAGTGGATTCGTATTGAAACACAAAAATACGATACACGTCTATTATGGAAATATGTAGATTGGCAAGCAGATTCTTATAATCCTTTACAGGACTTTGCCGATACTGTTACTGAACCGTATGAGCTAACCTCTTTAGATGTATCAGCAGGTGAGTATGTTAAAGTTAAAAATTCTGGCAACGGCACCTTTATGGTTGTTCGCAAGACAGAAACAGGCACAGTCGGTACTTGGGATAAGAACTGGGATGTAGTCTACGAAGAACAAGGAACCATCCAAATTGTTGACAAGATTTGGAATGATACGTTAACAGACTATGCGTTTGACGAAGTTGCGGCATTTGACCAAACATTGTTTGACCAAAGCATTAACCAAGAGCTAGTTTACATCTTACGTGCGATCAAAGATGATTTATTTGTTGGTGTGTTAAAACCTTATTGGAATAAGTTCTTCTTCAAAGCCGTCAAGTATGCTTTACAAGAACAACAATCTTTAGAGTGGGCATTTAAAACTTCGTTTATTAACGTAACAAACAATGCTGGTCTTTTAGATCAGCGTCCTACATATAAACTACAAGACAGTTCTTATTACGAGGACTGGATCAACGAAGTTAAACCTTATCACACTAAGATAAGAAACTTTACCGTTAAGTATGGAGCAGTTGACGATACAAATACGTTTGTGTCTGACTTTGACTTACCACCGTACTATGATTCAGTTAACAATAAGTTTATTTCTTTATCATCAACAAGCACTCAGGTATTACAGTATCCTTATCGTGCTTGGTTTGACAACTATACTAATTTTATTGATAGCATTGTAGTGGTTGATCAAGGGTCAGATTACATTGTGCCACCTGTTGTAAAAATCATTCCAGCGCCTGGAGATTTTGGAACTGGGGCAACTGCTGAAGCATATATTAGTTTAGGCAAAGTTTACGAAATAGCTGTAACAAATCCTGGAACAGGATACACCGTAACACCGACTATTGTATTAGAAGGCGGCCTAGGATTAGGAGGAAAACAAGCAAGAGCATCGGCTCGATTAGGCAACAGAAAAGTTAGAGCAAACAACTTGACTCTAAAGTTTGATAGAATTTCTTACAATAAAGAAGTTCAGAATGTTAATGTTGTTGATCAATTTACAGGCGATGGCTCTACTTATGAGTTCTTATTAACATGGGTACCTCAGCCTGATAGAAATGGAATTAAGTTAACTCAAGCTGGTTCTTTGGTTCTAAACGATAAATTTACAATCGAATATTTTGAGCAAGACTTTACTAATACTAACGGATTGACATATAGCAAGAAGTATGCTAGATTGGTCCTTTCTTTTGTTCCTGTAAAGAATATTACTTTAACATTAGAATATAAGAAGAGTGTAGAAATATTCAACGCTATTGATAGAATTGAAAACTACTATGCCCCAGAACCAGGAATGCCTGGCAAAGATCCTGACCAGTTAATGACAGGTTTAAGCTATGGCGGAGTTAAAGTCGATACTCTACCTTTCAGCTATTCTAGTGCTTGGGATACTTTAAAATGGTGGGAAGGAGCGTGGGACAGTTATGCTAGCGAAACAAACTATGGTGTAGTTAAAGATCCACAACTAGGTTACGCTAGTCAACTAGTTGACTTACAAGCTCAAGCCGCAAACGCAGATTTTGAAGTTGGGTTCTGGACGTCTAGAATTAATCAACTTAATCAAGATCTTTCAGTTACATCACCATTTATTCCAGTGGGCCCAAATCAGTTTGTGCCAAATCCTGGCTATCAATATTTGTTAAGCCAGTTAGCACAAGCTCAGGGACAATTGGGATATTGGACTTCAAGAAAGAACTCTTTAGATAATCAAGTTTTATTCTTGTTAGACGGTAATGTTCCTGTTACAACACCTTTTAATGTTAGCACAGGAACGTTTATTAATGTTTATATAAACACAGGAACTGGTGTAAATGTTCGTATTGATCAAAGTACAAGCACCGCAGTAATTCCGACTATTGTTGGTCAAGGTTCGACGTCGACAGTATATGTTCCATTAACATATTTTAGTACAGTATCGTCTAACATTATCACATTCCGTGATCAATCTAGTGATGGAACTGTTCTTCCTGCGGATCCTGATGCTCTAGATGCTGTTATATCTGGAGGAGATTTAGACTCCGTAATTCTTGGTATTGCTCCGAGCGATATTGTTATTGACGGATATAAGTTCATCGACCCAACAAGCAGTTATGCTCCTGAAGAAATGCTTCCTGGACAAATTCAAGAGTCTGTTGGTATCTCTGTATTTGAGCAAAAATCAGAAGCAAGTCCATTAATTGTTAATCGTCGATTCGAACTAGGCGGTAGCCCAACATATCCATTAGGCATTAAAGTTGCTAGTACAGCATCGGTATTTGTTCTTACAGATGTTAAGCCTCTAAGATACGCAGTTGATTACACAGTTAACCCAATTGCTAACACAATTACACTAACACAGGCTGTTCCTGGAGCAACTTGGTTAAGTGTTTCTGCTATGACTCTTGGGGGTCAAGGATTAGTTGACTACCAAATTGTTAAGAGTCAGCCGGGTTCTACTTCGACTACTGTTGTCTCTGCCGTTGCCCTTAAGAACATTAAGGATGCGTATGTTGTAGTTAACGGTACTGAGTGGACAGACTTTGTAGTTGAAGCCGCACCTGGTCGAGCAAAAAACAAAACACCTAAGGGTGCTATTAGAGTTTTACATAACACCATTGGTACAAAAGAAATTCAAGTTTGGGCATTTAATCAAGATCCTAAAGCGTTTAGTCAGGTTCATGAGCAAATATTCCAAAACGTTAATATTCAACAAGACTCATTTACTCTATCTCAACCCCCTGGAGTTATCCAACCGCATCATAGCCAAGTTATTGTTGAGTGGAATGGCCGCAGATTACTTCCGCCACAGGTAAGCTACTATGTTGTTGAACCGGGTCAGGTTGAATTTGATGTAGACCCCAACGATCCGTTAATTGCCGGTCAGGCAACTTTAGTAAACACCGAAGTATATCGTAACGGTGAAAAATTGGTTCCAGGAGTTGACTTCCAACTAACTCCTCCTCCAACTAGAGTACTGTTCCCGGCAGAGAAAGTTTCTACTGGAGATGCTATTGCTATTGCGGTTCTTTCTGGACACCAATATAAAATAGAAGCAGGACAATTGGTTCTTGTTAACGTTCCCCGAGCTCAAGCCGGCGCTGATACTATGCGAGTTGTTACATTTACTAACCACGATGGTAGTAAGATTCGCAAAGAAAGATTTGCTGGAAACAGAGCAGGCAAATACGTCATGAGCCGTCCAATTGTTAATACGAATTATGTTTGGGTTGAATATAACGGTAAGCCATTAATTAATGACTTAGACTACTCAGTAGATGAAGACCTCGTTACTGTAAAAGTTAGAGATGATTTTTACAATAGTTCTACTGATAAGGTTGTAATTATGAGCCTATCAGACAACGCATACAAAGGAGCAATTTCTTATAGAATGTTTACAGACATTTTAGGAAGAACAAGCTACAAGCGTTTAAGCTCGGCATATTCAACAAAGTTAACTCAACCGTTAATTGCAACCGACTCTAAGATTTTTGTAGATAATGCTGGAGTATTAACTCCGCCAAATCCTGAAAAGAATCTTCCGGGAGTTGTTTATATTGCCGGCGAACGCATTGAGTTCTTTAGAGTTGCTAATAATGAATTAAGCCAATTAAGAAGAGGCACACTTGGTACAGGTGTATTAGATGGGCTTCCAACTGGAACACTTGTAATTGATCAAGGCCGTGGACAAAATCTGCCAGCAACAGATACAACAGAGATTGAAAGATTTACTTCAACAGTTACTACAAATGTCTATACTCTAACATCAATTACAGTTTCTGGAACAGTAACAAAAACTTGGGTAGATCCTACTACAGGAATTGCTAAGTTGTTAGATGCTCCTCCTTTAACTGACATGTTTGAAGTTTTATACGGCGGAGTTCCGTTGTTAAAACCGACTTCAAACGCTGTTGTTACAACCGATACAGAAATTGCTTACGATTCTGGACAAAACGATTCGTTCGGAACACCAAGCACAAGTACCGTATCCGCCCAATTCACAATGAGTTCTGTGATAATTAATAATAACGAATATCCAGTACTACATTTTGGATTTAATGTACAGCCCGGAGTAGAAGTATTTGTCTCAAAGAGAACTGGACAGATATTTGAAAATACTACGGTCTTTTCATTCTTGGAAGAAACTCCTGGAGTTTTACCAAGCGAAGATTATTACCCAGGCGACCCAATCATTATACTTGAAACAGGCGCTGTTTTAACTGACGAAGACGAGAACCCGCTAGAAGGAATTTAATTATGACAAAGATTACACAATTACCTGTTGTTTCAACTATGGGAGACCAAAGCGTCTTCGTAGTTGTTGATAACGGCGTAACAAAAAAACTAACTTACTCTTCACTGAAAAACACCTTAAAAGGTGACAAAGGTGAAACCGGAGCCAAAGGCGACAAGGGCGATACTGGAGAAAAGGGAGATAAGGGAGATAAGGGAGAAAGGGGAGACATTGGCCCACAAGGTCCACTCGCTCCGTTTAGTACTGCTACAGATGTCCGTCTTGGCGGTATCAGAATTGGTTCTGGAATTACTGTTGACGGACAAGGTGTATTGAGTGTACCGATTGTTACAATTAATACAGCAACCGCAGTAGCTTCAGGTACAGTTAAGCCAGGAACAGGTTTAAAGCTTCTTGATAGTCAAGCAACATTGTCGATTATTCCTCGTCTATATAAGTCTTCATTTAAAGAGTTTCAAGTTCAATCAGCGGGCTTTGCTTATATTTTTGATGGAGTTAACGGAAATAATCCAGCACTGAATGGTTTACTTCCTGGTTCTACAGTTGCCTTTGTTCTCAACAACCAAGACAACCATCCATTCCAACTTAGAATTGCCAACGGTGGCGCAGCCGTAACTGAGGGTCAGTTTGTTTTTGTGTCAAACGATGGTACTGTTGTTAATGGAGCAGCCGCCAACGCAGTAGGAAGATGGCAAGGAACATTATTTTGGACAATTCCAGATGCTCCAAGCCAGAGTGTATTCTACTATCAATGTACATTCCATCCTAACATGGTTGGAGCAATTAACGTTAAGAATGACGCACAAATTATTGATGGTAGAATCAGTGCTGAACTAGGTTCTGTAAGTCAAGACCTTATTCCTGACGGTAACAACACACGCTTCTTAGGAAGCAATGCCGCAAGATGGCATAGTTTGTTTGTTGGTCCGGGATCGGTTGATATTAACGGAGCAGTACTAAGCGAAGACGGCGGAAAAGTTGTTGCTAGTGGCGGATTCTTTTTAGGTAAGTCAATTACTAAAGTTAACCTTACTGATGCTGGATTGTATAGAATTCGACCTCAGGTAGTTGCTGTTGATAGTCAAGGCCAAGAGTTTGCGGCTACTGTAAATTTGGCACAGTCTTTTGTTGATACTGTAAAATACTCAATCAGTGACAACTTGTCAGTTGTAGATCCTTCAGATACTATTGAGATTGAATTTGTTAACACCAGTCCGTTTTATGGCGAACTTGGTTCAGGTGCTACCGCAGATGCCGTTACTGATTATTTTATTAAGGACGTATCTTTAAGATACAAAGCTCCTCCAGTAGCATCGGTTGTTTTTGCCCTCCAAACAACACTAAATGCTCAAGCACAAACTATTATTGCTGACAATGCCATCGTTCAAGCATTAGCCAATTTCCTACCATATGTTGAACTGTGTGAAGTTCGTGACGGACTTCCAACATTCTTAGATCCGGTAGCTAATCAAACTAAAGCTCTTAAACTTGTTGACGTTGATGTACCTAGCGGTGTTGTTACCTTTGATATTTCATTAGCATTTGCTACAATTCCTGCTGATACATATGTTTTTGAAGTTCCAGTAGCAGACATCGAAGACGGACAGTATCCTATTATCTGTGAAGGAGTTCAGATAGGTCGACTTGATGCTCTAAATAATTTATATAGCATTGTAATATCTGATAAGCTCGACGGAGCAAGATTACCAGCAAACCTTCAACCGGGCGATTCAGTTCCTGTTACTTGTGCTGGACTAACAAATTCTGGTCAAGTAGGTTATTGGTATCTAAGTTCTAACGCAGTCGGGTACGAAAATCAAGCCGAAACTGCTTTTGGTATTGTTGACATAACAGTAACAAATGGCGGCCAATATAGAAATTATGGCCCAGATGTTCGAATTTTAGTTAACGGTAATCAAATTAATATTGGCGGTCTAGCAACTCTAGCACCTGCTCCTATTGAATCTGTTAACATCACTAATTTTGGTAGTGGATATTCAGAACAAGCTGAAGTGTTTATAGGAACACGCAGTCCTACACAACACTCAACTTCGGACGCAAATGAATGGCAAGTTGTTAACGATAATCGAGCAACGGCAGGAACTCCAGCAATTTCGGGAACCTCTTTCTATGTTCAAGATCTCGATGCTAATAATAATGTAATCTCCCCTGGCTCGATTGTTAGAGATACAATTACTGGCGTTGCTTATCCTGGAACCGTTGCTTCAGTCCAGGCAATTTATAATACAAGAGATTATAGATTGTTTAGAGTTAACATGACTCAAGCTATTACAATTCCTGGAGGTCAAGGAACAACAGTAATGTTTGGAACAGATGACCCTCAGGTTACTATTGAGCAACAGTCTTCTTCTCCAGTAGTTCCGGCAACTACTAGTTCTATTGGATCTGTTGTTGTAGGAAGTGGCCTAGCAGTAACAGCTAACGGAACATTATCAGTACAGTTATCTCGTGATATTCCGGCAACAAGTAAAGGAAAAGCAGGGGATAAAGCAGGAATGGTTTCCGCAGATGCTACGTACATGTACTATTGTACTGCCGATTATACTACAGGAACTCCTAACATTTGGAAGAGGGTAGCTTGGTTAAGCGGAACATGGTAAACTGCTGATATTAACTAAGCGATAAATAACATTATGGACGAATCAAAAGACGCTAAAATGACAGAAAATCAACCACAACCACAGCAAGAATCTAAGCCTAACGAGCAAGGAAATCTTCATATTCAAGGTCATATTAAGATTTTTGACCCGCAAACTAACGAAGTTTTTGTCGATAAGCGTAATGCTATTCACTACGAAAACTTTAGTATTGCTCTAGCACAAGCTATTAGTAATCAAGGACAAGGCTTTATCGGTGAGATGGCCTTTGGAAACGGAGGTAGCCGTGTAGATCCGACTGGGATTATTACATACTTAACTCCTAACAGTTCTGGTATTAATGCGAGCTTGTATAATGAAACATACAGCAAAGTTATTGATGCTAACAGCGTTGATAACTTAGACCCTAGTCGTAATTTTATGACAATTCGTCACGTTACAGGTACACCTTATACTGATGTTTTAGTAAGTTGTTTATTAGACTTTGGCGAACCAAGCGGACAAGCGGCTTTTGACAATTCTACAGATTACAATGGTACCTATGTTTTTGATGAACTAGGACTAAGAGCATATAACTCTAATGGACCCGGCACTGGAAATTTACTAACACACGTTATTTTCCACCCTGTACAAAAATCATTAAACCGTATGCTTCAAATTGATTACACCGTTAGAATTCAAAGTCTAACATCATTAACTGGATAATAGTATGGCAACAGGTGACTACAGAATAACGTTTACAGACCCGGCTAAAGATGCTAGCGGTTACTACATTACTGTACAAGAAGGTACAGTAAATACTGTTGATACTTCGCTAACTCTTGTTGGTCGAAATTATCCAGGATATGGACAGGCAATCGCCACCGACCTTGTTCATATCTTAGAAAATTTTGCTAGCTCAAGTCCTCCAAACAACCCAATTGAAGGACAGTTGTGGTTTGACACTTCTGATCCTAATGCTAAAAAATTAAAAATCAATGACGGTACCGCCAATGCGGCGACCTGGTATCCGGTCGGCGGAGTACATCAACAAGCAAATGAGCCAGTTAATACACAGATTGGTGACATTTGGGTCGATACTTCAAACAATCAATTAAAGATTTTTAACGGTGCCGACTTTACACTTATCGGTCCTAACTACTCGAGCTCATTAAAGACTGGAAGCTATGCTACAACAGCAACTGATATTCTAGGTCAAAGTCATAATATTGTAATTAACTACGTTGACGACAACGCAGTTGAAATTATTTCTCGCGATTCATTTTCGCCTTTACAAGTTATCGACGGGTTTGCTACCATCAGATCGGGTAGTAATCTATCAACTAAGAACTTAGGTACAGTTACTTCTCCTAGCTATGCTCAATATAACGGTGTTGCTAGTCAAGCAGCCGCGCTGAAACAAACTATTCCTGCCGAACAGATTGTTAGTGCTAACAATTTTGTTCGCAACGATATTGATCAGAGACTCAACGGAATTGTAAGTATTGGTAATGACGGTGGTTTACGTATTGGTCTTGATCCAACATTTATTTTACAAAGAAACAACCAAAGGGATGCTACGTTCTTAAATGCCTACGATAGTGGATCTTTTGTTTTTAGAGTAATTAGAAACAATGTTCAAAATACAATTTTAAAAATTGACGGAGAAAAACAGCGTGTGGCAATTAATGCGCCGCAGGCAATCGCCGATTTACATGTTGGCGGTACTTTTTATGCGTCCGGAGTTAGTACATTCACTAACAATCTAAACGTAGTTGGAGACGTTCGTGCTGAGAACGTTTATGTTAATTCTACTCTAACATGTAAGTATGAACAAATCCTTGTAGGCCCATTAACAATTGGTGACGACATTGTAACAAGTCCTACAGCATGTATTCCTTATTCTACATCTGTTTACGATATTGGAAGCCCAACTAAACGTTGGCGTAATATCTACTCAAATACGTTTATTGGTTATCTAGCCGGTACCGCAACTATTGCTACTCGATTAATTGGAACTAGTACATTTACCTTAAGTGGAGATGTTGCTAATACTAACAATTTAGGATTTAATGGAGTTCCTGGGACATATAATCATGTCACAACACTAACAGGGCAGGCAATCTATAGTAAAGCATCAACATCAACGACTGCGTTAACTGATTCTGTAATGATTTACAGACCTTCGGCATTGCCTGACAACAATCCAATTGGTAATGGTACTCTACTAAAACAATCTAAGGCAGAATTCCTACAAGACTTGTATGCCACTGCTTTATGGACCGGATGTATTGTTCCTTTTGCTGGCTCTGAAAATCTTGTCCCAGCAGGATGGTTAAAGTGCGACGGATCATCGTATAATATTACTCAGTATCCTGCTTTATACAATGCGATTCAGCAGACATATGGTGGAACAGGAAGTCAGTTCCAGGTACCTAACTTACAAACTAATCTAGGATCGGGATTAGTTTACATTCAATACTACATTAAGACTTAAAGATATGGCATATACACTTAAACTTACCAACGGAAAGATACTGCTAAATCTGTCAGATCAAAAGACAGATGAACTAACTACCAGTTTGACATTAATTGGTAAGAACGTCAGTGCTTATGGTACATATTACAACAGCAACTTTATTCATCTATTAGAAAATTTTGCTAGCCCAACACAACCAAGAAGTCCGTTAGTTGGCCAACTCTGGTACAATACTGCTCTTGGTCGAATGTTTGTTTATAATCAAACAAATCAATTTAAGCCAGTCGGCGGGCCAATCGTAAGCCCAACAGTACCAACAGGAGTAGTTGCTGGCGAACTTTGGTTAGATTCAGCCGCAAAACAACTTAAAGTTTATGACGGTAATAATTTTATTACTGCTGGTCCTATTTTTAACTCTGTTCAAGGCAAAGCAGGATGGGTAGTTGAAGAAATTTTAGCAACAGATGTTAAAACATATACAGTTTCTAGTTTATACAACAACGGAATATTGTTAGCAATTCTAAGCGAAGTAGGATTTACTCCTGCTGTTCCGTATCAAGGCATTGTACAAGTTAATCCCGGACTTACTTTTAATAACAGCATTAGCGGAATCAGAGTTACTGCTACTGCAACTAATGCTACTTCTATCGCCAACGTTGATAGTACTAAGTTTGTTCGCAATGATACAAACCAAACAATCAATGGGCAGTTAGCAATCTTAGACAACGGCGGTATTCAAGTTGGTGAACTTAACAACATTCAACTTTATGTAGATTCGCTGTCTAACGAAGCATCAACGATTTATTCAGCATATCCGGATGCTGAGTTAAAACTTGTTGTTACCGGGCAATCAGAAGGTACAGTTACAGGTTTATCAATTAACCCAGTTGGAAAGAAAATTGGTGTATGGACAGAAGCACCAGCTACTGCTCTAGATGTAAATGGTGATTTAACAGTTCGAGGAAATCTACTAGTTCAAGGAGCCTCTACCAATGTTGTAGTTGAAAATTTAGCAGTAGAAAATATTAACATTGAACTTGCTAGCCCAGCAGGAAGTCTACCAGATGCGTCGATCGACGGCGGCGGTATGATTCTTCACGGAACAATTGATCATACAATTTTATATAGACCTGGGGTACCTGGTTGGGAAATGAACGACAACCTTAACTTAGTAGCAAGTAAAGGTTATTACGTAGCAAACACAAAAGTAATTGATTCTTCTGGAATCTATGTTTCGACAGCTCCTAATCTTACATCAGTTGGATTGTTAACTACCCTTAACGTTGGTAACTTAACAATTTCTACTTCTACTATTTCTGTAGCAGACGGTACTAGCGATCTTGTTTTAGGTAAATTAGGAATTGGTAATGTAAGCGTAGCCGGAAAGAAAATTGTCGATCTTGCGCCGAACACTCCGGCAGACAGTACATCAACAGCAGTTACAAAATACTATGTTGACACACTTCAAAACTTAAAAAACAGTACTAACTTTGTATTTTCAATCGATGTCACCGGTGTAGCAGACATTAATTTATTTGTAATTTCTTTCTTAACAAAGATGTTACCACTTAACACACAAATAACTGATACATTCCACATTCCTGAAAACGCAAGATGTAGAGTTAACTGTATGAACTATGCTATTCCGTCATGGACTGTTACAGGTAACAACAATTACGCAGTTGAAACAGTTGATAAGGACAATGTTCCTAGCTCAGTTAGTGTATTAACCGCGGTCACTGTACAAATCACAAGTCCGGTCACTGCTCCAGTTTGCTCACAAGAAATTAGACAGTTTTATGTTCTAGGTAGACAGTGGGTTTTTGATCAGATTATTGTGTAATTAGGAATTAACAATGGCATACAACATTTATAAATCAGACGGTTCGGCGCTAATTGCCTTAGATGATTATATCATTGACAACACAACGTTGTCTATTAATTTAATTGGTAAGAACGTATCTGGTTATGGCGCTCAACAAAACGAAAACTTTTTATATCTATTAGAAAACTTTTCTAAGGAAACTCCGCCAGCAAGTCCATTAGCAGGTCAGCTCTGGTATGACAAGTCTGCTAATGTAATGAGACCTATGATTTACGACGGTGGAACATGGCGCCCGTTGTCTGTTACTTTATTTTCTAATACCACAACTGATACATCGATTGCTAGTGGAGCAATAGTTTCAAGTCAAGCCCCCGGAGACTTTTGGTTTAACACCGAAAAACAGCAATTATTCATTAACACAGGATCTTCTTACACACTAATCGGCCCAGAAGCAGTTCCTGGTTTTGGAAAAACAAAATTAAGTTCTGAAACACTTTTAGACAACGGTCTAAATCCGCATCCTGTTATTAAAATTATTTTAGACGGCGAAGTAATTGGCGTTCTAAGTAGCGAAACATTTATGGGAGGCGTTGAAGCATCATCTATAGGTTTTGGATACGTTTACAGAGGATTAACTCTAAAGAATTACAGTCCGAGTACTCGTTATTCAACAACATCAACTGATGTAGTATTTCATGGGTTACACGAACAGTTAGACGAGACATACCCTAGACGTGATCAAGACGAGCACATTACAGGAAATTGGTTCATTGATAATAACTATATGCTCCAGTTTGGAAGTGCTGGTCATAGTAAAATTTCATTCCAAGAGCAGGGCGGAAACTTCCCTGATAAACTTGTTATTGAACACGGTAACGGCGTTATTACATTATCATCAAACGGAAGCTCGTTAACGTTCAACGGAGACTCGTTAAATCCGAACGCAAATGAAAGTCAAAGTATTGGTTCAGCAGGACAACGATTTAATAACGTATATACAAAAAATCTTAACGCAGGCTCTGCTCTAGCATCAGGAAGCATTATTGGCTCTTGGCAAGTTGAAGCATCGAGTCAATTTACACCTGCTTCTGATAACGGAAATGATTTAGGCGCTCCTGCGTTGCGTTGGAAGAATGTTTATGCATTTGGTTTAAACTCTGGCGCTGACCAAGGTACTATTAAAGGAAATTGGCAATTAGCTTCTGGAATTGAATTTATTCCTCAAACAGACGGTAGTAACGATATTGGGTCTTCAGGAAGAAAGTTTAGTACAATTTATACTAACGGCGTTTCTGCTGCAGATCCGTTTACTACGTTAAACGTAACAGGCGAACTTACTTTAGACGGCTCAATTATTCCTACACAGGACCAAGTGTATAACATTGGATCGCCTCAGTCATCGTACAATACAGTTTATTCTTCTAGCATAGTTTCTGATACTGCTAATATCGGTAGTTTAAGTGCTACAGTTAATCAGTTATTAGATAGTTTTGCTAACTCAATATCACGTTTTGATCGTGATGCTCAACTAACTGCTAACTCAGATTCTCGTTTGCCTACTCAAAGAGCAGTTAAGGCATACGTCGATGCCACAAAGAACGCCTTACTTAGTTTAATTGATGCTGTTCAAAGTTCTTTACAAGGTAGTATTAATGGTTTAGAGTTTGTTCCAGCAGGAACAGTATTCTACCATGCGGCAAGTACACCGCCGAGCGGTTTCTTAGTCTGTGATGGCTCTGCTAAATCAACAGCGTCATATCCTGCCTTATTTGCCGCGATTGGTTATACATACGGCGGAGCAGGCGGCACATTTAATCTACCAGATTTGCGTGGCGAATTTATTCGCGGTGCTGACCAAGGTCGAGGCATTGATGGCGGAAGAACTGTCGGTACATCGCAAGGTGATTCATTTAGATCTCACAAACACGGTGTAACACTGAGCCAAGAACAGGGCGGTAGTCACGATCAATACGGATTCCCGCAAGTTGACTGGTCCGGACCAAACATTTATCATAGCCCAGATGAACCAGATGGTTCTACTTGTTACAGAGATGGTAGAGGAAACTTTATGCACTCGACAGGCGGCGATGAAACAAGACCACGTAACGTGGCGCTCTTACCTATCATTAAATATTAAAGACTATGCCATATACACTACGAAAAACCAACGGATCAACACTTGCTATCATTCAAGATGGTGCGATCGAGACTTCTACAGACTTAGTGTTTGTAGGTAAGAACTATGCTGGGTACGGTCAAACTGTTAACGAAAACTTTTTAAAACTACTTGAAAATTTTTCTAGTTCTAGAATCCCTTCAAATCCAATTACTGGTCAAGTTTGGTTTGATACAAGTACTTTAAAGTTAAAAGTTTATGATGGCATAAGATTTAAAAGCCTTACAATAACTGAAATTGACAATAAGAGGCCCAGCGATCTTCGTCAAGGCGACCAATGGTTTGACCCTGTTGATCAAGCTCTGTATGTTTATAACGGACAAGATTTTATCAAAATTGGTCCAGAAAAGTCGGCTAAGGCACTTCAGTCACAGATTGCTGGAGTATTAGTTCCGGGCAATGACAACAATTCTTATACAGTTTTACAAGCAAGTATTGATACCGGACCGGGTTCAGTTGTTGCGGCATTTTCAAAATCGTCCTTCGAACCAGAACCAAATTCCGAATACTATACACAACAGAAGTTTTTAAACATTCAACGAGGTATTAGTTTACCAGGGTACACAGCAGTTCGCGGAACATTTGATCAAACAATTATTGGTGCCCTTCCTGATTTAACTAACCAGTGGACATTCTTTGGGGCGGCAAGTTCTGCTTGGGGAATGTTAGAAAAGGATAATTCAGGATCTACTGTTGCGTTTTATGATGCTAAAGAATATATTAGACGAAGCATCGGAGATAGTTTAAGCCTAAACGGTGAACTAGTAACTTCTTCGAATGACGGTGTTACAATCGGAACTGGTAAAATTGTTAAATTACACGTTGTTCCTGCTTTTGGAAATACTGTTGGTAATTTAACAAACCTACAAAGCACAAGACTTAACTTTAACGTTAACACGTTAAACACAACAACTAACGTAATCTCTTTAGATTACTCTTCTGGAACATTATTAGTTCTACCTAATTCTCCATTAGGTTCGACAAATTCTCCTGTTCATCCTGTTGACATAGGAACAGAAACACAACGTTTTAGATCAGTATATACTAAAAACGTCTATGCTAATCTTTTAAGTACATCAACAACGGGTCTAATCCAAGGAACATGGTCTCTTGCTCCGGGTTCTAGTATCATTGGCGGTAGTGTTCAAGCAACTACAGCAATAACAGCAACCAACGCAATTAACCTACAAAGTTTTGATAATGTTTCTTATGTTCATGCTCAAACGGCAACAAACGCATTAAGCATTGCTCAACGCGATGCTGATGGAAGACTTTGGTCTTCAGGCATTGTTGCGCCAACGACTTCATCTTTCTTTGGAAACTGGACAGTCGGTACAGGCGCAACAGTTCAAGCGACAACAATGTTAGGTACCGACAACGTTGGTTACATTGGTGCTTCTTCTTTGGGAGCAAACAATACAATCGTTCAAAGAACTAGCACCGGCGGTGTTAACGCTACTTCAGTAACAACACAGGCTCTTAGCGCAGGTTCATTAACAAGTTCGAACGGAACAATTTCTGGACAGTGGACATTAGTTGGGTCAAGTACGCTAGAAGCCACTTACGCAGACTTAGCAGAACGTTATGAAGCAGATAAAGAATATGCTCCTGGAACCGTTCTTGTTATTGGCGGTAGCAAAGAAGTTACAACAACATCTGTACGTGCTGATGTTAAGGTTGCTGGCATTGTTTCAACATCTCCAGCATTTAAGATGAACTATGCGGCCGGCGACAATATTACGCATCCATATATCGCATTAAAGGGACGAGTACCTTGTAAGGTTAAAGGAAAGATTACCAAAGGTAGTAGACTTGTTACAAGTTATACACCGGGGTATGCTGAAGCATTCCAGGCAGGAGATGATCCTAATGCTGTAATTGGTATTGCCCTAGAAGATTGGTTAGGTGAACAGGGCGTCATAGAAGTAATGGTCAAATAAAAAGCCCCGGAAGGGGCTTTTTTTACGCTTCGGCTTCCGCCTTTGCTTTCTTCTTTGGTGGATCTAGCTCATCTGCAGCCTTGCGTAGTTTGGCAGCTTCTTTATATAAAGCATCTGCTCTTGAACGCATTTCTGCCGGAGTCATAGAGTCTGTCGAAACAGCAGTTTCTGCTTTTACTTCTTGTGCTGTTGCAACTTCATCTACACTAGCTTTCGCTTCACCGCCTGCTAGTTCGTCAAGTGTGACGCCCTTTTGTTCGGCAATGATTTGATTAAGCTCGTCCAACTGGATGGAAGTTTGTAGATCAGGTGTAACTAATACAAGATTAGTAGGGACCTTTTTTAGATGTCCGTTGGTATGAAACCAAGCCAACATGTTATTGCCATCCGGGAATTTTCTAACAGCTAAAATATCAGAAAGTTCGTTAGATTGCTGTCCACTGTCACTCTCGACGACACTCATAAGAGCGTCGTGGTAAGAAGCTCCAAGATTGCCAGTGCCAATGACAAGAGCACTTAGCGGATCCCCGGGCAGGGTACGATAGGCAATAACTACCCTAGCCCCGTTATTTTTCATTTTACCAACGTGTTTCATATTAGGCCTCCTTAAGCTTCTTGCTTAACGCCGTCTTCTTTGCCTTCAGAGGGTGGTAGTTGTTGTGGATATACTGCTTCTAAGAAGCTATTCAACTTATTGAATACTGCGCCAACAGCACTCATCTCTGCGGCACGGAAAGCGCCACGCTGTGAAGCTACGTCGATAACTGCACGTAAGTTTGTTAGGTCAGCGATTGTCAGCTCTGGTGTTGCTGGTGCTTGTTGTTGACCAGCATCGCCACCGACTGCTTGACCGGCTTGTACTTGACCTTGATCTAATTCTGCCATTTAAATTCTCCTGTTATTATTGTGTAAGTATGGGCATGCCAGACTAAACATAGTTAGCTCAGCAGGATCTTCAAAGCCTAGATCTTGAGTTTCAACCATTTTGTTGTTTTCATCTAGTTTTAATGCCCTTGCTATAGCATAACGCCCGTTTAAATTGCTGTAAATCCAACTGTTAATATTGTCAATATCAAGGTTAGTTATTGACATTTTGGTAAAATGTTCTGGTAGCCACTCTAAACGACGTAGCCCCAGAACGTTTAGCGGATTTACAGTACCTTTTGCTAGTGCCATAAAGTACCAACTTTATTTATAGTGAGCATATGAGCCATATGGAGGAATTATGGATTCTGCTCCGTGACCATGAATAACAAATAGGGTATCGCAGTAGTCCTCATCACCCCAGCTACCGCAAGGATAACCGTCTGTAAACATGATGAATTTTTTAGGATTGATACCTTGATCTTTCATGAACTCAAAGTTACAATCAAAGTCAGTACCACCGCCGCCTTTAACTTCGTAATCCATAATTTCATCGGCATTATCACCGGTAAATTTTGCGTAGTTGTAGACGTCGGTATCGAAGCACCAGACTTCCATCTTAAAGTCTTTGTATTCGTCCATAATGCCCTTGACTTCGCTTAGAAAATCTTTAGCTTGGTCATCGCCAATAGAACCAGACATATCAATCGCAACCGAAACATCAATAGTTTCTTCGTTCATCATGCCTGGAAGAATTGCGCCGGAGTGCATACTCTTACGGTTAGGACGACTGAAGCTAAAGTTGTTTTTAATAATGCTTTGAATTTGCTGACGCAGAAGTTGACGCCAGTCCATCTTGGGCTCAGTAAATTCTTTGATAAGACGCTGAACAGCCGCAGGAACACGACCAGCGCCAGCCGCGGCACTTGCCGAAACCATTGCTTCTTTAATCTCATCACGAATTTTCTTAAGATCTTCTTTGCTGAGTTTTGGACGTCCGTTACCATCACCGTTGCCGTCTTTGTCTCCGTCACCGCCACCCATTCCGTCGTCTTCGTCGAGGTGTTCGTCGAGCAGTTCACCTAGCTGACTTAGATCAATATACTGGACTTTGTCTTTGAGCTCGTCGTAGATTTCTTCGTAGCTTTTGCCTCGATACTTGTTATCTTGGAAAATCTTAATCATAGACGGAACATCACCGATGCGTTCGTCTTTGAGGATTTGGTTAACAGCATAGTCAGCGGCAATGTTTGACAGTTGGGGTTCGCGGCCGTTACGGCGTCCCAAGTGATCAAAAACGTTATGTAGAACTTCGTGTGCGAAACCAAACTCTGCTTCTCGAGGAGTAAGTTTGTCTACAAAGCCAACGTTATAGTAAAACTTGCGACCATCGGTAGCAAGAGTAGAACACCAAGAACTGGCATCAATGAGCTCTAGTCGAGTTGCCATGTTACCAAAGAATGGATGCTTCAAAAGCAAACCGACTCGGGCAGTAATCAATTTGTCTAGAACTTTAGCTTTTTCTTGGGGAGTGTAGACACGATCTTTGTCTACTTTAATTTTTTCTTGTTTCATTACGGCCATTTGTTACTCCAATTTCTAACAGTATGTATATATTATATACTCGTTTTACCAATAAGTCAAGTAAAAAAGGGCCCCGGAGGGCCCAATTTTAGTTCTCCATTGCGGTAATAATGTACTTGCCGTACTGTTCATGGAATCGATCAAAGTTCTTCATCTTAGAACTATCGAATGGCAGTCCGTAGTTAGTAAGAGCAACTTTGGAACCCATAACAACCAATTCGGTTGGGAAGTTATCCATCATAAAGCCAAAGAAGTTATCAGCAAGAGCGTTCCACTCTTTGTTCTTCTTCTCGTGCTCAGTTTGGAGTTCGTAGCACAGACTAATAACCAACGAGTACATCGCTGAGATTTCTTTGATAGAAACCTTATTAACCTTACCGCTCAGAATATCTTCTGGCTTAGGCATTTGCTTGGCGACCTTACGGTGAGCCATAAACTTAACAGCCAAACCGTCACCGATAGCACCTGCTACGAGGTCAGTGAGCGTTGATTCAGGCAGGTCATCGTCGCCAAGCAAATCACTTACGAAAGACCAAGAACGGGGAGTAGCAAAGCTACGGCTCGAGCTCTTAGGATCAAAGTCGTAAAGGTCTTGTTTAGCAAAACCAATGTAACCAACGACTTGTTCGTTAATCTTGTTGTTAACTGCCCATTCCTGCCAGTCATCAAAACTAACTTTCAGTTCCAAGTGTAGGAAACGGTTAGCCAGCGGAGCAGGCATACGATAAGTAACACCCTTGTCAGTTTCACGGTTACCTGCGGCAACAATTGAAACACCCTTAGGCAACTTATAAGTACCAACACGACGGTTAAGGATTAGCTGATAAGCCGCCGCTTGAGTAGCAGGAGCCGCAGAGTTAAGTTCGTCAAGGAACAAAATTGCGGTAGATTCTGGATCGCTAGGAAGTTCAACAGGCGGTGCCCATTCCATAGTACCAGTGCTGGCATTGTAAAAAGGAATACCCTTAATGTCAGTAGGTTCCCAAAGGCTCAAACGAACGTCAATAACTTCACGCTCTTGTTCGGCACCAATTTGGTGAACAATATCGGACTTACCAATACCAGGGGGGCCCCACATAAAAACAGGGCGATTGACTTTAAAGCATTTGCGGATTGCCGCTTTAGCTTCATTAGGAGTTTGGGTGCGGTTTGCGCTAACGCTTTCGCCTTTTGCCATTTTTTGACCTCTTTCTTTAAAAAAACAAAGTTGAATAACAACGCTCTATGTATATTATTATAGCGCCGACTCTGTTAGAAGTCAATAAATTTTGGTAAGTAGTTTACCAAAAAAGTGTTGTATTTTTACAACGATTGTGACAGTTTATGGCTACGTCCAAACTTTCCAACGTCGCCAGAAAACAATACAAGCTCTACAGCAGTTCTCTCTTTGAAAACCCAAATGGACTTTCTATCTAAAAAATAGGGTGCGTCCAAATATCGGTCAATTTGGATAATTGTACTATTTGTAATCATAAAGCCGTCTTCTTTTGGATACTCAATTTCGTAGGCTTTATATTCGAGTTTGTCTTTGAGTACTTCAAAGCCTTGCTCAGTCAAACGAAAACCACCTGATTTTTTATCACGATGTGAGAACCAGATGGTTTTGTAAAATTGTTCAAACGGAATTCCGTCAAATTTTAAACAGTACTCTGTGTGTAGTTTTTCAGTTAAATCCTTTTTGGAGATCATTCTTGTTCTTTAATTGGTTCGCCTGTAGTTAATTTATACACTTCGAAGTCTTGGCAGTTGAATAACTTGTTTAACTTCTCGGCTAAATTGAAGGCATGGCCACTGTTTGAAAAACTTACTTTCTTATATTTCGGGCCCAGTTGCTGTGCTACAACGGATGTAGTCTTAAGATTAACGGGCTTCCCTTTGTAGAAAACAGCCCAAATGGCCTCGGCTTCAAGAACCTGCTCAGTCTTGTAATTCTTTTTATTAGTAATTTCTAAAAGCACTTTTGGCTTTGGTCTGCTCATAGTAGGTACATCTCCAAATATACCTACTTATTTATTATAGCAGTTTAGAAATTACCACCGTCCATACTTACTTGTAAATCCTGCGGCTGTGAAGATTGACTTAGAATTTTATCTAATTCTCCACTTAAACGTGTCATTACTACCGCTAGACTATCGCTTAGTTGTTGAGCCTCGTCTGCGCTTAAATTGACTACTTTTGCGCCTGATTTTTGAGCAATTCTGGCCTTTTCTAAGAAGTTTTCGATAGGAATTGTGTTTAATTGCTTCATTAGTCTTTACTCATTGAACTTAGTACTTGTTTCATTTCAAGCTCGGTTTTAAAAGGACCGCGATGTTCATAGCGTTCTAATGTAATTAGTTTAGGGCAGAAGCTCTTAACCCAACCTTTTCGGAACTTGATTACATAATAACCGGCGCAATATTGGCTCTTACTTTTATCGCTCTTTGAGTAAATTGGAAGACGTTGACGAACATCGTACACCGGGTTGAACGGCTTGCTAGAGCAGGGAAACTCGTAGATGCTGTAGTCTTTGGATTGTGCGATTTTCGCACTTTGCTTTTCTTTCTTAAGTTGGTCTTCAGTAATACTGATGCCAAACAAAGTTTGGAAAACGGCTAAATCTGCGATATCGACCTTCTGGCCTTTTCGCATAAAACTATAGCCCTTCTTTTCCTTTGTAAGCGTACCTAACTTTTCTCCTTCTGCTTCGATAAGCCAGAATTTGCCCTCAATCAAGGGTTTAGTTTGTACCTCAATCATTTGTACCTCCTTAGCACAATATTTGTTATAACTTGGACAAGTGTCCTTAAACTGACAAACTTTCATTTGAGTATCTCGCATTCAGCGGATCGGCATAACTTTGAATCTGCTCTGTAATTTTGATCAAGTTATACTGACCACAAAACTTCATAAGTCTAATTCCAACCTGAGGAATGTTTTTGTCCTTGCCGGTTTCTGCGGCAAGTGTTTCGGCAATAATTGCCTTAATGTGATCTGGTTGTGCTGTAAGATCGCAGAGTGTTACGTTGCGCTGGTAGTCTTCAAGAACACGGTGTTCAACACCTTCGTGGTCAGTCCAACGTTGTAGCATTAGATTGTTCCACGCCCAACCTTTGGAATTTCTATCTTCAAATGCTTCAAGTAGACCAACTTTGTTTTTGCTACCTTTTGTACGAACACCCGGATATGCTGAGAACACGTTATCGCTTGTATCGCCACGCATACACTTTTCAAAGATTAACCATTCGGGATTCGGAGCACCTTTTTCCTCGCCGGTTTTCTTGTCTTTAACCGGCTTGCCCTTTTCGTCAAAGTAACCTTCGTGTGTAGTTGTAACTTGAGTCACGCCGTTGTATTGTTTTACGTTAGGCGCGATAAGTTGTGCGAAGTCGCCGTCTGTGGAAATGATAACATGATTATCATTTGGATGCGCTTGAACAAAACCGGCAATTAAATCGTCAGCTTCGAGTTGCGGGTGATGTAAAACTGTACAGTTAGTCTTGTCGTTGATGAACGTTTTAAAGTCATCGAACGTTTCCCAAAACAGTTTATCTTCTTCTTGTTCGGATGGAGTCATAGCACCACGTGCTTCTGCCCTGTTAGCTTTGTAAGGCTTGTAATAGTCCTTACGCCAACTGCGACCTTCGAGTGCGAAGATTACATGTTTCCCATCGAAGTCTTTCCATGCTTTACGGACACTACTGAGCAGGGTATGAATACACATACCAATCTTATCTTCAGCACTTCCTCGAACAACGTGTCTAGCACGGAAAAATGTGTTTGCTGTGTCTACCAAAATATATGTCATTAACTGACCTCTGATCTTCCATTACCAATATCTGTTACGTTTATATAACCCGCTCCCCTACGATCCATATTAACGCCCTCTTCTAAAGCAACGTCACGGCATAGGTCCCTGAACCACTGATCTACAATCGCTTCTTCTGTGTCGCCCTTGTAGCCGGCTTCAGTTAATTTTAGTATAAAATACTCATTCCAGTCAAGTTCAAAAAAACCATTTCTAATGTTATCTGTATTTATGTGTGTATTTAATACAGAAACATAGGGCTCTTTTTTGGCTGTTGCCGCATCTTTTGGACTTAGCGTTTCTGTTGGAACGTAGTCTTTTGCTATTTCCTTTGCCTTGCCCTTTTTAAACCACTTCTTTATAATATCTAACATTTCAAAAACTCCGTCTAAAATCATACTCGCTCCGGCATACGTCGATGCTGTACATTAACATAGTTTGTTGTACAAACCCAACGTTCTTCATCGGTTTGATTTGGTTGTGTCTGATGCTGTATCCATCCGGGGAAGAATAAAACATCGCCTGTTACTGCTGGAACTTCTCTCCATTCAAACAAGCTCTTTTCATCGTTGTTGTGTGTATGGATACTGCGTAAATCAAAATGCGGATCTTTAAATTCAATATACCCGCCGTTCTCTGGCATCTGTATATATGCGGCAATACTAAGAGCGCACATGCCGTGAGCGTGTGCCAGAGTAATTCCGCCCTTCTTATGACAGTTGACCCAGCTGTTACTGATCCAATACGGCATTTCTGAGATTAGTTTAAATTGCTCAAACATTACATACTGAGCAATCTCATGTTGCCAATTAAAAAATTCTTTAAAAGCAGGATGCCCGTGTGGAGGAAGTTTTTGATTATATACAGAACTGCGAGCATCGCCTTCTTCTAAACTTAACGATCCCCCAAGTGGAGCATTGGATAAAATTTCTCTAGCAATTTCTACATGCTCTTTTGTAAAGCCGTCGTAGTGTGCTTTAAAGACAAGCGGTGGAAACGGATTAATTGCTTCTAGCATCGACCTTTTAAATTCCATAAAATAAATTCATCTTTGGCAATCCAGTAATTTTCAAAGACTGGCTCGCCGGGTCCAGTAATCATACGAATACCGTGGTATGCTTTCTTTCCCCATAGTTGCTGTCCTGTTAGAAAACAAGTATTAGGACGCCAGCAAAACTTTAACTTCCATCCTCTGGCTTTTTGTAGTCCCCAATCTTGTGATCGAGGACTTCCTTGAACTTCGTCACTCATTCTGCTTAACCCCATCTGTCGCTTTGATGCGAACCCTGACATTAAGTTCCCCACTCGTTTTTAAAGAGCGGAACTTGTAATCTATCGGAATATCTATAGCCCTTCTTCATAGCGAGATCTGCTACACGACGATTGTTAAGAGCATAAACGCTTTCAACGCCGCCGACTGGCATTAGATAGATAGGACCGTTGAATCCTGCCTTGCGATATTCTTCTACGGCACGATCGGCATCTAGTGCGTCTTGTTCTGAAGCAATAACAAACTTAAGGTATGTGTAACCAACCTGTTCGTAGTCACAAACAACTTCTGGCTTAATAGCATCTTCCCACGGTTCGCCTGAGCAAGGAAGTTTTGCGCTTACACTAAATGTAAGGGCATTGTAACCTCTTCGACCATGAACTGGGCTTAGTGTCCAGTCTAGCAAGAAATGTCTAAAATCTTTTGTCAAACGCATTGTACCGTTTGTTTCAAAAGTTAGCTCTTTTAAGCTAGTCATCTTAGGATGATTAAGCAAGTCTGGATAAGCACGTTGCCAACCTAGCAAAGGCTCGCCACCTGTAATTACGAGATGTTCGTCCCGCCATTCCTTGTAAGGTAACGTATCCACAATAGCATCGGCAATCGCAGTAGTATCCAGAAGGGGAGATAGATGCTTAAAGCGAGGATCCCAAGAAGCGTAACTATCACAACCTGTAGATACCAAAGGAAGCGATTTGTACTCGGTGTACTTAGATGCGTCAATATTTTCTGCTTCAACACTTCGTTCTCCTCTTGGCATGCCAAATCCGGCACATGTAAAATTACAACCAAATGTACGTAAGAAGACAGAAGGAACGCCCATAAAGCGTCCTTCTCCTTGTATGCTGTAAAACAGCTCTGCGACTTTGATTTTACTCACTTGGAGTTCCTGTAGCTTTTTGTTCAGTAAGTTTATATTCCTCGAGTTTTTTCTTAAACTCGTCTTCGGTTAGGCCATGCCATCCGATACATTTACCAGTTGGGCTACGACCGCAACCGCACTTACCTACATCTGCTGAAGCTCTTACTTGCATTATGAATCTCCTTTTAAACTATCAATAATGACTTTACGTTCTCTATTATACACTTGCTTTTGGAGAAAGTCAATAAACTCCTTATGTTCCATTTTTTCAGCTTTATTTAGAATATTTTTACAGGCTTGATAATAATACCTACGCTTGGCCGCTTTGGTAACACCCTTTTTATCTTCAACAGCCATTTGGAAACTTTTAACCAAAACCTCTGCGGCTTGACTCGGTTTGCCGTTCCAAATTACATCACCGTCGGCAGTTATAGTTAAAATACTTTTTTCGTACGATTTAAAAACAAATTGACCTGCAGGTGGCATGGTGTTTCCTATTCCAATATTTCCACTTGTGTTATAAGTAAAAGTTGCTGGTTTAATCGTTTGAATAGTCCGGAGAGCGATAGTTTCCTTTGCCCGGGATCGTGTTTCGAACACCGCCGATCGGATCTTTGACGTCGCCGTTTCTGCGCGGGATAAGATGAATATGAGGCCAAGGCACAGTTTGACCTGCGCTTTCGCCATAGTTAAGTCCAACATTGAAACCGTCCCATTCTCCGGCTTCCACCATTGTCTTACCGTATCTAACAGCATCTTCAAACGCATCGCTTAAAACTCCTAAGGTGTTATATTTAGGCACGTACAACAAGTGCCCGGGCGTACAGGGATATTTGTCTTTGAAAACTTTTACATGATAGTCTTCAGCAATAAGTTCAGTCCACGGAGCCTTGCTATCCTCGATATCGTCCGGTATGCCTTTAAAAATATGATTGTCTTGTTTAAACATTAGTGATTCCTCTTCCCATCAAAAACACAAACAAAGTACATGTCTTCATGTCCGGTGTTATGAACACGATGAAACACCCCGTCTTGAATTAACACTACATCACCTGGGTAGACATTAAAGGTCTCATTATCTAAAGTCATCTTTCCTTGGCCTCGAATAAATTGATAAACTTCTTCTTGGCCTGCGTGGCTATGCCCGGATGTACTCTTGCCCGGATGTAGTGTTGTTGAACTAACGATTAAATTTTTTAATGCTGTATTATCTTTTACTGTGTAGACGTCACTTTGTTTAACAACTTTTCCGCCTACATCCCATCCACCAAATTTCATTTTAATTCTCCTAACGCTGGTGCGTAATTTCCTAGATGCTGTACTGTTATAGAGCTTGCCTTAACCGCAAATTCCATAGCATCTATAATATCTTTACTTAGGCAATATCTATATGTGAGAGCAGATAAAAAGGTATCTCCTGCTCCGCAAACATCACTAACTTCTACCTTAGGAGCCGGCACAATTACGTCGTTGTAACGAGCACCCTTTTCTCCTAGTGTAACAATAATTCCTGAGCATTTAGTAATCAATTTACTATACTCGAGCTCATTGATTTTAATGTATGCGCCTTCTAATCGCTTTAAGTCTGTTTTCTTTGTATCAACAAATACAGGTCCTTTAAAATTAGCAATTAGTTTTTCGATTAGTTCGTAACTAACATAACCTTTGTCATAGTCAGACACTACAATAGCATCTAGATTAGCACTATTTAGGTTGAATGGAATGTCTTCAAATAATAGGGGTTGACTGCGATTGTCGTTGTCTACGCGGAGAACATGTTGTTTTGATCTTTGGTCGATAAGGCGTGTCTTAACACTTGTTTGTCCGCACATGTAAGTAACAATACAACCTAGTTCTTCTAGATTGCGCTTCACGTTACGTGCCATTCCGCCTACAGTTTCATTCCGCCCGTACTTAAAGACGGGAACAGGCGCCTCGGGCGAAATGCGATCTACGCTACCGAATTGGTAGACGTCGAGGCAATCATCCCCGATTAATAATATCGTCAATGGTTTTGGTTGTTGAATATGAACCGACTCTGTCATAGTAAATTACTTTATCACAATATTGTTCTGCTGTACCAGGCTTGTCTCGTTTCCAATCCCCGCCCTTAACGTAGACATCTGGTTTGTATTCTTTCATTATCTCTATTAGCTCTTCTTTACTATCAAAAAATCTAACAGTATCTACAGCTCGTAGGTTATCAAGCAAAAACCACCTGTCCCATTGATTATTAATAGGACGTTTTTCTCCTTTGAGTTCTTTAACTCTACGATCTGTATCAATGGCAACTAGCAAAAAATCGCCTTGACTTTTTGCGTAGTTTAGTAGTTCGATATGTCCTCTATGGACAATATCAAAGGTGCCGTTAACCATTACTCTCACGTTGACTATCTCCGGGCATTACTCGATAGTTGTCTTGAATTGAATCGGGCGTACTAACTTCGATGATAGTACCTTCTTCTAGACAAATAACTTGATGTGGGAATAGTGGCGGATTATGCCACGTATCACCTGGATTAAGAATTGCGCTTCCTTGATGTGCGTCTTTAGTGTCGATAAACTTCACTTCGAACTTGCCATCTAGGACAAACCAAGTCTCATCTTTTTCAGCATGGAAGTGCATACTGAATTTGGCACCTTTGTTAAATTTCAAAAGTTTGCCACAGTATTTGTCAGTGGTACACCAAATTAATTCGTGTCCCCAACCCTTTTGTACGAATCCTTCTAATCTTGTCATTCTGGTAAGCTTCTAAATCTTTGTTCAAAACTCTCAATGTAACAGCTATATTCTTTACAGTCCGTTGCTGGAGTTTTTATTCCTTTGTCTTCTCTGTAATGTACCCATGTATGTCCATCGTCTGTTTCGACTACAGCGAGTACGAGAAACCTTTTATTTGTGCCATCCCACCATCGTGTTCCGGGTCTTACTAATTTCATTTTGTCCACCAATCCTCGTATGGGAAATCAACCCATACATCTTTTTCTGCTTTATTAACTTCCATGCCAACAAAGTCCATTTTAACATCACACTTACTAGCTAGGTTATCAACAATTACAGCAAACTTTACATTATTATTCCAGATATAATTCCAGTCGTTTTGATTAGGTAAACATCCAGACTGCCAATCCTTCATAATCCAGTTAAGTGTTGCTCCGCTATCATTAATGTCATCTACTATAAGAATTTTCTTTTTAAGATCTGCGTTAGATTTAATTGAAGTTTCTGGATTGCTATCGTAACCGAACGCATCCTCGGCCATCCATAAATTTGATTCAGGTCCTATATTTGTATTATCTCGTAGACTTACATTTAGTGTATGTAACGGGACATTAAAGTAGTGACTCATCATAAGAGCAGGGAGAAGACCTCCCCGTGTAATTCCAACAATGTAGTCAGGTCTCCAACCACTAACAGTAATGTCTCTGCAAATTTTACTTACAAGACTGTTAAAGTGAGATTGGTTAATTATGAGTTTGTCGATCGATGTCATCTTGACTCCGGCAAATTTCGTAGATTAATTTAAAATCGTCCCATGACTTTTGTAAAGCTGGGAACTTTTCACACATACGGCCCATCCGGATAGCGTCAATACGATATCGGTTCATCCACTCATGTTGAGCATCAACGGACGACATAGTAACGTATCCGTCAAACATTTCGTACATAACGCTATCTGGGTTCACTGTTTAAGTGCCTCCATGGTGATAATTTTTTCAATTTTATCACCAAACTTTTCATCGTCGCCAACAATATGAAGACTGCTAAAATGACGATCTCTAGTTCTATCGTAGGAGTTAGTTTCAACAACAAATCCGCCTTGTGCTTTATATACTTGGAAGCGAATTCCCTTATCGCTATCTAAAGATGGACCACTTTGGATAGTACCGATGCTTCGTGGCATTTTAATTTGATTCATTGCGGCTCTTTCTTTTTCTTGTTGTTGTTCTTCTGCTACTGCGCTCTTTAGAGCCTTAAGCATCCAACGTGAGATAAAGTTTCCCTTTTTCTTTTTCTTTTGTTCTGGAATATATGCTTCTGCTTCTACTGCGTATCCTGTTTCGCCCATAATAGTTCCTTTCTTATCTTGGAGCAAACTCTTGTTGGAGTTTAATGTTGTCAAAGAATTCCTTCTTTGTGCCTGGATCATCTTTAAACGCACCACGTAATACAGTTGTTTGTGTTAAAGAACTATGTGCCATAATGCCACGATTTTCACAGCAACCATGCGTGGCTTGAATATAAACTCCTAGGTCTTTTGCTCCTGTGGCTTTGGCGATCTCGCGAGCAATATCATTAGCAAGTTCCTCCTGGAGAGTACCACGTCGGGCGCACCATTGGGCAATCCTTGTGTACTTAGAGAGGCCAATGAGGTGTTGAGCCGCAATAATACCAATATAGGCAACACCAGTAACGGGTTGGTGATGATGGCTACACATACTGCGAAGCTCACTGCGAACAACCAACATACCTTCGTAGCGGTCCTCCGAATCGTTAGGGAAACTTGTTGCGTCTGGTGCTGGGGCATATCTTCCTGCCATTATTTCGTTAAAGTACATTTTGGCCAGTCTACGTGCTGTGCCCTTACTATTAGGATCTGTTTCGCGATCAATTAACAACGCATCCAACACTTTTTCAAACGCTTCTGTTGCTTCGTCTACCAGTTCGGGGAGAACATTTTCGTCTACGTATTCGCTGATATTGTCGCCAGCCCAGAAACGCTTTCCGTTGCGTCTCATGTTTTCTCTAATTGCTTGCGCTAAATTTTTTTCACTCATTTAATACTCCGATGTTAAGGCAGAGGATTGCCATATGTTATTATACTAATATTTAGGTTTACTTGTCAAGGCCGCGTAGCTTTTTATTAGCACTGATAGCACTCTTAAGTAAGGAAAAATCAACTCCTGCTCTTTCTGCTTCATAGACTAGTGCGGCAGTATCTTTAGGAAAACATGCTCCGCCAAAACCTCTGCTTCCGTCTGGACCAGGAACACGCATGTGACTGTTGCCAAAACGCTTTTCGCTTAGAAGCATGTTGGTTAGCGAGTTAAAGTTTACACCTAGTTGCTGTGCTAGATCATAAATTTGATTCATAAACACAACCTTAGTAGCTAGGAAACTGTTAATGGTGTATTTTGCTAGGCTTGCTTCGGTAATGGTACAGTAAGTAACATCTGTCAAACTTGGTTGGCTAGCACGGATAACTGCTTCAGCCTTTTGACAATATTCTTCAGCACCGCCGATGTAGGCAAAAGTACCATTGATATAATCTTCGTTAGCAGTTGCCGCAACAAGAAACTCTGGTGCGTGAACTAGATTAGGGTAGATTACTTGTAGTTTAGAATAAACACCCGGAGGTGCTGTTACTTTACTAATAATAACACCTTCCATACCTGCTAGATTTTTAAGAACATCTTCTAAGATACTTGTATCGCACTCGCCGGTATCGGAAGTGGGACTAGGGACGCAGACATAAACGCCATCACAGGTTTTAAGTTCTTCCCAGCTGGCAACAAATCCTTTAACAGGATCGTGTACCAAAACAGGTACTTGAAACGTATCGTAGGCATTTTTAACTGCGCCACCTACAAATCCGGCGCCGACGATTCCAATCTTCATTTTATATTTTCCAATAGTTTTGTAGCACTAAAAAAGTTTTCTGTTAGATAAGCTGTCTGCTTACGAAGCATAGGTAACATATGATCGTAATTGTCCATATACTGGATTATCTTAAAGCAGATTTCTTGTCTATGTTTGAGATAGGCGTCATAACTTTCAGTCCATTCACTAGGATACTTAAATGTATCAAATGCCATTTCTGAATAGCTTAGACGATCTGGAACCATAGGAATAGCATCTACAATGGCACCTTCGTACCAACTAATACCTAGGGTTTCTTGTAAGTTCGCACTGAATACCAACTTCGACTCGCCTAACAAATTATGATACTCATTCTTTGTTAGCTGTTGATCCTGACACACAATAAATTCGTATTGTGGTAGCTGTTCTTTGAGATCTCTAAAAATCTCAACTTGCTTCTCGGGTGCTATACGATGCGGGAATAGAATCAAATCACGCTTAGGCATATTTTTATAGTCTAAGAGTGTATCTTCCATATATTCCATTGGCCATCCAGTACGTACAATCTTTCCTGTATTGAACATTTCAAAGACAATTTCTTTATCTGCAAAACGACCTAAGTCGAGCAGATTATGTAAGAACATGTCGATGTGAAAGTCTGTAGCAAAATAGTTGTGATCGATTGACTCGAAGAAACTCTTTTCGGCGTGTCTAACCCAAGGAGCATCTCCGATTAGACGACCTAGGAAGTCTTGAGGATCGTAACTACCAGCATGCCATAATGCGTGAATCTTAACAGGTATGTTAAGAAGCTCGCTCATGTATTTTAGATTCGTGATGCCAGGATGCCAAGCATCAGTAAACAGAAAATGATCGCCAGGCTTAACTGTTCCGGCGCAAAATAGCCTACTAAATTCCTCAACTTGTCTCGCTTTGTATATATTTGTACCACCAAAATTGAGAAAAGCACCAGGAGTGGTACTGTTAGGAATGTCAGTAGGTCCAGAGATAACTGTGACATCGTGTCCCGCCTTTTTAAGAAGACTAGGTACCCAAGTCTTCCACTGACCAGTGTACCTAGTTTCAACAGCTTCTAAGTCTACTAAGAATACTGTCATTGGTTGAATTTACGGTATGGCTTCGATCCGTTGTAGTTGTGGAAACGGCGCTTGCCCTTATTGGCAAACTCCTTGTACTCCCTAGACTTGTACAAGTCTGCCGGATTGAAGTTGATCATTTCAAAACGGCAATGATCGTGCCATGCTTCAAGATCGTCGAAGATCTTGTTGACTTCTGGTTTCATAACCAGATATTTGTCGAGCCACTTTGGTTGCGACATTTTCTTTTCCTTTAAATAGAAAGAGTTTGATACGGGCGAGAAAGGTTATAATGAATGAGGCATCCGTTCTCGCCGTCCTCGGCTACCTCAATGCTTACGTTGCGATCTGGATATCGCAAAGTAATCTGCTGATATAAGTCATCTGCGATCATCTCGCATGACTTATAATTTAGTTCTAATACGGCACCTTGACCATTATACAGGTTCTCGAGCCAACGTTTGAATTGGATGAATTCGATGTCCCGGTCATTGTGGAACACATCAATCCACACCCGGAAATGGAAGATATGACGATGAGGAACACCAAGGAACGAAACATCATATTCGTCTCCGGTTGCTAGTGCGGGGTCCGTTGCGGCCGCAGGATATTTGTGAATGCCTTCTTTGCGAAAGGTTACCCAGATTTGACGTTGGGCCTGATCCATAACTCTTTGTGTTTTTTCTTGACTCATTTGATAATTTCATCCTTACCGTATTCATTCCAGCTTGTAAAGTTTTTACGCTTAGTTAGATCGTGAAGCATATGACACCAAACGCCATGATTAGTTGCGTTAAAATCAATGTCGTCTAGCTTAATTGTAGCATTATATCCTAGCTGTTGTAAATAGGGCACTTTCACCGAAATTTGCGGAATAAAGTTTCGGTATTCTACCAGACGCCCTTCTACCAGGCCCTCTACTTGTGAAACATCAAGATCTAGCGTACACAAGAAGCCTGCTTCGATACAATCGACAATCATATCTTCCCATTCTCGCCAATTGCTGGCATCATTTACTTCGAGTTTAGGAAAACTTTGGTTAGCACCAAAATAGATATGGTCGCAATTATTATCTTTGGCAAGATGAATGATAATATGCGGGTCCTGTAGACCTACAACAAACAAAGTACGTTTACCAAAAGCAGGAGTTTTTTCGACTTCTACTCCGGTAAAAAACGTAATGTCTTCTGCGGTGCCAATAGTATAATCTCTTTTCATATTACTTTGTGTTATCCCAATAAAGCCAGCCAGTTAAAATATATTTGTCTTGAGTTTTTGAAACTTGTCCGCGATGTATATGTGTAAGTCCAGTTGGAAAAATAATTGTCTTACCCTTAACTGCTTTAACAGTTAAGTTTTGATTTAAGAATTCAGTTCCACCGTCTTCAACATCATTCAGATAAGTTAAAAAAACTAAAGCTCTTTCGCAAAGTTCTTGACCTCCATCTATATGCCACTGATAAAAACCTTCCTCTGGTTTGTACCATTGTATTTGTGGCGCATAGCGCATTTCAAATTTTCCGCAGTAGTTATATATTTTACGCTCTATACAATAATTGTCAATGAATTTGGTTAAATCGTTGTTATATTCCGGAAAACGAAAATTAGCAGGAGAGCCCAAACTGTCAGCGTCTGGCAAGTAAAGATCTGTGCTACGCTTTACTTCTGGAGTTTCTTTTGTTCCAAACCCAACTATACCAGGTTTGGTAAAACCTTGTTGATGTGCTTGTTTAAAAAGTTCCAAAAGAGCGTCACAAACAGTTGTGTCGCTCAATTGGTATTCTGCTATAAAGTTCATTACTGATCTTTTAGTTCTTCTTCGAGTGCTCTTAGTTCGTCATCATCTGGACTTGCGAAATCAATTTCTTCTTGACGAACTTCTTCGACCTCAAACAAACTACCAAATGTATTTTGAGCAGGACCACCTTGTAGTCGAGCACCTTCTAAACTACGAAGAAGTGGTAAAGCAGATTCAATTAAGTCAAATGCTTCTGCTTTTGTTTTGGTATTGAATAACTCTTCAACAAATGTAGCAAAGTATAGAATTCTGCGTGGAACCCAGTCGCTAAATTCTTTTTCTTTCTTACCTTCGATACCCCAATGACGCCAGTCTGGTTTAAATCTAGCACATTCGATATCCATTAATTGTTGGGCACGTTGTACAGCAACAATATGGCATTCAACGTTATGACCCATCATTAAAGCATAGCTAAAACTATCCCAACTTGTTTTATTGGGAATCTTACCTAGCTTGTTAATTTTAGGAACAACATGATAGTGATCTGGATTCAAGTGATCAAACTTAGCACCATTTAATTCAGCATCAGACTTTCTAACACCTAGATCGTAATAGGCAATATCGCCCATTGTTAGTCTGCGACCGAACTCTGACTCGAATGGGAACGGGATATCTGCTCCTGCAAGTGCTTTGTTATCTGGTGCTTTGTCCATAATAACCGACCAACGTTTGTTGGTGTGTTGGGCATTTGTGTAGACGAGTCCGTGCGCTGTTGCGATAAACGGTGAGGCGCAATCAAAAGAGATGGTAATTTCTTCATTAATGTGCTTCCTAATTTGACGTTGAATAAGTGTTAGATAGCATGACCAATCTAACTGTGCTGTACCCAGGAAGTGGATCCAGTTTTTGCCTTTCAGCAAACCATCTTCTCTAAGCGTCATTAATCGCTTTAGAGTAATATCCATTTTACACATGTTAGCGCCACCAAACGCCCACCCTTCGGCTTCGCGGCCTTTGTATGGACCATTCGGGTCGCTGAATTCTTTTACGCCTTGATACCACTTTTCAGCAGTATCCCAGTCACTACCCTGTAGAACGTTAAGCCACTTTGTTTGGCCTAAACGATTCTTAAGGAAGTAATCGTTATTGAAACGTGTCTTGTCTAGACAGTCTTCAAATGTTTTTAATCCAGTCTTTGGACTATGAATGTGGTCACAGGCCCAAGTTGGAACGTCTAGCATCATTGACCAATCAGCAGTCATTTCCAACCACTCGAGAATCTTTTGACGAGTCTTATTAGCTTCGGCACCTTCAAAGTTTAGCCAATCAAACTTAAGAACACCTTTACCAATCTGGTATCCACCGGAGTCGCCGACAATAACTGTACTATTTCTTTGTCGTTGTTGAATCATAGACTCTTGATCTATTGCTTTTTCCAGATCCAGTTGTGCGTGACCTGCGGAATACAAAGCATAACGATATGTAAAATATCCTTGTTCTTCGTTTAAGAAGTTCATGCCTTCGATACCGCGATCAAATCCTTTAGGGATACGATCAGTAGAAATAAACTCCCCAAGTCTTTGCTTAGAGATATAGTTCTCGTAGAAAGAACTAATAGCCGGCAAATAGACAGCATAGTCTTTCTGTAGAGGTGTTAAGTTAAGTGGTGGTTTCTTCATTCGATTGATAATCCTTGCTTAATATTACTGTTGCCTTAAGTTGTTCTTGTGCTTTATTTAGGTTTTCTAGAGCAATCTTGACAGCAGGATGTTGTTCGGCAAGAGCCTTCATTTCAAATTCTTCACGCATTTTATTTCTTGCCCAATCTAAAATGCTCTCTGCTTCTGAAGTTAATCCAACGCTAGCAAAGCTCATTGCAATTGACTGCCAATTATTGCCGTCGTTTACTTCTAATTGGCTCATGTTGGGATTCCAACGAACCATTCCTGCTCCAGTTGCTCCTGGGCTAATATACGGGTTAGAGGCAGTACCGCCACTAACCACAGTATATCTGCCTGATTGTGTAATGCCTTTTATCATGCTTGTGCTGGAACAATGTACTTGTATTTTGCTAGACCACTGTCTAACTCAATTTGAAGAGCACCTGCGTTACTAAAGCTCATCTTAGTATTGTTTACATCAGCAATCTTTAGAATTGCTAGAACTTGTGAAACAGGCCATGCTAGGTTAGTTGTAATCTTACCTGTAATGCCTTCAGCAAAAACAAACTCACCTGCGTGTGTACTTGCGTCACCAAAATAGAACTTTAGCTTATCGCCGTCGGTCTTGGCAATAAATGTAGTATGTTCGGAGTTAGCACTTGCTTGGAAGTTAAAACGCTGAACTGCGGCAACGCTAGGAACAATCTCAACATCCCAATTGACACCTTTGAACTTAACAGTCTTCAACTTTTCGTTGATAATTTCTGTGTTCATAAAGCGATAGTCGTTCTTGAAGTCGCCTTTCTTATTTTCAAAGTGAAGGCCTACCGGAAGAGTAACACCGTTTCGATCTGCTTTAACAACATCGATCTTTGCGTCCTCTTTATATTCGGGACAATCTAGATGAATCTTTAGTTTGTTAAGTTGTGGCATACCAAACACGCCAATCATGTCTGGATACGGATTAGCAGTTTCTGCTTGTAGAATTACAGAGCGGTCGTCTGCCATTGAGTCAATAACTGTTTTGTCTTCTGCGCCTGTGATCTTAACAATGTTAAGGAAGCCTAGATTATGTGTATGACTTACGATATCTTGAAGGATGTCTTTCATTTTTATTATTCTCCTGTATGTTACATTATATTTAGAAAATTGGTCAATGTCAACAAAATTATTCAAATGTGAACAAATTACCAAAGGTATTATTTTGTGTTGTAGAGTCTAAGTCCCATTCCAACACACCGATTAGGTTTTCCAGTTTATTATTAATGATTGTAGCTTCCATCTCGCCATGATCAAAAGGTAATTCCTGGAACCATTTAGGCAATCTTAGTTCGTCTACCGGATAAGCGACTGAGGTATAACCTAGTGGATTATCTTTTAACTTACAAACAATTACTTTCATACCGTCAACAATACCCATTGAGTATTTGTCTCCGTTAAGTTGTTTTAGAGTATTCCAATTAAGGCTTGCTCGAACGTGACCTGGCATATTAGCCTTGCCCTGTTTCTTTTCCTTAGCCGCATACTCTGTAATGTTGTTAGCACGTTTAGGCGAACCCTTTTCCCAGCCTGGGCGAGCTTTAAACTCTGTGCGGAATTCGCTAATACGATCTAACACTTCTTGCTCTTCTGCGCCGTTTAGGACTCGTGTTAAGATTTCTTCCAAGAACTTCTGCATAAATTCTGGAGTATCTGAACGCTTAAGGTCTAGACCCATAGCCTTGATCTTGCCTGGCTTATCATCTGTGTCGTAGCGTTTTCCGTCTTTATCGTAATAAAGAACAGCATAACGTTTCTTAGTAATAAACAAACCTTTAGACGCAACAATTTCGCGACCTGCTTTGATAACTTCACCGCGACTCTTTGGACAGTGGAACGCATCCAACATAAACTGTGGGAATGTGCCGTTTACTTCATCAGCAATCTGGTTGTACAGTTGGATGGCAACGTCTTTATCCCAAGGCAAACGTCCTTTGTCAATATCGTTCTTTAGTGTACTGTAAGCAGAGAAGTAACACGAGTCAGTATCTCCATAAATTACAGAGCGTCCACGATAATCATATTCGCCTGTAATAATTTCGTTGATTTTACTTGCCATGTGTTTGGAGATTTGACGACCTACTAGCGTAGTAGACTGCCCAATTCTTTTATCGAAGAATCTACAACCAGCGTTAAGAATAGCACCGTACAAACTGTTCAAGTTAATCTTCTTAACTAACTGACGTTTGTCCCAGTATTCCTCTTCAATCTTATTACCTGCGTCAATTGCTTCTTTGAGTTTTTTCTGCATGTCCTTACGTTCAGCATACCAACGCTTGAGCAAGCCTGGAATAATACCTTCTGTTTCGTAAGTAAAGATTGTACCATTGGCTGAAAGCATCCATGGTTGATTACTATTAAAGATTAAGTCATAGATCTGAGCACCGGACAAGATGTCTTCTTCGCCAGTTTCCCATTCGACAACAATGTCGTTGGCTTTGTCTTGCGACATAACAAACTCATATTCGTTTGAACCGAATTTGCCTTCCCAAGCCGCCGCAAAAGAATTACCTTTTGCCATTTTTGCTTCGATTTCTGCTTGGGTGTAATCTTGACGTAACTGCCCAACAATAGTCTCTGGTCCCATGTTTAAGGCACGAATCGCAGACGGATAAAGAGAGTTAATATCAACAGATCCAATCCAGTCATGAAGACCTTTCTTTGGATAAGCAACATAAGCACCTGCGGCCTGTGTATCGCCAAGCTCGTCTTTGCGTGTACGACTTGGAACAATCATACCACGGTGATGTGCCTCGTTGATAATAGCCTGTTCAGTAACTGCTACAGCACCCATTGTAGTTTGTAGCAGAACTGTGTTTTCATGAGCAATAGCGTTTGCTAGGTCAATGAATTTTAGTTTCTTATCTAGTTTATCGAGTAGCGCACAGTCTTGTCTGTTATATTCAATAAACTTTTTAAAGTCATTGTTGTATAGTTGGTCAAGTGTGCCTTCGTAGACTGTTTTAGTTTCGCCTACTTCCATCTCTCCAATAGCATCCAGTCGATATGTGTGTCGTTCTTCGTATGTGTATTTGCGGTACAGCTCGAGACTGTCCAAATGAACACGACCAACAAGATCATAGGTAACAGCTTGTTTCCCATATTTTTCGTACTCACGTTTCTTTGGAAATTGATTAAACAAACAGAATCTGCGTGTGTCTTCTTTGCTTAAGGCTTTAGTAACCCGGTTAACGGTGTACGGAATATCGAAACCTTCCGAGTTCCAACCGCTAAGAATATCTGCGTCTTCGATTAGCTTTAAGAAAGTGTCGAGCATCTCTGCTTCGCTTTCAAAGAGATGTGTGTTAGGAAAATCTTTAACTAACTCTTGTGCCTGCTCCATTGTAAGTGTCTTTGGAGGAATAGCAAGACAGACCAGTGTATCTAACCATTGTAGGTGAACAGCAATCGCAGTAATTGGCATGAACGCATCGTCTGGAGATGCGTAACCGCGTTCTGGATCGAAGTCCACCTCAATATCGAAAAATGCTACATTTAGTTTCGGAGCATCTTTTCCTAGATAGTTTTCTTCAAGCACACGAAACACAGCGTTAATGTCGCTTTCGTATAGCTTGTGACTTGAGTGGATTTTTTGTTCTTTGATAAAGTCTTTGAATGTTTTACAAGTGACTTTTGATAGACTTTCCCCGTAAATGGATTTGTACTTTCCTTTATTGTCGGGGTAATAAAATTGATAACGGGCTGGATAATCTACGAAGATTCTACCCTTTTTAGGATCACGTTCAGCGACACGTACAACGTCGTTGTCACGATCCCAGATGGCATCGATGTAACTCATTTTTTCTCCTACCGCTTATGGCCGGCTAACCTTCTAAACAGCGACTTATGGCTCGCTAAACCTTTCTCGTTATTATTTAACTAACATGTTCACTAACCCAATAGTATCTATTGTGGTTAGCAGAATATAGTTAGCTACCATTCCAAAACTACCGCGAGTCCACGCGGCCCAACCGTACATCGCACATCCTAAGATCCAGATGGGATATAGAATAAGTAGAGGAGGAGTAGGCACAGTAAAGGCCATAGTAATACTACAGCCAATGCTAATAGCCCAGGCAAGGACTTCGATAACAAACCTAAAAGGCCATTCGCGATAGTCCCTCTCCGCCCACTTATAAATGTCAACAATGACATTACTAATATGATCCATTAGTCCTCGCTACGGTTTGGGTTTTGGGCATCGTAGTCGTCTTGACGAATAGCATGACCGCTGATGTCGACAATAGTTTCTAGATCATCGAACTCATTGAATACACGTTCCCAGTCGCCCTTTTGTGCGATTTTAATTGCTTTTTTAATAATGCTCGGTTTTACTTCTAGCTCTTCTGCGACTGCTTTAATAGTATCGTTGAGACCTTCATTAAGATCCTCGATCTCTTGAAGTACAGTAACGCCTTCTGAAATTAGTTGTTTAATTTTTGCTTGTTCTGGTGCGCCAAAAATTTTGCTCATGTGTGTTGTTCTCCTATGTGTTTAATTATACTTTACTGCTAAGATAAAAGTCAAGTCTTGATGTTAAATATTTTGTGCGACTGTTAAAGTGGCTTCCGAGGATCCTAGATGTACGAATTTTCCACTTTTCTTCGTACGGCATCAACGAATTGGCATTCGTCAGGGCAAATTGGGGTCGCACTTATTTTTTAGATTTACCAGATTTCATATTAGCACACCAGTGTGCCATACGTTGTTTTTCGCCTGAGCTATTTTTAGCTACCTTGCGTAGAGTTGAAACTGATGCTTTACAGTTTACTCCAGAACGTTTTGCCAAGCCTTTGCGGCCTGGCTTTTTACCATCGGCGAAATTTTCTAGTAGTTGGTTGATTTTCATTTTAGTGAAGAACGTAACATCCAGCCGTGTTTAGCATGAGCATCCATGCGTCCGGCGATGAAATCACTAAAACCGTTTGTACCTTGTTGTTCAGAAAGATCAAAAACCATTTTTAGGATTTTAATCATTTTTTCATTATCAGCAAGAAGTTCTTGAAGCATTTGGTCTGCTGGCAAAACATCTGCTTCATCGTCTATTTGACTTAGCATACTGAGCTTGCTAAATGCCGCAGGAGCATAAGAACCTAAGGCACGAATTTGCTCAGCGAATGCGTCGATACTATCATAAACTTCGCCGTAAATTTTACCAAATAAATCGTGGAACTGAAGGAACAATGGACCTTCGACGTTCCAATGGAAGTTCTGTGCTTTTAAGTAAAAAGCAAATTCACTTGCGAATGCTATTTTTGCGGCTTTAGTTAAATCACTCATTTTTGAATCTTCTTTGCTAACATGTTATTTAGCTTGTCTTCGTAGGTTAACTCTTGCTCAAATAATTGTGCGGCCAAGCTGTCGTGTGTCCAACCTTCTTTAGGTACGCAATTAGGAACTGTACGTCCACCTTTCTTTTTCATACCAATTTGTTTGTAATTTTTCCAGCAAGCTTCATCTACTTGATCGTCAGCAAACGGTAAGTACCAGAACCAGTTTTCAAACCCGCCCGGGTTAGTATCGTAATCTAAATGGGCACGATTTTGAGCACCATTTAACATTCGTTTAAATTCTGAAACAGCACCGTATTGTTTAGCGATTGCCGCTAAAGTCTGATATAGATTTTCAGCACCCTTTTTGTCTTTGTATTTTTCAATACTTGGAGCAAGTTTATTATACGCATCAGATAAATCTGCGTAAAGTTCATCCATTGCGCCTTCCGCTACGCTTTCCTTGCGAGCTTTTTTCTTTTTAGGATGCTTGATATGTGCCCAGGCCGCAGCCTCGGCTTCGTCGCGGCTCATACCATGACGTTTCATCATGCTTTTAGTAATGTGCATTGCTTGGCGGTCGACTTTAGAACCTTCTGAAACTTTTTGTAGTTGCTCTCCCAGGCCGTAGCGTAAGTCTGAAAGGTTAATCTCAACTTTAGCTAAAATATTTGCTACGGTATTTTCGTCAGCATCATATTCGTTTTCTAATTCGTATCGAAGATCATCTAACGCATCGTCTAAATCTCTTCCGGATTCCACTTCAGCTCGAACTTTTTCAATCCAGTCGACATTATATACATTTTGGTCATCGCCTTCTGATACGCCTTTTTCTTCTTCAGACTTCATGTAGTCCCAAACTGTAACTAACATTGATTTAGCAACAGCAATCTTTTCTTGGCACCACTCGGGCAAATTGTCGCCTTTGTTGATTAAGTCGTCAATACCTTGAACAGCACGTTCTAGTGTTTCTAAGTTATTGTCGGCCATACCGGCTTCGTCGTCGTATTCTGGATTTACGCTTTCGTCTTTTCTTTTACCAAATGTGTTGTGAACTAGTTTGTCTAACTTAGCATGGAATTTGGTTTCTTTATCTTTACTGATTCCGCCACCTTCGCCTACTGGTTCGCCTTTTTTAATTTTTACGTATAGATCCATTAATTCTTCGTCGCTGGCTAGTTCTAAGTAATTCTTTTCCCAACCTGTCTTGTTACAAATGAATTGAATAGCCTTCATTCGGCGAATTGGGTCTAGGCCTGTTTCGTTAAGTTGTCTAGTTTCTGTTAACGCATTTTTTAACATAACGTCAAGATGTTCGGCATAACTTTTCTTGTGCTTAGTATCACCTTGCTTCATTGCTTTCTTTTTATCCTTGTGAGCACCTGCTCCGCCCTGAATAGCATTCTTAGCAACAAAGTTGCGAGGCTTGCTTGGCTCGATATGAGCTACTTTATGTTTTTTGGCTCTTACGCCTTTTTTATTCTCGTTCATGTTACTAATGGTCCTTTGCTATCTAATGCGTTTGTGCCTGGCTTTTGCATTTTAGGCTTTGGTTGTTTAGGTGATTTTTTACCTGTTCCTGTAGTAGGGCTTCCTGTATAAGACTTATTAAATGCTCTACGTTGTAGTTGATGACCAACGCTGGCACTTGATCCGCCCACTGCCGCTACTCCGGTTACTGCTGAAGAACTTACGTATTCTTTAACAGTTGTTAAATCTGATGCGCTATTTGGTTTGTCGTGTGTTGCTACTGGCAAACTGCGATCTTTGCTTACTAATTTTTGTGGCTCGTGCTTTTCTTCTCCTTTTAGGATTTTATTAGCACGACTTAATCCTTGAACAACGGTTTGTAAACTGTCCTCGTCGGCTTGATATTTGATACCAATACCGCCTGCGGCCTCCCAAGCAGAAATATTGCTACCTCTGTCATCAATAAGAATGTTAGGAGTACCGTCTTTTTGAACTGCCCATTTTGCTTTATTCGGAGTAATAACAATATCAACAGGTTGTGGATTTAGATGTTTTTCAATCCACACTTTCTTTTGTGCTTCTGAGTTTTCGTGATCTCCACGCAAAGGGCTCGAGCAAATATGATAATGTCCATACATCTTTACAACCATAGACACTAAGTCGTCTGCTGATGGAAACTTAGGCAAACGAGCAAAAAAATCTGTACCTACCATTTTTTGTAATGTAGGATCAGTCTTAGCAGGCGGAATGTCTCTATAGTTTCCGCTTTTAATTCCGGCAAGTTTAGCGTACTCCGTAAAGAAGTCCGCCAATACTCCGTCCATATCTAGATACACTTCTGGTTTCTTCATGTTAACAGTTCCAACGTCTTAGTGCTTTGTTAATTGGGCTATCGGGATCTCGTTTTGTTTTTGCTGAGGCATGTGCCTTCTTCATTCCGCTCATTCTAGCACAGAAGCTCGAACGGCGCTTGTCATCACTAGATCCCTTTTTAATTTTACTTGGGTCTTTGGTTACAGCAGTTTTTAATTTGCTACCTGGATTTTCACGACGATATGCTTTAACAGCCTTGTCGCTCATTCCGTCTGTTTTGTCTTTCTTGTTGACCTTTTGCCAATCCTCAGTCAACCATTGTTTGTTTAAAAATTGTTCAGCTCTCATGTTTTCTTCTCGCCTGTAAAGTACGGTAAGCTGAACCATAACTTAAACCATTCTGGTGTTCCTGGTTTAATGTTTTGTTCACGCATTATACGTGCATTTTCTGCGGCTGTCAATGTAATATTGCTACCTTGATTTAAACTATTTCTGTACTCTGCTAAACGTTGTTGGGCACCTAGCCCTGCCAAATATTGAACAACCTTTAGCTCGTGAATTGGATCGTTTGGATCTAGCTGGCAATCATCTGGACTGTCAGTATTTAAATGTTCGCTGGTTATTTTATACTGTTTCATTTCTTACCTTCTAGTAAAGAAATAGCTTTGGCAATTTCTACTTCCCACGCTTCGCCGACATTAACTTGGCCTCGTTTTGGTTGTGGAGCAGGTTGTTGTGGTAGTTTTACCTGTGGCTTTGCCTGCTTAGGTAATTGAGCAGGAGCAGGCTTTTGAATATTCATATTCTGTTTTGCTACACTCATTAAATGCTTAATCCATTCGGCCGGAATTTTTTCAGCACCAAAGTTACCACCATTAAATGCTTTGTCCCATATTGCAAATGCTTCTTCCGGAGTTTTTGTTTTAATGGCTGTGCGCAGGGCAGTACCACTCACTCCTGTTCCGCCTTCGTCTTCGCTTCTGCTTGTTACATATGGAATCGCTTTAACGTTTTCGTATCCTGGAAACTTATTAACTGCTTTCATTAAAGCACTAGCCATTTGATTTGCCATCATTTCTCTGTCCTTACCTACAACTATATAGATAGTAGTATATCTAGGAAGTTTGTTGGGCAACGGATTAATTAGCTCGTGTTTAACTTTTTGGAGTAATGACCCTCCCTCCATAGTAACTGCACTAATGTTCTTAGCATACTGCGGATAGAGTAGATGCCACGTTTTAACTTTATCGGGTACAGGAATAGGATCATCCTTACCTTCAGCATTACCGATAAAGAAATACGGATCCCCACCGGTTTCATCTGCTTTCTTAACAGCAAAATCAAATAGTTGTTGATGCCCCATGTGCCCAATAGCACTACCGATAGCAACTACAGCTACCTTCTTTTGATTGTCTCGGGGTTGTTCTTGACGAGCAGTTGCTTTTGCGGCCTGCTTGTTAGCAATAATTTGTTTTTGTTCTGGGCTAGTTACTTTAACAGGACCCATGCGTGTGTTAATAACAATGCCTTCGTAATCTTTACCGAGGATGTCTTTGCCTACAATATTAGGATCCTCACCGATTGCTTTCTCTAAAGCAAGTCCAACTGGTTCCATTGCGGCCTTTACTGCGGCAACTTGATCACGCTTACGACTTGCTAACATAGCCTTGAACTGTTGTAGGTTCTCCATAGGCGGAACAATAGCAGTAACATCTAATGCCTCGTCCTGTGTTAGACTATTGTTAATAAACATAACACTACCTTGTTGTCCTAAGGTGGTTAATTTTTCAACAATCTGATCTCCATCTGGAAGATCATCTCCTGTTGTGGCATCAGTTACACGGAATGGGACTAGGGCTAGGTCAACACCCTTGGGTAGTTCGTCGTATTCTATTCCTACAAACTTTAGTCGACCGCTTTCTGTACGTGTAGCAAATGGCAAGAATAAAACTTCACAAGTAACTTGTTTGTTTACTAAGAAGTCTGGTCCTAACTTGCTGTCGACAAGTTTAACAGCCTTCATCATTTCGTTGAATAGCTGATCAAATAATCCAGCACGTTGTAGGATCTCTGGATCTGTTGTGCCTTTTTGTTGATGATACTTAACAAAGCCTGCTTCGTAGCGAGGCTCTGTTCTGCTAGTTGCCATAAAAGGCTTACCTTCGCTGTTCTTTCCAAACCGTCCGCCAAAGCCGTCAACTTTAACATTTAGCGGAATGTTTGCTAATTTGAAAGCACCGTTCTTTTCGTGTAGTTCTTCCAAGAAGTCAATTAAGTCCGCAGGCTTAAGGTTGCGTAAGTGCGGCATGCCTTTGCGGAACTGTGCCTTTACCTGTGGCTCTTCTTCAAATAAACGGCTTTCGCTTACACGACGATAGTTTGCTACGTAGTCTGCTTTTATCTGCTTAAAGTCTGCCGGAGGTTGAACTCCTAATTTCTTGAACATTAAATTAAGTGCCGCATCTTTTTCAGCAGAATCTCTTTCAGGATCGTTTTTATATAAACCCTGTGCGCCTTGTCCGTAGCATTTGTTGATCATACTTTGAACAAGATTTTGTTTTTCTTCTTGTGTAAAGATAGAATTGGCTAAGTCTAGCAATCCGACAAATGACCAAGTTTTTGGTAACGCTTGTTGTAGACCTTTTTCATTTACTCTATGGCCTAATATTGCTTGAAATATCTTTCCTAGATCTTGTTCGTAGCCTGTTGTAGGTAATCTCTTCATAACAGGCAACCCGTCTACTACTAGCGGCTGACCGCTGGCATCTAGGACTGGCTCGTACTTGGCACGTAGGCCACCGCCCTCTTTACTACTAACAGCAAAAGAAATCATGTTGTCTGTTGTAGGAACATTCTGTTCTGCTCTTGCGTTGCCTCGGCCTACCATCTTTCGAAGTAAGAAGTCTTGAGATGTTAGACTTGTTAATGCGTTAATCATCCACTTGTGGAAAACGCCCTTAACACCTTCGCTCATATCGTCCCAGCTTGAGCTGTGACTAAATCTTGCCCAGTCTGTTGGATTACCTTGCTGGTATTCAACAAACTCTAAATCAATTTGAATTTTAATAGGAGGTTCTTGTAATTCCCAAAGACTGCTGAACTGTTCGTTACCACGCTGGAAGCCAATAAACTTTGCGCTACCGATTTGCTTTCCTTGAATACTTGCTAAGAACTGTTCTAGTTCTGCTTCTAGTTCTCTAGGAACCATTGTGTCAATGTCGCCAACCTTTGGTTTCTTTTGTACAAATACCTCGTCCGGAATTCCTCTTACGTTAAAAAAGTGTAGAGAACTTCCGCTTAGGAATCTTTGATTTTGAATTAGTTCAGGATTCCATAGGGGCTTCTTGTATTTTTTATTGAACGCACTATTGATGCCTGAAAGAAGGTCGTTTAGGATAGGAACAATATAACTTCTGTTAGTAACCTTTAAATTAATTTGTTCAGCCTCTTGCCCACCTACAGCAAGGTTTCCGCCTTCATTGACAATCTTAAAAAATTCAGTTAAAAGCATTTCAGTCCTTAATACTTGTATTCGCCTTTTAAGACGTCTTTGCGGAAGTGGTCATCTAACATTTTACAAAGGTCTTCTCTAAATTCCTTTGTAAACAAATCTGATGGATCGTCTTGAAGGTGGCGTTCTTTGTAATATTCCATACAGCCTCTGTTAACCATCGGCATCCAAACATTTTCGCCTACCTTCTTGTCTGCGTAAATTTGTTCTGTTACTTCGTAGAACTGTTTCTTGTGAATATCGTCGTTGTCTAAAATATAAAAGAAAAGATCGTTTTTGAATTGTTCTTTTTCTTCTCGGGTAACATTACCGTCGCCGTTCTTATCCATTGGATTATCAACATCCATTGGGTTCTTCGCTTGCCATGTTCCAAAAAATTCGTATAGTTTCATATTAGTAATTGTACTTGATGTTTAATAGCGTACCTTGCCCTAGTTCGGCAACGGCTCTAACCCAAGTAAAGTTCCCTGTGAATGTTGTTGCTACTGTAGATGTTGAGTTTGTGTTTTGATAAACTCTAGTCATCTTAGTGCCGTCTACGTCAAACCAGTCAGATTCCGCTGGTGTTGCGGCTAAAGTAGCTTGCATTGTAACAGTTCCGGCAAAGGTGTTACTTACTGAATATGTTACAGTATGTAATCCGCCAGAAAGACCATAGTAGCCTGTGCCTTTTTCTGGATTGCTAGCAAATGTTAGCTTATTCCAGGGAGGATTGCTGGTGCTATGGGTTTTGTAATAAGCAGGCATGCTGAGTTGACTAGTAGTAGTCATTACTACAGTAGTGCCTGTTGTATAGATATCTGTATAGAAGTTTAGTGTTTTACTCAGTGCCGGCATGTTTTTTCCTTACGCCCTGTATTTATTACAGGAGTAAGGTAGACCGTGGCACAAATTCTTCCACATATTTGATGTTATCTCCAGCAAAAAGCTGTAACATTGTAAGCATTTTAGCTTCTGTAATGTACATAAACGGGTCTTGACAGTATCTAGATTGGGCCGACAAGTACTCGTAACTTGATCTAGAGATTTTGTAGTCTTCTTCTGGGTACTTTTTTATCCAGTTTAGAAAGTTCTGACCCTTTACTATAGACCAGTTATTCTTAAAGACAATTTTATGTTTAAACTTACCGTAAGGGAGCTCGTCAACAATAACCTTTCGATTATTATCAGTTAAAAACTCGAGCTCTTCTTCACTAGCAGGCTCGGAAACAGAAACTACAAATTCCTCAAACTTTTTAACAAGGAAATCTGTAGTAGCTTTATCTTCTAAAAAGAAATTATAGCGACTGCCTTCGCTTCTGACTTTTAAGCCTTTGGATAAAAACGGCTTAATAATCTTAGCAAATTTATGGAGTTTAACAGTATCAACTTCTTTAGTCAAACGTCCCCAGTAGGTGCGACCTTCAAACTTTTCGTCCTTTTCGCACCCTCTGATAACGGCATCGATGCCTCTGTATCTAATATAGTTAGCACCCTCACATTTTAATTCTACTTTGTAAGGGTACTTTCTATAGAACAGTTTTTTAGTCAACAGTTTCTTCATCTGCCTCTTCTGACGTTACTGCTTTGTCGATTGACAATACTTCAACTAGCTCAAACACAAACTTGTCGTCTTTAAACGTCAAGTTTACGACTCCACCGTTTGACAATTTGCCAAACAGGATTTCTCGTGATAGAGGCTTTTTAATTTCTTCATCGATAACCCGAGCCAACGGACGAGCACCCATTTTAGGATTAAAGCCTTTCTTAACAAGATACTCAAGAGCTGCCATGTCTGGTTTAACATGAATATTCTTATCTTTAATAAGAGCATTAAGTTCGTCGATAAACTTCTTAACAATCTTAATCATTGTATCTTGACCGAGTTTGTTGAACTGGATAATGCCGTCTAAACGATTGCGGAATTCTGGAGCAAAGAAACGATTAACAGCATCTTTGTTATCGTAATCACGTTCCATCTTACCGAAACCAACAGCGTTCTTTTCAGCATCTGATGCGCCTAGGTTAGAAGTAAGAATGATGATTGCGTTACGACCATCTGCCTTCTTACCATTAGAACCAGTTACAAATCCGTTATCCATCAATCCTAGCAGTACTTGGCTTACGCTTGGGTGTGCTTTTTCGATTTCGTCAAGCAATAGAATACAGTTAGGATGTTCTTGTAGTTTAGTAATAAGTTGGCCGGCATTGTCCTCAAATCCAACATATCCCGGAGGCGCACCAATGAACTTTGCTACAGAATGTTGTTCTTGGAATTCGCTCATATCAAAGCGAACCAATTGAACACCCATAGACTCTGCTAATACTTTAGCAGTTTCAGTCTTACCGCAACCCGTAGGTCCAACGAATAAGAAGTTACCAACTGGTTTGTTAATAGATTTCAAACCTGCTTGTGCGATATAAATCTTGTCAAGTAGAGCATCGATTGCTTTTTCTTGACCAAACACCTTACCTCGCATGTTTTTATCCATGTCCTTAAGGTTCTTGTTTTCCTTAGCGGCAATTTGATCTAACGGCAAGTTAGCAATCTTAGCCACTTCGAACACAATCTCGTCATGGTCAACAATACCGCCTTCTTCGTCTTTGACCTTAAAGCGAGCACAGGCACAATCAATCAAGTCAATTGCTTTATCGGGCAAATGACGATCACTAATATACTTGACGCTATACTTAACAGCATCGATAATTGCTTGATTAGTAATTTTAACGTTGTGGTGCTTTTCGTAATACTTCTTAAGACCTTTAAGGATCTTAATAGCAGTTGCTTCATTAGGCTCGTCTACAACAACACGCTGGAATCGACGCATCAGCGCACGATCCTTTTCAAAGTGCTTGCGGAATTCTTCCCACGTTGTGCTTGCGATAACTTTAATAGTGCCCTTGCCAAGTGCTGGCTTGAGCATATTAGCCATGTCGTTTGAACCACCGCTTACTGCGCCAGCACCACTCATCATGTGTGCCTCGTCAATAAACAGAATACATTTCTTTTTCTTCTCAAGGGCAGTGATGACCATCTTGAGACGTTCTTCAAAATCACCGCGATACTTACTGCCCGCAAGCATAGAGCTAATGTCTAGGTTGTAAACTGTGTGATCTTGAATGTACTTAGGAACATTGCCTTCGACAATCTTCTTAGCAAGGCCTTCTGCGATAGCAGTCTTACCTACGCCTGGATCACCGATAAGCATAACATTAGACTTAGTACGGCGAGCAAGGATAAGTTGCATTTCCTCAATTTCTTTTTCGCGGCCAATAACTGGATCGATCTTTTTCTCTTTTGCCTTCTTAGTAAGGTTCTGGCAATACTGAACAAGCAGACGTTCGAGTTGCGGGCTTGGAGTACCTTCGCCTTCTGTTGCTTCTTCTTCGATCGCTTCTTGATTAATATATTCAATAAACTTGTCTTTATCGATCTTTGCCTTGCGTAGGCTATAGACAGCAAATGATTTCTTTTCGCTGAACAAACTAATAAAACAATCAACGGGCTCAATAGTAGAGCGACCGCTGAACAATACTTGCGTGAAAGCACGATTCAGCATACGTTCCATGCTGTGTGTTTTCTTTGGTTTAATTTCCTCTTCAATTTTGATATCGTTAAGCTCTGAGCTTACATATAGCTCGATATCTTTTACTAGGTCGGAAACATTTGTTCCAAAGTTTGTAAGAGTTTTTTCAAACTTAGGATCTATGAGAAGACCGTATAAGAAATGCTCTAGTGTAATGTATTCGTGCTTATGGCTCATTGCGAGCTTAATAGCACGTTCAAAAATTTTCTCTAGGTCTTGGCTTGGTTCAAGCATTGTGTTTCCTCTTATTAGATTTAAGTTTTTTAATTGCCATAGCCCATTTTAACTGACTGACTCGATCTGAAAAAACAATTCCTTCCAAATGATCGAATTCATGTAAGAAGCATTTACATTCGTATCCTTCAAACTCTCCCTCCTCCCATTCACCGGAACTATTTTGCCAACGAGCCTTTATGGCTGTAGGACGTTTAATATTAACATAAATTCCGGGAAAACTCAAGCATCCTTCTTCCAAATCTTTGACAGATTCTGTGTTTGCTACAATTTCTGGATTAAAAAACGCTTTGGCATTTTCTGGCATTGTTGGGTGTCCCATAGTAAACACCCGTGTAGCTATTCCTACTTGATTGGCGGCCAGACCCATTCCGTAGTTCTTTAACATTGTTTCGATCATTTCTTTCTCCAGTTCTTTTGGGTCCATAACTGGATTTGAAAAGTCGAAGTCCGGCATCTTCTGTCTTAAAATTGGATTTGGGAATTTAACTATATCTAGCATTTAAAATATCTTCTTAAGTTGTTCTTTTTGATCTTCAGTTAACTGCGGAACAGTCATTCTTATGTGTAGCAACAATCTACCACGACTGTTTGGGTTATTCATGTTGGGCATTCCTTGTCCGGGAATGTTTAGGATACTATCTGGTTGCGATCCCGGAGGAACACGACCTGTTAGTGTTTTTCCATCAATAGTTGTAATTAGTATCTCTTTACCAAGCATAGCATCGATACAGTTAATTTCAACCTCTTTGATTAAATCATCCCCTTGACGTTTGAATTCTCTATTTTGTACTACTTCGACCGTAATTAGTACATCTCCAACCTGTGCTTGCGGTAAACTATCATCGCCTACACCTTGTAAGCGCAGAGTCATTCCGTTTTGAATGCCCTGTGGAATTTTTACATTAAGGATTTTTTCTTGACCGTTTGCTTTAAAGAAATTAACCACAAGCTCTTTACCGTAGAACGCATCTTCTAGTGTAATACGAGTGTGGAAATTTAAATCTCTATTTCGGGGTCGTTGTGGACGAAACAAGTCGCTAAAGTTTCCTCCAAAGTGATGGAAGAATCCTTCAAAGCCTGGAGGGACTCCGAATCCGTCTGCTCTAGACGAGTATTGTTTTGGTTGATCGTACTCTGCTCTAGCATTTGGGTCGCCTAGTATTCTGTACGCTTCTTCAATTTCTTTAAATTTAGAAGCATCCCCACCTCGGTCGGGATGATGCTTCATAGCCAATTTGCGATAGGCTTTTTTAATTTCTTCTTCTGACGCCCCTTTAGGCACGCCTAATGTTTCATAGTAATCCATATTTTCCGCCAAATAAAAAGCAAGGTATAAGTGTAATTATACACTCATAGCCTTGCTATGTCAAAAACCAGAATTATTTCTTTTCTGGAACTTTTGTACCTTCAACTTTCTTATGAACCTTGATTTTCTTACAAACTTGCTTGTCAGAACCATCTTTGTTCTTAACTACTTTACCTGCTTTGTCCTTTTGGACTTCGCAAACTTCTTTCATTTCGCCGCCGGCAAATGCTGTACTGGCAAATGCGATTGCTAATAATGCTAATACCTTTTTCATTTTATTTTCCTTTAAAGTTCTGGTTGTGGTCCGACTGGGACAATTGGTTTTCCGCTCGCTGTTGTTGTAAGTGAGCCTCCAAACCCGCCTCCGCCAAAGCTACTTGCGGGGGTCGTCGAACCGAATCCGTTTGACGTAGATACGCCAGATGTTGTAACCCCGCTTGGTGGTGTAGATAATCCGCCAACGTTTGCTCCTGCTAATTTTTCTTGTGTGCGGCCAAATGCGGCTACACCAAGTACTGCTCCCATTGCCATATGGAACAATCCTGCGCCTTGTAGTGTAATCGGCGACCATTGTGTTTCAACTTTACCGTCGCCGACAACTTGTATAATACTCCATAGAATCGGAAATACAACAAAGTCTGCCATACATACAACCATGTACATCCAGCCCATCATTGGACGCCATTTACTGTTCATCCAATCTTCTTTTTTCTTTTCAGATGCTAGAAGCTCGCTCATTGCTTTTTCCGATTATAGTTCTGGTTGTGGTTCTTCAGGAACAATCTTTTTACCGCTTGCTGTTGTAGCAATTGGTCCGCCAAATGTTGCTGCCGGGGCTCCGAAACTACTTACTGCTGGAGCACTAAAACCGCCTCCTGCTGGTGCGCCAAATCCGCCCACTGCTGGAGCTACTGATGCTGAACCAAACCCGCCGCCAAAACCACTAGATGGTGGTGTTGATGGAGCAGGTGCTACAGGTGTAGGTGGTCGATCCCAACCTTTGTTTGCGGCAGTTAATGCCTGCTTCTGTGCTTCTTTATCTCCCGGGCTTGCTAACATAATTCCAGATAGTGTACCTGTTAAGAATGTAGCAATAGGAATAATAAGTTCAAAGAACTTTTGATCGATAGGGCTAATTGCGTTTAGTGGTTGTGTTACGAAGATTAACGAATATAGAACAACAAACACAATACCAAATAGTGTTAGTGATAAGCAAATACCAATGAAGAACTTCAAACGAGCCATTAACTGCTCTTCTGTATAAACAATAGTCTCCGGTTTGTTGGCCTGTGCGTTGGCCTTTGCTTCAAAATAATCTTTTATCCAGCTCATTTACAAATTGCTCCTTGTGGTGTTGGTGTTGATGCTGCAACAGGTTTAGCAGGTGTGCTTTCTGTTGGCGGTCCTAGTCTTGGGTCACGCTGGCCCTTAAAAATGTGCTCAGGGCATGTACGAGTAACATCACATGCTGGCATCTTACATATTGCTTTGTCCCAGTTATCTGGGTTTTGGCAAGGGTAGCGGAAACGCTCCCCGTCGCTAAAATAGGCTCCAGCAAGCGGCGCAATTAATAGTATTAACAGCCACTTGAGTAACTTTTTGTCTTCCATTGACGCTCCTTAAAGTGTTAGACTAACTTGGCTATACTGACAAGTCCATTGATAGCAGTATTTAACCTTTCCATAGCTTCTAATTCGGCCATGTTTGCTTCAATGTTTACTTGGCGTTGTACGTCTAAAATTAATTCAGCGTATTCTTCTTGACTTATTTCTCCGCGTTTACACATTTCAGTTAACTCGTTAACTTGTTGTGCGGCGGCACTAATATTTGGATTTGAACTGCTGATACTAGCCAGTAGACTTTGATTGTATTCGATGCTCATCTTGGTTTATCTCCTACGACTCGTTGAATAGTTTCAGCAGAACTTTCAATACTGCTAAATTTAAGTTTACAAAATACAGGGCTTACTTTACTGCTTTTTTCGTATTGGTCTTTTAAACCTTGAGCAATTTTATCTAATTCAATGCTTGCGGCTTTAACTTTGTCGTTGCGCGGTACGTATTGTGCGAACTGTACAAATGCTAGAGTTTTGTTTGCCATTACAGTTGCGTTACTGACACTTAGTAATGGATTATCGCATTGTGTTTTAGAAATATTTGCTGTAGTGCGAATATCGGCAATCATTTGATATTCGTTGGGATCGTACTTCATTAGGTAAGCATCTAACAATGTACATCCGCTTAGTAATGTTAACATGCTTACTAGTACGATGCGTTTCATTTTAATGTTTCCCAGATTTTTTGTTGGCCTTTGTACCAAGTAATCCAGTCATCGACTTTTGCTTTACAATCGTAGTACTCTTTGTAGTTGTCTGTTACAACTTCGATTACTGTGCTTAGTTGTGTGTTACTAGGGTCCACTTGTTTTAAGTCAGGACATGCTACTAACAATTCAGCAGGTACCTCTGGCCATTTAGGTACTACTGGAGCAGTTGCTAAACATCCGGTTAATAAAAACGCTGGAAGTAATAATGCTAAACGTTTCATTATTTTGCCTCCGGATTTTTAGCGGCTTTGTTAATTAGTTCATTTACTTTAGGATCTAATTTACAATCTGCGTTAATTTGTTTTTCAACTTCTTTGATTTGTGTTTTTACTGTTGCGTAGTATTCAACACGAACCTTTTCTTTCTTTTTCTTTTCTTCTTCGAGCTTCTTGTTCAGTTCATCGCTAGCCTTTTCTGCTTCAGCAACTTTGGCCTTTGCTTCCTCAACTTTTGCTCTCCAGGCAGTTTCAGTATCAACACCGCCTTTAAAATAAACACCGCCTACTAATAAAACAATACTAACAATTTGAATTAGTAAATGCCACGGTGCTAAGGCAGGAAACCAACGTACAATTCTATGAAGTAAAAAGAAACTTAAGAATGTACCGATAGCACCTGCTACTAGGATACCATGAACTATCCATTGTAACAAACTATCGGGCACCCACCAAAGCATCCACATATTAGTGTGCTCCTAATACGTGTAGTGCGTGATTGTAATGCTTGATACGATCCTCTAGTCCAATGGTACCACCGTTGATACGTTTGGTCAATGTTAGGATGTCGCCTTTATCTGCCCATTGGTTCAAGTTATTAGCTTCCCAGAACCATGCGGCTGATTGTACGCAACCTTCGAAAGTTGTTAAGTGTTCTTGTGCTTCTTCTACACTAATCTCAAGACTCTGTGCGTAGCGTGTATAGTTGTCCTTACCAGTTAACTGAATAAGACCACGACCGCAATAACGATATCCATCGCCAGATTCTTCTGGACCATTGCCCATACGTCCGCCATAGACACGATTAGCAATCTTCTCGGGCTTGTTAGCGTACTGTGCGGCTAACTCGTCTGTTGGAAAATACTTTGGGAATACTTTACGTAATGTCACTGCTCTGTAGTTTAGGTTCTCTTTGATAGCACGATAGCCGCCCGATTCATGTGCTGTCTGTGCTAGGAAAGCCGCTAAACGACTTGGGGTATTAATATCGTAGTCTGGCAAAATTTGACAGATTGCTTCGAACCAATGTTCGGCATGTGGAGGATTACCAACACACTCTTTAAATTTTGCTAATGTAAACTCAAAATCAAATCCGTTACTCATATTTTTATCCTTTGTTAAATTCTACTACCGCAGCCTTATTGCCATTACGAATTAAAAATTGTTCTCCAATTTTGTGAATTTCGTAATTGCCTAGATACTTGTTTAAAAATAATGTTTGGCTAGCGGAAGCTTCGTCGACTCGTACTGCTCCTTGTACACTATCTTTAACTTGATTGTAATCACCTAAGCAAACTAGTTTTAATGTTATGCTTTCCCAGAATGCTTTCTTAAATGTTACATTTAGACTTTCATCAATTTCAATATCAGCAGTTCCTTGGTCAAAGAATTCTGATACTTCTGTTTTTCTTGCTTCATTTAAACTTACGTCATAATCAGCAGGAGTTAACGGAACATTTTCTGTAATTGATTCTGTTGAGTAGTCTTGACTAGTAACATCTTTGTAAAAACGGAAACGCCAGTCTGAAATGTTTGTCAATGAAGAAAGTCCTTCAATAATACTATTAATGTGTTGAGGTAATTGCTTTGTTCTTTCTAACTCAACAAACACGCTGTACTTTCCGTCTTTCTCTTCGCCTGAGCTAATATCAGCATCAAGGACAAATGGGTAACCTTTTTCAATAAATTCCATCATATCAATTGCTGGGAATTTATCTTTAACTCTAAAACGTAAAACAGCAACGTCTCGATCGTTGCCCATTTTGCTAGTAAATTGGTCAACTGTAAACACATGCTCGACACAGTTTACAAGATCGCCTTTGCGAAGGCCTTCGAATAGTTTAGATTGTGGCATTGCTTGATGTCTCAGTTGTTGGTTCTTGCTCTAGTGGTGCGCCTTCCATTTCAGCTTCACCTGTTGAAGTAAGATTGTCTGTTGTATTTCTACGCATACTGTCTGCGTACTTCATGTTGTCTTTAAGTTCTTTGCCTGTAAAGATATCATGCATTAATTTTTTAGGCATTTGAATTTCTACAATCCAAATTGGATGTGGGTCAATTTTGCCCTTCTTTGTGCCTGGGCGGAAATCGCTAGGCTTATAAACTTTGCGAGGAACTAAAATGTTAGTCTTTTGATAGCTAACTTTACAACCGTAGTCTAATAGACGCTCTCCGCCTCTTGGGTCGGGCATCTCATCTCTAGGCCACATAAATTTACAGCTTACGAAGTATCTGCTAACTTCTGGGCCAGCAAGCAACTCGCCGTCCTCCCAGTTGTCAAATACATATAGATCTAACTCGTCTAGCACACGCTCAAAATCCTTTAGAATTCTAAATGCGCTATCATCTGCGGCCAATGTTTGAATATTTTTAATAACGTCTACGATATCGTGCATAAGGGTTCCCTGATAACGATAATATTTAGCGTTTTTAAAATAACCCCATTTGATATAGTTTTTTGAAGTCCTATGTAAATATCTCTGCAGGTCTCCTGAATGGAGGGACATAATTTGTCAAGAAATAGTGCTAAACGACGTACACAAAGCGATCCTCGCAATGTGCGTCCTAATGATTTTCAAAACACTATAGAAATACAGCAGTATTTCAAAAAGAAACAGCAGGTTCAGATCATTCCTCGCAATACGAGCCAGGAATCGTATTTAGAACTGCTTAAAAATCCCAAAAAGTATATAGTTTTTGCCATCGGGCCTGCGGGCACCGGTAAGACTATGCTTGGGGTACAGTGGGCTATCAAACAATTAAAAGAGGGGGTGATTGATAAAATCGTCGTAACTAGACCCGCTGTTAGCGTTGATGAGGAACACGGATTCCTACCAGGAACGCTAAATCAAAAAATGGAACCTTGGACAAAGCCAATTATGGATGTATTCCAGGAGTATTATCATACTCGTCAGATAGCAGATATGCTAGAGGAAGGTACCATTGAAATTAGTCCGCTCGCTTATATGCGTGGACGCACATTTAAAAATGCGTTTATTGTAGCGGATGAAATGCAAAATGCTACACAGAGTCAGATGAAGATGCTTTTAACTCGCTTAGGCGAAGGAAGTCGTATGGTAGTAACTGGCGACTTACAACAAGCAGATAGACCAAAGGAAAACGGCTTACTCGACTTTTTAGAGAGATATGAGGAGGTGAGCGAGCACAGAATGGTAGCCGTTGCTAAATTTGAAACTAAGGACATTGAACGTCACCCTGTTGTGCGTGAAGTCCTGTCAATCTACAAGGAGCTGGATGATTAAATAACCCCTGAAAGTATTCAAAAGAAACCGCGTAAATCCTAAAGACCTGCACAGTTTGGATTACGCGGTTTTTTGTTATTGAAGTCTTGCTAACTTAACAAGCGTTGCGGCAAGATTAATTTCTGGATCGGCAATAATTGTATGATCTACTAGACCTTGTTTAATAATCAACAAAGCCGCATCTTTTGTTTCTTCGTCCTTGCCAAATAAATCCAAGTTATCGTACATCCAGCGATATACATCTTCCATTTCTTCCGGACGAGCACTAGCACAAACTAATTTACGTGCGGCTTGGATTTGCCCTTTCTTAAACAATTCAACCATTTCAAACTTGTAGTCTGCTTCGCCTTCATCTCCACGATCTGGCATTGCCAACTTGTTATCATTAACATGTTGCTGTACCATGTTAATACACTTACGCAAGTCTGGATAAGTTACCTTAACATACGTGTCAAGTGTGTCTAAGTCGAACTCAACATTTTCTTCGACTAAAATAGTTGCTACACGAGCAGTAAATTCTGTCTGATCAGTTTTCTCAACATGGAAGCCTTGACAGCGACTATGGATCGCAGGAATAATACGATTAGGATAGTTACAAGTTAGAATGAATCGACTTGTGCTTGAGTATGTTTCCATAACACCACGTAAGATAGCCTGTGCGTTTGGAGTTAGATAATCAGCCTCGTCAAGTAGCACGACCTTAAACGGACCGAAAGGAATCATTTGTACAAAGTTGATAATTTTATCACGAACAGTTTCAACGTTGTTATCACGTGAAGCGTTGATTTCTAGAATGTCGTATTCTTCAATCCCTAACTCGTGACATAGAACTTTAGCAAGGGTAGTTTTACCAATACCAGCAGATCCGCTTAACAAAAGATGTGGAATTGATCCTTCCTTAACCCATGACTCAACTTGCTTACGCTGATGGTCATCTCTAAACACATATTGAGCAATACGTTTAGGACGATATTTTTCTACCCACAATTCTTTCATTGTTCTTCCTTTAAAATTTTATTAGTTTCTGCTTGTGCTACTCGCTTACGCAAACTGCTAGAGCTAAAAGAATGGTCTCGACTGTTAAACACTAGTTCGATGCCTTTTTCAGCACATTCGCTTCGCCCTGTGAAATTCTTTTGTTCGTACTCGACACCTAGTATTCTAACATCGACGGGCAGAATAAGCAACAGGTCGATTAGATCTTGCTCTGTTTGATATACTACCACTTCGTCAACATAACGGCAAGCCGCAAGTTGAATTTGGCGTTCGACAATACTTTGAACTGGTCTATTCTTTTCAGTTGGGCGATCTATAGTTGGATCAGTCTGTAGTCCTGCGATAAGATAGTCGCAGTGATTCTTTGCTTCGGCTAGCATTGCGATATGCCCGGCGTGTAGCATATCAAAAGTGGAAAAGGTTATTCCAATCTTTTTGCCTTGTTGTTTTAGTTCTTTTACGTGATTGAAAATCATACTGCTATTATACAAAAAAATACAGGGCTATGTCAAGCCCTGTAGTTTTATTTTGAAGTTGTCCGCCTTGATATTTGGTCAAAGCTACTTCGGTTACGTTGATCTTGCCGTAGCAAGAAATCATTCATTTGTTTAAGTTGTCGAACCTCATTGGTTAATTTTTGTACTTGTTCTTCTAATACCGCTATGCGGTCAACTTCGTTCTTTGATTCGAACTTAAACTCTTGATGCTGGTATTGCTTCATTATGCTCCTGGGATGTTAAAGTTCACGTTTGAACCTGCTCCGTGTGTAATGTTCCTCATCACATCGCTAGGCTTTTCATCCGCAGTTAACATCATTCCTTTTATGTCTGCTAAGAAGATTTCTCTTTCAGTACCGTCTTCTTCAGTGTACTTAATAGCACGGCTCCAACGTCCGTGTTCCATTAGTACCCATTCACCTACTTTGACATCTATCTGTTCTGGACCTACTGCCCAAACTCTTGCCCAGCGTGGGCGTACTCCGCTACCTTTTGCGTTGTCGCTTGGTAAAACGATTCCGGACTGTGTAAAGTCCTCGCCAAAGTTCATATCGGAAATGATTACTTTGTCTTTAAGTGGTGTAATTTTGCCTGTGACAGCCATTTATTCCTCGCCTTCTTGTTTGTCCTTGTAATACTGACTAACAATTTCTTCGCGAGTGCGAACAACTTTACCACCTTGTCCTAACTCGTCACCGCGAGCATTCATTCGAACGTTCCCTACTGCTGGAATGGTTTCGTTGCGCTGTAGCAACTGATCCATATCAACTTCTTTACCCTGCATTGTTCTGTAAACACGTCTTGTCATTGTACCTCTCCTTTTAGGAATTCATTAATATCAAGGTTGTACTTGATACTGTTTATCTTATGTACCCCAATTAAGAATAAGCAATAACTGGCTACACTAGATCCTCTACCTACGCCCCATAAAACATTGTGGTAGCGCATAGTATCAACCAAGTATTTAAGATATTTAAGAACGTCTAGCATGTCATGTTGGACAAATAGGATAAGTTCTTGTCCTACTCGATCTAGTTCTTCTTGGGTGGTACAGCGTTCTACTAACCATTTAGCAATATCCATTTCTTTGTAATAGTCTCCCATAAACCAATTATCTTGGTTTTTATGGTCAAACTCTTTGATATTGTCTACGGTTTGTTCAAATACTTGTATTAATGGAAAAGGATCTGCGTTTTCTTGACGTGCTTTGTTGAATTGCTCAACAGTCTTATTGTCGTCAATATTCAACTCCTTAAGATCGGTAATTTTACCGGAATACAAGCCGTCAAAGACTTCTTGTCCGTTTAAAATTACTTGTCCGAATTCGTTGATTTTCATATTGACATTATAGCACGTTATTTGTACTATGTCAATTATTTGATAAGATCGTCAAGATCCTTGTTTTGTTTTTCCATTAATGAACGCTGTTGCTCAACTTGCCTTCTACGCATTTCATCTTTGTAGCTTTCTAAAGCAACTAGAATTTGTTGAGCAAGTCCGCCGTTACCGCCACGAGCCGCTATCCAATATTTTTTGGTTAACTCGTGTAATTTGTTTTCAAGTTCCTGATCTTTAACTTCTCTAAGATCAGGCATCAGGGGATTAAACATAGATTAAGGCTTAAAAGGACCGCCGAGGAATCTAATTCTATAGGCAGTAAACGCAGTACTTGACGAATTAAATGTTCTAGCAATTTCGTATAAAACAGAACTAGAAGTAGTTAGAGAAATAGGATTTGATGTTTGAGCATTTGGATTGTAGTCTAACAAAATATCCTCTGGTGATGCGCCAACAAATGTAACTGCTACAGTTGATGTTGTTGCTGGATCTCTGTAAAGCTCGAGCTGTAAAGGACTGTATGTATTAACATTGTCTGGAAAGTTAGCAAAGCTAAAATTGGTTGCGCTAGTAATTTTCCAAATTTGGTAGTTTGCTTCGGAATAATCTAAAGTCTGATTACCGCCAATTTCGCCAACTTTCTTTTGGGCAACTACATAACCTGTTGATTGGAGTTGTGCGTTTTGAACAATAGCTTGTTGAAAATCATTAGTTTGTGTAGTAAACACACCTTCTGATTGAATTGCGCTAATTTCATTGGCTAGAGAAGTCATGCCGTTTTTAATGTTAGCATAATTATCTCTAAAACCTTGTGTATCGTTGTCAACACCTGCTACAGGAAATGCTGTATTAACTGCTGAAATGTATGTAGTTGCTGTACTAGCCATGTTAAGTCCTCATTTGTTCTATATTTATATTGATAAAGCTACCTCATCCTCAGTTAAGATATCCTCATCGTCTTCGGTGCTTAGATAGAAGCCAGTATCTGTACTGCTTGCTCCAAACACTAGATATTTTTTACCTTCAAAATCTAGTGTATCTTCGATGACAATTCTATCAATATCGAAGTCGATTAATTTAAAATCAAAACCAGATCTTTTAATACTGCTTACAATTTTACTGCTTTCGTTAGGTAACGTGTAGCATAAGACGTGTGCCTTAACAAACCCCAATGGAACGCCAGTATCGGCTTGTAGAGTCTGCATAAATCTAGGTCTATACTCATCGTTAATAGATATTGGATGGTTCGCATCAATGGTAATTGAACTTATGGCAAATTGCTCGTTTAAAACGCTGTCGGGATAGTATGTGACTATTTGTCCGTTAACTTCCTGAGTAAAGCTCTTTGCTACACTGATGGTATTTCCAAGCATCTGGTCATCGACAATATCTAAGTAGACTACGTCATATAAATGGTTGCCCTTGCTATCAACAGCAATGGCTGTTTTCAAATCGCCAAAGAAATATCTTCTTCTTTTAAAGTAAGTTGTGAGGGCCGGGACATACTTGTCTAGGTCAATTTTTTGAACACCGTATTCGAGTGTCATCTTAACTTCTCGTTGAACACCGAAGTTTGGGTCGTCGAGTCTGTACATTAGCTTTGGATCAAAAATATTGAGATCTTCTACAAGACTTCTAATGTATGCTCGTTGTTCTTTCTTTAATAATGGTTTAACGTAGATATTTGTGTAAGGTGTGACTGTGTTTTCGACAATGTTAATTGTAAAATCTTTACTTACGGCTGAGAACAAGTAACTATCTCTAGCAGTGATATTAAATGTATATGTTCTGTCGAATGTTGTAGTTCCGCCGTCAAAGGTTGTTGTGTTAAACCCAGTTGCTCCAACATCAAAGTTAGTTTGAATATTTGTAGGGATTACACCTGTAATATTTCCAGTCGGTGTTAAAGTTAATCCCGGTGGTAGCTTACCTCCAGTTAAGCTATAAGTGATATCTAAATTTGCGGCAGTATGAATTGCTTCAACTGATAACTCGCTAACATGTCCTGGTCTTAGGTCGCCTAGAACTGTTCCGCTGGTAAAGGCAATAGTAGTTTCGATATCGCCTTTAAGTGTTAGATTAAAGATATGATTATCGGAAACTGACTGGCCATTTTCTTGATCAGTTTTTGTAATTCTTACAGTAAATCTGTAGTTTTGACTGTAAGCAGGTTGATAAGGAATACGTCCGTATAGTAATCCAGATTCAATATCTAATTCCAAGCCTGGCGGTTGCTTACTTAAACTTCCAACAAATACTGTGGTAAGATCTGTAATTGTATTTTCTAAGTAATAATCAATGTACCCAGGCGCATTTGCTCCTACATCAATAAATGTAGACGGAACTCCAGTACACACGTAATACCGATTATCAGCCAGTACCTTGTACATATCCCCCGCGGTATTTGATAAAGGGAAATTGTTAACTGTGTTAATTTCCCCCTTATACTTTGTTACAATACCAATACCTAGTTTATAGCCATCACTACCGTATTTTTCTACTGAATTAATTCTGTAAATTGTTTGTGTTGCGTTCGGAAGGTAAGTGAATAACTGTAAGTACATTCCAGCAGTCGGAACACCGACTGCCTTACTAACAATTAAAAAACTTTGTCCTGCTAAGTTTGAAGTTGGCGCACCTGTAATGTTTGTCTCTGAGTTGGACAACATTCTAATTTCGGGATTAACTTGAATAGTTTCCCAATCAAAACTAATAGGACCTACAAAAGGATATGGATCGTATGCGTTTAAATCTATTACCTGATTATTGTTAGCACGGAGTGTACCTAAATTACTTGGGTTAGGTAAAATGCTATTATCGGTACCTAACCAAATTGGAGGAATTAGATATCCAATGTTTGCTAGGTAGTTGGTTGTATCATCAGTGATCTGTGTTGTATCTGCTCTAAAAGTATTAGGGTCTTCGATTCTAATTTGGAATTTTCTTCTAGACGCACTAACACCGTCAGTTACTGTTATGTAAAACTGATAAATTTTTGTGATACTTACTAGCTTACCTTCTACAACGTTATTAATAATTAACGCATGATCATATGGATATACGTCGTAGTACTCAGCATCGTATCCGCCACTCTTACTAGCAAGATAATCAATAGTCAGCTGATCATTAACATACCCGTTGATTAATCCTGTAGATTCGTTTAGAGATAGTCCGGGAGGAAGCTGGCCGTCATTTTCGGCAATATAGTATCTTAGGCTTTGGCCTTGAGGCAAGCCTGCTACGGTTGCCTGTAATCTAAAGTCAACACGATTTTTGTTTAAGGCATAAGGTTCTAAGTTAGGACCGACTTGTAAGTAACCAGCTGGCGTATCCCATAATGGATCCACTGGACCGGCCACAGTTAGTGTAAATGTTCTATCCGAAGCACCACTAGAATTTTTAGCACGGATAACAAATTCGTAGTCAATATTATTACCAACGTAAAATGGTGTTCCGTAAAGGCTTCCAGTTGTTGTGTTTATCTGTAGACCTTTAGGAATTTCTCCGCTGATTAACGAATATGTGATGTTGGAACCAGAGGCTTGTAAACTTATGTTACAAGCCCTGACTTGCTCAATGGTTCCTAAATCACCTGCTGGTGTTACCCATACTGGTGCTGTCATTATAGTCTTCCTACTGCTACTTCGATTATGCCAACATCATTGCTGTTATAATCTTCCAATGCCTTACCAATAATAGTACCTGTCTTAGGATCATCATTGCTTGTCGCAACGCCTGGAATCGAACTAGTTACCATTAGGTCACCTTTCTTAATGTATCCTACTACTTTACATGGTACACGGCCTTGTAGAGCAATATCAACACCTTCAATTGATGTGTTCATGTTGTAAGCAGGATTTGTAGAAACAACACCTGCTACTCGACGATCGTTAGCAACAGAACTGATTGTAACTTCTTTTTCACCGCCGAACACTAGAACTGTTCCTGGCTCGTATTGAACATCGCTGGTGTAACGTTCTGCCAAGTCAGCGTATGTTGCTTGGAAGCTAGCATTTGTGTCTAGTTTCCATGTTCCTTGAACAACGGCCCAACCACTACCAGCATCTACCGCTGTTAGGTATTTTAGGCTTGCCTTGTTAAACTGAACATCTGCCGCAGTATGAATGTTTTGTGGTAAACTTAGTGTTACAGTACCAGTTGTTGCGGCAGTTGCCGATCCACCACCAACAAACACTTGGTTAGCAGTACCAGCAATAGTACGTACACCTAAGTTAGTTACAGATAGAGCATAGTCTGCGCCAGTCTTAGAACTTGCTACACCAATGTTGTCACCTGCGCTTAATGTTACGCTTGTTAGTACACGGTTACCGTTATCAGTTACGTTGCCGCTAAAGCTACCAGTTCCGCCATAGATTGCTCTAAATCGAGTTCCTGAAGATCCAATGTCGTATGTACCAGCCGCATTGGCAAATATATTATTAACGTTTAGGTCACCGTTAAATGTACCGCCTGACGCAGAATCAATAACACCTAACCAAGCACGGACAGTAGAGCTAGACAAGTAGCTCATTGCTCCGCCTGCGGCTAAGTTTGTGTTACCAATTAATGCACCACCTGCGCCTACTTGACGTAGTTTGCTTGGAGCAACACCGTCGGTAGTAGTAGCAGAATCGACTAAGCTAATCCAACCGTTAGTTGCTGTAAACACATATTGATCAAATACTGCTAGACCACGACTTGCTTGAACAACGCCTGCTGAACTTGGTGTTACACCTGCGGCCTGCATGTTTAACTTGCTTTGGGCAATTGCCGCATTGTCGTTAACGTGATAGTTAGTAATTGGGTTTGCCGCACCTTGTCCACCGACTAACTTGAATGTTACTTGATTGTTTGAACGAGATACTGTAATATCACTACCACCGCCACTTGATGATGCTGTATTAGTAATTGCCGAAGTATTATTTGTTACGTTAATAACGCTACGACTTGCTTCGTACAGCGGAGTCGAAGTATTGCTGTTAGCACTTAGTAAACCACCAAACATTAATAAGTCAGTATCTGCCGCACTTGTTAAAACAACGTCACGTAGTTTAGTAATTTGTGCTGAACGATCGACATAACGTTTTGTTGCGCCCTGGCGAACTGGATCAAATGTAACAGTTACGCCGTTTAATACCTGACCTACTGCGGCCGCGCTCACGGTAATAGCAGTACTATTATTAATCTGCGAAATAAATGCGCCAGGAGCAAAACCGCTAGTATTCAACTGCATGCCTTTATACAAACCGGCTGTTGAGTTTAAGTAAACAACTGTGTTACCGATGTTTACTGTTGCTGTTGTTACAGCGGTAATTATACCCGGATCAGCATTTAGACGTAATGGACCATTCATGATGCCGGCATCTTGACCGCCATCATTTGTGTTTTCATCCATACCGTCTAGGCTTATCTTGCCGTCAACGTAACCTTTAGTTGCGCCGTCACTTGAACTTGTCGGAACTTGTAGGTTAATGATCTTGTTGGAACCCATGTTTAAGGAACCAGTCATAGCATTAACACCGTTTAGCGCCATAACAGCTGGGCCAATAATACCAGTTGCTACAGAGCCAGATTTATCAATACCTAGACGTTTATCAATGTAACCGATAATAGCTGTTTCTACAGGTACCTTGCTTAGGCTACCGGTTGCCATGGTGTCGTCTTTAGAGAACTCGTCAACTTCGACGCCCTTCTTGAAACTCAACTTACTAATACCAGTTAAGCTAATTGGAGCACTAATTGTAACAGTACCGCGGCCTTGGTCAACGGCAAAATACTTACCAACGCGGAAGTTACCGTCCTGGTCTGTTGTTACATAGTAAACACGACCTTTACCTTTCTCAAGAACTTCTTGAGCAGGGTTTGGAGTAATTGTTGGAGGTCCGTATAAGTCGTTCGGTATCTTGGAAGTTGCGTAACCGCCAGTACCGACGTCAATCATATCGTGAGCTGTAGCACGTAATGTTGAAATTTGAACAGTAACAGATCCTGGAGTGTTTTTAGTTACACCGGCATACAATGGATCTAGCATCATTTCTCTTGTTAGAGTAGCCAATGCGTTATTGTAACCAGAAATTTGAATTTCGCCCCATGCTTGACCTGTTTGAACAGGAGTCTTATAATCTGTAATCTTATAAGTCTGACCTTCGTAACCAAATACGTAATAGTATGGAGTTGGGCTTGTTAGTCCAATGTTAATACGAGCAGTATCTTGTCCATTTAAAGGAAGAACCTTAACAATGTTAGTTCCGCTTGTACCGCTTAAGGAAACAGTTGCCTGAGCTTGTACACCACTTCCGGGTACGATTGTAACACCTGGCGCTGTGTCGTAACCAGTACCGGGATCAGTAATTGTGATTCCAGTAATGCTTGTTCCGTTGGCCTTGGCATAACCAGTTGCGGTAGTACCAACAAATGTTAGTGTAGCACTTGCAGTCGACCAAACCTGTGCCTGGCTTGTTTGAATAATAGATCTATCCAAGCTCACCCAAGTTACGTACTGGTTAGCAATAGCGCCAGCACCAGTAATTCTCATACCAGGGTGAATTGCTCCGCTAGAACTTGCGATCGATAACTGTGTTACTGGACTATCAACAGTTCCCTGAACACCGTTAACTACCGCAGTCTTTGATGGAGGACTGTCAAATGTTACACCATACTGTGTAGTTGTCGAAGTGTAACCACTACCAGCAACGCTGATAGTTGGGCGACCAACACCTTGGCGATATAGGTTACTCTGACTGTATGGAGTTAGTTGAATGTAGTCATATGACTGATCAGCTTCAGCTAACGCATAGTCACTACCTAAGTCTGTGTACTCTAGAATACGGTAGTTGTAAATTGAGTTTTCCGCCAGTGTTAAAACTGTACTTGGACGAGTTAATGTCTTAGCATTTAAGCCGCCTAGTCTCCAAATAAACTTAACACGAATTGTCAACGGCTCGCCGTTCGGAACAATAGCGTATAATCCACCACCGGTTGAATCAATTGATAGAGCATATAAGTTTCCAGAAATCTGTTTAGCAGATCTTAGAGAATATGTCTTTCTAATACCGTTGTGATTGATCTCAATTTCCCCATTAGAGTATGGAGGGTAACCGTAGGTGCTGTCTAGTGTTACATAAATGTCAGCACCGCCTTTGGCGTTAATGTACGGAGCCTGATTATAAACAGTAGCAATCTGTGTTAATTCGTCTGACATTGTAACCGCAGTTGGTACCTCTAATGGGTTTGAACCTTCTGCGACTAGACCGTAAGTACCGTAAGCTGTAGAACCTGTAATAGTTCTTAGAATAGCACCGTTCAGTGCGTAGTATGAGGTATAGCAGTAGTAAGTGAACATCGAAACGTTTTCGATGAATCCACCGTTGGTAGCAAAAATACCATAGCCTAAATCGTTTAACTGTGTAAAGTCGTTGGCTAACATAGAACGGTTACCAGCAGTAATTAGTTCTAGTTTTGATGGTAAATTGCCAATAAAGCCGTTTACTAAGTTTGCGCTGAATACTTGACGACCAAATGTAACAGTTGGAACACTAGTGTATCCTGTACCGCCTGATACTAAATTGATAGAAGTAATTGCGCCAAGTCCGTCAACACCTGTAATTGTTGCGGTAGCAGTTAACCCGGCACCGCCTGGACTTGCAATATTAATTTGTGTACCTGTTGTATAACCAATACCGCCGTAGTTGACAGACATTGATGTAATAGCACCGCCGTCGATAATAAAGTTAAACGTAGCACCGCCTAGGCTAACACTTGGTTCTGTTACATATCCTACACCTGGGAATGTGATAACAATGGTTTGTATATTACCAGATGCGTTAGTTACAGCATAACCACGAGCAGTAGCACCACCAGGTGTGCCTGGAGAACTAAATGTTACTGGTAGTTGAGCAACGTTCGGTTTAAATTCGTTTTGTGTATTTCCGCTGTTAACACTTACGGAACTAATACCACCTGGGTTGTTTGGGTTTAGAACAAGAGTACCAGTTTGGTTAACTGGGTCATAATTCTGCATGTAGTCCGCTTCGTACTTAACACCTTCGTGAATAAAGTAAGTTGGGAATACAGGTAAACGTCTCACGCCAGTTACTGGAATGTAAATTAAGTTACCGTTTGTATCTGGACTTGCTGTACCGGCTGCTGTAACTAATGGCAAGTTACCGCAGAATCCGTCAACAAAGAAACCACCAGCAAATCTGTGTCGGCCAATACTCTGTGAGAATGATGAACATGTCTGAGTATATGGTGACTTAGATTTAATTTGTCCTTCTGGGTCAAGTACCTTCATAAAGCCACCGTGACCGTTACCGCCTAAGTAACGTAACATGGTCGCATCGTTCATTAAGAAGATGTCCATTTCGTCGTTATACTTAGGTGGGTTGAACGCAGGATCGTTGTTTAAGATACCCTGCATTGCTGTAGTTAGGTTGGTAACTTGAGCCTTTGCCCCTACTTCACCAATAATAGTGTCTATTCTCTGTGGAACAAAACCGTATAGTGTTGTAATAGGAGTTTGATCAAATAGTTGTTGCGCTAGAGTATTAATATAACCGATTGCGCCCACAGTTTGTGCTAGTTCGTTTTGAAGAACTTGTTGAACATTGCCTGCGTAATAGCTATCAGCCGCGTTAATTGATGAGTTAATATCACCGTTCTTTAAGTCAAATGCTAACGCATCGACAATTAAGCCAATGTCTCTACGGCAAGTTTCTCTATCGTAAACAAATCCTGTTAAGAAAGAATTATTAACAAACGCAATAGTTTCAGCAATAATAAATGTTCTGTTTGCTGATAGTAAAATTGCTCCGTTGATAATATCTGGATCAGTGCTTCTTGTTAACGGTAATGTGCTTTGAGCACTAGCCACACTTGGACCGTTAGAAGTAATGTTAGTAACAACATCAATCTTAGCCTGTGCTTGTGTTACAGCAGAAGCATCTCCTGGACCGTAGCCAATAATAACTTGAGGAACAGTATTTTGTTGTGTTACTGCTAGAGCGGTACCTTGGATGATATCTGGCAGAATTGATTTGATGTAGTTATAAGCCGCAACTGTTTGTGAAAGTTCGTTTGCAATTGCTGATGAACTGCCATCAAAGTTCCAGTAATATGTTCCAAGTTGGACAGATTGTTTATTACCACCGTATAGAAGGTCTGTACTTACTGCGTCAACAATAAATCCAAAATTTTGAGTGTATTTGTTTTGATCGTATGTAAATCCATTAGCTTTGGTTGCTTCAACAAAGGCAATAGCTTCTGCTTGGATGTAGAGCTTGTTTGCTTGTAACAAATCGTGAGCATTCTGTACATCAGGATCTGAACTCTTAGTTAATCCGTTTGGAATAATTGTATCTTGAACATCAGCTGTTCCGTTCAAGAAAATATTTAGAATAACATCTATGTCGGCAGCGATTGTAGATGCTTCTGCTGGAGTTGCCGCTCCAATGCCAGATGTTGTTTGAGTTACAGCACTTTGGTATCTTGTACCTGTTAAATCTTTCTGGACAACTTTCTGTGCTAATTCTTTAATGTATGTTACAGCATTTGAAGCAATAGTTACACCGCCAGCAAAGGCAGATTGTACGCCGTTTCGATTCCAATTTAACAAGCCCGCAAATGTTGCTTGGCTTGTTCCGCTGAATAATAAATCTTGAGCAACCGCATCGACTAACAATCCAGTGTTGCGTTGGAAGTCAGCTACGTTATATGTAAATCCGCCACTGTATGTTTGGTCGATCCAACCAATTACTTCGGACTTAATAAACTCGATGTTGTCTAATAGAATCTTTGAAGCGAAGTTGTAACCACCTGGGTTAGGACCTGCTAAGAAGTTTAATGGACGGCTAGCATCTCTTAGGTAATGGTAACCAAAGTTGTATGGTTCATAAATGCTCCAATCACCTGCGGCAATAGGTGCCGCACTATCGATTCTTCTAATACCGTTGTCGTTTTCAGCAATGTCAACCGTGAATGTATTACCTAGAACTGCTTTAATTTCACCTCGGCCACCTGCTCCAATAAAGACTTTCTTAATCCAGTCTGGATCAGCAGTACCTGAGCCTAGTGTAAATGTGATTACTTCTGTTGAAGCATCGTTTGTTACACCATCTGGAGTTGCTGTAGTTAGAGCCGCATAATCAGTTGATGTGTTTAATTGTGTAACAATAATACCGTCAATCTGCGTGTCTCTGCGGAACCAAATGTTAGCCCACTTACTTGTAGAAATACCGCAACGTGCTGTACCTCTAACGTAGGCTGGCTTGATCATTGTACGACGGAATTCATCACCTTTAACAGAAATGTTGTCGCCAATTCTAATCGGTAGCTGTTCGTTAAATTCGCCAGACTCAACAAGAATAGAAATTTCTAGTTTGTTATACTTTTGACCGTAGCGTAAAGATTCGCCAACGCTGAAGTAACCAGAATAAACGTGCCAGTTGTCACCACTAATAATGTTTGTGCTACTTAATGGCTCGCTCATTCTAACAATAACTTGGTTATAAATGTTACCGTTAGGGTGGTAGTATAAATCGAATCCAATAATTTCACCGACACCGCCGCCTGCTACACTATCGACTACAAACTTATAACCGATCCAGAAATCTGGAATCTCAATTAAGTTTGGCTCAAACAGAGTAAATGTTACTTCACCTGCTAGGTCGCTAGGAGTAATAGGTGATTCGAATGTATCTGCGTAGTCGACTAAACGGACTTCATAGTATTCTTCGACGTTACTTGCTGGCTCTAAAGCAACGTTTAGAATTTCACCAATTGCGTTTGTACTAATACCTTGTAAGAACTGTCCTGGACGAATACTTCTTTCAATGAAAGGATCAGTACCGTTTCCGCCTGTGTAGGTTACACTAATTTTATATGTTCCAGAAATTGTTCCTGGACCAATACTTAAAATCTCAACAGGAGTTTTGTAGTTGTTAGAAGTAATAACACGCTGGTAAACACCTAGCTTAATTTCAGATGCTTTGGAATACTGTAATGCGGCCTGAGCGGCTTTGTTAACTGTACGGAAAGCCCAAGCAAAAGAACGTCCTCGCTTGTATGCTGGAATATCATAACGAGCATCACTACCATTCAAACTTACATAAAAGTTTTGACGGCTTGGAAAACCTACAGAGTCGACATAGGCCTTTGTTGCGGCTACGTTGCCTGGGTCTTGTTCTCGCGGATCTCTCGATAGGTATAGAGGTCCGGTCATCTGACCAAAGCTAGGATTAATTTGTCCTGTCTCTGGATCAATGGTGTCGATACCCTGTAAAGAAATCTTTGTATCAACATAATCTTTACGAGTTACGTGGCTTGGTCTCCAAGCACCTACTGACACATCAAAGTCTTTTAGGCTAACACCGTCGCTGTCAAATAGTGTAATAACCTTTCCTGCGTTAGATGCTGTGTTTACACCTGTAGGCTGAATTTGGATATTGTGGCGTAGTGTGCTACCTTCTACGATCGTAGATGTAACATTGGCACCTGTGATTGGGTTTGTACTTGAAATGTATTGGTAGTTAGAATCGCGATTTAGGAAGTTATCGTAGATCCATTTCTTTGTTGCGATGTCTTGATCATCAACTGGATCAGCAAAATTTATACCGCGATTAACAACACCGCCGCTCAAGTTATTAGAAAGAACTGGGTTAGGATCGTTAACTAAGTTTGTTACTGTTGCGTCAATTAAAACACGCTTTTGGCCTTGGTCTACAGTTACTTGGATGCCCTGGGCACCAACTATAGACATTTGTGTTACAGTTAAACCTGTTGCGTCTGTAACCAACATTTTGTTGGCCGACAGCAATCTTGGAGCATCTGCTAGTTTAGTGAATAACAGGCCCGAACCGATACCTGCTACGTTGAAAATTGTCTCAAAGTTTTGATTAACCTTGTCAAATGCCGCTCTAATTGCGTCACCTGTACCATCGTTTGCTTGCGAACCAAGGTTAATTATTAGTCTATTTGATGAAGTAGTTGCCATTTTATCCCCTACGATACTATATTTATTGGGGCCGCAACAGCCCCAAACTCGAGGTTTATCGTATTATAGGGTATTTAGTTATTCTTGCGTATTGAATAACTGTTCTACTTCTTCTCGAATATCTTCCTGTTTAACAAGGTTAAAGATTGGAGTTTGAAAGCTGTTAAGTACAACCTTTTGAGATACTTCTGGTGGCAACCCCTTACTTGCTAGATAATAGGTAATGTTGCTATCTAAACAAGTTGTCTGGCTTCCGTATCGGGTCTTTGCTGTAATTGTTTCGCTCAACACTTCTGGTCTACTCCAGCAACGACCGTTATCTCCTGTAACAATGTTAACGCTTTCTAAGCCAGCTTCAGCAAGTTCTGCTTCACCGTCAATTCGAACCATTCCTTGATAGACTGTTTGACTGTCTTTTCCGGCCTGGGCTCCAATTAACTGCGTACACAATGAATGTACGCCCTGTTGAAAGACTTTGGTAATGACCTCAGTATCGCCGCCGTCGTTGTTGCTAATGTAACCATAGCTGGCAAAATTTCCACCGTCTTCAATGCTTACTTGAAATATATGTTTGTTAAACTTTCCGCCCTTGGCAAAGATCCCTAGGTTTAAAAGGCCGCCTTCACGAATTTTAATATCGTAGATAAAGACCTGCTGTGTTTTGGGACTAGATTCGTTAATAACAATTAAGTCGAGAGTTGCTTCTTCCCTAACATCAATACGAAGATGCTTGGCTAGCATTCCTGATTCGTTAGGACTTAGGCGTAGAGTAATGCTATCGGTCCTTCCGTCCTTTAGCTCTATAGTATTTGCGTCCGATAGTTTAAATTGTTTTCCAAAATATTCATCTGGACTAAACAGCCAATCCGGATCACCCTTTTCAGCTTGCAGAAAGCTCTGAATACCCATCTTCTTCTATCCTTTGTAATAATTCTTTTCCACCAGATAGTACTAGCTTTCCATCAACCATAACGTGTACATGAGTAGGATTGATTGTTTCTAATACTGCTTTGTTTTTTGAAAATACAATAGTTGCTCGGCCACCGGCGTGTGCCATATCAGCAATGCTTTCGGCTAGCAACTTTTTATTTTCTTCGTCTAACTTTTCATCAAAGTTATCAATTAGTGCTAGTTTAGGGTTTAGCATGAACATTATCAGCAGTTCGTTTTTAACTGCTTGCTCATAGTCCATTGTGTCGCTTGATGCTTCTAAATCACCGTGGATTGGATCTAGCCCTAGCATTAAGCAATGAGTTACATATAGTTCTTTTAGATCGTCTATGTTTCTTGGATCTTTGCGATATTTTAAAACAGCTTCTAAGAGCTCCCAATTTGTTAAATTAGGCACTTCGATCATTTCTTGAAATACACCAACAATGCCGCTCAAACTACGCTCATGCATAGGCATAGCGTTTATTTTTTTACGTTTATAGTGTATAGTTCCTTCAGCTACCTCTATATAAGGTAACCCAACAAGTGCGTACATTAGGGCTGTTTTTCCAGCTTTTTCTGGGCCAATGATCGCATGGACTTCGTCTTCTTCGACTTGTAAGTTGATGTCAGTTAGTACTTGTTGTTCGTGTGCTACTGCGGTTAGATTTTTTATTTTCAGCATACTGTTATTATACTATGTTATTAGTTAGCAAAGCAAGTCACGCATCAGATTTTTCTTCTTCTCTGATATTTATAGGTGTAAATAAAACACATACTTTTTAAAGGAAACCCCTATTATGGAAATTATTGTTATTCTTGTTGTTGTTGTTATTGCTGGTTATCTACTTTTCCGTCCTGCGAAGAAAGTAGAAACACCTGCTGAAGCTCCAGCACCATACAAGGTTGAAACACCTGTTGCTGAACCAGCACCTGTTGCTGAACCAGCACCTGCGGCAGAGCCAAAGAAAAAGCCAGCCGCTAAAAAGACAGCTGGCCGTAAACCTAAAGCAGAAGCTAAGAAACCTGCTGTTAAGGCAAAAACTACACGTAGCAAAAAAACTACTAAATCAGTTTAAGTTTAACAGCCTCGCTGGCTAACGCAAAGCTAGCAAGGTTCTTAGCCTTAGATTCGCACATGATATCGTGCGTTTCCAAGAAGCTCAGTGCCCATTCATTAACTGCTGTATTCCAGTAGAAATTAGAATGTGCTCTGAGCTTTGCTTTTTTGTGCCCGCTTTCGATCAGCGTACTAAGACAGGGTGATACGGTTGCGGGATGGTCAGTAAGATGCTCTTCCCGTGATACAGAATAATGTAAAGTAGGGCGAACGCCGCGCCAAGAATCAACCACCTTTTTAACACGGTCATCAGTAGGTTGAATATATTCACCAGAGTTGATCCAATGGTGGTGGATGTCAAGAACGATTGGAACCACGTCCGCAAGTTCCAAGCAGGTGTCAAGATTGTGTGTAATTTCTTCATTTTCGATTGTCAGTGTGTTACGTGCTTCGGGTGTTAGTCGACCTAACACTTTTCGGATGCCGTCTGGACCTTGTCGACCGGCGATATGTACGTTGATTTTCATGTCCTGAAACTTTTGTCCATAGCCCATCCAACGAGCCATATCAACGTGATACTCAAATTCTTCAATACTGCGTTCTACGATATCAGGATTATCGCTAGCAAGAACGGTAAACTGCCCAGGATGGAAACTAAGGCGCACATTGCGATCACGTGCGATGCGACCGACTTCGGCAAAATGCCGTTCCGCATATTGTCGAACGTCAGGTAACTGCCAAAAATACCGCCAACTAGACTCAGTGTAGACAGGCAAAATATCGCTTGAAATGCGAACCATTCTAAGGTGCTCATCTTGTTCTCCTACTTTGGTTACTAGTTTACGAATAGATTCGATGTTACCTTTCATCAAATCCCACAGCTTTTCTTCGGCCGCAGACTTAGTTTGACGATTGAGCCAAGCCACAGTAGTGCTTCCTGTGTTATAGATCTTACATTCGTCTTTGGGCTTGATGCCATCAACTTGCCCGGCATGGTCGATCCACTTACAGGCAAAGCCAATTCGCTTAGTTGTCATCTTGCTCTTTCTTAGTCAAAGAAAAAGACCCGTCCTGGTTATCATGCCAAATAATTGTGTCTCCAAAATCCCAACCCATTTGGTTAAGCAGGTCGGGAGGAAATGGCATGATTAATTCGCCAGTTGCGGGGTCTTCTTCGAGTGTTACAGTATATGAAATCATGTTACTATTATAACACGATTTCTGGAACATTACAAGCCGTCTCGGTAAAATACAGAGCGAGATTTTGGAGTTTCCCACCAATCGATGTGATGTACAGTTACTCCGAGCTTCTTCATTTTGGCTTCTACAAGTTCAGCCATCCAAGCACTGAGCTTTTCGGAAGTTGGAACAAAGTCTACTACCATGAACCCTTCGTAATATTCATACTCCGGAGAGTTTGACTCCAATCCAGTGAGGTCCAAATGCCATCCGGCGACATGATCAGTATCAGGAATATGTACAGGCACAAGCCCACGATTGCCAATAATTTTATCATAAAGTGGATCGTTCCTATCAATAACAAACTGATGATCAATATATGTATTGATCCATTTCTTTAGCCATTCTAGGTGTCTAAAGTCAGTAACCATACCAGTTTTATCTAGTTGCGGTGCTGTAAGGAATACCTGCATCTTGCCTTCGTGTCCATGAAGATGGCGACAAGCGCATTTTAGGTCAGCGGCATATTCGCCGTTTAATGTTTGTGTGTGAACTCTGTGACCATAGCAGAATTCAAATGTTTTATCAATGATCCAAGTCATCTCTTGCCCTTTTCAGTAAGTTTGATGACACGCAGAATTTATATTGCGGGATGAATGCCTGAGACCGCATAATGTAATTATATACGGTCTTATTTAATAGGTCAAGACTTGTCGTCTAATTTTTTAACGTCGTGCTTTACCGCTTTTACCATATCGACAATGTCGCTTAGTAATTGGTATTCGTCGTTTTTGGATTCTAAAAGATGTCGGACTAATCTCATTGCCCAGTACCACCAACAGACTGATAACACTAGTCCTGCGCTACCGATTAGCCAAAGGTACCTACTAGCAACAATATGATCCCATTCAAAAATAATTCCAAGGACTGTTGCCACAACGAATGAGCTAAGGATTAACCAACCCTTTCGTTCGTTGTCAAATGCGTGAAGTTTATCTAAATGTTTTTTAAGCCTTGCGTCCATAATTTTTCTCCCTATAGTTTGCCTATGCTGATTTGCCTAAAGTCATTGTTATGACTCTAGTACTTATCAGTGTTTCTACTGGGATTTTGTCAGCAGTTTTTAATTGCCGATTAAACCAAATGGACGCCATTCGCCTGGGGTGCCTGATTGAATACAGATCCACCCAATGTAGTCGTTTTCTTTTGGATTGCTGTTCCAAATCATATCACCTTTATTGTGATATCCTACAGACGGGGCTCCGGCACCTGCTGCCATTAACTTGTTGGCGAAACGAATATTACCAGCAACTTCTAAATCTTCTTTAGGAGTCTTTACGTTTATGCCTACTTTGCCGTAAATTCTGCTAACTGTTTCGCGATTAGTTTCATGACCTACTGTGAAATCGCCGTTGTATTCTACGCTTAGTCTTGTTTGACTATCTGTAATAATGTCTACTGAACGAGTTTGGATAGCACCAATTTTAGCACGACCGTCTTCACCGCCTGTGATTACAACTTCAACATCGTTGTTACGATCGTAGACTGTTAGAATACCTGATCCACCTTCTCCGCCAACACTTAAACGACCACTAGTTGCGTTAAAGAAAAGTTGATCAGCAAAGTTTACATTACCTACTACTGTTAGGTCTTTTAAGTTACCTACCTTTTGTAAATTGGAATTTACTACACTACCGCCTAGAGTATTTAGGCTGAGTACTTGAGTACCGTTAACGTGATAAGAACGGTCTGGTGCTAAGTCAACGCTGTCAGATAACCAAAAACGACTAGGATCATCACGCCAAATAAGCATACGATTGTAATCGTTATTTGGCCATAGGAATCCGCGGCCTGCGTTTGTGCCGGATTCAGTGTTCTTTGAAAATTCAAAGTATGTAGCATCATAGCGTTGGTGTGCTACAAGCTCGTGTGTTACGACCTTATTTGCGGTCAAAACACCGTAGATATTTAGGTCGCTACGTGCGACTAATTTGCCGTTTTCTAGGGTTAAAACATCATTTATAGACATTAGCGTATTCCAATAGTAGATAAGGCCCGTTTGGGCTATACCTACTATTTAGCGGAATACGCTGTAGTTTATTCGTGCTTGCTGATAACGTGGTCTGCTAGACCCCAAGCAACCGCTTCTTCGGAGCCCAAAAATGTATCAAATTTCATCGCTTCGAACATTTCTTCGTAGGTCTTACCTGCGGTATTGTGGCGCACATACAGTTCAGTTAGACGCTTATTAATGCGCTGGCTTTCTTCAAAAGTGCGTTTAGCGTCTTCAAATTGTAGTTCTTGAACGTGAACACTACCTTTGGTACCTGGAGTACCTGAGCTAACACGGTGAATCATTGTGCGTGATTCGGGCAACACATAACGCTTGCCTTTGGCACCTGCCTGTGCCAGGAACGAACCCATTGAACACGCTTGACCCATAACATAGGTTGCTACATCGCATTTAACGAACTGCATAACGTCATAAATGCTCAAACCAGCAGTAACCAGTCCACCTGGGCTATTAATGTAGAAGTTAATGTCCTTAGTAGGATCTTCGCTTTCCAAGAACAGCATCTGTGCTACGATCAAGTTTGCGCTGTGATCATCTACAGGGCCGTTTAGGAAAACAATGCGCTCTTTGAGTAAGCGGCTGTAAATGTCATAAGCACGTTCGCCTTGACTGGTCTTTTCAACTACCATTGGTACTAGGTTCATTTTTCTTCCTTTTTAAATTCGTAATCTTTAACCATTTTGTACAGAGGATCAAATGGTTTACCTCTTCGTTCTATAATATCTGGCCTTGCTTCTGCTAACATTGCCAAATAGTATTCTTCGGGAAAATGCCGCAGAACGCTGTAAGCCCGTTGCCGAATAGTTTTCGGCACTCTAGGAGTTTTGCTAGGATCCATGAGATCTCGACAAAGCTGTTCTGCCCATTTAATAGCACGATAGCGTTCGTCAGGTAGCGTCATTTTCTTTCACCAATTTACATACCAACATAAAATGCTCATATGCCTTACGAACACTTTCGTGCTCCATAAGCTTCTCTGCTTCTGCCATCATTGCCTTGACGCCTGCTTCTGCGGCTTCGCGATATGAACACCATTCAAGAGCAAAACGTTCTTGTCCAAATGTCTCGGCAAGATGCTTCCACGCTGCCAATTGCTCTTCTGTAAGCGGATGATATTTTTCCGGAACACGCAGGGCACTCTTTTCCATAATGGTCTTGCTGATAGCATCTTCGGCCACACGCCCTGCGGCAATCATTGCGGCATAGTTAGGGTCGACATTATACTTGCGACTTGAGCCACCTGGATAGACCATAACTAGATGCGTTCCTTTAGTAAAAGCATCTATCAAGTCGCTGTCGTACTCGCTAACGGGTACATACTTTCGACCTTCTTTAATGTAAAACAATTTCTTCATTTGTTGTAAGTCTGTGAGTTAAGACGACGACATTCCTGTCGCATCTTTGGTGTAAAGTCCGGACTGATTTCCGCAATACTACAATTATACACTTTACCTGCGTTTCCAGCAATAGTATTACCTAAGTAAATCAAGCCAAACATAACACTCCAAAGGAATAAGGCAAACAGTACAAGTAATCCGATCTGAATAAATTTCAATGGTATCCCTCGTCTTCTGTATAAACCATCCAGCGATTTTCTTTAAAGTTCCAATGTCGATTGTCGTAGAGCTGTGCGTTAATAGAATAACCTAACAGGCCTACCCACAAGTCAATGCCTGCGTGATCTGTTTGTGTAGTAGTACGCAAATCAAAAGCAACAATGTCGTCACTCTTCATAATCTGTACTTCCCAGAACTTATGCTTGAAAGGTGTTCCACCGGCCCAACACTTAATGTTTTCAAACCTGTCCCACCAAGGATTGGTAATACTAAATCGCAGGTTAATCATACTGTACTTCTCCAAACGAACTTATCTAGAAGATAGTACGTCAATAAGGCACTTCCTTGAAAATATGTACGTTCAAATGCTACAGCAAAATTTGGTTCAGGATAAAAGAACTGATACACAATGTTACCGATAGCTAGGAATACAAATACCATCAATGCTTTCATTTAAACACCTTTAGGATCATAGTTTCTGCGTTAAGGCGACCATTGAGAGCAATTTCAGTAGCCTTGATCTTAGCAAACCAATCGGTTACACGCTTCTGAGTATTTTGGTCTTTGAACTCTCGAAGTTGTAGCTCGGGCTTACGCAAAGTCTTTTGAGTAGACTTAGCAGTAAAGTTACCGATGCTAGTTCCCTTAACTTCAAGTCCTGAGCTATTCATTGAAATGTAGATACCCAGCTTTCGAGTCTTGGTGTTATACACAACGGCACCCTGAGCACCAACTAGCTGAGCAGGCGGAACAGAAGTAACACCTAGCTTGTCGTCAGTTGCTTTGAACTTGAGCTTCTTAACCAGTTCTTCTGCGGGCTTAACTTTCTTAGCACGAGGCTTCTTGTTCAACTTAGCTTCGCCTACAATTTGATCGCAAGCCGACATAACACCGAGCAAGAACTCGTACATCTTTTTAATGTTCTTCTTGCTAACGTGTTCGTATGCTTCTACTAGTTGCTCATCACAACCTTTTTGCTGAAGTTCTTCGAAATCGGCAAGGCTACGCTCGTAAAAACTTTTAATAATACGAGCATGTGCGGCCTTGACACCTTTACCGCGGAGCAGGCTAACAATCTTAAATGCCTTTGGATCAAACTTATCAGGATCAACAACCCACTCGTCAATGGCATAGTCAATTTCTTCGCTCATTTGACCGGCCGCATCACGCAGACGTTCTTGGATGCTAGGAACATAGACTACAGGCTTTTCGACCTTAGGTGCGTCCTCGTCCTCATCAATATCGTCTTTGCCTTCCGAAATAACCTTAGCAATAGCATCCTTAAGCCATTCAGCAGTATCTCGGCCTTCGTTAAAGTCCTTGCGTTGTGCTGGCATACCTTTGAGCAAACAAGAAGCAATGGCACCCATAGTACCGGAACAGCGGTTGTCTTTGGTCTTTTTAAATGCTTGGATATCTGCCTTAGAATAATCGTTACGGCTCATCCAGTTAATAACATTAGGCTTGAGATCTTTGGCAGTAGTTTCCAAACGATACCAATCCATTGCTTGCCGGAACTTTCGGGCAAAATCATCAGCAGAAAGATTCTCTACATCATCCCATTTTGGGCTCATATCTCGTTTTGCGTTAGCACGATGTGCCTGAACTTGAGCCTTAGTAACTCGAGTCTTTTTAACTGCTGGTGCTTTAGTTGCCATATTTGTTTACTCCGTTGTTTAACTGTATGTATATATTATACAACCTTTTTACCACTTTGTCAATTGGATGCTTTGAGCAATTTTTCCAATTCTTCATTGCCCAAACCGTTTGCTTTTGCGATAGATAGGATGCTTTCAAGAGCTTTTTGCTTTTGAATTTCCTTAGCTCGTTCAGCTCGTTCTACCTCCATTAGCTTACGTTTACGTTCACGTTCGGCTTTTTGTTCGGCCGCAATTCGAGCCTTTTCAATCCGATCAGCATACTCTTTGTCTGTCTCCAAACGATGAGCATACAATACCGCTTCTCCGTAACTGTCCATTTTAACAGTGAGCTTGGCTCCATAAAGGAGCTCTTGCTCATTTAGTCCTAAACGGAAATCTTCGAGAGCTTTTGCGGCTTCGCGGATTTCTTTGCCATGTAGAAGCTTGCGAAGCGGAATACGCTTCTTACCAATTTCTACAGTTTTGCGGTCAAGTTTCTTAGTCATGATATAATTGTAGCATCATGTTTTGGTTTTGTCAATACTGAAAGACTCTAAGGCTTCGACAATTTTTTTGTATCTATGGATGTCGTCTTGAGTAGCAGATGATTTTAAAGTATTACATCTGTTACAAATAATCCAAAGATTACTAATATCGTTAGTTTTAGATTCGTCCAAACTGCGAGGAATTTTATGATCAGTACTCGGTGTGTTTATATCTGACTTGTTTACGTTATTTTTTCCAAGACCGTAGTCTAACTCACTGCCGCAACACGCACAGTGAGTTCCGCAAAGATTGCGAAACTGTTCGTAATCTACTCCCCACTTCTGGGCATTTTTATATGCCCAGACGTAGCGAAGATCTTTAGTTTCTACAACCTTGCGGAATAAGTCTCTTGTAACGTAAGTAGCAGGATCGTACTTAGGATACAAGTTAGGCATTTACTAAATCCTCATCTTTAACAGTAGCCAAAATAGGCATAGTAATGTCAAAAGGCTTGTCAATACCAATCGGTTTGCCGTAATACTGCTCGTAGACATCAATCACACCGGACGCAACTTTCTCCATTGCGTTCATACCTTTGTAGTTTGACGGATAAGTTTTTTGGAATTCGTCTTTGATATCAAGGTGAAGTCGATCACTGTCTTCAAAATTAGCAAACAATGCGCCACCAACTTCGCTAATAATTTCGTCAGTAAGCAAACCTTGCTCTTTAAGAAGAAGGAAGACCTTACCAATACCTAGCATCGACGCAGTATGAATTTTGTCGTCCGGGAAATAGTCACGCAGGCATTCGATAGCTTTTTGTAGGCAGTCCTTGCCCAAAACTTTATGACCAGTGTACAAGTCGCTAATGTGAGTAATAGCACCGGGCTTGCGACTATTATAGGCAGTAAATGCGCCTGCTCGTTTAACAAGACGTTCAATTTCTACAGCCTTAGGAACCTTCATCTTAACTTCTTGGTCATGGATAAAGTACTTGGCCATAGGCAAGTTATCGCGGTTAAGAGCAAGGAAGATATCGTGTTCAACAAACTCGTCGTCGGCTTCGACGTACCAGATTGGAACTTCGAGCCCGTTGTTAAGGCAACCAAAGAATGTGACAATCATGCCAGATCCGTGTTGAAGACCATCACAAACTCGATAACGACCAAGGTCAGTTCTGTAAACACAAACTAGGGGAGTACATTTGTAAGGATTAAACTTCTTTACAAGTTTTCCGATATGGGGTTCGTCGGGCCAACGCTGAGAACCAAAATTCACATCGATAAGGTTAGGATCAACCCAAGCAAACTTGTTGAATTTATTTTTCTCAAATTTTTGGGGATTAAATTTTAGTTTCTTTGCGAGCGTGGTTGCTACAGAAACTAGTGGGACCACAGCGGACTTAGAAGTCACGTAAGGGTTCAAGGTAGTGCTAGCGGCAGTTTTAGCCATTTTGGACATCTCCATTTCAAAGTTAAAAAACCGATTTCTCGGGTCGCTTAATCAAGCTAACAATTATATTATAAGAGATGTTTTGGTATTTGTCAAGCAGAATCGTCGTCGGATTCAACCAAAATCCAACCTAGCTTTTGGAAATCTGCCCGAATTTCGTCAGTAACTACGCTTTCTGGAACGTAGCCAGTTCGCTTTTGCCATTGCTCGTTAGTTTCTTTGCCGTCGTATTCCATGTTGAGCCCGCCCATTCCAGAGCAGTACCAATCAATGTAGTCGCCCTCTTGTCGCATATCTGCCACAATACCTCCAGCATAGCGCCAGGAGCAAGACCAACGTTGGTCCTTTAAAATGGGCATAACATCCAAACGTTGCCATTCGGTATTACACAATGCCGCATAGATATTTTGGGCATACGACTCTTTAGCACGAGCCTTTTCAAGGATCCATTCAGTAGAACGCAAATCCCATTCTAGGTTGTCTTTGCGTGATTCTGGTTCGTCGAACTTGTGTTCTTCCTGTTCAAGGATTTTATCGAACATGTCGACGTATGCCTCATTGACAGGTTCGCCCTTTTCTGCCTGGCGTTTTACGTAACCTTCTCTTTGGAAAGTGTGTCGCTCAGGGCTTTTTGATACGTTCTTCTCGGAGTTGGTTGGCATCTTTAATAGCAGACTTTAAAGTTTCAGCAAAATTAAGAGCTTGTTGCTCGCTCATTGCGATAGTTGTTTCGGCCTGGATATAACCTTTGGTCCACAGTTGCCAAGTTAATTTAACTTTACGAATGATGCTATTAAAGATAGATTTCCATGCCCAATCAAATTCTTCTAGCCATTCGTTATCCATGCCAACATTTGGCTTAACTGTTTCAGTCCAGTAGTCAGTCTTAATAGTTGCGTAGGTATTGATGTTAACACCTGTATCCTCTGCTTCTACTTCAACTGTAAGACTATGATCGGGCTGACCACAGCCGCAGATAACATGATACCACTTTGAGTGTCCCCAATCGTGGGTTTTCAAAATTCCTTCTGCGGGCTTTTCTGCTTTCATTGTAGATTCCGTGGCTTAGTTTCTGCGTCAAAGGCACGAGCCAAAATTTCCAATTCTTCGTCGCTAAGGTCGTCTGGATCAAGTGGCTTAGACTTTTCCATGAACTCACCGGATTGAATCATACGAGTGATTTCGCCGATCAGTTCGTCGAGTTCTTCTTGACTTCCTTCGAAGTTGTCGAAGCAACCAGGGGCGAACTCGATTTTGAGTTCTTTAACTTCTTCGGAAGTCAGATCTTCAAGTTTCTTTTTAGTTGCCATGTTGTGCCTTCATTTGATGCTTGTATTCACGCTTGAGCCAAAATTTGTAACGCTGGAAATATTCTTTTTCTAGAAAGAGGTTTTCGCCGTATTGGCGATGCTCCTCGCAGTTTTCTAACCAAAGATCATGAACCCACTTTCGGAACGGTGTCCAATTGCTTTTCATTACCAACCCCTTTTCTAACTAGTCCGTATTGATTATACAGCCAGTTGATAAAAAGGTCAAGCTGTATTTGGCTACCCTGATCTAATTTAAATTCATCATAATATACTTTCAACGCAATCTCTAAACGTTGAAACATTTCTTTTTCACTTATTGGCATAGTGTTCGGCTCTTTCTGTAGCGTCAAGTCGATCTACAAACTGCCATTTTGGAGCACATAGTACGCCTTTTGGTGGTAGTACAAAAATGTGGTCTGGAAATCTGGACTTGATGTGTGCTGTTATTTCTTCTATAGTTTTACCCTGGCCCAAAAATTGATCAGTTTCTTTATCGAACCAGTACTCTGTGTCGTGGTGTTTTTCCACTTTAACTTCGTGGATAATTTTGTCAAGGTGCTCTTTGACTTTAACTTGAACTTCTTTTAGAGCCATTGTACCAATGATCGCTCTGAACAATTGGAGCATACCCCAAAAAATAAAAGCCCAAATAAGAATATCAATCATTTATTTTCCCCAATGAAAAGGACAACGTTTTTTCTTTGACCCTGGCAACCACTTCTTATCTTTAATCCAGTCGTGTGCCATGTCGTATAACTTATTTAATTTTACATTCTTTACGTAGTTCTTTAAAACTACCATTCCGTACATTGTTTTAAGAAGTTCGTCATTTTGGGGAATTCTTTCCAACTCAACTTTACGATCCTGTGGATCAATAAAGCGTAGATAAAATAACGGATCGCCTCTTTTAAACACAATCGGTTCACTAGAGTCAAGGACTTCAAATGTAAAATCTACCGGGCGAACCCATCGATGAATATTGTAAGTTCCTGGAATTACACGAATCTTACGAAGCGCAGGGCTATCGTGCATCATCGCAGGTAGTGATTCAAGCATGACATCTTCGTCTGCTACAAATACTAATTTAGGTCCTAGTGTTACAATTGGCTTTTCTGGATTAATAAAATCGTTCGGTCTGCGAATGACCCACTCGTTGTAGAACTTTTGATCAAACCCTTCAATGCTAACAGTTTTAACATCTGGCTTGACGGTAATAGTTAAATCAATTGGACTACGAACAAGAAAGGTGTTTTTGAAGTACCCAGTAATTCCCGGACAGGGCAAAATATCACTGCCCGGACGATCTGCGGCAATGCTCTTATAGGCTACTTCTGGGGGCTGAATAGCAACGTGTTGCCATTCTGAAAAGTATCCAAAACTATCACTAGGTTTTCCTTCGTTGTGGACAAATGGTGTCCAACCAATTTTTAATGTATCATTCATGTCCATAGTCCGTGGCGAACTTTGATTAAACGAATCATCATTTGTTCGTCTTCTTTCTCATAGTCTGCTTCAATCTTGCGTAGTAGTTTATGCGCCTTGGTGCTCATCTTTTTAAGTTCAGGACTCTTGTCACTGCTCCAACTTAGTTTGCCACCGTTAGCTAAACGACTTGCTTCACAGTAAGCACTCCACCCACTTGCTTCATGTGGGTCTGGTCTGTTGTGATATACTTCAGTCCACCACTTGTACAAGTCTAGGATTTCTTGTGCTTTGACTGCTTGCGGTGTGAGTTTGCCGAGATTTGGTGAGTCTGGACCTACTTCATCTTCAGTCCAACGAAGGTTACGTTGCCATTCAAGATTATCTAGTCCTGCTTGTGGACAGCGCCAGAGTCTAATGTTCCACCATCCAAATCTCCACCATGGTGCTTTGTACTTGGCTCTTTCTTCGCCGTTCCAGGCAAGATGCCACCATGCTAGTTCTACTTCGACAAAATCAACAAGCTCGTTAAACAAACAAGGGAGAAAACGATTACCAACATCATGCCACTGACCTGGTTTAATATCACGAGGATGTGCGGTTAGGGCATGTGTTTTGGTAATGAAACGATTGTTGATGTAATACTTAACGGCGTAAATTTTGTCAGGAATGTACATAACAAACCGCTGGATGTAGTCTAGCCCTTCTTCGGCCAGCCACCAACGAATAGGGTAAGCGGCCTTAGCACGGGCCTCCCATTCATCCCAACCTTCGGCTGTCTTAGCACCACCTTTTGTAGTACCACGAAGCCAGTCGGCAAATTTTGTACATGTCCAATAGTTACGCATTATTAATCCTTACGTCCACCAAACAGTTGAAGCAGTGACAAGAACAAGTTAATAAAGTCTAGGTATAGGCTAAGAGCACCCATAATCTCTGCTTTACCGTCGCTGTCGACACTGACCAACTCACGAATTTTTTGTGTGTCATAGGCAGTTAGCCCCAAGAACACAAGTACAGCAATCGCACTAATAACCATTTGGAATACTGTGCTACCAATAAAAATGTTGATAATACTAGCAATGATGATCGCAATTAGACCAACAAGCAAGAATGAGCCAATTGAGTCTAGATTCTTTTTAGTAAAGTAACCATAGAAGCTCATAGTGCCAAACAATACTGCGGCGGCCATGAATGCCGATACAATGCTACCTAGGTTATAGACTACAAAAATTGTAGCAAAACTCAAGCCCATCAATGCGGCAAAACCGTGTAGGAAAATTGTTAGAGCACTTTTGCTCATTTTTTCCATAGCAACACTAACACCTAGGATTGCGACCAGCGGAGCAAAAATAACTACCCACTTCATTGCCCCAGAAAAGAAAAACTCCATCAATGCGGCACTATTGCCAACAAAGAAACTAACAATCATTGAAGTAATAACTGCCAGTCCCATGTGTCCATAGACACGTGCCATAGCAGTATTAATCTCGCCTGCTGAACGATAAACACTTGTGTACATACTTACTCCTTAGTAATAAAAGGTTTCAAATCAGGTGCGACCCAACCTACGGGTTTTAGCACCTTGCCATCTTCACGCTTACGCACCTTGCCAGTTTCTTTATCAATCTTGGCAAAGTTTGTACTCATAACTTCTTTCCATCCACCTTCGCCGTTAAAGCCTGCTGAATGGATAGCACCTGTTGTAACAACAATAAAGTCCAACAGCGCATCCAGTTGTTCAACACGATCACCACTATCCAACGCTACTCGAAGTTCTTTCCATTCTTCTTCCATTAGGTCAAGATAGAGTTTGTATTGTGCTTCATTGTATTCGCCCACAGATTGGTCGCAGGCTCGCATAAATTTCTCTTGATCGCGAAACGGGTTTGTCATGTTTTTCCTTTATTTTAAATTTGACAATGTGTGTCCTAGTGTAGGCACAAATTTTGTAGAACCTTGCTCAGTCCTTAATTCATCTTCTAATCTGCTTAATCGCCGATTTAAGTTATAAACATCATCCACTAGCCTGCGTAGTGGCCCTTTTGTTACTGGAACATTTCTTGTATCACTGTTTGCGATACTTGCTACTAATAGTAAGTTCTTAAATGCCTTTTGTACAGAAGGATTGGTTGATGTCATACATTCGTCAAACAAGTCAACAAATCTTTCCAAATCAAAATCTGCCTGATCTGGTTCTCTTGCGGCTCCCATTACCTATTCCTCATCCTTACTAACATTTCATAATAGATCCTGAAAGTGTTTTCAGCATCGTCGAGAGCATCGTGTTTGCGTCCTTGGAACTTCAAACCGTAATGCTTCATGCTCGTACTTAGTCCTCCTGAGAGTACTCGGCCTTCAGAAATCATTTTGCTTACATGTAGAGTTTTGGCATCAATCCATCGACGTCCAAAACACCAATCTGCCCTAGTGTCTTCGTCGAGCTTGTCAAACACAGCCTGACTATCGCCACCTCCCCAGGTAATCGGATTGATAAAAGTTGAATACTTTCTGTGGAAGTCTTTAAGTTCTAGATAAGCGTCCTTAAGAGGTACACCTTGCTTATCAATTTGATCCTGACTAATACCGCAAAGTTCGGTAATATAAGGAGCAATGGGCTCACCTGGATCTACGTAGATACGCAGACGATGTGTAACTTCGCCGTTATTTGTGTCGCCCACAACAGCGCCAATTTGGACTATTTTTCCAGAAGGCTGATTAAATTCAAGATCAAGACATGTTAATTTCATACTAATAGTATAACATCGCTCGTAGGTTTTGTCAACAGTTCCAAATGTATATTTTGTCCTGTTTCTTTTTACCTTTTTTGAGCGAGTCATGTTTTTGACCCATTTGTTGTTTTAAGTCTTCTTCTGCGTGACAAACGGGTAATCCATTTTTAACTGCGTCTTCATACATTTTTGGACTAATGTTAAAGCATACATGCCCGCCTGGTTTGATATTGTCGACACACTTTTGCCAAAGTGGAATAAAGAACTCTTTATAAAACGCTGTATCAGAGTCCCACAGTTCCATGTGTTCATATATTTCCAAATTAATATATGGCGGACTAGTTAAGACAAAATCGTAGTCAATCTGGCTAAAGTCTACATCTAAACAACTTTGCCAAATCATTTTAAGATTAAAGTCTTTTTCTACTTCGAATAGGCTATTATCGAATCCAGTCTGGGCATCTAAAAATGCTATCATGTCGTTATACGCAGGAATCATTTCTACGTTAGTGTCAATACCGGTATAGTTAATTCCTAACGACCAAGCACCTAACATACGACCTCCCCACCCTGCTGTGGGATCTAGTACGCTTTTTGCTTTGTACTTTTTATAAAGATATTTGGCAGTTGTTGCCTTAAACATAACAACACTACCTAAGTTGATTCTAAAACATTCAAATATGTTACCTGCGGCAGTACGGCCGCCTCTGTTACGTACCTTTGTGTTTTCGATTAACTTATCCCACTCTGCCTTGTCATTCCAAATGTCGTAGATAGTCTTACCATCTTGTCTGCGACATTTTAGCAAGTTCTTAAATTGAAAGTGATATAGAAAAGGATTTCCAGAAAAGTTATTAGCATTTTCCAATGCTTCAAACTTGTTCAGGTTATCTAGATCGCGACAGAGTTCAGCAGTTGTAATCTGCTTGTGATTTTCGATGTCTGTAATTGTTACAGCGTCTAAGTGTGCGTTAACGGGCTTTAATGTCATACGACTATTATAACATCATTTCTTTGGTTTAAGTTGTACCAGAGAACCCTTTTGTTTTAAATTGGAAGGATCCTGCGGCGAGTTTTCGATGGACGCAATCCTTCTCTCCACAATTAGGACATTCTTCTGGGTCCGTTTGATCACGGCGAAGTTCTTCCCACTCTGAACCACATTCTTCACATTGATATTCCCTTATAGGCATTTCCAAACCTCAAATAAAATTCTGTAATATGTTTTTCTTGAAACGTTGCTGTTATCAAGTACTTGTGACCAAAGTTTGCGGGGTCTGCCATTCTGTGCCACACCGGCACCTCAATAGCACGTTCCATAACCCACTTACCTTGATCGCTCTGTTGCCACTGGTATAGTGGCTCTGCCGCATACAAATCTGGATCATCTACATCACCCATTTGAAATGTATGAACAACAATTTCTTTAGTAGTCACGACCACCTCATCAAGAACAAGGTACTGCCAGGGCTTTCGAGTTCTATGCCCACTGGCAAGTATTTTTCCAAAATTTGTTCTCCATTGGGCTTCGTCCTCTGACACCATGCTTGGCAAGGGTACCCTTGTTTGGAAATCCATTCCGTAAGTTGTGATCGCCATTCTGTTTTCTTCTCATAATATCCTGAATAGAAATCTGCTGGTTGTCCGAATTCTTTCATGTGAGCTTGCTGAAGATTGTTGTAAATCTCAGTCCCTTGTCCATGATCATGAAAGTTTATACGTATTCGCTCCATCTTAAACTAAACAGGACTAAATCTTTTTCTTTAAAGAACTCAAATTTATATGTTGGGCTTTTTGAGAAAATATCTTGAGTCCAAAGATCCCAGCCCTCTTCCCCAAACTGTTGATTACACCAGTCGCCGGCAAGACTAGCTATTTCAGGATTCCGGATTGTTATCTTCATTTGGTTCTTCGTCATAGATATCGTCAACCGGCAAAATTAACCCTGTACGTGACAGAAGTTTTCTTGCTGGGGAATACTTTGTAAGTGCTTCTCTAAAACTACCAATTGGCCCTTTAGAGTCTTGACTAATAGTTTCCCAAGTCCTTACTTCTAAAAGAGCTTCGATTTCTGTGTCAATGGCAATTACATAGTGTACACCCGAAAAACCATCAATTTCCATTGTGTGTACTACTTTACCTTTGACAGGTTTATTAAAGCCGGCGCCTGAGCTTACACCGTAAACCCAGGCATCGTCACCGACCTTATATTCTTTCTTTACCTTTTTCATCCAAACATCATCCAAGCTAGGCCAATGTATGTAAGTTGGTGAGCTAGTTGGTCAGCACCAAGCCACGCCCAAAACTGTTTGTCTTTGACCGTATAGTTGTATTTTTTGTTGATATTGATTTTAGCCCAATCGATATGGTAATGAAGAAAGAAATCAATAAACGCTAAAATACCCGCCCAAACAATATAAGGAAACCCTGTGATAATAAGAACAGCAAGAAACGTTCCTAATGCCTGCTTGAGAGAATGATTAATTCCCTCCTGGTTTCCGTAAATTCCTTTACCTACTACTTCAGCTTCACTTTGGTTTACAAAATCAATATACCAATGTTTAATTTGAAGTAGGATGAGAAAAAGAAAAACTTCATTCAGCATTTACTTGGCCTTTACCTTCTAATAGGTCCTTGACAAATTTTAGAGCTTTACGATTAGTATCGAAGATATATTCAGCATCTTCTTCGTCTGTTCTAATTAGAACAATTACACCGTTTTTTACTTTTCGTAGCTCGATTGCTTCAAAGTCCATAGGACCTCCTTCTCTGTGTTATTGCGGTACTGATAAGTTGTAGTTAAAGTGGAAGATACCGATATGAGAAATTTCTCTGCTCAATTCGTGATCACACCACACATCAAATCCTGCTTGTTTTGCTTTGTCGCAGAAATAAATGTCCTCGCCAATTTCCAAATTAATTTCTGGAATGTAATCTTGTAGATAGTGCGGCTGGGGAATCTTCTCATATACTGAGCGATGTACCATAACGCATCCATGCGGTAGAACATCGACTTTCTGCATTGCTGGACTGTTGTCGTCTGTAACAAGTTCGGAATACTTTCCAGCAGTTCCCATCATGCCAGTAAATCCTGGATTTGGGAAACGACGTCTGCGATAGTTCGCCCCAACAAGTGGAACACCACGCTTCAATAATTTAATAGGTGCGTCGATTGGAAACTTCATGTCGCTATCGATCCACCAGGCATAGTCAAAATCGCTCTTTAAGAAAATGTCAGTTAGATTGCGTCGAGCAATAGTAATGACCGATCCAATGTTGAACGCACAGTTAATTTTAATACCGTGAGCAACCATATTAGCCGAAGCCATAGCCAAGTGCTGGGCAAATTCTGCGTTAACCATTTCCATTGCTGGAACTAGAATCATAACTGATGGATTCTTTTTCTCACCTGATTGTGCTTGAGCTTGCGGAGCAGGAGCCGCCGCTTGCTTTTGTACTTGAGGAGCCGGTTGCTGTGGAACTTGTGGCTTGACATTAATGTTTAGTTTCTTTTTCATTCTTTACCTTTTTACGTAGTAATTGTTCGCTTGTCTTTTTGGACTGTTGTCGGCTCAGGAGTGTAGGGCCGTCTGTAGTGTAATTATCAGAAAAAATATCTTCAAACGGCAAGTTAGAGCGTTGTGTGCCTGTGTTCATTCGCATTCCTCTACTGTCGGGTCTGTATCACTCCACGATTGGAATTTAACAGTAATACCGCCCTGTTCAGTAGCAATATATTTTATACCGTCGATACATAGAACAGAAATCTTACCATCAAAGTATCCACTGAGAGTTTTTACAGAAACACCAGTTGTAGGATATAAAGGCTTGCGGGTATTTTCTGAGCAAGCAGTTAGAGTAATCAACAGGGCTAGAAGTATAATTCTTTTCATTCTTGAGTAAGGCCTAAAAACATCATTTCTCTTTCGGTCATGTTTGCGACCGGTTTAATCCAACCACAACTATACGCTTCCAAAATAAGGTTAGCAATATTTGTTGGACACTGATTTGTGATTTCGATATATGCTCGATCAGCCATCATTATTCCGTCATTAATCCGGAAATGTTTATCTCCAGGTTTTACCTTACGGACTTGGCTTTTATGAGTGTTTATAAAGATATCCATAGTTCTATTATACTATGGAATTTGGGTAAGGTCAAGCCTTAATGATTAGTAAGTTAACCAATCTGGTGTTTTAAAAGGCTTGCCATAATAGGCGTTATCTAGTTGATGTAGAACTTTTTTCTTCATTCTACGGATGATAGCATGATTGTGGTCGAAGTTAAATGCTTTAAGATATCTAAACCAAGAACTATTCTTATGGCGTCTTGCGTTGTCGCTATCTAAATATTCCTTGATCAATTTTGGATCGTAGCTAAAACGATCAATCATTTCACAGGCAATGTTAAAAGCATACGCACCCATTTCATCTCGGTCACCGTAGTACTCTTGGTTTTTACGATCTTTGGCTCGTTCAGCTGTACTTTGATATCCGGGAATTGATTTAAAGTTTCTAGCACGGAATTGTCTCATGTGTACAATTTCGTGAAGTAAAACATCGGAAAAAGTTAGAGCCATGCGTCTCCAACGATAGGGTGTTATTTTATATTTTTCGTCAAACGGGTGATAACTGAATTCGATAGTAATAGCAGATTTACCTTCTTTATCACGTCCACTATAATACCATCCGCCGATGTATATGAAAGTTTGTTTGATGCTAGGGTCTACTGCTTTAGCAATTCTAATTGGAATGGATTTTTTAATGTGCTTGCTGATCTTCTTTTGTATTTGATCAGCAGTCAGGCTTTGGCCCACTACGTCTTTGCCTAGTGAGTTAAAATAAGAATAGAGGTTTTCTCTTGTTAGTTCCGACCAGTTGATTTCTTTTGCGTTTGCCACGTTAGTCTCCACGGCGTTTGCTTATGTATTTACTCAAGTACGCAAAATATCATTATGTACCTACATAATGGCTACCAATGTCGAATAACACCCGCTATAATAAAACCATTAGTAATTAGGTACGTGAGCAAAATTACTGTTCTAATTATAGCAACAGTATCGGCTTCTTGTACAGTCCTACCGGACTTTTCCCCAATTGCCTTTGCCCATAACCGCCAAGCCTTACGCATTAGGTTAAACCTTTTCTACTGTTACACCAGATTTTTCCAGAAATTTTATACCGTCTTCGCTTCGGTAAGAATTTCGATAATATACTGTATTGATACCAGATTGGTAAATCAGCTTGGCACAATCTAAGCACGGGCTATGTGTTACAAACATAGTAGCACCATTTCCAGACTCTGTGCTTTTTGCTAATTTAGAAATGGCATTAGTTTCGGCATGTAAAACTTCGGGCCGTGTTTTTAGTTCTACCGTATCGTCAGAATGTTGAATTGGAAATTCACAGTTGTTGTCCCAACCGGCAGGCATACCGTTGTAACCGATTGAGATGATGCGATCATCTTTTACGACGATCGCACCAACATGTAGTCTGCGGGCATGGCTGAGCTCGGCAAATCTCTCAGCCGTGTCCATATAAGCCTCGACTAGCTTTTGTTTCAAGATTTCTCCGTAAACTCGGCATCAACTACATTTTCGTAGCCCGGCTTTTGTCCCTTGTCAATTTCGGACTCTTGCTTGTTGGCCTCATTTTGCTCTTGAGACTTTTGTAGGAACTTCTTGTGCCATTCCTTAACTTCGTCTTGAGCTTTTTCAATAGTTGACTTGTTGTTGCCTTTTAGAGCTTCTTTGGCTTTTTCGATTGACTCTTTTGCCTGATCTTCTTCGTCTAGCGAAACACCGCTTTCGCCCAATTCCTTCATTAACTTTTCAGTCATGTGGATTAGAACGTCGGTTTCGTTTCGAAGATTAATTAGGGCAACTGCCTCTTTATCTGCTTCGGCATTGGCTTCGGCTTCCTGTACCATCTTTTCAATTTCTGCGTCACTTAGACCAGAACTTGCTTTGATAGTAATTTTCTTTTCCTTGCCAGTTTTCTTATCCTTAGCATGGACGTCAAGAATGCCGTTTGCGTCGATATCGAATGTAACTTCAATTTGAGGCATACCGCGTGGAGCAGGATCAATGCCTTCTAAGTTAAACTCGCCCAATAGTTTATTATAAGCAACTAGGTCACGTTCACCTTGATAGACTTTAATTGTAACTGCTGGCTGATTGTCTTCGGCAGTACTGTATGTTTGACTATGCTTAGTCGGAATAGTAGTATTCTTCTTAATCATCTTAGTCATAACACCACCTTGCGTCTCGATACCAAGACTCAATGGAGTAACGTCAAGCAATAGAACGTCAGTGCGTCCACCGCCTAACACTTGCCCTTGAACTGCGGCGCCGACAGCAACTGCTTCGTCTGGGTTAACATCCTTACGTGGTGCCTTGCCAAACAACTTCTCAACTGCTTCTTGTACCTTAGGCATACGAGTCTGGCCACCGACTAGGATAACTTCGTCGATGTCGCTGGCACTTAGACCTGCGTCTTTTAGTGCAATGCGGCATGGCTCTAGACTGCGTTCTACTAGATCCTCAACTAAACTTTCAAACTTAGCACGAGTGATCTTAACGTTCATGTGCTTAGGACCACTTGCGTCGGCAGTAATGTAAGGCAAGTTAACATCTGTGCTAGCAGAGCTAGACAATTCGATCTTTGCCTTTTCTGCGGCTTCTTTTAGACGCTGAAGAGCAAGAACATCACTCTTTAGGTCAACGCCGTTGTCCTTTTTGAACTCTGCTACTAGATAGTCCATGATGCGTTGGTCAAAGTCTTCACCGCCTAAGAACGTGTCACCGTTGGTGCTTAGAACTTCAATCTGCTTATCACCGTCGACATTCGCGATTTCAATGATGCTAATGTCGAATGTACCACCACCAAGATCGTAAACAGCAACTTTCCTGTCTTTACCATCAGCTTTATCAACACCATAAGCAAGAGCTGCCGCAGTAGGCTCGTTAATAATACGGAGTACTTCCAAGCCGGCGATCTTACCAGCGTCCTTTGTAGCCTGTCTTTGTGAGTCGTTAAAGTATGCTGGAACTGTAATAACTGCTTTTGTAACTTCTTCACCTAAAAAATCCTCTGCGGTCTTTTTCATCTTGCGAAGAACCTCAGCACTAATTTGTGGCGGAGCAAGTTTTTGACCGTTTGCTTCTACCCAAGCATCACCGTTGTCTGCTTGAATAATTTTGTAAGGCATCAAGTCGATGTCTTTTTGTACTTCTTTCTCACTGAACTTACGTCCAATAAGACGCTTAACGGCGTACAATGTATTTTTTGGATTTGTTACTGCTTGTCGTTTGGCAGTTGCGCCAACGAGCACTTCTTCGTTAGTGTAAGCAATAATTGAAGGGGTTGTTCTTGCGCCTTCTGAGTTTTCGATAACTTTAGCATTTGGGCCATCGATGATAGCCACGCAAGAGTTTGTTGTACCTAGGTCAATACCTATAATTTTTGACATATTTTTCTCCTTATTAAGCAAGTTTGTTAACAGCCCTGTTGGCACCATTAACAATGTATTTATATATTATAAATCCTTGCGTATTGTATTACAAGATTAATTCCCGGTGTAGCCGTAAATTGTAATCATTTTCTGTAGCTCGTAGAGGTCCTGCTCCGGAAACAGCAACGGAATTCTCCAAGTACATTCGCTGAAGCATTTTTTATTCCAACCGTAGTTTACTTTGTGAGCATGGATAAACCATTCTCTAAGTTTAACTTCATCGCCCCATTTCCAAATGTAGTAAGGAAATGTGTAGATGTTTTTGTAGTAAAGCAAGTAGTCTAGATCAACATAATCAATCCATTGGTATGTAAGATCTTTGCCCAGATATTTTGGAACTAAGTGATGACCATGGAACCCAAAAGAAGGAATAGCGTCTAGTTCTTCTCCAGTAGAAAATCTTCTAGCTAATTCAACCGGTGCGTACTTTATTCCCTGCGATTCTAGCCATTCTCTACTGCTAAAAGAGATAACTTGGTCTTCTAGCATTCCTACATCACCGTCATCGATTTGCGGGCAGTCGTGTGTTAGTTCTAACAAGCGTTTGCTTCTAAAACTAAATCCGCCGTTACCTACTACCCATTTATCGTGCTTTCTAAAAGGTGATCCAATATAATCGTATTCTAAAAACTCGTCAGTCCATAGTTCTGGATTAGTTGGGAAACCGTCGTACTGAACAAACAAGGTCCAATTAGTATCTACGTGTTTAGCAACTTCTTGTAGACATATTCTGCTGTGCTCAATTGAGTTAAATTTTTCTACTTGAACAAATGTATCGCAGTCGCAGAACTTTTGATCGCTAATAACTAAAACCTTGGCATCAGGAAATATCTTACGAGTCTGATCTAGCGCAATCTTTGTAGCATTGTAATTTAGAGAATCAATGATTACAATAGTTAGATCTTTTAGCATCTTTCAATTACTAGTAAACCGTGATTGTTTTGGTATTGTTCTTTAATTCGCCAGTTTGTGTTTTCTGCTAAGAACGCACGAATGGCTACCATAATACCAGGAATGTGCTCACGAACTTCGGCCATTTCGTCGCCGCCGTGTTCGCCGTACTTTTCAGTATCATGGAAGACAATGTACTTTTTAACCCGCGGTGCGTTTTTAAGCTCTTTACCAACTGCGTCGGCATTGTGCATAGCATCAATAAAAAGTAAGTCACATTCTGGAATATAAAAGTCGGGGTCCGTAGTATCTTGAATTGTTAGTGACCAATCCCAGTTTAGATTCTTTGCGGTATCGATCAGTAGCTGAAGTTCTGGGTATTGAGCAATATCATAGCTTCGCATCCACTTAGGTTCTGTAGACATAAATGCCCATGTGCTAGTACCAGTTGCTACTCCAAACTCGCAGATTGTTTCGCATTCGCCGGCTAGTCTTGCTAGTGTTGCTAGGTGTTCATTAATTTCCCACGGTGGTGCTATTTTTAGATGTTCGACATGGGCTCGAACCTGTTCAATAGAATTAAACATGTAACCTCGTAATTTGGTGCCCCAGCACGGACTCGAACCGCGGACCTACTGATTACAAATCAGTTGCTCTACCAACTGAGCTACTAGGGCGTCTCGGATATTTACAGATATAAAAATCTATAAATCAAGAATTTGGTACGGCTGGGAGGGCTTGAACCTCCAAAGACGTTGACTAAGTCAGTGTCCGACCTCGACCCAAAGGGTGGAGAGCTTTGCCTATTTGCTCACAGCCGCATAGTTAATTATACGAAAACTCAAGAAAAAGATCAAGTATTAGACTCTCCAGTAAATATTCGCATGAAGACATTACACGAAATCAACGAAGAACTTAAAGCACAATACGGTGAAACCAGTTTAGATTTTACCGACAAGAGCGCAGATTCTGGACACAGCTATTTGCCATTCTATGAAAAATATTTCGAACCAAAGCGTACAGAAGAAATTCGTATGTTAGAAATTGGAATTAGCATTGGCGGTAGCGCATATCTTTGGAGCAAGTACTTTACTGATTTTGATTACTACAGTTTTGATATTGCTGGAGGTTACGCCGTGAGAAGACCTTTCCAAGAGGAAATTGAGCAAGACCAGCGAATTAGTTTATATTGGAATTGTAGTGCTTTTGATCCAGCATTGGCAGCACAGTTTGGCGAAGAAACAATGGACTTCATTATTGACGATGGCGACCATAGGGCAAATAGCCAATGGCAGACCTTTCAAAACTACTGGCCACGTTTAGCCAGGGGTGGCGTCTACTTTATTGAAGACGTAGTGAATACTCAAACAGCCGAGAACTTCATTCCGCATTTAGAAAATCATTTACACGGGCTTGGTGAGAAATTTGAGATCGATACCTATTACGGCAAGCGGATTGCTGAAGGTAGAGAAGACGATATTATAATCGCTATTAAAAAGCTATAATGGTGCTCCAGGCTGGTAACGATCCAGCGTCTCATCCTTACCAAGGAAGTGTACTGCCTTTATACTACAGGAGCATTAACGTCCGCGGCCAGCTGATCTCTGGGCTGGCTTATTTCCGCTTACTTGATTCTTAAATTTTGCCTGCTGTACCGGTGCTGTCCTAGAATTTGGCACTCCAGCACTTGCGGCGGCCTTTGCGGCCAATGCGGCATTGATAAAAGGGTTTTTAGATTTTTTCTGTTCTGTCATAACACATCGTAGTTAATAATACAACGTATGTCTTTAGTTGGACCAGAACTTGAATGGTATTGATTACCATTGAATAAAACAACACGGCCCTTCTTAGGACTAATACGTTGTTTAACATTCCACTGAACTTTACTAAAGTCTGCGTCCGGGCGGACATCTCGGAATGTCTTGTCAAATATAAAAGTGTCACCGTCTGTGTCGTTTACATAGTACAGGCATACTAAATGATCTCGCCCGTAGTCTACGTGGATGTTATCGTACTCTTTTTTGTTTGCTAAAGGAACATGCATAAAACTGCGTCCTTGTACAATCATTTTAGGAGTAACACCAATTTTTCCAAACGCTTCAAACATCAGAGGCAGAGTTAGGTAGTACAGTGGACTACGAATACCTCCGCTATCAACATCAAAAAAGATATGGCTAAAGCCCGGAGTCATTCCGTTAATATTCTTTTGAGCTTTTGGATCGTTGACATCTAAAGCAATGTCACGCTGGAAATGCCAAGGAGCATTTTGGTTAAGAAGTTCATGCTCTAGCATGTCTTGATAACCTTTGGATATTACATCGTCGATAACGTATATTTTGTCTAACATAAAAATAAAGGGAGCCTGATGCTCCCTTGTATTTAAATGCCCTAGTTTTTACACTAGGCCTTCTTGGTTCAGGACCATTTCAACCTCTGTTGGGAGATCGATTTCTGTCCGAACGTTAAGCTCAAGAATCTCGTCGTTGAGCTTTTGCTTGGCCTTCTTAAGTTCAAGCACATCTGCCTTATACTTGGCAACATGCTCGGCAACAAGAACGCCGGAAGCTACTGTGTCGCCGTATCCGTAGATGCGAGTCTTTGGCTCTGCGGTACGAAGCTTTTCTAGCTTGCCTTGGATGACGGAAACGTTCTCACGGAGAACTTCGTCCTTGACCATTCCGGCCAATTGTCCCAAACGCTTATCGATGTAAGCGGCCTTTGCCAAGCGGTCGTTAATGCCACTTGCGGCATTGGCAGTTCCGACCAAACTACGGATGTCGTACAAGCAAGCAGTCAAGCTAGCACGACGTTGGTCGTTGATGACAGCCTCTGAGGTTGCTTTGTCGAGGACCACAGCAGGGTCTTCGAATTCGTTAAGCTGAATTGCCAGCTTAACTTCAATGTTGCGGATTGCTTCCTGGATTGCGTTCTGGAGAGCGGATGCTTTGCGGAGAGTTACTTTCATTTTGCCTTTTCCTTTTCAAAAACAATTATACAGTCTTTTGCCTATATTTCAAATAAAAACGGTAAGATAGACAGCAAGCGAATAGCTGGACAAAATGCAAGATACAAGTGCTCCAGCGATTAAACTTTTGCTTACAACCTACAACAAACAGAGAACTCAATATTGCCGGGGAACAATGAACACGCTATTATGCTAATAGTCCCGGAGCACTGAGTTACGGAGGCTAATCAAGCCATTTAGTCAAGTATTCGTTTTCAAGACGATTACTTGTGTGCTATTCCTCATCTCCGCTACCCTACCGGAAAACTTGCCGAAACAAGTTTTCAAAATCGAGGGTCTTAGTTGGACTCGAACCAAACTGTCTGACTCCGTATCTTCCTGGCGCTTTCGGTAGTTAGTCGACTTAGTACCTAACTCGCGTTCTCCAGTGTAGTCAAACTTCAAAGACCTTTAATGAGCAGACTGAAGGGAAATTATAGAGCCCCTCGGTCGGCAAACCGACTTGATAATGTTGCCCTTGCCGTGGCGTTAAAATCTCGTCAATCTGCTCGTTAAAAGTGTCTAGCTACTTCCACCACAGAAGCCCTAGACTGGGCAGTTACTCCGTCCACACATTTATTCTTCTGGAAAGGTAGTGTTCCTCACCCTAGGCTGTTTTCACGCTCCCCCAACAGGGAATGAAGGTCGAGTCCTAGCGTACCCGGCGGATTTTGGTAGCCGCCTACACCCCCATTTCCTAACGGGTATGGGATCCCGGGTTGTTCAAAGACGCCGTCCTTCTTTTAGGAAGGGAACGTAATCTTCTATTCCTTCGCTAACTGTTCTACATATTGTAGTGTCAAAGCCTGCTTTTGTCAATGCTTTTATGTCTGCTTTTGTATCTGTTTGATACTGTTTGGCTAAATCTCCCGGCATTGGAATATAGTCAAAGTAGACTTCTTCGTCATAGTGTTTTACCAACTCACGAGCAACACGCTCAAAACTTTCACTTCGTCCTGTGCCTAAATCGTATGTACCGGGCTGGAAGTTTTCAATGAAATGCCAGCAAGCACGACACACATCTTCAACGTAGATAAAATCTCTATAGTATTGGTCACTGTCTTTAAAGATCTTAATACTACCTGTTTCTAATATTTGGCTATGCCAGTTATAGATAGTACTTGCCATTCGACCTTTATGATATTCGTTAGGACCATATACGTTGAAGAAGCGTAGATTTACAACACCCCAATCTAGTTCGCTTTCGCTTACTTGTTTACTAAACGCATACTGATTCAGAGGCCCGTTTCCATTTCCGTAGATAGCCGCAGAACTTGCAAACACAAAAGGAATATGGTCACGTCTTGCCAAGTTTGCCCACTGTCGAGTACTTAGAACATTAGTCTTATACACACTGGCCCAATCATTAGCTAATGTATTACTGTTGGCTCCCAGATGGATTACTCCTTGGATCTTTCCAGGTTGGTACGACAGCAACGATTCCATTTCGCTTGTAGAAATTAGTTGAAACTTCTTTCCAACTAAGTTCTTATATTGTTCCGGATGTGGCATATCGTCAACGGCAATAATATCAGTAATGCCAATGCTGTTGAGATAACCAACCATGACACTACCAATAAAACCGCCTGCGCCTGTTACAATAATCATCTGCTCTCCTAATTTTTTATCTAGTATAACATACATACTTAAATATGTCTACTATGAATACACAAGATATTGGAATTTTTCCGTTGTTTGCTTGGCCATTATTCCGCCACAAACTAGATAACACCGACCAGTCTAATCAGGCTATCTTAAAAATTGTTGAAACAGAACCACTGAGAACAAACCAAGGTAACTTGATTCATAACTCTATTGAAATTCTAGAACGTCCTGAACTAGCAGATCTTAAAAAGCAGTTACTTGAAAATATCAATTACTATGCTAAAGAAGTTCTTTGCTATGTTGATGTAGAATGCGAGTTGCTACAAAGTTGGATCAATGTAACTCCTCCCGGAATGATCCACCATATTCATAGTCATCGAAACTCAATCATATCGGGCACCTACTATCCTTTTGGAACAGAGAAGAGCCCGATTGTTTTTCATAATCCCTACGAGTTCCAATTTGTTCCTAACACCGACGATTCTAAGCAACACCCGATGGGTATGATTAGTCGTAACTCCGTATTTGTTAATCCTGGCCCTTCGGAACTTATGATGTGGCTAAGTCCTATGAGTCACGAAGTCCGTGAAAACAAGAGTGAAAACAATCGAGTCTCACTGAGTTTTAACGTAATGCTACGTGGATTTATTGGGCACAAGGAAAGTTTAAGCGGCGTCAGTCTTTAATACTTCGTATTCGTAGTTCACACTTTCGTCATTTTCACGGAAAACAACAGCACCGTTCTTCAAATGAAAGCGGCGTGCCATTTCAGTTTTAGGACTGAGTGTAACAAAACGAGTTACGTTAGGAAACTTTGCCTGGATTTCTTTTACAGTTTCTTCTAGAAGCTCGCGGCCTGCGCCAGGAGCATAACTCCAGATAGTGTAAAAAATAGCAGTAGTAGGAGCCATTGCTTCTTGAGCAAGCTCTGTTACTGAACTTGGGACATTGTCGCACAAGCTAACACATACCATAGCTTGCGGATCTTCACCTTCGATTAGGCCGCTAACAAAGCGGTTAGGGCTAACTCTAAAGTCTACAGGAATTTCAGGACGCACTGGATCATCCTTAATGAATTTCAACAGTGGATCAGTAATATCTGTGATAAACTTTAGCATACTCATATTTATCTACCCACTTAAAAAATTGTTGAAATTGGCTGGCTAGGCTGGGCTCGAACCAGCGACCCTTTGATTAACAGTCAAATGCTACTACCAACTGAGCTACTAGCCAATAAATCGTAGGGAGCATGTTGGCCAAGGCCTTTTTCGTGCTTGGCGCCGCGCCCCCTGGCCGGCCTTGATTCCCACAGGACTAGCCTGCCCGAGAATGCTCTGGAGCGGGGTAAGAGAATCGAACTCTCCGCATCAGCTTGGAAGGCTGAGGTATTACCACTATACGAACCCCGCATATTCTTTTAGTTGTATCGTTTCGTTATGGACAACAATAACCCTATTGCCGTTTGCTTTTAACGTGTCAACTTATATAGAGGCTGTGGCCACAGCTTATTCTACTTTCGTTACGGAAGTCACAGGCATGACCCATAACCTCCTGACATCAACAGTATTGGCCGTGCTAGCTAGACAGAGGACCCATTGACTGTGCATTTCCCAGGTGTACACTGAGATT